GCACCATTAATAACATTTGAATTTGCATTTACTCTTACATCGGTATAATAAAAGTTAGTTCCTTCATTAATATTAGATGTTGTTAAAGTGAAATTAGTACCACTAGAACCATTTATTGTAATAGTATTTATTTTATTATTGAATGTGTTCCAATCTGTAGAAGTTAAATAACCACCAGATGTAGAAGTTGATTGAAAAATTGATATAACACCAGTTGAGTTATTATAACTTAATGGATTAGTTGCACTTATAGAAGATCTAGCTCTACTATCCAAATAGTAAAAATTAGTTCCTTCTGTTATGTTAGATGTAGTTAATGTTATTGTTGTTCCAGTTAAACCATTAACATTTTTTATATATCCTGATGTATTGTGATTTCCCCACGAATAAGCAGTAACACCATTTATAACATTAGTGTTTGCGCTAACTCTAACATCAGTATAGTAGAAGTTAGTACCTCCTTCTAGTATATTATCAGTTGTTAAATTAAAATTAGTACCGTTAGACCCATTTATTGTAATACTTGTTTCTGTTATGTCAGATAGCATTGCAAATGTTTGATTTGACGATTTATCTGGAAATTGCACTATATATTCAGCGGTAACATCATCATTTTTTATATAAGTGTTAAGTAATGTGTTACCATTAGTTTGTAAATAAACACCCGATAAATTATCTAGTCCTAAAGTTAATAATTGATCTGTCGATGATTCAATTTTAAATCCACCATAATTATAAAACGATGCTGTTGTTCTAAATGCTGATAAAGGACTGTATGAATTTAGAACAACATTAGGAAATAAGTTTATAGAACCTAATCCACCGTCACCAAGTGATACTCTGTGAAGAAAAACACCATTTTCATAATCTAAACCCACATCACCATCTTTTTTATAAAATACTCTATCATTTACATTGTATGATAAATCACCATCAAAATCAGTGATATTATTTACTCTAAGTAATGAATTGGTGTTAATATCAATATTACCAAACATAATACCACCCGATAATGGAAGATAAGTTGATAAATCGGATAACATCGCAAAAGTACCACCTGTACCATTTTTATTAGGAAATAAAAAAGTATCATTTGATACAACATTAGAAGTATTGAGCCAAATTTGAGAACCATTATTATTTGTGCTATTAATACCAATACCCAGTAAAGAATCTAAATATATTTTAGCAGTATTATTATCAGAATCTATAGTATACCAATTAGAAGAACCGCTACTAGTAGAATTTAAACCAAAGAAAACTTCTGTATTAGATGAAGATGTACTAATTAAATTTATAAATTGTCTATTTATTGATTGAATATTAGTAGAACCATATCCAATAAAAGCTACATTTGTTATAGAATTATTTCCCATATTCCAATTTCCTGTCGCTGGTCCATAAGAACCATCAGCTTTCCAATTACCACCAGTTAAATCAGATAACATAGCGAAAGTTTGTATTCCATTTTTTGATGGTAAATTATAAATTGTACCATCAATAACATTAGTTCCTCTTATGTAAGCTGCACCACTATTAATATCTGTAAATTTTATACCACCATTTATTAATAATTCAAATTTATTTTTATTACCTAAAGAATTTCTAGTTATAACTTTAAAACCATCTATTACATTACCCGATACTACTGTACTAACATTACCTGATAATTCGATGACATTAAAAGAAAAACTATCAACACTATAATTAAGTGTACTGATAGTAGAATTATCGGTATTGGAAATTGATAAATTTGTATTAATATTTTGAATAGATGTTAATTGTGTAATGTTATTGAGATTCATATCAATATCACCAAACATTATACCACCAGATGTAGATAAATAACCAGAACTACTTCCACCTAAATCTATTATAGTATTAACTATTTCAGTAACATCTTCTACAAAATCATGTTGTTTTTTATTATTAATATTTTGTCTAATTTTAGCAAATTCTACATTTAATATACTAAGTACTTGAACTGCTTCAATTCTAGTAGAGAAATCTAAAACTATATCAGATAAATCACCCTCTGTTCTGATAATAACTCTATTATCGCTTACAAAAAAGGTAGTTTCACTATTATTGTAAATAGTATATTTTATGTTATTTTTAATATCCCTTATTTTAATGGATGTTGAATCATTCGTTGTAGGGACATAAAAGTTTGATTTACTATAATTAGCCATTTTAGCTTCATTATTTTCTTTATATATTATTTTTTATAAATTAATTTGGAGATAATGTTAATTTATTGTATATTTGAGCAAATTATACCAATAAAGTAAAAATATAATGGAATCAACACTAACTCAAGAACAGAGAGATAAGCTTTCAACTTTAAGATTTGATGCAGATAAAGAATTGGTAGAAGCTGTTAAAAATGCTAAAAATAGACTCAAGCCTAAGCCTTTGCTCATAAAAAGATATAATATTGGTGACAAAATTACAATAATCAATTCTAAAGAGAATGGTACTATTACTAAAGTGATAGAAAATAATAAGTATGAAATAACTACTACAACTAAACAGGTAGTAACTAAATATCATAATAATTTAAGGCGTAGAGTTGTTATAGATTATTCTGATGTTAATATACCAGATGAATTGAAAAAAATTAACGATAATAGACTTTTAGACATTTTAAAAAGATGTCGATTTAAAGGACATCCTAAATTTAGTTTAATTGAAATTAAAGCTGAATTATTACATCGAGGGCATGTAAAAAGAAAATCTGAGAAATTGGAAGATAAAAAACAAGAGAAAATTAATAAATTAAAAGCAATCGTTAAGAAACAAAAAAAAGCAGGTAAAACTGATACTAAACAAATTCAAGAATTAAAAAAAATGTTAGATAAGTAATATGAAAACAAATTTAATTGTTGCCTCTGTTTGGATAGGAATAAATACGATAGCATATTTATTTGGTGGTTTGTTTGCAACTATAGTTGCTACATATACATGTATGGTAATTCTTTGGATTTTTAGAAATAAAATTAAATAATATGAATGTTTTTTACATTATAATATCAGGAATTATTTACGGTTTAATAAGCTATTCAGCTTTTTCGTATTTAATGTTTCCTGTAGAAATGTTATGTACATTTTTACATGAGTTTGGCCATGCTATATTCTGTGAATTGAGTGGTGGTGATGTTGAGTCGTTATGTGTAAATACAGACGGTAGTGGCGTTACTTATTGTAGAGGCGGTAGTAACGGATTAACTACAATAGGTGGGTATGTAGGTAGTGCGATATTTGGAAATGTAATGTTATATTTATCATCAAGAGACAAATATGGAATTACATTAAAAATTCTATCAGCATTAATGATTATTTCATCTTTAATATGGTTCAGTAATATCACTACGTCATTTATTTTAATTGTATTCGGGATAATTTTATTTTTATTATCAAGAACAAAACTTAAAAGTTTCACATTAGCTTTTTTAGGAGTAGCATCAATAATTTATATTATTCAAGACTTCAATGTTGGACCAACTTCTGATTTACAATCATATGAAAAATTAGTTGGTATATTTCCTACATTATGGTGGATGTATATTTGGTTAGGTATGGTTATTACTATAACATCAATCACATTTTATTTAATATTTAAATCTAAAAAATCATGGGCTTAATTAATAAAACAATGAATAATGTTTCAGAAAGAAAACGAAGAATTTATAATTTAAATTCTAAATTACCAAGAAAAGGAACTATAAAAAAGACAATTTTTAGTATTTTATTTATAGCCTATGCATATTTAAATTATAAAGCAATAAGTTCATTACCAGTTAGTTTTTTCGATTATATGAGTATGTCTATATCAGAAGCTAATTCTATTGGTATATCAACAATGTTTTATAATTGTTATATACTTTTATATGTGTGTAATACTTTAGTAATAGTGGCATTAGTTGTATTATTCATAATAAATGGTAAACCACTTATCGAAAAGTGTGAATTATATTTAAAAAAGGCGTGGAATATTTTCCCTGATTAAAAAATTATTTGAAATTATATAACCTTTTTTGGGAACATACGTTATAAGATATATAAACAAAACAAATACAAAAATGACATAGATTACAAAACAACCTATTGAAAGCGACATAAGACTAGTCGTGATAACACGAGAAAATATTTCTCCTGGATATCAATTAACACAGTCCATACATTCTATTGTTGAATTTATTTTTGAACACCCTGTTCTTGCACAGCAATGGAAAAAGGAATCTAACGCAATTATAAGTCTATCTGTTCCCACAGAAGACGTGTTAGTAGGATTATTCAAACAACTTAAATCCAAAGGATATTACGTTTCAGAATTTTATGAACCTGATATAAATAATCAGCTTACGGCTATTTGTGTCTATGCTACACCAGAAGTCCGTAAAGAACTCTACCATTTACCTTTAACTTTGAAAAATTATAAAAAAAGTAAATCTTTGAATGGCGAAGCTATATCTAAAAATCAATGTGCAAAAACTATAAACTAAAAAATAATATGAAAACTATGACAAAAACAACAACTTATGTTTATAATTCAGGAGAATTGGCAAACAAAATTACAGAAACAGTATCTAAAATTGATACTTTTATTAAAGAAAATAACTTTCAAGTTACAGGTGATTTATCAATAATCACAAAGGCTTCATCCAAAGGAATTTTCGGTTTATATACACAATCTAATTTAGAAAAAGGGATATCTACTCTATCTAAAAATGGATTAAAGAAAGTTAACCGTGCTATACAAAAAATTGAAATACATAATACTATGAGAACTTCAAATTTATTCTTACATTATGTTATGAAGCAAATTCTTAAATCTGATGAAAGAATTAAAATTTCTTCATCTGCTAAAGAGCATGCTATTCAAACTAAGAGGGATGCTTGGAAGAAAGCACATTTGTTAGCAATGCAACTTCTTATTGATTATAAAGAAGAAAAAGGTGATTTTTATAAAAGGGTGAAGATTTAATTCTTCACCTTAAATATATTTTAATCAAATAATTTGTTTTTTTATGAAAAAATGATTATTTTTGAAAAAGTATCAAATTGGTGTCAATGGCAATAATGGCAAAAAACGATGATTTAACAGAAATTATAGAAAGTATTTTAAAGATATATTTTAAAATAAAAGTTGTAAAATGGTATGACGGAACATCGTTTTATGGAAGTATAAATGGGAAAAACAGAGATTTTACAATTGAGTATGGTGCAAATGTAAACGCTAAGTATAAATTTCATTATATGGATGAACCATTTCACATAATTGTAAAAAAACCTAAGAAAAATTAGAAAAAAATATATTTTCTTGCTTGTATTTATACATAATTATCATTATATTTACTTTTAATATATAAAAAAATTAATTCATTTAAATGCAATACTTTAAGAAATTCGAAAATATCAATAAGAAGTGTTTGTTATTACACGGTTTAGGCTCTGTACCAAATTCTAATAGACAAAGAATGCTTGAAAAGTTAGGATATGAAGTTATTCAAGAGCTTCATGATTATAAAGTAGAATGGAATAAAGATATGGGTGAATCATTCTTTAAAACACAGTTAGAAAAAGTTAAATATGTTGATTTAATTATTGGTGTTTCTTTTGGAGGTTATATTGCATATCATTTATCAAAAGCTACAGGAATTTCTACTATTTTAATTAACCCAGCAATTGATAGAAGTAAAAGTCAAAGTGAAATAAAGGATTATATAATGAATTATACACCACAAGAATCAATATTTGAATTATTTTGTGGTGAAAACGATAAATCAGTTCCGATGCAATATGCTATCGATTGGATGAGCAATCATAACGAAAATTATAAATTAGAAATCATAAAGAATATGGAACACCGAGTTCCTGATGAATTCTTTACAGAGATACTTAAAAAAAGTAATTTTATAAATCAATAACAATATGAAAAAAGCAATATATTATCCAGGATTGGGTAGTGGTGTAGAACCAGGAATGACTCAAATTTTAAAATATTTTGGTTATAAGCTTCGTCAAAAAGAGTTAGATTACTATGATATTTGGGATGAAGACAAAGGCAAGACTTTTATGGAAAAAGAGTTTGATAATGCTAAAGATGCTGATTTAATAGTTGGTATTTCTTTCGGTGGTTATGTTGCATATCATGTTGCTAAGGCAACGGGTAAAAAGTGTATTTTAATTAATCCTGCATTGGATAGAAAGAAAACAAAAACAGGTATTTATGATTTTGATATGGATTATGAACCTAAAAAGTTCCCATTAAATGTTTATATCTCTAGATATGATGAAGTTGTACCACCAAAATATACAACTGATTATATTAAGGATAATGCTGTAGATTGTAAAGTTTATTTCATCGATGATATGGGACATGGCTCTTCTTATGAACATATTGTTGAAATTTTAAAACATGCGAAATAATGGATTTTAAAGTTGGTGATATTGTTAGATTGAAATCATATCTTACTGATAGAATCTATGATGCATTTAGATATCGTTATATTACAACAGATAATAAATTAAAAATTTATAATAGAACAGAATATAATAATTATAATATTATTAGTTTAGCGTTTGAAGGTGGGTGGGAAGAGGATACTTTTTCAAGTGAGTATTTTGAATTAGCAGTTAATAGAAAATCGAGAATAGAAAACTTATATAAAAATGAGTAAGTTTAAAATAGGTGATAATGTAAAATTGAAAAGCGATATAAAACACGACAAGGTTGATAAAATCTATATCGAATTTGAAAACATAAATATCAAAAGAGATATGACGTTTGTTGTTGTTAATGTATGTGATTCTGGTGGACTTGGTTTTGAAAATGGTTGGGAGGAAAGAACATTTAGAGAAGAATTTTTTGAGTTAACAACAGGAAAAAGAAAAGAAAGAATTAATAGTTTATTTAAAGAAGATTCAAATGATTGATATTGGTATTAACTTATTTAAAGAGCATTTTAAAAATGATAAAGATGAAGTAATTGCTGATGCAATTAAGAACGGTGTAAATCAAATTATACTAACAGGTACTATATTAGATAATAGTCAAGAGTCTGATAAATTTGCATCTAAATATCCTAATGTAGTATTTTCTACAGCAGGAATTCATCCACATAGAGCAAGCAGTTTTAATGATAAAACTATTGATGCATTAAAAATATTACTAGCAAAAAAACATGTAATTTCGGTTGGAGAGTGTGGTTTAGATTTTAATAGAGATTTATCACCACGCCATATACAGGAGAAAGTATATGATGCTCAACTACAATTAGCAATTGAGGTAAAAAAACCACTATTTTTACATGAGAGAGATGCGTTTAAAAGGTTTATAGACATTACAAAACAATACATTGGTAAATTACCCAATGGTGTCATTCATTGCTTCACAGGTACTACAGAAGAAGCTAAAACATATCTTGATATGGGTATGCACATTGGTATAACAGGTTCTATCAGTGATAAAAGATTTCCACAACTAATGGATATTGCAAAGTATATTCCAATGGATAGATTGATGATTGAAACCGATGCACCATATATGATGCCCCGTAATATGCCAAGAAAGGATATAAAAGTAGATAGAAGGAATGAACCTGCATACCTCCCTTGGGTAGCACAATCAATTGCAGATGCAAAGGGAATATCAATTAAAGAAGTTGATGAAGGTACTACAGAAACTACTAAGAAATTCTTTAATATATAAAATTTTATGAAATTCCTAATTCAAACTATAGACAATCAAATAGTACATGACTTCGCGTTTACATTAATTGAAGCAATTAGATTCCATAAATGGAAGGGTACTAATTATGAATATATTTTATCTGATACTATATCCGAATTAGATTGTATACCTATTGGTAGCGTAGAGTTTGTATCAGAATACATCAAAAAATACTATAATATTGATATAATACCTATTAATGTACCTTATGAATTAATGTTAAATCGTGAACTAACAGGTAGATACATTTATAATGGTGATCAAGATTATACTTTCGATAAAAGAAAATTTGTCAAATCAAATGACAAAATTAAATCATTTACAGATATTATAGAACCAAATACCAAATTACCAGAAGGAAAATATCAATTTTCAGAATTAATTCAGATAGAATCCGAATATAGATGTTTTGTTTATCAAAATAAATTAGTTGGTATTAAAAATTATTCTGGTGATTTTACTATTTTTCCTAATATTCATAGTATCAATAAAATGATAGAATCATTTAAAAAATTAGCACCAATTGCTTACACACTCGATGTAGGTATTTTGGATAATGATAATACAGTTGTTATTGAAGTACACGATTTCTTTAGTTGTGGATTATACGGATTTAATGATTTAAGGATATTACCATTGATGTTTATTAGATGGTTTAATGATAATGTTGTGAATAGAAGGAGGATGACAATATATTAAATTGTTTCAGTAAAAATATTTTATACGAATATTTATGAAAGATAGAATAGTAAAAATTACATTAGTTAATACATTAACTAATGATTATGAAAAAGAATATTTACTTAACGTAGAAGTAGAAAATTTCTTAGAAGAAAATGAATCCGAATTGGCAGATTTTATAGACGATGAATTATGTTGGGATCAATATGGAATATACGAATATGATGGTTGTGCGGAAGATGATAATGGTAATTATGAAATAATTATTCAAGTTAATTTAGAGGAGAATGTGAATAAAACAAAAGAAGATATTAATAATATTTATATTATAATTGAAAGTAAAGTGGAAAAATATTTACAAGATAACGAAATGTTATAAAAAAAGGAAGTTTTAACTCACTTTTTAATTATTTTACTTATAAATAAAGGATAATCTTTTTGAAATATATAAGTTAAATCATAGTGGGTTATAGTTATGAAATCTATAAAATTTTCAAATGATAAAAGCCAAATTTCGTTAAAAATACAAAAAAGGTTCAAAAGAGATCACATATTATTAGTAATTGATAATTGTGCTAATGATGAAACTGATGATTGTGATGCTGAAGCTCTTCTTACAATAGAAGAAGCTAGAAAATTAATGGTAGAATTACAAAAAATTATTGATTTTAGTGAGTCTAATTAAATATTTAGACTATTTAAAGCCTTTAACTTCAGTAGAAAGGAGATTTGATGAATATTTTCAATATATTTTTAATAATATAGAGGATTTTCAAATAAATTATTGGTATAATAATGGAGAAAAATCATTTGATATTAAAATTTATAAGCATAATTATAACAAAACATCATTAAATATCGTATATAATGTGAGTAGTGAAAAAATAGAAAATATATATTGCCAATTTTTACCACACTACCTTTTAATAAATGATGTGCATTATAGAATAAATTTAAAGATAGTAAAGAAGTATAGAAAGCTTATAAAAAAGTTATTATACAAGGGTATCGAATTGAATCATATAATTAATTCGATAGAAAAAGATTTCGGATATAATTTCAGAAGCACTAAAATAAAGAATATACTTAAAGGAAAATAATATTTTTAATAAAAAATAAAACATTTTAATTTTAAAATACAATAATAATTAAATATTTTGGGAGTAGACCACATTGATATATACAAAAAATGTATATATCAATGGAATTAGAATATAACCAAAGAGAGTGTAAATTTTGTAATAAAATAATTATATTAAAAACAGGAACAAAAGAAAATAATAAAACTAAAATATTAGTAGTAGATTTAAATAGAAAATTTTGCTCAACAAAGTGTCAAATAGAATGGCAAAGAACGGTATCTTGGGAAGAAAGAGTAGGAAAAGAAGTTGCTGATAATATTAGAATAAATGTAAGTGAAAGATTAAAAGGTGATAAAAATCCATCCAAAAATCCAGAAGTTGCTTTAAAAATTTCCGAAGGTGTTAAAAAATTTCTAAAAGAAAATCCAAGAATAAATGAAAAAAATGGATTTTTTCGTAAAAAACATACAGAAGAATATAAAAAATTAGCCAAAGAAAGTCGAAAAGGTATAACATCTTATAATAATGATGGATACGAAAAACTTTTACAAAATATACCAAAGGGTGAAAAACATCCCAATTGGAATAATGGGAGTTCTTTTGAACCATATTCTAAAAAATTTAATAAATTATTAAAAATAAAAATAAAAACGATAGATAATTTTTCTTGTAGAATATGTAATAAAAATACACAGAAATTAGCAATTCACCATATCGATTATGATAAAAAAAATTCTGAAGATATTAATTTAATTTCTTTATGTATTAGTTGTCATAGTAAAACAAATTTTAATAGACAATATTGGCAGAATTTATTCGATAATATGATAAAACCTGACAATCTATCTGACAAATAATAAGTGGTATTATAATTGTAATATAAATTTTAAAATAAACAATAAACAAAATGAATAAAAAAAGTACACGTATAGCAGGGATAGATCTTGGAACAGGATTTAGTTGCGCATCAATTTTAGAAGGTAATGATATTGTAATCATACCCAATTCAGAAGGTAAAAGAACTACACCATCAATTGTAGCATTTACGAATGATGGTGAGATAAAAGTTGGTGATACAGCAAAAAGACAAGCTATCACAAACCCAAAAAATACTATTTATGCTATTAAGCGTTTAATGGGTAAAACTTATGATCAAGTCAAACATTTGAAATTACCATATGATGTAGTTAATAATAATGGTAGACCAGCGGTTAAAATTAATGATAGAAATTATTCACCAGAAGAAATTTCCGCTATGATCCTCCAAAAGATGAAAAAAACGATTGAGGATTATATAGGCGAAGAAATAGAAAGAATTGTTATTACTGTACCAGCATATTTTAATAATGAAGAAAGAGAGGCAACTAAATTAGCGGCTGAAATAGCTGGACTTAAAGTAGAAAGAATAATTAATGAACCTACATCAGCTGCATTATCATACGGTATTGATAAAAAAGATAAATCAGAAAAAATATTAGTATTTGATATTGGTTCTGGTACATCAGATTTTTCAGTACTAGATTTTGGTGATGGTGTTTTTGAAGTATTATCAACAGATGGTAATGTGTTTTTAGGCGGGGAAAATTTTGATGATAACATAATTGATTGGTTATGTGAAGAATTTAAAGCTGATAAAAATATAGATCTTAGAAAAGATCCTATGGCATTACAAAGAATAAAAGAATCTTCCGAAAAAGCTAAAATAGAATTGTCGTCTTCTGTAACAACTGATATAAATTTACCATATATTACAGTTATCGATAGTATACCCCAACATTTAGTAAAACAATTATCAAGAGCTAAATTTGAAGAACTTAATAATGATTTGTTTGATAAAATCAATCATTTGGCATTATCTGCTTTAAATAAATCAGGTTTGAAAAAATCAGACATTAATGAAGTAATTCTTGTTGGTGGTTCTACACGTATTCCAAAAATTCAATCAGATGTTGAAAAAGTATTCGGAAAAATACCAAATAAATCAGTAAATCCTGATGAAGCAGTATCTATTGGTGCTACTATTCAAGGCGGGATTTTATCAGGCAATAATAGTGATATTCTTCTTCTTGACGTACTACCTATGTCACTAGGTATTGAAACATATGGTGGTGTATTTACTAAACTTATCGAAGCCAATACAACAATTCCTACTACGAAATCACAAATATTTTCGACTGCTTCTGATAATCAACCATCTGTAGAAATTCATGTTTTACAAGGTGAAAGAGCGAAAGCATCTGATAATAGAACACTCGGTAAATTCCACTTAGATAGTATTCCTCCATCACAAAGAGGTGTTCCTCAAATTGAAGTTGAGTTGAATGTTGATGCTAATTCAATTCTTTCTGTTAAAGCTAAAGACTTAGGCACTGGTAAAGAACATACAATTAGAATAGAAAATTCTGGTTCTTTAAGTAAAGAGGAAATTGCGAGAATGAAAGCAGATGCAGTAGCAAATGAAGAAGCAGATAAGAAATTTAAAGAAGAAGCAGATAAGATGAATCAGGTAGAAACCTTAATCTTTACTACAGAAAAATCTCTTAAAGAACATGGTGATAAAATTAAATCCGAAACAAAAAGTAAAACAGAAGAACTTGTTACAAAATTAAAAGAAGCTAAAGAGCAAAAAGACTTTGCTTCTATTGATAGTACAAGTGCTGAATTACAAACAGTACTTTCTACTTTTTATCAAGAAATTCAAGATAATAGTAAAGCAGAAGGTGAACCATCAACATCCGATGATGGTGGAACAACTGACGCAACTTACGAAGAAGTGAAAGAATAAGAAAAAGGGAGATTTAAAATCTCCCTTTTTCTTTAAACACATGTTAAACGATGTTCAGTTAAATTATATATTATTTTTATATGAAAAGATACACTGAATGTCGATAGTAGTTTATATTGCGTAAAAATAGCTATTTTAAAAATAAAAATATGAAGATTAGTAAAATAGTTGGAAATGTATCATATTTAATGTTTAATTGTGATATAATCTTTTGTAAAGAAGAATTTAACTATAGTGTCGGTAATTTAAAAATAAAAATAGCAGAAATAATTACAGATAACATTTTGATGGAGTTACCATTTAAAACTGAATATACATGTGAAATTAATCACAGGAAACAATATAAAAACAACTACCTTAATAGAGAAAAATTCTTATTTAATTCTTCAAATAAAGTAATTATTAAAATGTTGAGCGAGTTATATTTTATAGAAATTTCAGAAGTTAATATTGAATACGATTATAAAAAGATAAACAATAAAAACATAAACATACCTAAAAATATTAGAGTATATTGTAATGAAGATGTAAAAATTGTTAGAAGAAAAGTAAATTTAAAAAAATTAGATATATGAGTTTAAAATTGCAAGTACAAAAAGATTTAACAAAAGCTATTAAAGAAGGAAACAGAGTTTCTATTGATAGTTTAAGAAGTGTAATTTCAGCTATTACAGTTGGAGAAAAAGCACAAGGTAAATCATTGGAAGATTCCGAAATCATTAAAATTTTCGCAAAGCTTGTGAAAGATAGAAAAACATCTATTGAAATGTTTGAAAGTGGTGGAAGAAAGGATTTAGTTGAAAAAGAACAAAGTCAAATAACTATACTCGAAGTATATTTACCTAAAGCCATGTCGCTCGAAGAAATCACTTCAATTATAAAAAATATTATATCAACAAATGGATATTCTAAAGCTGATATGGGTAAAGTTATGAAAGATTTTAATTCTAAATATGCTGGTCAAGCAGATGGTAAAACAGTAAGTGAAATAGTTAAAAACACATTATAATGATGGAAGGTAGAATTACACCTGATGAAATTACTGAATTAAAAACACATGAAGTCTTTATATTCGGATCAAATTTATCAGGGAGACACTCTAAAGGTGCTGCTAAAACAGCATTAACTTGGGGTGCTATTTATGGTAAAGCATCAGGACTACAAGGTAGAACTTATGGTATACCGACTAAAGACAAATCTATCAAAAGAGTTCTGTCTCTAAATGAGATAAAACATTTTGTTGATGAATTTATTATATTCGCAATCGAACACCCCGAATTAACATTTTTAGTAACTGAGGTTGGGTGTGGATTATCTAAAATGAAGCCTAAAGATATAGCACCATTGTTTGAGAAAGCAATAGATATTAAAAATATCCATCTTCCAAGTAGATTTTGGCATAAATTAAAGTTAAAATGATATAAAATATAAATATTTTTGGATATATCTCAAATTCTGCTTATATTTGTATAAATTAAAAATTAATGAAAGCAAGAGTTAGATTTAATACTAAAGTACAAGCTTGGGAGTGTAAATTCGATGAAAATGGTAGTTGGTATCTTACTGGTAAAGATCAAAATCAGGATAATATATGGAAATATAAGTACAGAGTATTGAAATACCAAGTAAAGCGAGTAATGAATACTCTTGCTATATGTGATTTTGATATTTATCCATTCGCATTAAATTTAAAAGAGGACTTAGGCTTTGATAAAACTGCACATAATGTGAAAGCTGTTGTAAGAATTAAAGAAATTGAAGTAGAAAGAAGTAAAGATGAAGAATTAAAAAAAGAAGAAGATGCTAAAAAGCGTGAAGTTGATAGAATAGAAAGGGAGAGAAAAAGACTTGAATCTGCAAATCAGAGAAACAATAAAAGAAATAATAAACACAATAATCAAAACCAAAATAGAGTAGTTCACCAAAAATTAGAAACTACTACTTTTGAATTGAATGTAAGAAAAGACATTATTAATGGTATGACCAAGAGACAAATTAAAATAAAATATAAGATTTCTAATGATGAATATCGTAGATATAAACAAAATGCAATAACAGATAAAAATCAGAGATAAACATGAATTTTTTCAAAAAAGTTAAATATAGAGATGTAGAAACGCCTTTAGTTCTTATAAACTATTTTAGATTAGATGAAAATAATTCAATAAGTGTAATATTCGAAAATAGTGATATTTCTTTAATAAGAAACTTTCAAAGACTTAGAGAATATTTTTCGCTATGGTTACACGGTGAACGTAAATATGATGAAAGAGATATTATATTAAAAATAGAAGAATCTAGCGGAAGAAAATATCTTTTTTTAGAAAAAGCTAGATGGGATACTGTATATGGTGATGTCAATGAAGAAGATTATTATATAGCAAACTTGTATTATGAGAGCATGATAGATGTTACTAAAAATTTTGATAGAATGAGAAAAATAAATGGTGTCGGATTATAAAATTTTAAAAATATTAGTTTACAATAAAATATAAAAATATGAGAAGTGTAATTTTATTTATCTTATTTGCAATGAACATGATGTCTATCTTAGGTTTGTCCACTACAGTAATGGCAAAAAATATAGATGGACATTTTTACTCAGTTAATGAAAATATAGTTTATTTTTGTTTAGCTACGATAATATTTAACGTAATATCATTAATATTTTTAATTGAAAAAAAGCCATGATAGAAATAACAGAAAAAGCTAAAGAGAAAATACTTAGTCTCCGCCAAGAAGAAGGTAAAGATGATACATGGTATTTGAGAGTTGGTGTGCATGGTGGTGGCTGTTCTGGATTGAGCTATGACATAAAATTTGATAATATCGTACAAGATGGCGATACAATTGTCGATTTTTATGAAATTAAAATACATATCGATAAAAAAAGTCTTTTATATTTAGTCGGCACACAGCTTGATTACGAAGATGGTTTAAATGGTAAAGGATTTGTATTCAACAATCCTGCTGCAAAAAGGACTTGTTCTTGCGGTGAAAGTTTTTCAATATAATGAAAAAAATTAATATTATATTTATAAATGCTGTTATTAGTATTGGCGAATTTATTGATGATAATTTCGATACAATTATGGTATGCTTTTTATTTTTAGGATTTATAACACAAATGGTATTAATATATGTATTTAGTATATATGGACTTTTGTGGTATGCTGTAGGATTTACAATGAGTTTATTTTATATAATTATTGATGAACATCACCATTATAATAAAACTGATATATTTCCACAATTAATTATAAGTATATGTATACATTATGTTTCAATCATTATTTTAATAAAAATGTTAAGTAATTATTTTAAATCTATAAAAAATAAATGGAAAAATAAACATTATAGACGAAAAAAAATTATTGACAATTTATTGTAGTTTTTATTAAACATATATTATATTTTTCATATAATATTTATGAAAAATATTATTGTATTAGGTGCAGGCCTTGTCGGAAAAGCAATAGCAATTGATTTAGCTAAAAATCATAGGGTAACATCAGCAGATATTAATGATGAAGCTTTAGAACAATTAAAACCATTTGGTGTAGAAACTAAAAAAATGGATTTGTCAGATTTAGAAAATCTAAAGTCATATATTCAAGAATTTGATTTAGTAGTTGGTGCAGTACCAGGATTCATGGGCTTTAATACAGCTAAAGCTGTTATAGAAGCAGGAAAGAATATGGTAGACATTTCATTTTTTCCAGAAGATTCATTTTTACTTGACGAATTAGCAAAAGAAAAAGGTGTTACTATTGTTACTGACTGCGGTGTAGCACCAGGTATGTCAAACATCATCTTAGGCTATCATAATCAAAAAATGAAAGTAGAGAACTATGTATGCCTTGTAGGAGGTCTACCATTAGTTAGAGAGTGGCCATACGAATACAAGGCTGTATTTTCACCAATTGATGTAATAGAAGAATATACGAGACCAGCAAGATACGTACAAAATGGTACTATTGTTGTTAGAGAAGCTTTATCGGATGCTGAATTAGTAAACTTCGATAAAATAGGCACATTAGAGTCATGGAATTCTGATGGATTACGTTCTCTTATTCAAACAATGCCTAACGTTCCAAACATGATTGAGAAAACTCTTAGATATCCAGGGTGTGTTGAGTATTTAAAAGTATTAAGAGAAACTGGTTTCTTTTCCTATGAAGAAGTAGATGTAAAAGGTATTAAAATTAGACCAATTGATTTAACTGCTAAATTATTATTTCCTAAATGGAAATTAAAACCAGGTGAAGAAGAGTTCACTATCATGAGTGTTAAAATAGAAGGCTTCGAAAATGAAATTCCAACATCCTATGAATATATAGTTTTGGATAGAACAAATAAAGAAACAAATACTATTTCAATGGCCAGAACTACTGGATATACTTGTACAGCAGCAGTTGAATTGGTATTAAACGGCAATTTTAATAGAGTTGGTATATGTCCTCCAGAATATTTAGGTGAAGATGAAAATAACTTCAAATTTATTTTATCGCATTTAAGAGATAGAGGAGTTATATATGATGTTAAGTAAAAAATAAAATAACAATAAATATGAAAAAAATACTATTTTTATTATTTATAATCCCTTTATTTGGTTATTCTCAAGTAGATACTATTATCAAAAATAAAATTTACAAATCTTATTTCTCATATAAATATCACAATCCGCTTTATGTTACTTATAAATTATATAAAGGCGGTGGGGAATGTAGTAGAACTATCGAAGATTTACACTTTTTTGTAGATACTATTCCAAATCATGGAAAATCGAGTAATCATGTATACTTTCCAAAAAATTCAGCAACACCAGCAGACTATGCTGGTAGCGGATATGATATAGGACATATGTGTAATGCCGAAGATTTCGCATATAATTGTGACTCGGAAAGCAAGACATTTAGATTTTATAATGCATTACCACAAACACCTAATTTAAATAGAGGTATTTGGAAACATTATGAAACAGAGATTCGTAAATACTCTCAACATGATTCATTATTAATTTTATGTGGTGGTACATTTTCAACACACAAAATGCATAATTCAAATGTTTATATTCCAGATAACTGCTGGAAAGTAGTTCAATCTTTATCCACACATCAAGTAATATATTGTTTATGGTTTACCAATAATGAAAAAACAAATTCAGTTGAAATTATTACAATAGCACTTTTAGAAAAAAGACTGGGATATAAGCTACCTTTATCAAATTCAACAAAAATTAAAAAATGACATTAATTAAAAAATACTTTCATATTATCTCTATTTAAAGGCTTCTGTATGAAAATGTAATCCTTAATGCCTTTTGTTTTTACGGACTCTGTATTTTTGTAATTATCCGAGGTAAGAAATGCTATTGTAACATCATCTGTTATAAAATTACAAAATATAGCTAATTCTAAAAAATCAAAACCATCGGTAATATGAATTGACGCATCAATTAAAATTAATAATGGAAAATGTTTAAGCTTTACCTTTTTAAGAAAGCGCAAACCTTTTTCACCCGATGAAACATGTTTTATCTTATTTGATATTTGTAGGGACTCTATTGTTTTCTTATTGAAGAAATTTATCATCTCTTCATCGTCAACCATTAGTATACAAGAATATTTTTTAAAAAATGGACTTAAATCAGAAAGTTCTTCTTGTATTAAAGCATTTTTCTTTAGTATTTCATCGCGTAGCTTTTTAAGGTTCATTAACCTATATATTAACAATCACCGTAAAATTTCAAATGAAATTTTGAATAACTAATATGATTTATTTCAAATTCATGAAAATCTTCAATATTTAAACATTTCTTCCACACTTCACCATACTTCATACCATAAAATTTAAAATCATTGAAATCAGTGATCATATATCTAAAACCATTTTCTTTATTTGTAGCAGTAATATGGAAATTACAATTTAAAAATTCTTCCATATCTTCGTCACCTGGACATTCATTTTGTATTTTATAAAAACGTTTTATTTTCTCACTTCTTTTACCATCACCACAAACACATTCCAAACCATACTGTTTAACTTCATTGATAAAAATATGTGCCTTTTCTACTGCGTTATCACCATTAATTTCTATCGTAGTTTCTTTATCATGATATCTGAAATCATCATACAAAGTTTTGCTATATTTTAATCCTTGTTCAGTAAAATTCATAATAGCTTTTACAATAGCTAAACTTTGTGGTTTGTCTATGATATTTTTAAATGTTACTTTCATATTACAAATTTAGTTAAAATTGTAGATAAATACAAATAATTTATAACTAAAATTAAACAAAAACGTTTTATATAGTGTATAAGCACTATAAATAAATAAAAATATGACAAATACTGAATATTTAGTCGATTGGACAGGGGTTAAAGGCATCTATATCAGAGCATTTCTAAATAAAAGCGGTGATATTCTTGGTTGGGGTATATTTGAAGGACAAAATTTTATATTGTCAAAAAATTCAAAAAAATTCACTTGTATGCCGATTGATAAAGTCGAAGAATTTTATAAAGAGTTTACTTTTAATACTGCTGAAGAAGCTATGAGTTTTTATAAATTATAAATATCTTTCAACCTTTTCAATTAATATTTCAATTAATTCTTTTTGATAATATTTATAAACATCATTAATATTTAGTACAATCAATTTATTGTTGTATTTATTTGAAGTGTGCTGCTTGATAAATTGTCTATGTTTATCTTCCATAGCAAATATTATATCAGACCATTCAAGTAAATCTTCTGTTAATGGTGTAGTTCCTTCTTTTTCACATAATTTAATATTTGTTCCTGCTGACATAAAATTCAAATCAGTATATACTTCACTGAAATAATCTTCACCAGTCTTAGAGCGTTGTTTATTAGCAGAACATACAAAAAGAATATTTTTCATAATAAATAAAATGGTGAGAATTAACTCACCATTTTTTCTTTAAATTTTAAAATTTCATTCTCTATATTTTCCGTATCACTATCTTCTACCCATTGTGCGAAGTTATCTTTGGTAGATTTAAATTCTGTCATAAATTTACCTAATCTAATACCTTCTAATCCTGGTACTAATTTCTTAATTAAATCACCATTGAATTTTTGAGCCAAAGTTTTTCTAAACGCAACTTTAGTATTTAATTTTTCAACTTCAATACCGATATTAATTTTAAAGAAATCTTCGATAGAATTATGATAGAATGAGACATCCTTTCTCCATCTAAATTTCTTATTGATTTTATTTTCATCAAGCCAAGATAAAAATATAGAGTATGTTTTTCTTTTTTTATTTCTTGTTCTATTTTTAGAATCTAAATTTTCGTATTTAAAGATACTTGTAGTAAAATATCTACTCGAAATAACATACTTGAAAACATCTTCAATACTATTAAATCCTTCTAAATATCTTTCAAAATTTAAATCTAAGAACTCATAAATTTTTCTTGGTTCTCTTGAAATTACAAGTTTACTATGTTCGTTATTAGTATAATCACTAAGAAAAATACTAAGCCCATCAAATCCTAAGCTTAACCCCAATTGTCTCGCAAATGTACCAACTAAATTATTTAAATCATTGTAACTAAAATAAAAGTGAGCAGTTTCTAATTCTGATTCTTTAACTAAAATTAAATCAATTTGAAAATCTTTATATTCAAAGCTTACAACACCTGTATTAAAGAAAATATCCTTTGTATCAAATGTTTCTTTAATATATTGTGTCATTTCAGCTTTCTCTGCTTCATAAACAATAGGTTCACCGACAATTATTACATCCAAATCACCAAAATCCTTCTTGTTAGAAAAATATTTTGTAGGTTTGGCCATAGGATATTTAGAAAGTAGTTTTTCCACTACTTCTTTTTCGATTAAAAGAAATTCATCAACTTCTAATCTTTTAGTTGCGATATGCAATGCTTTTCCACCCATAGTAAATTATATACAAAGATACTAAAAAGTTTGGACATATCCAAAAATATAGTACAATCGGTGAGAATTGAACTCACATAATACTGGTTAAGAGCCAGTTGTGTAACCATTCTACCACAATTGCATACCTTTCCTTTAACAAGGGAAAGTAATAACATCTGAAATATTTCTGTAATTTAATGCTAACATAATTAATCTATCAATTCCGATGCCTACACCACAAGTTTGAGGCATACCATATGATAATGCTTGTAAATAATCTTCATCTACATTATTCATACGTTCCATCATTTGTCTTTGTACTACAGCATCATTTTGTTCAGTATAACCATTGGCTATTTCCATACCATTTATATACAGTTCAAAACGTTCTGCTATACCATCAACAGAAAATGCCAAAGGAGACATTTCTGATGGATGTCCACATACAAATGTAGGCTCTGTTAAAGACGGTTCAATTCTTTCAGAAAATAAATCATCCAATTGCTCTACTGTTAATCCATTTATATCAATACCAATTTCTCTTAACGAATCAATAAAATTAATTCTTCTAAATGGTGTAGTGATATTTAATATTTCAGAAACAATTCTTTCTGTGAATTCTATACCCCATGTCCAATCAGAATCTAATCTATAAAATTCTAATAATGTGAATTCAGGATTATGATTTCTATCAATACCTTCGTTTCTAAAGCATCTGCTTATCTCATATACAAATGGTAAACCACCAACAATTAATCTTTTTAAATATAACTCAGGTGAAATTCTTAAATAAAAATTTCTATCTAACGTATTATGATTAGTTATAAATGGTCTAGCTGATGCACCACCATATTGTGGTTGCAATATAGGAGTTTCAACTTCTATAGCATCATTCGATTCCAAATAATTTCTAAGTGTTCTAACTATTCTACTTCTTTCTCTAACTACATTTAATGATGTTGGATTTACTATCCAATTAAGTACTCTATTTCTTCTTTGAATATCAGTACCAACTTGTCCGAATGTTGCTTCATCATTAGATACTACTAATGGTAAGTTGTGTGGACATCTTGTAATTAATTCAAAATCAAATATCCTCCATGTTGGTTCACCTGTTCTTGTTATAAAATCTTCGTAAGAAGTTATTCTAATAATATCTCCTCTATTAAGTGTTCTAACTAATTCGAAGTTATTTGTTGTACCAGCATTTAAATATATTTGCTGATCATTTTGAAGATTCATAAAAATGGATCTACCCATTTCTCTGATATTATAAATTCTGTGTATCATAATAAATTATTTTTTTTAGTGCCTCCAGAAAGGATCGAACTTTCATAAACGGTTTAAAAGACCGTCGTATTAACCATTATACGATAGAGGCAATGTGTATCGAGTGGGATTCGAACCCACGTTGGAGATTTCTCTCATCAGATTAAAAGTCTGAACCGTTCGACCAACTACGGAAACCGATACAAATATGTACGTCTGATAGGACTTGAACCTATAACCCATCGGGTAAGAACCGATTGCTCTACATTGGAGCTACAAACGTATAAAATAAAAAATCATCTCAAAATTACTTATGAGATGCTATACCTAAAGACAAAAAGATTCCTTTCTACTCTATTTTTATAGGTATAGCATCTCTTTTCTTTTTCTTTATAATTAATATAGTTCTCATAATTTTAATTTTGTTTTTGATATTGTTTAATCCATTTTCTAATAGAATTGTCTGATACTTCGTATTTTCTACCAGTTGCAGAATAACCAATATCAGATACTTCTTTTAATAATTGCTCTAATGGAGGTCTTTCTACTTTTCTTCGTTTAATTTTAATACACTTGGAACATAATATACTACAATTGCGTATATTATTACCACATTCACATTTACCAACTTCTAAATTTAAATTGTATTTAGCTTTTTTTATATTTCTATTTATTTCATCATTAGATCCAATAAATTTTAATTTATGATAACATTCAACACATGTTTTACTATCACTATTAATCATTTTTTCACAATTAATTCCACCACATTTTTTATTCTTTTTTACATATTTTACATAATTTAAATCTAAGCCTTTATTCCCTCTACAATGTGTCGGTAATGTAGAATTACAATTTGCACAAACTATTCTTAAATTCTCTAATCTATTATCATCGGGTACACCATTTATGTGATCGAGAATTAAACTCATAGTCTTACCTTTCCAATTTTCATCTTGACCACATAATTCACATTCTCTATTTTTAATACCTTCCTTATATAATCTACATTTTAATTTGGAAATACTAACATATGGTGAATTTTCGATTAATACATCATTTATATTTAGATATTTTACTCCTTTTGATGTAGATTTTTTTGTTGATGCTTTTGGTTTAAAATGCTTAATATCAATATCGTATTTTTTAATATATCTTGTAAGAGTATTAAAATTCCCTCCAAAATTATTTAAACCTAATTCCATTAATACATCAGATTTATTACTATTTCTTTTTATTATTTCTTTTAAATATTCTTCATTTTCCCAATAAAACATGTTTGATATTTATTTTTATATATTAAATATCGAACCTTCTCGTCTTAAACTATCAATCTGTTATCCTGCTACGATTCGAACGTAGAACAAGTGAGCCAAAATCACTTATGATGCCAATTTCACTACAGGATAGTGGAAGTAGAGAGATTTGAACTCTCTGCGTTTCTTTAAATGTACAAGTTTTACAGACTTGTGCTAATCCGCCATCTTAGCAGTACTTCCTTATTGTGGGAGCAGATGGAGTCAAACCACCCGAAGTATTTATACTAATCGCTTTACAGGCGATCCCGCTATCTCTACGGTATATACTCCCTTTTGTAGCATGGGTGAGAATCGAACTCACTAATCGAATCTTCCAATGATCCGATGCTTATAACCTTAGTCACCACGCTATTCAATAAAAAACCCAAAGCTTATTCAACTTCGGGTATATATTCTTATCTCATAATATTCTTGAACTATTACGTTCCGAATAGAGAATATACACCCATTACAGTTTTATACTGCGGCTGATACTGCTTATATTGTTGTTTTTTAGTTTTCATATTTTATATTTACTTTCTAATTTTTTAATATCAATTATTTAGCCTCCCATAAGGGAATTGAAGCGGTACGTATCGGGTTCGAACCGATGTTCTTCTAGGCGACAGCTAGACATGTTGACCACTACACCAACGTACCGTATATAAAAAAAAACCCCGAAGTTTTTAGCTTCGGGTTGTATATCGTAAGAGAATCTTTACTCTTAAATTGCTATAATATCTAAAGCAAAACTATATACACCCGAAGTACAATCATACTGCGGTTGATATTGTTTGTCTTGTTTTGCGATATTTGAAATTACAGTTCTCATTGTTTTAGTCTTTGTATTATTATAACGTATATATTAGGAAAATGTTTTCCCTTTTTTAAATTATTTTAAAAAACTTATAAAATTGCTATCAGGATTGAATTTCAATTTCGCATACAATAGTAATTACTCTATCAGTTATTCTCAAAACCATGAACTTAATCATGCTATTTACAAGTTTGTAGCGTGTACAGGATTCGAACCTGTGTTACCCAACCGAAAAGAAGGGTGTCCTAAATTAGTTAAACCGTAGTTTACAAGACTTCTAAATGTTTATGTCAGGAACGAACTGACAATTTCCACTACGGGTGTGTTACATTACACTAATAAACGAAATACTAATTCGGTGTCCGCTAGACGAACACGCCTGTAGCCCGTGTAGGATTCGAACCTAACGTTTTCTACCTGAAAAGGTAGTCGTCCTGAGCCTATAGACGAACGGGCCATGTCTCAGTTTATAAATCTTCTCCATCTAAGTGAAGGAGTCAACAAAACTCCACTGAGTAGTTTAGTTAGTAGCCCATGCAGGATTCGAACCTACGTTTACAATCTGAATAGAAAGTCGTCCTAAGCCTCTAGGCGAATGGGCCATATAATCTTTTTTATAAGGAAGTTTTCAGATTCAGGGGGTTCAGCTACTTAGTTTCACTTCCTTGCCTAACCTTAAACTTCCTTACAAAGTTAGTTATTATTTTTCAATATTCCAAATTTTTGTGAAGTATTTATAAGAATTTTTAACTTTTTCTTCTGTTATATTCCCGTCTGAAATACAATACAAAGTTAATTCTTATTTTTGAATTTTCCAAATCATTTCAAAATATTTATTAAATGATTTGTATATAGAGAACGAATGCGAACTTAAAATGTTATATTTTTAATAAGAAAGATTTACATTTAAATATTCAGGTTTACCAGAAACATCTTCTAATACCCATATAGGTTTATCAAATTCAAATCCTTCAAATGGTACTTCTATTTCTGCTACTACGAGTCCATCATTTTTTTCTTTAAAGAAATCTATTTCCCATTTTAGATTATCATTTATTTTAATAACAAATCTCTCTTTCATTAATTTTTTAGAACATAATGATAACATAGCGATAGCATCAGTATAAGGTATTTCATATTCAAATTCTTCTCGACTAATTAATCCTTTACCTTTAACTGTAATGAAACCTTGATTACTACCATATGATTGTAATGGGTGTTTAGTACAAATCCTAACCCTAACAGTTGGATTATCTGAAAGATAACCCTGTACTATAGTAACACTATTGTCCAATTCAGGTAAAAGCTCTTTATTTACTAAAAACTTATATTCTATTTCTTTTGCCATATACTTTAAATTAAGGAACTAAAAGTTCATTATTGTTTGCACCTCTTATACGTTTTATATCATCCTCTGATAATACTTTACCTTTGATTTTATTCATTACTTCTTTAACTTTTTTAGTATCTATTTTATTCACTTTTTCAATTAATACACTGCTATCATATTCATTTTCAACAATATCAATAGGGATTGGAAAATAATTCATTAAGAAATCTTTTTCGGTATACCAGTTTTTACAATCAACGCCAGTATCACTTATTTTTCTAATGTAGACTTCGACACTACTTGATGTTCTATTGGTTATGATACAAATCCTATTAGTTTTTAAATCAACGCAAATGCCGTAAGCGGGTAAGATAGTAAAATGTGTATTAGTTTTAACATATTCAGTTGTAATTCTAATCATCATTCTTCTTTGTGGCGCAATACTTAAATTTTCAAGTCTCCACCAACCAAAATCTTCATCATCAACTTTTACATATAGATGTTCCCAATTGTTATGACTTAAGAATCCAACCGTACCTTTTTTAAAATTATTACTCATTTTTATATAATTTTTAATTAAATGTAGCTATTTCTTTTTATTTTTCCAAATTAAACTTTAATAAATTGAAAAAGATTAGGATAATCGGTGATAATACCATCAACGCCTTGTTCTATAAGACTTTCCATTATATTTAAATCGTTTACAGTCCAAGGAATAATACCCATCTTATTATTTTTACAGAATTTAATGCTGTCTTCTGTAATTAATTTATAATTAGGACTATAAAAATCAGGAGTAAATCCTAATATAGATAAATTTGTTTCCATAGTTAAATCATTCTCTACTAATAATGCAATTTTTATTTCTGAATATTTATTTTTTAAATATTGAAGTGGTTTAACATCAAAAGAACGAATAATAATCCTATCTTGAATTTTAAACATATAAATTATAGGAATTAGTAAATCAACAATTTCTTCTGGTGAAGGTTGTGATATATCATATTCATTAAGGCTTGATTTAACCTCAATATCATAAGTTATAGATGCTATACCATACTTCTTAGTATATCTCTCAACTTCTTCTACAACATCGTATAATAAAGGTTTAAATGCTTTAAAATTCATTTGTGTGTCAAAATCAGGATGCTTTTTTAATCCAACATCAAATTTTTTTATTTCTTCGTATGGCATTTTATAGAGATTAAACATTTTATCATTATCAATCTCTTTTCCATCTGATGTAAGACAAAATTTAGAATTCATATATGGTTCATGTGAAACTACAAGTTGTCTATCTTGACTTACTACAATATCAAGTTCTATCGCATTACAGCCAAGTTTAACAGCTTCTATGAATGATATAATGGTATTCTCAGGCATAAGCCCTCTACAACCTCTATGTCCAGTTTTGTAAAAATTAGTATTCATCTTCTATTTCATCTAACTTATCTTCAAGTACTTTTATTTGTTCATTAAGGTCTTTAATAATTTCCTCTAAATTTAAGCTTTCGTCAAGTAATCTAATACATTCATCATGTGAATATTTTAAATCAGATTGCAATTTTTTAATTAAATAAGATTCTTTTGATTTATTTGATAACCTCTTGACTTCCTTTTTAAATATTTTCATAATAAATTGCTAATTTTAATTATTCGCTTAAAAGATATATTACATTCTTTATAGTCTTTCAAATATTCTCTACAAACTCTTACAGAATACACTTCATTTAATTTAAATTTATCAACTAAATGCTTCCAAAAAATTTTAACTGTATTATAATTATTATATTCAATAGAATAAAAACCATTACCAATTTTAAATCCATAACGATTATATGTTTTACGATTTAAACCATCTTCAACATAAACATATTGATGCTTTTTGTCAATATAACATAAAGGAAATGTCTTATATAAGTATATGTATATTTCTTCTTTAGTCATTATTATCGTCTATTATATTACTTATAATAGATTTCCTTTTAATAGTTTTAAAAAATTCCACATTTTCTTCAATATCAAACATATTAACGTCAAGTTTATAATCAACATTTATATTTATAGTACTAATAGATTCTTTATATGGTGAATGAAATAATGAATTAGTAAAAAATATTTTTTGTGAAAATAATTGTAGTTTTTTAATATTTGTTTCATGTAATAGTGATATTTTAGTATATGATGACGTATTTGTAGCATATAAAAAATCCATGGAATTTACCATTATAATAGTATCTTTATCATCAACATTTATATTAGATAGATTATCTATAAAATCACTGATGGATGGTCTTGATATTATCACAAACTTATCTTTTTTCAAAGCTTTGAATTTATGTTTTTTTGCTCTACTTTCTACATTTATTGAACTATAATTCAAAAATATAACTATTTTACCTATTGAAACGTAATGGTTTGCAATAAAAAGCAAAGCTAAAGTATAATGTCTATCTAATCCATATAATTGAATAATTTCTTTTTTAGTGGATATAATACCATCTTGTATTCTCTCTAACATATGTTATATATTCAGAGAAAACAAAAAGTATTTTTATGATATAAGTAAAAATGGATATTTATGGTTAGCGCAGAATTTATATTAGTATCAACTGAAATGAAAAATCCAATCTTGATACAACAGTGTATGATAGAAAATTTAATATTTAATAATGATATTATAACAATTAAGAAAGAAAATTTTGATTATGAGTTTGAAATTATATCTATGTATAATGTAATTGATAATGGTGTTCATATGATAAAATATGATGTTATTCCTTTGTATGGGGATCAAACTAAAGAAATAATAAGAAAGCTTAGAATTATTGATATTGATACAGATAGTAAATAAATACAAACATAAACCAACTTTAAACGACATCTATATAGGTAGAGGCTCTTTATTAGGTAATCCTTTTTCACATAAGGAGAATACTAAGGCTTTGTATAAAGTTGATACTGTAAATGAATCGATAGAAAAATATAAAATATGGTTAATTGAAAATTTTAAAAATAATAAAGAAATTAAAAACTACATTTTATCAATTAAAGAAGATTCTGAATTATCTAATATAAATCTTGTTTGTTTTTGTAAACCTAAAGCATGTCATGGTGACATAATTAAAGATTTTATAGATAACTTAGAGTAACTATAGTTTCTTTTTCTTTTCTTCTTTCTTTTTAATTTCGATTATTTCATTTGAAACAGAAATTTCTGAAATTTTCTGATTAGATTTTTCTGTGAGATTTTCGATTTCTTTTGCTTTATTTTTAATCGTATCTCTTAAATCGTTAATTAATTTTTTTCTTTCTAATTTATTTTCCATTTCTTTCTACTTTTTTTACTATTAAAAATAAACTACTGTTTAGTTTTTCAAATTCACGATAATCACCATCTAAGAAATTAAAATTAACTGTTTCTATGTGATTTTTTTTGTATAAACTTATCTCACTTCTTTCTCTTATTAAAAAATAAAATTCATATCTACAATTTAGATTTTTAATCCATGGAGTTGTTCTAACACCAGATTTTTCCCACTTCTTATATTGACTTTCTCTTAATTTTGTTTTATCAGCATCTTTTTTACCAACAAATTGTAAATCATCTAATAGTTGTTCAGAAGAAGGGTATAAATTCATTGATGGTGTTAAATCATATTCCGTGAATATATCACCATGTAACATTAATTTACCATTTTCACCATCTTTCTCAGGTGTTCTAAATTCTATATTAATATTCCCAATTTCAGATGGTGTTTCAACTTCTTCAACTGTTAAACCATTTTCTTTTGCAAAATCATTCACCGTATCAGTATTTTGTAATAATGGCTCTACTTTATTATCTTCTACTCCTTGTTTAATATCATTTTCTCTATTAATATCATCAGAATTTGAACCATCAGTATTCAATATAGCATTCTTAACTGCTACAACACCAGCTCTTTTTAATAAAGATGTGGGAAGTTTCTTTAATATTTCAATAGGAAGTTTTTTAGTAGCAGATTTAAGTATAGATTCATATGGTAAATTTTTAATAGTACCCTTAGCAATATATTGTTCTATTGCTTCTTTTTCAACTGCTTTTACTAATTGTGCTGATTCACCACCTACTAATTTATTTATTTCATTTTTTATTATTTTTAAATCAGTATTAATAACAATCATCGAACTATTACATAATTTTTCAGTGAATGTTGTTCCATTATTTTTTAAAATATCAAGAATCATATCAGGTTTTTTAGAAAGCATATCAGGTGTAATCCTTCCCATTTCTTTAGTAGTAATGGATTTTCCCAATCTTCCAAGTTGCTCTTCATTTATCATTTTAGAAACAAGTGGGTCCAATGATTTTATTTTTGACGAAAATATTTTTTCAGATTCTAATATAACTGCGTTTTTAAATATGATAAAGTCTTTAGCAATATACTTTTCAGTATTAGACAGTATTACACCTAAATCATTTTTTATAAAATCAATGATTTGTTTAATACCTGGTAATTTATATAACATTTTAAAAATCCATGTGTCTTGATACTTTAAAATTGTTTCTAAAAATATTTTTCTAACTGGCTGTAAATTAAATAAAAATTTAAATAATCTTTTAAACAAACCTATAGGTAAGATACTAGCACCTACTTTAAATAATGTTTTAAAGAATCCACCAGTTATTTTTGATATTGTAGATATTAATCTTTTTATTATAGAACTACCAACCGATTCTGCACCGAATGCAGGAATTGGCGCAAATAAAGCAGTTATTACACCACAAATAGATAAACCAAATGCTTCATTAGGCTTATATTTAGCTTCTACGAAATAGGAAGAAGAGTGTAGAATATCAACAATCATTCCAATACCTACGAATTTACCACCCAAAGCAGAAACAATTGCACTAACACCATCAACACCTAAATGTACCCAATCACTAGATGTTTGCGGAATTAAATCAGACCATCCAAATTCTTCATTTAATCTACCATCACCTTCTTCTAACATCAACTCTTTTTCAACAAATAAATAATATTTATCTACTTTTAGACATTTAGTTGCCTCATTCCATGTAAAATCAGGTCTTTTGAAACCATTTTCACCATCTTTATAAGAATCATACGATAATAAATAATCCATTATACTCTATTATTTTTAATAGATTATATATTATTTTTTAAATACCGTAAATGATTGTATGTAATAAAATATTTGCGTATTATGTTTAATATATAATTTATGGAAATTTTAAAACATGTAATTACTGGTAATTTAGAAATTATGGTAAAAAGAATAGAACATCAAAAAATAGAAATACTTTCTACTGAAAATGTTCAAATAACTCAATCATCAGTTGCATGGGCTAAAAAAGCAGATAATCCTATTACTGCATCATATGAATCAAAAAATGTATCCGTTAAAACATCAACAGGTGATATTAATTTCGGAATAGCTATCACAAGAAGTAATAGATAAGTTATTCTATTCAACACACCATTCAACAAAATCTGGGAGATTTTCAATAGATTCAGAAGCTTCTTTTATTGTAGATGATGTGATATAAATATATTTTACTTGTAGTAATGCTACACCCATTCTATCTTCCATTCTTTTTCTTAATTTCTGCTTTAAATCTATTACATTAAATGTTGGTATTATTAGTTGAATTTCCTTTAATCTAATTTCATAATCATTCCATTCTATCTGAGATAGTTCTTCTATATTATCCATAGAAACAACAATACCCGTATCTATATGATACGGGATAGTTATTGTTTTAGTTGTTTGATTATCAAGAATTTCTTGATAAGTTTTAGATTGTGTTAATATTTTAATCATTAATATATTGAAATTTTTATATTCCACCACAATTTTAATTAAATAAATCTTCGGCAGAAACATCATCAGATGATAAATCCAAAGTATCATAATCACCTTCTGAAATTGAACCATCCATAATACTATTAATTTCTTCAACTTCATCAACTGAACCATAACTAAAATATTTATTAATAATTGGCTCTAAAGCATCTATTACATCTTGTGTAAATACCGCTTTTGTGAAAATTTGTTTTTCGTATAGAGATTTATCTAAATGCCTAACATACCATTTAATTCCACCTGGTTTGAAAAACATTTCACCTGTAGATTTATCAACTTCCATTTTACCCTGTGCAATACCAAGCTTATCAAAGTTTTCAGGAGTACAAAAAAAATCTAAACCATTAAATGGATTGGATCCAGATACGAAACTAAGTTCGAATTTATTCTTCTTAGGTCTAGCTAATCTATTTTTAACTGCTTTAGCTGTAATAATAATACCAGATTGTCCTAAATCCATCTGATCTTCCAAGCCTGTTTTAAGTTTAGCTTTAGATAAATAAACTACTGTCGTGGCAGAATATGCCAGAGCTCTACCACCTTTCATAATTTCTTGTGGGAATAAATCCATTGAAAGATATGTATGATTGGTTACTACCAGTGGCATATCAAGATATCCTAAGTCGGCATTAATACTTCTAAATAATGATCCAATAGCTTTAGCCCTTGTCATATCTTGTTTAATTTTACCACCAAGTAAATCTTCTTTTTCTTTATTAGATGCCAATTGTCCAATAGAATCAAGGAAGAAAATCATTTTAGGTAATTCAACATTCTTTTTCTTTTGTTCTTTTAAACCATCTAATACTTTAGTCAAAGTGATATTTAAATCTTCTACTTTATTAGATCTAAGTAAGATAAAATTATTATCAACATCAATACCATATTTAACCATATCCGATCTTTCAATAGCATTCTCAGTATCAATGTATACTATAACATAATCTTTTTTCTGTGCTTCTCTCGCAACATTAAAGCATAGATATGATTTACCTACACCAGATTCACCCGCAAATACAGTAATTCTATTATTTAAAATACCACCATTTTTAATTGATGCACTTAGAACAGCATCTAGCATATAGATACCTGTAGAGATGAATTCTTTTGGTTTATTATGCTTTTCAATTACAACAGATGTAGATTGAACAGATTCATCGAACAATTTTCCAATATCAGTAAATGTAAAGCCAATTTCTTTCTTTTTAGCCATTTCAAAAATTTATTTATTATTTATATAAATAATTCACTTTTTGTTTTGAAAAAAATATAACTATTTATAGAATTTAATATATAGATAAAATAGGGTTAATCATTATAAAAAATACTTCAATAAAACAGCAATTTATTATAAAAATGTTGTTTTCTGATGATAAAAGCCAATTAATAATTAATAAATACTAAGATGAAAAACGTTTTAAATTTTGAGCAATTTGTAAATGAAAATTGGGATTTTCCTGGATATGGTGTTGCTATGAATGGTAATGGTGTGACACCAAATGACCCGACAACGAGCGTAAATGCTTATGATAAATTTAAAGCTGATGCTGAAAATCAAATTGCACGTCTTAGATTTATTTTACAAAATGCTTTTGCTGATGCATCTACATTGGATAAATCTAAATTTGATTTTGTTATAGAAAACTTAAAGGTATTTAGAATATTACCTAATAATAATGGATTTTTAGATATTTACATCAAATTTATATTAAATGAAACTAATTACATGGGATGTTTTAAAGATTGGGGAAGTAAAAATTGTAAATTTGAAAGTGCTGTACTCGCAGTTCCACAAATAAGAATACATTTAGAAAATAAAATAAAACTTGAAGGAATATTCAAAAAATGTTTAACTGAATGGTTTATTCCTAATAATGGTGAATATAAAGCATTAACTAAAATAAAAGTATATGATTTTATGGGTGACATTTTTTATATCCCACAAGATGCAAACATAGTAGTTGATGAAGTTGTAACAGAAGATGATAAACCAACAATTAATATTTTATACAAAGAAAAAATGTATTATTTGACTAATCTTGACTATTACTTCTTTAATTGGTGGTTTGATACTAAAGAAAAACCTAAATTTTATATCTAAATCTTTTTAACTTGTTTTAGATTGGATGGATTAGTTACCCTTGATGGAATAATTTCATTATCATATTCATTTACTGCAACTTCTAATTTAGTGATTGCTTCAGAGAAAAACTTATTCGATACATTTATAACATATTTAGATGCTAATATTAATTTGTTAGCTCTATGAATTTTTTCTTTTAGAGAATCTATTTCTGCTTTTTGTTTTTCGATAAGGTTTATTAAATCTTGCTGATTCATATATTAATGTGTTTATATGTCCATATGACCACTACTCCATCCATTATAAGCATCTTGATCCCATTCCATGTGTGGTGAAGTTGACATTCTCGCTGGGGGTAATAGAAGTGGTGCTTTAGTTATAGTACTAGAAAAAGGGCTATTATTTAAATTCCTTTTTTTAGATTGCTTATAATCTTTTTTTTCTTTTCTTGACATTTTATTCCAATTTGGTGGAAAATAAGCAGTTGATATTTTAACATTATTATTAAATGTAATAATAGTCTTACTTCCGTCCGCATGGTGAACTATGTCCTCTCTTTTGTCGTTATTTTTCTTTTTAATTTCTACAGGGCGACCTGCATAAAAATCATCTAAGTCTTTTATTGTATATTTTGAATAACTCGTTGGTTTTTTAGCAAATTCGTGTTTATAAATCTTTGTAGATAAATCATTGATTATATCATATACAAGTCCTACACAACGTTCAACATCATCTAGTCTAATAAATTCTGTTGCAGTATGTGGCATATAATAACCACAAGACATATTGAAACAAGCGACATTTAAACCCATTTCTTTTAATTCAACAATATCGGTTTGTCCACCCATTTCAATTTTATAACCCCATTTTTCCAATAAAGGTTTTAAATCATCTTCAAAATCTTCATTAAATAGCTGAATTCCATGTCCATATTTAATGAAATCATCAGCACCTCTTCTATCACACTGAATTAAGAAAGCAGAATCGTTAAAAAATTCCATTCTACATGCACTAGAGCCCACACAACCAATTTCTTCTCTAGAAAAGAAAGCCACTTTAATGTTATCTAATTTAGATAACATATCTAAGCAGACATATACACCTACTTTATCATCACCACCAATACCATATTGTTCATTTTTAACAGTATCAAATGCAATTAAATCACCATTTTCGTTAAATCTAACTTCTACATTCATATTAACATCATGTACAGTATCAATATGAGATACAACAGTCGGGTAAAAATCGGCTAATCCCTTAGTGACATAAATATTGCCTTCTTCATCATATTCAATGAAAATATCAGCCCCCATTTCAATCATTTTAAGTATTTTATCAACGAGGTATTGAACCATCCTTGATTCATCTTTGGAATGTGATTGAATTTTTAAGACTTCAACTAACTTTTCAACATTTATGTTTTGATATGGCATTTTGAATATTTTAATACAAATATAGTGATTTTTTTTATATTGTCAAACAAATATTGTTTTAAAAATGAAAAATTTGAATAAATAGGATTTTATAAAGCATTTCTTCTTTTTTGAATGAATTTTACGGTAAAATTATATAATATAGAGTTATTCTAATTGATGTAGTTGAATTTATGATATAGTAATCATGTTTTATATATGAAATTTATATTTCCAGAATCATAAATCCTAAATATCTTTCTTTCTAACATTATCTCTTTTTCTGTTTTATTTGTATCGTACCCACTTTTAATTAGAATGCTTTTTCTATATTTAGATTTATTTTCTTTTTTATGATTAAGTACATAGTAATAATCAGGTTTTGTATTTGATATAAATTTAAAATTTAACTTTTCGTATAGTTTACCTATACTCCAATTTCTATCTACGCTTGTTATTATTTTTGATGGGTTATATCTTTTCAAAAAATAGTTAAATAATTTTGACGCACCACCAATTACAGTATAGTTTAATTTACTACAAAAATAAATCATTTTATACATATTAGCATCATTTTTTATATTTTTAAATGTCATTACTGTTGTTAACTCATCATTATAATATAAAGCAATATTTATTTTAGAACATGTATATCCTTGTAAATTATTATTTTCTAAAAACAATTTACTTTCTTTATTATTAATTTCTTTTATTTCACATTTTCTAGCATAAATTTTATTTGGTGTTTTCCCTAATAAATTTAATATCATAGATTTTACTATATCTTTTTTAAAAAGCCAATCATCTTCGTAAATATGAATTAATTGTATATTATTTCTTAAACAATCCTCTGTTTTATTTAGATGATAGTCATTATTTTTATCTAATTCACAATGCCAATATAGTCCATTAATTTCAAATGCAATATTTAAATCAGGTAGATAAATATCCAACTCTTTCCCTTTTAAAATTTTTCTATTAGATTTTATAATATTTAAAGTATAATATTTTTTTATAAAAATTATAATTTCGTTTTCAATACCAGATAAATTACTAAATTTTGGATAACAATTTGTACATACCTCAATGTTACTTTTAATTCTATTATAAAATAGACCCATTGTAATAGTAAAGTCACTATTACAAATTAAATGATGTAATTTAATTTTTTGATAATTTTTATACAGTATCTTGTAATTTATTAAATAATTTTCATTTTTATTTAAAAATACATTCGTACTATTTCTCAATGATGAATGATTTTCAACACCATATTTTTCTAAATTAGTGATTTTTATTTTATTTTTTATGTTGTTATCTTGCACACCATATTCAACACCATATTTTTCTAAATTAGTGGTTTTTATTTTATTTTTTATATCATTATTACTTAATGGATGTCCACCCCAATTTTTAATGAATGTGTCTTTTCTTTTTTCTTGAAATTTTTTTATATTAGATGGATTTATTTCGCCATATTTACTATATAAAGTTTTTTTAGATTTTATAATGTTACATTTTGAACAAACATATGATTTATCACCATTATTTATGCTGTTAAAATATGATGCGTATGAAACATATGTTAAATTTTCACAATTAGAACATTTGCAATTTACTTTTATTTTACTATAAGGTTTTAAATGATGTGGTAACACATCTATCATATCGCCAGATTTTTCGAATACATAATTTAAATTTTTCCAATATTTACATGTTTTATTATGTACAACAACTTTAATAAATTCATCTATAATCATTTAAATATAATATTTTTTTAATCAAATCTCTTATCATTTATTATAGCAAGATATTTAATATCTAATTCAAAATGCGTTCTTTCCCATTTGAATCCACCATCTCGCATTTTTAATAGTTTGAGAATGTATTTATTTTCTTTTCTCATAGCATCGGTTCTAATAATTCCAAGTACTAAATCCGAAGTTTCAACTATTGCCTTACTTTCAGAAATATCTTGTAAAGTTATATCACCTGCACCAAAATTATCCTTACCAACTTGCATTGCAGTTACCATTGCTAAGTCGTATTTTTGTGCAATTGCTCTTAAACCTTCTGATAATTGTTTACCATTACTGAAAAGATTACCTTGTTTATTATCAGGACACATAATAGTAAGATAATCAACAATTACCATATCAATTTTAATACCCTTTTTATCTTGTAGCATTTTAATATGATTATCTACATCAGATATAGTAGCAGAACCAGCAGGGAATTCTTTCACGAAGAATTTACCCATTGGATTTTCAAATAAACTAGAATCCTTTGTAAATTGAGCATTTCTACTTCTACGCTCTTTTATTTTAGATTCAATATACTTTATATCTTTACTTCTATGATCATATTCTTCTATAGGAATTTTTAAACTAATTGCACCATATCTCTTCATTACTTTTCTATCAGACATTTCAAGAGATACATAAAGAACGTTCTTACCATAATTAGTAGCATTAACAGCTATATTTGATAACCATAATGATTTACCTGAGTTAGATGGACCAATTATGATAGAAAGTGTTTTTAAATCAAATCCACCCGATGTTAATTCATCTAATGTTTTCCAACCAGTAGGAATTTTATTCTTTAGAGTATCTTGTATGTGTGATTTAGGATCATCAAAATCTAACCCTAAATTTTCATCATCAAAATTTAATAACATTGAATTACCAAATAATTCTTTCAACTTTGATGCTGCTAATTCAACGTTATCGTAATCAGCAGGATTTAAATTTCTAACATAGTCAACAGCTTCTTGCATTCTTGATCGAATGTTAGTTGTAGTAGACCATGATTGAATATTTTTTCTCAACCATTCATCATCTTTCCCTTGTTGATATTGAGATAGATCAACAGCTAGTAATGTTTGTAAATAATCATCTGAAATTTTTCCATGTGGATCATCAATTCTAACTATTTGTCTAATCATTTGTGGTGTAGGCACAATAGGTTTTTTAGAACCAATAAAATGATTTCTTATTCTCTGATAAACGAATTGTATTTGTGCATTCTTAAATGCTATTGGTTCTACTCTATGAAAGTAGGATGGATTATCTAAAATGTAGTTAAAAAAAATTGGTTCTAATGTCTCTAAGTTTTGCATCTGTATCTATATTTATTCTTGTGTTAATTATAGATAAATTGTGTGATCGGTTTTAAAACTGGTTGATATTTTTCTATATAAGTAAAAAGAATAGTTAAAAATATGGATAATTTATTTCCAATAGCACAAAGAATACAATCAAAAATTATAGGAATTGAATTAGTATCGGTTCAACCTTTAGCAACACCAAATTATTATCCTTACTGGAGGAATATAGTATACGACAGAAAATCTAAAATAGATAGAATATTTAAAAGTCCTGAATGGAGACAACATAAAATAGAAGAATTGTTAAAATAATTACAAAAAATGGTAAATTCATCTTTGAAAAATACAACATTTATTATTTTTAGCGTATAATAGTTACCTAAAATAGGTAAAAAATTAAACTTTAAACATGTTAGAAAATGAAAAGAATGAACCTACCGATGATTTAGAAAGCGAAGAAAATTTACCAGGTGATGAATTAGATTCTGATATTTACACCGAATCAGATGGTACAGAAGAGCAAGATAATGCAGTGCTTGATGAAGAGCTGGCTGAATTATCAGAAAAAACTGATGAAACTAAATTAGCTTCCGAAGAAGAGTCCAAACACAAAATAAAAGGAAAACATTCATTAACACACGATTCAATTTTTAAAGGTAAAAAAAAGAAGGATGAAAACGGTGATGATGATGAATTCTCCGCAGATTTTTTAGTTCCAAAACAAGATAATTTTGATTTCGATGTTTCATCTGGATACCATGAAGAAACAAAAGATCCTGAAGAATACGTAAGACTTAAAAAGCTTAAAGAAGAAATTTATATTATTATTATTGAGAAAACTGATATAAATATTAAGAATTCGAGAAGAAAGCCAGGTAGATTAGATTTTAATAAATATTATGGTGTTATGGTAGAAAACTTAGATACTAAAACATATAGTTATGGTGAAATATTCATAGAATTGTCTTTTTATTTTAGTGATAATATTTTTAATATGTTCAAACTTTTAGATAAGAAATGGGGAGGAAAGATTATTAAAGAATTAGCAAAGAAAAGAAATATTAGAATAGATCAAATGGATTTTTTATAGAAAAAAGGGCATAAGCCCTTTTTTCTTATATTAAATTTTTTATCTTTCTTCTCCTTATAAAATTTGTAAGAATACCTAGTTGATATTCAGTAATTAAAGGTTTACCATTACTGAAACACAATACAATTATATCTAATGATTTTTCACTTATATAACATAATACATCGAATGTGTAGAAATCTTTCCAACCTTTTATTACTACATTTTCATATTTATTGTAATATCCAACTTCCTCTATAGTTATAGTAATATCATCATAGATACCTTCTTTATTCAATTCAGTTTCCATTTCTAATTTATCTTTACCTTCAAGATAAATTAATTCATCAAATATTCCTCTAACAATTATATTTCTCATAATAAAACCCCCTTCAGTTTAATTTTTAAGTTAAACCAAAGAGGGAAAAAATTAAGTCTAAATTATTTAATTAAAAATCTTCATCAAATTTTATTTGATTATCTTCTACACTTTTACCTGTAGAAGCTCTCTTATATTCTGAAACTCTTTTTTCAAAGAAATTATTTTTTCCAGATAATGATAACATTTCCATAAAATCAAATGGGTTTGTTACATTATATACTTTAGAATAACCTAATCTTTGTAACCAAAAATCTGCTATATATTCTATATATTGTGTCATTAAATTTGAATTCATACCTATCAGTGATACTGGTAACGATTCCGTAATAAATTCCTTTTCTATTTCTACAGCACTTATAATAATCTCTTTAACCTGTTCTTCTGATAGTTTATTTACTATATGATTTTTATACAATAAACATGCAAAATCACAATGTAATCCTTCATCTCTGGAAATTAAATCATTAGAAAATGATAATCCTGGCATCAATCCTCTTTTCTTTAACCAGAAAATCGAACAAAATGCTCCTGAGAAAAATACGCCTTCTATGGCAGCGAATGCAATAAGTCTCTCTACGAAAGAGCCGTTATCAATCCAACGCATAGCCCACTCGGCTTTCTTTTTAATTGCTGGTATAGTGTCGTGAGCATTAAATAATCTATCTTTTTCAGCAGGATTTTTAATATAAGTATCAATTAAGAGTGAATATGTTTCGGAATGTATATTTTCCATCATAATTTGAAAGCCATAATAGAATTTAGCTTCTGCGTATTGTACGGAATTAACCATATTACTACAGAGATTTTCATTTACGATGCCATCGGATGACGCAAAGAAAGCTAATATCATTGATATGAAATGTCTTTCATTATCAGTAAGACTCTCCCAATGTTTTATATCTTCCGATAAATCAATTTCTTCTGCCGTCCAAAACATTGATTCAGCAGTTTTATATGCTTGCCAAATATCATCATGTTTTATAGGGAAAATAACAAATCTATTTGGATCTTCAACAAGAATTGGTTCAATTTTTTCTAAATTTTTATTCATTCTATAATATACTTATTTTTTTATCTTAATTATTATATTATAAATGATATAATAGTTTAGTTAAATAAGAATAAAAAAATCCACAGCTTTAGTAATTCTAAAATTGTGGATTTTTATTTAATTATAAAAATTGTTTATAACATAGTTACCTTGAATGATCTAGTTTTAGTATAAACTATGTAATTTTTACCAATTACTGCTTTATATTTAAAAAAGTTTAATAGAATACCTTGATATACAAAATTTCCTTGAAAGTCATATATGTTTGCATCTTCTTGTAGATAATTAGTAGCAACATAAATAATATTAGTATATGTAGTAGCTCCATCATAGTCAACTTGTTTTATTCTATAATAAAGAACTGGTTCAACTACATTGTGTTGTGTAAATGTATATTGATTATATTTGATATTTATACCACTAACTTCACCAATATCAGTAAAAACTTTTCCATCAATTGAATTTTCAATTACATATTTATCATTATTTACTTCATCCGCAACAGTCCAATTAAGGATAACATCACCATTATTTTCTTTACCTGTAAATGAAATAAATTTAACTGGTAATGAACCTACACACGAAACAACACTACCACTTGATGATGTTGGTGCTACTATAATAATGTTATCAATTAAAATATTATAATCTGAATAATTAGTAGCGAATGCAATTTTAAATATACCTTGTCCAGTAGAAGTAGGTGTAAATGTAGTTGTGTACAAAGTCCATCCAATATTTGATTTACTTACTGTTGTAGGGTTACTATATGTACCACTAATATTAGTAGATACTGTTATACTATTGGTGCTTGGTATTGTTTCTATATCATAATAAAATGATATTGTATAGGGTTTACCAATTTCAAAGTAATATTTTTGACTAATAATATATTCACCATCTTTAGCCTCAGCGTATTGATATCCTTCTTGTGCTCTCCCATCAGGAGTTTTTCTAACTTGAACATTAGAACTACTTGGATCCCAACATGCATCATCTCTTAAATTTCCAGTATATACATTTTCAAAACCATCGACAAATTGTGTTGTTTGACCAATACATAGCGATGTACATAATAATACGAATAGAAATGTTATTTTTTTCATTTTAGTGATTTTATTTTAATTCTTTGATTATAGAATAACTAAATAAAAAAGTTTTAAAAATAGAGAATTATATTATTAAATAATGTTAAAAGTCTGTTTTTTAGCTAATTACACACAGGACAATCTCTTTCACCTTGTCCACCACATTCATAACATTCCCTGCTTCCTTCATTACAATAATTACAATATACTTTACCATCATTACAGTCGGAATTAGTACAATCAATTTTACCTATACCTTCACAGTTGTGGCATGTATTATGACCATCTGTACAATATGCACAAGGTTCATATCCAATACCATCACAATCCTCACATTTTTCAATATTAAGCTTCCCAATACCTTTACATGTCTTACATTTAACTTCAATTTTCTTTTGCTCACCTATGCCATTAATAGTAAGTTGTGGTTCATCGATTAGTATAACACCTTTTCCTTTACAATCCACACATTCATCATAAGTTTCACCTACACCATTACATGTGTCACATTCAGAACCTCTGCCTGTTCCATCACATTTTTCACAGTCTATTTCACCAGTTCCACTACAATCAGAGCATTCAATTTTTTCTGTTCCATCACAATAAGGACAATCTTGGTAACCATCACCATCACACTCATCACATTCATAAGAACCGTTATCACATTCACATGTAATAGTACCATCACCCCCACATCTTTCACATTTATTATTAGGGCCGCCGTCAGTTTCGGACCATTTTTGAACATGACTCCTTGTGCTTGAATTGGTTAAATAATAACCATCTGCGTCCTCACATAGAAATTTTATAGTATCCATGTATGGTTTTTCTACTTCTATCCAATCAATGCCTTTTGGTAAATTTATATCAAAATTTAGCTGTTTTACTCCATCTGAAGTATTAAATCTTTGACATGTGTATGATTGCTCAGTTTTATAAACCCATCCTTTTGTTTTAGCGTAATCAACCATCATATGAAGAGTTTCATCATCAATACTATAAACTCTATCCATAAATGTATATGTTTCTCCTTCGAAATCTTTAATATCTTTCCATATAATAGCTCTCGCCATTAATGTATTACTTTTAATATCTATAAGAGCTAATAAATAAACATTAGGTGTTTTTGTATAAACTGTAAAATAATCTTCACACGATTCATATCTCATGCACGAATTATAAAGAGAAATGCTATCAGTTTTTCCATCTGGCCTAATGTAGTATTTATTTTCATTATACCATTTACTAATAACATCACCATGAAATAATTCAAATTTTGTTTTTTCTGAATCAGAAAACATTTTGTTGTGTGCTATCTTAAATTTATTAACAAAATCTTCTATTGCTTTATCATTAACGTCTACACCTTTTTTAAGAAGTAATGCTCTAAGTAAACGTCCAATTTTAGTTGATTGTCTTTTCTTTGATGTCCATTCAGTTTCACCTTCACTTGGTAATGTTTTACCAATATATGATACAAAATCATTTTTATCACGTAAAATATCAAGATAGCTATCGCCTAAATCATCTTTTCCTTGATGTGCATCTAATAAAAATTTAGCTAATGGATCATCTATTTTTTCTAAAAGTTGTATTAAAGAATGGCTTAATACCAATTCTTTTTCAGAAATCATACCATTTAAAAAATTAAGGAATTCAACTAAAATTTTATAGTGATTCATTTGAAATAATAATACATTTTGATTATATATATTAATTAATTGATATAAAACAAAAAATCCTCTAAAATATAGAGGATTTTTAAAAATAGCTATTAACTTATTATCTTCTTCCGACACCTTTACAATATTCACAAGTCATAGTATCACCATCTTCTTTATGATGTCCTACGCCATCACATTCTTCGCAAAAACCACCATGATTGTATGACCAATTATCATCCCACTTTTGATTTTCATCATTAGTAAGTCTCGGAACTAATTTACCTGTTTCAACATCTTTAAAATATTTAAAAAATTTCAATGTATCTAAATAAGGAAATCTAGTATTTTTCCAATCAGACCAATTAATATCATTTATAATAAATGCTTGTAATACAGATTGTTTTACGATAGCACCATTTGTAATAGGTGTATATGGTTTAGCGTTTTGTGTAGCTTTATACCACCAACCTCTTTTTTCAGCATATAGTTTAAACAATTCATCTAAAGGACCTTCAACACAATAGATTCTATCCATAAAAGTAGCTATTTCACCATCAATTAGAATATCATTCCAAATTAATGCTCTACCCATTAATAATCCATTTTCTTTACTTATTAAAGTAAGAAGAGATATAAAAGGAGTATGTGTATAAACATGAAGATAATCTCCACATTTATCATAACGCATACAAGATTTATTTAGTGTGTCACCACCATCAATGGGTTGGTGATATGAATTACCATTATACCATTTGATAATTTCTTCACCTTTTGTCATTTTCCAATCAGCAAATTCTAATTGCTCAGAATCGTCTACTTTTTGAATCGATCTGTATTTAGCAACGAAGGTATCTATCTCAGGCTGTGTGAATTGAACACCCCTTTCGTTGGCTACAGCAGTAACTAATCTACTAATTTTAGTTTTTTGTCTACTTGGATGTCTCCATACATCTCTTTCATTACCAATATCTTTTTTCTTTATTGGTAGATATGAAATAAATCCTTCTTCTGATGCAGTATCAATATAACTAAAATCAATATTTAATACTTCTGAACTATTATGTAAATCTAAAAGAAATCTTGAAATAGTACCACCCATTCTTTTCAATTTATGTGATAGACTTTTACCTAAAACAATTTCTTTTTGCTCCATTATAGAAAATAAGAATCCTCTTAATTGATCCATATCAGTTATAATAGAAGCTGGTGTTTTTTTAGAAGAAGTGGATTTTTTATCAGAAGAAGCAACTTCTGAATACCTATTCTTTATTACTTTTTTAGGAGTAAATGTAGCACCACCTATACCCCAATCATTTATATTAATTGGTTGTTCTAAAAATTGTCGTTGCCTTTCAATATGTTCAGCAATCACTCTTTGTCTATCACCCTCATTATCACCCTCATTGTTATTTACATCAGGAATAGGAATACCCTCAGTAAAAAGCAACCAAACACCACCATTTTGATGTTCTTCTGCACCCACTTCCATATCTCTTCCTTTTTTTTGGGACACCCTTTTTTTATTTAAATAATCTTGGAAAGATCCTCTTTCGTTATCACCAGTTGGCATATTTTTCTTTTTAATTGCTTTTTTAATCAATTTAATGTAAAAAATAATAATTTTCTTACATTTTTTTATAAATTTGAAAATTTTCATCTTATTTTTTGTTAATCTTCTTCAAGGCATCTATAAAATATTGTGGAAACATTTTAGTATTTCCAACTAAAATATCACCAAAACAGCTATCTAATATGAATGTATCGCAATAATCATCATTATTTCGCACACTTCTACCATAACTTTGAATTATAGTCTGTATAGTCTTTAACGCATACCACGAAGGTTTGTTCTTCAAACGGACTTGATTTACTTTAGAACTTAGACTTGGATATGGAACTTTTATTATAATTTGGAATCTAGACAAGTCATCTTTTAAGTCAATTCCTTCACTCATGGAAGCTGAAACCAGGACACAATCATCAATTCTATTAATATGCTCATTAAGTTTAACATCTCTTTTATCAGGATCCACGAAAATTAATCGTTCATCTTTAATATCTCTTCTAACGTATTCTAAAAATTCATACGAATTCGTATGAATTATTCCTTTTTTACCTTTATACTTTTTTAATATTTGCTTTATTACAGGTACAAAATTCCCCCAAGAACTCTCTTTATGTTGATATGATAACTTTCCTAATGGGTAATAATAAATAGGTCTTTTTGATGCATCGAATGGTGATGTTTGAGAAAAGAATGAGAAATCATTTTCAGGTATACCATTCAGAAACGAAAATGTATTTCCATCAATAATAGTACCTGACATGAATATAATATGTTTATACTTACCCCAAACATGTTTAGCTAATATATCACCTGTCCACAATGGTTGAATAGTCCACGTAATATCACCTTTAATAATTTTTCTATCTGCTACCCATTCAGAAGTATTACTTCTAAAGTCTTCTAAAAACTTTTTTAATTTAGAAGTTAATTCTGATATGTATTTTATAGTTCTTAGCCTTTCTTCCCATTTCTTATCCTTTAATGATGGTAAAACTGCTCTGTGTGCTCCTTCTGAAATAGCTAAATCAGCCAATAATGTATTTTCAATCCAATTTGCAATTTCTTCAATTCTTTCAAATTTAGCTAATTCAAATTCATACTTAGAATCCCTACCACCTACTATTAAACCTCTCCATGTTTTTGGACCTAACACAAAAGTTACGAAATCATTAATAATAGATTCAAAATTGTGACATTCATCTATTATCAGAACATCAGATTTTCTAACATCTAAAATTTCACTATTAAATAATGCATATAATCCTATTAAATGAAAATTAGTTAAACTGATTTTACCATCAAGCCATTTACTTTTAGCTTCTTCGTATGGACATTCTTCACATTTTTGTTTTTTATTGCTCTGATTGCATATATTTCCGAATTCACATGTTCCACTCCATCTATCACATTCGTAATTTGATCTACCCCATAGATTATTGATATAATCAAATTCGTTAACATATTGTGTTTGAAGAATTTTACTATTGGTTAAAATATCAAATTTTGCATTACCATTTATTCTCTCTAAATATCTCTTACATAAATACATCGAATAAATACTTTTGCCGCTACCTGTTGGTAGTTCTAAGGCTAAAAATTTATTACCACTTTCTATACTTGATATAGACCACTCTATTGCATTTTCTTGAATTGGTCGTAATGTATAATCCATAGAATCAAAAAGCATTTCTTTGACTACTCTATCCCTTTTTTTGACAATTTTCTTAAAGTTTTTCATTCTTAAAAATATTTGATTTAAAATATCATTTATTGACAAATATTGGCATTTTTCAAAATAATATCTATATACGAATATAATATATACTAAAAAGTATTAAAGTTTAATGCAAAATAGAGTTTTATCTTTTTCTGATTATACAAAAGAAAGCACTTATAAAATGGGTGCTAATGGTATGGAATTACAGGAATGGTCATATTACAAAGATCATTATCCAGAAAAATATGATATGCCCAAAGAGGAGCAATTTGTATGGATTATTAAACATAAAGAAAAGAAGATGATAATAGTTAACAGTACTATATCAGAAGACAAAGTTAAAACTATTTTAGAAGAAATGAAAAAAGCAACGCTTTTATAATGAATATCTTCAATTTTGATAAATGGAATGATTTAAATGAGGAACGAATAACTCCCATTGGTATAGAGAAATTCAACGAATTACTTATTAAATATGCTCATTCTAATCAAAATGCTTTTTTATACAAAAAGATAATTAATCCTAAAACTAAAGTTGGTATTTTTTTTAAAACTACTAAACAATTTGAAAATCATGTTAATGAGCTTAAAACAGGAGAAAAACAAGAATGGAATGGATTTCCATTAAGAGATATGAGTTTAGTTTGCTATAATTACATTGAAAAAGAAGAAGGTGAAACATTCATGGTATTTCCTTTTAAATCGTCTCTATTTACAATATCTTCAAAAAAAGAGTGGGACACAGATGTAAATAGTGAAAATTGTAATAAAGGATATTGGACAGATAAAATCAAATGGTTAGAAAACTTAGATCAAAGGGAATTATGGACTGAATCACCATGTTTAATAATTTCCAAAAAGATGTGGGATTCATTAAATAAAAAATCTTAATTTTTATATATACATTATGAAATTTTTAAAGGATTATAAATTATTTGAAAGTTATAATGAGGTTAAATCATTATTGATTAATCCTACAAGTAATATGAGAAGCAATTATAATAATATAATTAAAGCTATTAATGCGGTTTGTACAGGATTTGGATTAAATACGGGTAAAGAATTACTAAAAGAGATCGCTATGGTTGAAACAAGACTCGGTACATTACCTGGTTCTATAAGAACTACAGGTAGAGGTGGTAGAGGTCCATGGCAAATTGATGAAATTGCATATAGAGATATTATTTCAAGAGGAAAAAAAGAATTCAAAGTATTTTTCAATAAATTTAAAATTTATACAGGTATAGACTTATCACAAGTGCAATGGAATGAATGTAATCAATTTTTAATAGGATGTGCATTTGCAAGATTGATAATGCAAGAAAGAGGTATTAGTGATAATATTAAAGATAGAGCGGATAGAGCACTTGCTTGGAAAAAGTATTATAATACTGTTGCAGGAAAAGGAACACCACAAAAATACTGGGAAATAGTTTCAGATTGTAATAAAGCATTAGCAATAAATGATCCATTAGCGGGTAAAACGTATAATGATTATATAGAAGAAAAAGATCAAATTTTAGCAGCACCTGATACAGAATCAATTATTCAATCACCACTTTATAAACAAAATGATGCATCAGAAATTGATTCTACTTATGTTGCGAAAAAGCCATATATTAGTAAATGAAGAAAAAGGAATTTAAAGAAATTTTAGATTACCTTTTTGGTGAAATACATGGAATAGATACACATCGAATATGTTATGATGATTATAGCTATGATGAAAACATCAATATAATTGTGAATTATCTTAGAGACGAAGAAAATACTTTAAGAGTTATATTTCCTGAATATGATGTATTAACAACAGAAAATTCCCAATTAAATAGTCTTCTATCTAAATTATCATCAGCTTCAATTTTATATAAAGAAATTGATAATACATATTTTTATCATGAAATGTTATTAAATAAAGAAATTATTGGTAAAATTATTTTTCATAAAATTCTTAAAGAGAATAGAAAATATAAGATAAGTAATTTATTATTCTAATATACTTTCAATTTCTTTGAAGAAAATTGTCTCCACTCTTTCTTTAAAATGTGTTGGATAGTATATGGAATCATGTACGGTGAACATTTTAATGTCAGGCATCTCTTTTTTTATCTTAATACAAATATTTTGAAAAATTAATTTCGATTCAATAATTTGTAACTTGTGTGCCAGCACTTTACTATCATCTTTTTTATATTGCTTCATCCATTCAAATATTCTTGGATATAAATTCTTAAAAATTTTATTCAATCTACATGTTTCATAATTCTTACCAAAAAATACTTTGTAAATTAATGTTTTTGCTTCCGCTCTTGTTAGAGATGAACACTCCATTATTTCTTCATATATAAGTCCATTTTTTACAGTTTCAAAATATCTTTTGAATTCTATAGGTTCTTTTTTATCAAAACCAGTTTCTTTTAAAAGTTGAATTAATAATCGTGGTTGAGAATTTTTAATATCCGTTTCACATACAGCATGACCATCAATTTTTAAGAATGATGATCTAATATGACTTTTAAGAGTCGTGAAATTTGTGTGAAATCTACCATACTTATCTTCGGTAAAATATGGTTGTTTATGTGCAATTTCTTCAACACTCATTAAATTTTTATTATAAGCCAAATCTTGAATTTGCCCCGATTTATATAGATAATCTAAATATCTTTTTGACTCATGTATATCAATTTCTACAAATAATAAGTCATGTGCTAATAGTTTTTTAATAGGACTTAATGTAGTTATACTCTGCGATTCATCCGCACATAAATCAATAAATTGAGAATTATAAAAAGTCCTTTTATATTTATTCAGTATAGTTTTATTAGTATTATATATTCTAATTTTTGAATCAGGTATATTAAATAAATCCTTATTTACTTCATATTTTCTAGAGCTTTTTCCAGCACAATGATTCTTTACTTTTTTCAAAAAACCAACATTAACTAAAAATTGTACAACATACTTATAATTAGCACCATAAAGTTTTCTAAATACCGTAGAGTTTAAATAAAATATATTATCATCGGTTCTAAATACTTTACATATCAATTTATGTGTTAAATCAAATATAAAATCTGTATTAACTTCCATATTTCTACTAAGTATATTTTTATTACCATCTTTTGTTGTATATTTACATTCAACAGTTAAAAATTCTTTATTTACATAAGACTCAAATGATTTAGGAATCCATTGTAAGATACTTTCTCTATTTTCTATAGCTTCTATAACTTCATTTGAAATAATTTTCCTCATATACACAATATTTACTATTATTATAAGAAAGTTATTCTAGTTTTAATATATACTTTAAAATATTTTTTATGGCTAAAATTGTAAATAAATATTCAGATTATATGAAATCCTTAAATAAGGACTATGATTGGGATCCTATACCAACTAGGGATATATCACATCAAAAATGGAATCCAAATGCAGACATTAGAGAAATTGGAATAGGTGATGCTGATCCAGTGTTAAAATTTAAAGATTGGATTGGTCAATATTGGTTAAAAAAACAAGATGTTTCTAAAATCAGAAGAAAGAATAAGAATAAGAAAAAATAATGCTATTTTTTGATATATAGTCAAAAAGGTATAAAATGGCAAACAATAATAGTACAACAAGAAGAGGAAATTACATCTGTAAAGTAGGTGATTTAGATATTTATCAAAAGACTACACACGAAACATCAGGAAAAGGTAAAAGTGATGTTACTAATTTAAAGATTGTATCAAGAATATTATCAATTTATCACGCAAAGAAACTCTTAATTGGTGGATTTAAAACTAAAGATTTAGCCGTAGCGAAAGCCACTGAAATTATGGATGGTGGTATGAAAGCTGTCAATAATTTAAAGAAAGGTAAAAAATAATATAAAAAGGGTTTTTCTAATTAGAGAAGCCCTTTTATTTTTCTATTCCTACACCAAGCCAAATAAGAATTTTTATGCTCATTCATTAACACATTCGTTAAATCTTCTAATGTATTCATATCATCAGATGATAAATCATTATTTAAATATCTTTTACTAATAGCCTCAAAGTAACCCCAAAGGTATTCATTATCCTGAACATTTAACATAATACTTTTATATTTTGAGAATTCGATAATTAAATCCAATTCATCAAACAAGTTCTTTGTTTTTTTTGTCATTAATGTATATATCGATAATAGTGGATATTTTGTTATAAAATGGTGATGGTTCTATCCAGAAATTCTCTTCGCCTTTACCATATAATTTATTCAAAATTTGTTTTAATTTTATGGAATTAATGGCTATTTTTGAATTACTCTGAACAGTTAAATAATAATTATCCACCGAATTACATTTTATTATTAATTGAACATAACCAAGGCTAATTAACATAGTGAACATATCATTTCTATTCTTAATTAATTTTTCTATTATTATACCATAATTCTTAAAAAAATTAACAATTTCTCTAACTTTATTCGAAAGTGTAAAATCTAAATTTTCTGCTATAAGTTTGTTATTAAGATATTCATCATTATAAAAACCATTTTTTAAAATGATTTCTTTAGAGTAAACTAATATTTTATATCTACCCTTATACTTAAAAAATTCTCTGTCTTCACTCAATTTAGACTCTATTTCAATAAATTTATTCCAAAAGATTAGATTGAATGCATTATTTTCATAAACTTTTAATATAAAATCATCATTTAAAATGGACTCCACTTTAAATTTTCTAAATACTTTATAATCAGGTATTTCCTCAAGAAAAATACCATTTAACTTTAAAAAATCAACAATTTTGCTTATTCTATCCACTTCAATTATAGTTAAAGACACAAAAATGTTTATAATTAATATTGTATATTTGATAATTTTTATTATATTTGTTATTAAACTTTAAATTAATGGGTGTTGTTATTATACTAATACTTGTATCTTTACTTATTTATGTTACCCTATCAGATGATAAAAAATCACCTTATAGAAATTATGATGATATTTCAAAAGTAGAAAGAGATGATTATTTCAGAAAAACTACTTTGAGAATAAGAATTAAAAAAAATCTATCCGTATACTTTAAGGCAAATTTCTTAAATATGATCACAAATATGATAATTGAAAGGCACACAGAACCTTGGAGAGCGTATCATACTATGAAACATATTAACTCTATTCTTGATATGTTAGAGGATAATGCTGTAGTATTCTCTAATAGAGATGTATATGGTCAATTATTTTTAGTAGCTGTATATCATGATATTGTTTATAAACCTTGGAGAAAAGATAATGAAAAAATGAGTGCCGAACTTTTTAAAAAGCATTGGACTAAATATGCAAAGAAATCGCCCAATAAAAACATAATTGAAAATTTTGTATATAATTGCATAACACAAACAAAAAATCATGATGGCGAAAAACATTTAGAACATGTATTTAATTCTTTAGATATGTCTATAATAAGTGGAACTAAAGAAGAAGTTATGTTATGGGAGAAAGAAATAGCGAAAGAATATAGCTTTATCCCATATAAAATATACAAAAAACATAGATTAGAATTTTTAGAAAAATTCAGTCAATATGGAAATATAATCAAAGTTATAGAATATGTTAAAAATACTAAAAGTACTAATAATCCACTTTTATATTTCTTAAATAGCTATTTTAAGTTATATTCACATAAAATCAGCAAATTTTTCACTATAGATATGGATTTCGATATAGATATTTAAAACATAGGCTTTTAATTTTGCTATAATAAGCAGATAAAATATAAATTTTATGAGAAATTCAATAATAGAAGAAGTAACAGAAGCAACTGCTGTATTATATAGATTTGCAAGCAATGAGAAGAACATTGCTAAAATAGAAGCATCTGCATCAATTCTGATAGATGCTTTTAAAAAAGGTAATAAGGTAATAACTTGTGGTAATGGTAGCTCTCATTGTGATGCTATGCACTTTGCAGAAGAGCTAACTGGTAGATATAAAGAAGACAGAAAACCTTTACCAGCAATTGTAATATCAGATACATCATACATATCATGTGTATCTAATGATTACGGTTATTCAGAAGTATTTAGTAGATATGTAGAAGCACTCGGAAAAGAAGGAGATGTTCTTTTTGCTATATCTACATCTGGAAATTCTGAAAATATTATTAAAGCTATAGAAGTAGCTAGAAATAAAGGCATGAAAGTTATAGGATTAACTGGTAAGCATGGTGGTAAAATGAAAGGTGTGTGTGATATTGAAATAAGAGTACCACATTTTAAATATGCTCATAGAATTCAAGAAGTACATATAAAAATTATTCATATTCTAATAAATTTGATAGAAAAATCATTATGAAAGTAATTACTATTGGAGATATTCATGGTAGAGATCATTGGAAAAAAATAAATCCATATGAGTGGGATTTAATTATATTTATAGGTGATTATGTGGATTCTTTTAATCATAGTGGACAAAGATGTTTAGAAAATTTAAGAGAGATTATAGAATTTAAGGAGATGTATAATGATAGAGTTATACTACTTTTAGGTAATCACGATATTCATTATTTATACTTAGATACTCAATGGAGAGGTGCTGGTTTCGATGCAGAAATGATTCCTTATTATAGACACATCTTTAGTAATTACTATAATTTTCAAATAGCATATCAAAAAGATAATTATTTATGGACGCATGCGGGTGTAAATAAATGTTGGTTTGATAAACACATACCAAATACATCTAATTTGGAAATAGCTAATGTTATTAATGAATTACAGATAACTCAGGAAGGTAGAGAAGCTTTATTTAATATGGGATATGCAAGAGGTGGGATTGGATATGGTGGTCCTATTTGGTGTGGTAAAAAAGAAATGTATAGAGACCCTCTTACAAATTTCATACAAATAGTCGGCCATACACCTGTTAAAGAAATTGAGCAGGAAAATAGCAAGGAAGATAATAGCACAATTTATTACATAGATTGTTTGCGTGATAGAGTAGACTTCTTACAACTAACAATTTAAAATGGGAAAGATTTTACAAAATGCAGCATATTGTTTAAAATGTGATACTTATATCATTTCTACACATACACACGATTATATAACATGTTATTGTGGTAATATTGCTGTAGATGGTGGAAGTGAATATTTAAAGCGTTCTATTGATGAAAAAGAATCTTACGATGATTTCAGCTTAAATACCGAAAGTATCCCAGAAGAAATTAGAGCAAAATTGTTATGGGGCTCAAGAGGTAAGGATGGTACAGAACCGTTAAAATTTTTACCAATTGGACAAAGAGAAACTGATCATTTAGAGGCTATTTTGAAAACACAAACTCAAATAAATGAGTTATATAAAACTGCAATAAGAACAGAATTAAGAATAAGAAAAATATCGAACGCATCATTCTAATTCAGATTCATCCGTTCCATCATCTTCAATTTCTTCCTCTGACATTTGAATTAGATATAAAGTTAATTCTTGAAATATTTCATTCATCTGTGTATAATCGAACCATGTTGTACTATTTTCAAGAATTTCTAAAAATTCAACAAATGTATCTGTATCTGGCTGAAAATGAATAAATGCTTTATCATAGTCTAATCCTCTTTGATTAACGTATTGACAGAAGATAGAGTAAAAATCTTCTTCTTGTTCGGATGGTAATCCTTTATATTCTTCCCACTCGCTATAGTTCACTTTCTTTATTCTCTTTAATTTTACACTTTATATTTAAAAGACTTGGTGCTAAATGCTTTAAAGCGATAAGAATTTTTATATCATTACCATCAACTACTAATTCAACTATAAAATCTTTATTTTCATTAACTAAGAATCTTTCTTTAATATTAGTACTTGATTTTTCGATCCATTCTGATTTAGATGGAATATTAATTATATTCATTTTAGAATCAAATCTGAAATAAGATTCATCTGATATTGCATGATATTTCAATAAAATATTATGTACATCATCATATCTTTCATCATGTTCTTTAACAAGAGGGTATAATACATCTTTATTAAGAATATCATTCTTTATATTTAGATATTGAGATTTGAATGTGCTGAAATCATTGAATGCATCAGGGGTTTTAGATAAATCAACATTCAAGTCATAAAAAGAACTGTAATATAATTTAGGTAAAGCTTCTATTTTAATTCCCAATCCTTTCATTTTAAAATTTCTATAAGTTTCCCAAGTTATTTCACCAATAATGTCTAAGAAATTAATATAATGCTTTAAAAATTCATCTTTCAAATTAGCTTTTACTAATTCTACCCATTTAGTAATTAATACATCCCAATTATCATGTGTATAAATTCTTCTAGCTGTAAATCCTAAGAATTTCTCTATATCAGTAAGTGATACTTTATCATCTACATTTTTGTTTCTTATTACATTATTATCAATTATTATACCACCATTATTTAAAATTTTAATAGATGATATATCTGCGAATTTTTCTTTTATTTTTAAAGATGCTTCAAAACATTTCTTTAACTTAGCCCAATCAGATTCAATATTTATACCTTTGATATTAATTAAATGTTGCTTTTCAATTTTTATTTCAGGAGTTTTTTTAATTTCAATTATAAGTCCTTGCCAAAATGAATTATCAGTTAAAAAGAAACGATTTTTCATAGAATTTAAAAAATCAAAATACTCAGGTTTAAATACAGCTAATGCAGTTATAACCGAATAAATTAAAGGGAATTCACTTTTTCCTTCAGTTAAATATTCATTATATTTCTTAACCATTTAGAGCATTGTTTTTGTTATATATTAATTTTTACAGTTGTATTGATAGTTTGAATAGAAAAAATAATATATAGAATATGAAATATTTGAAAAGATTTAAGTTGTTTGAGAAATCATTGGAAGAAGCGGTAGAAGAATTAAAAGACTTTCAAAAGGAATTAGACATTAACTCAAATCTTACTAAGCTCATAAAATCTATAGATGGCATCGAATTAGAACTTAGTACGATATTCGAACATTTATTAGGCGATGAAGATATTACGGAATTAGAAGATGATCCTAAATTTAATAATGAATTATCCGATAGAAATTTAAAAATTAGTGAATTATTTGATACAGAGGAATCAGCCACTTTAATAAAGCTAAGACTTAAATACTATTGGATTTATACAACAGATTCAACAGAATTGGATACACCTGTTTATATTCTACTACAATGGGTAAATAAAGACAACACACTATCAAATATAAGACTTTTTTACGTACAGAAAGATATAACAAATTTCTATGATGAATTATCAACTGTTAAAATGATAGTGAAACAAAAAGATAAAAAAAGCAATAAATGGATTTACATTAGTAGTAATTCTGGACAAAATTGGGTATTACAAAATGCCGAAAATGCTACAACAACTTTTAAACAGACTTTAAATGCTGAAGATGTTGAAGAGCTATCAAAACACCCCGATGTTATAGTAGTTTTTGAATAATTTTTACTAATATATATAGCTAAATAGTAGATAGTTATGTTTAAAATTTTATTGTCTAAAATATCTCAATCATTAGTTGATCACTTAGGTAAAGTGAGTCAAGTTAGAGTTCAGTCGTATTTTATTTTAGCTGAAATTATAATTACTGGATTTTTTTTCTTGGCAATAGAAGCTGCTAATGCATATCAATTTATTTTTGTAGATAATAAACCGTATGCGCCTACTACGCAGTCTATAGTTGTTTTTGGTATGGTATTAGCGCATCATTTAGTAATGCTAGGTTTAAAGTCTGGTTCAGAAGCTACTTCTTTCCCAAGTTTAGATAAAAAAGTCATTATTCCTAAATCCGATGATGTGTGTGATAATACGCAACCAAAGTAAGATATATAAAAAAAGGTTATGATAAATGAGTAAAATACAACCAAAACAAATTGATTTATATACCGATCCTAACTTTACTTCATCATCGGATCAACTCATACCATCTCAAAAAGCAACTAAGATTTATGTTAATACTCAAATACAGAGTAATAAATATCATGCTCTTCTGATATCTGGACAAAATTCATATGATGTTATTCATAATATGAATAATTATTATCTATCCATAGATGTATGGACAGTATCAGGTATTATTCCAGTTGAAAAAATATACCCTCAAATTTTGATTATTGATAGTAACACAGTAAGAATAAATTTCAATTCTGCTACTACAGAGGATACTATGATGGTAATAAAGGCATAAAAAGGTTATACCGCTCCATTTTTTTTAATTGTTTTAGAAGCCTCTTTAAGTTTTTTCTTTTCCTCTTTATTTTTAATTCTTTCTTCTTTTATAAAAGTTTTTAATTCAAGTACTGATTTAAATTTAGGTTCTATAAATTCATTTTTAACATTGACATACCCCCATAAATTATTGACTTTAAATATAGCATCGTTTGCATATAATTTTATTAAATCATAAATTGGTGGTATAACTTCTTCAAAAGTGTTTATATTTATTATACCCCGCTTACGATTACTATGAGTAATTAAAAAATTACTTTTTTTAACTGTACGAGATGTATCAAACCAATGATAATTTCTATCAGCAGATACTACGATTTCTCCTTTTGATATATCGAACAATTCAGCTTTTCTGGTATTGTCAACATTTTTACCAACACTAAACAAATAAGTTCCGTGAATTTGACTACAAAAATCCCATTCATTGCTGTAAATTTCATTACCATTAGAATCTAAAAAAACTTCTACTTTTTTTTTATCTACGAATTTAGTTGCTTTATAAAATATTTTTCCTATATCACTTAAAATAACACGAATTTTATCAATTATTGTATATTTGAATTCGGTAATAAACTTCATTTGTTCAATGTCATAAATTGCATGTATTCTACAGTTGTTAATATTTTTTGAAATATTAAGATGACTATCACTAAGAAAATGTATACTATGACAAGAATCAATTATAACTTCTCCTTTTTCATTTAATATTTTTTGTTCAGTTAAGTAAGAAGATACATTCGATACAATAGAAAATAATACTTTATCATTTGGACATATAATAGCATTTATATAACTACCATTAATAGATTTGAAATCAAACAAAAACTCTTTTGTTTCAATATTGAAAATAGTAGTTACATTATTATTCTTAGCAAACACCAAATTTTTAGAATTTCCTGCTTTATAAATATTTAAATATTTATTTTCTAATATTATATTATTATCTACATCAATAATGCCATATAAACCTTTTTCGTTGCAATTAATAGCATATTTTTCCGAAATAACTTGTAAATTATTAAAATAGATAATTTCAATAGCATTGACAACTTTACCATCTTTATCTAAAAAAATACCACCATAAAGATTTTTACCACTAACATTTCTTTTCATAAGTTTGTAAAATGTTGTAGATTTAATGTTATTATCCACAGCAATATGATCATAATCAGCATTGATAATGAAATCTCCACTTTTATTCATTATACCATATTTATTATTTAAACTGTTAAAAATAACTACAAAATTGTTATTCATGCTTTGTTGTATAATAGTATATGTTTTTCCTAAACCAAACATAACAGATTGCTTACCATCGTTATAAAGGCTCTTATTTAAACTATAAACACCCCTTCTTTCGGTTTGTAGTTTATTCAACCACGCATCAATAGTCTCTTTGAATCCTGTTCTATCAGTACCATATACTCTATTTTCAGTAACTAATAATGTATCTTTATCATTTACAAAAGGTTTAATTAATACCCTCGCAACTGGATTTTTAATGTTTAAATCATTATCTCTGATTAGATATGCAATAAGAGTTCCTACTTTAACATCTTCTGCTACATATTTTTTATTTTGTCCTGTTTGAAGGTGCATACAAGAAGTCCAACCTCTACCTGTACTCATTGACATAATATCTAATGGGTGTTTAGAAATAACTACTTTTAACCCACTGAGTTTAACGCCCACTCTTGTAACATCAGAATCAAATTTATTTTTTAATTCGGGATTTATTCTTTGTAATAATCTCCCTATTTTAAATTCATTCTTTGTATTTTCTTTTTTTGTCGCAACTCCCACACTATAATCTTTTAAAGAATAGCCGTTTTCCGATAAAGCTTTGGATACTATCAGTTGAATTTCTGAAATTGTTCTTTCTATAGGTTGTTCACCTATCATATTTAGATAAATTCGGTGTTTATTACCAAACCATTCAGCATATCTAGTATCCCCGTGTACAGTTTTCCATATTTTATGGTAATTTCTTATTTCATGTAGTTTTACAATAGCTTTCATTCGGGGACAATTAAATATCTATTCACCAAATGTAAAATAAAAAAATGATATATGCAAATAAATAGCTATGAAATGTGGGAAAAATACTCATTTTTATGTTGTATATAACACATTTTTAACGGCTTATATATTAAAAAGATACAATACCATTTTTTTGGTTTTTTGGAATCTTCCTTTTTATAGATGATATATAACATCTCTTAAAAATTTTTATCAAAATTATATAAAACCAAACACAGAAAAAAATAATAATAGTTAAATAAAATGAAAAATGATATGAATCAAATTGTAGTTGTAAAGCGAAACGGTAAAAAAGAGTCAGTTAAGCTTGAAAAAATTCTACACAGAATTGACAAAGAAAGTTATGGATTGAATTCTCAATGGATTCAACCAATGGAAATAGCAAAAAAAGTAATAGCGGGTATTTATAGTGGTGTAACTACTAAAGAACTAGATAAATTGAGCATCGAGACTGCTGCATCATTAACAACTAAACACCCAGATTATTCTACACTTGCTGCAAGATTAGCAATCACAACTTTACACAAGGACACTAAAAGATATTTTTCTGAATGTGTAGAAGACTTATATAATTTTATTAATAAGGAAACTAATAGACATGCGCCTTTAGTAAGTGAAGAATTTTATAATATCGTTAAAGAAAATGCTGACGAATTAGATTCTGCTATTGTTGCGTCTCGCGATTTCATGTTTGATTATTTCGGATACAAAACATTAGAAAAATCATACTTATTAAAAATTGATGATGCTGTAGCAGAAAGACCTCAATATTTATTTATGAGAACGGCATTAGGTATTCACGGTAGAGATATTGAATCTGTATTAAAAACTTATGATTTGATTTCACAGGGGTATTTTACGCATGCTACACCAACATTATTTAATGCTGGTACAACAAGACCCCAACTTTCGAGTTGTTTTCTTTTAAAATTACATTCTGATTCAATTGAAGGAATTTTTGAAACAATTAAAGATACTGCATTAATTTCCAAAAATGCTGGTGGTATAGGCATTGCCATCTCAAATGTTAGAGCGGCTGGTTCTTATATCACTGGTACTAACGGACGCTCTAACGGATTAATACCATTCTTGAAAATATTTGACTCATGTGCTAGGGCGGTTGATCAGTGTTTTTTAGAAGGTACTAAAATTGTAACTAATAAAGGTTTAGTAGAAATTAACAATCTTAAAGAAGGTGATTTAGTTCTTACATCCGATGGGAAATTTAATCCAGTTGAAACTAAATTGTCATTTACAAAAGAAACAGCTAGGATAGTTAAAATTAAAACTGCTAAAGGTGAACAAGAAGTAACTGAAGAGCATAATATATTAGTTATCCAAAATATAGAAAAAGATTTAGATAAAGAAACAATTAAAAAAAGAATATTAACTGGACTTTATCCAATAGAATGGAAGAAAGCAAAAGATTTAGTTATAACAGATAGAATATTAAAATATTAAAATTTATTTTTAATATTTAAAGTAATTAGTCCATAAGGATTAATTAAAAATTATTGAAATTAAATATGTCAAAAATAATCACAACAGAAGATTTTATATTAAATGCTAAACAAAAACATAACGATATTTACGACTATTCTTTAGTAGTTTATAAAAATGCTAAAGAAAAAATAAAAATTATATGTAAAATACATAATGAAATATTTACACAAACACCAAATTCACATCTACGTGGAAGTGGATGTCACTTATGTGGAAGAAAAAAAGTAGAGGATTCTATGCGATTATCAAATGAAATATTTATAGAAAAAGCTATATTAATACACGGATTAAAATATAACTATGACGAAATAAATTATATTGATTATTATACTAAGATTAAAATAAAATGTTCTTTACATGGTGAATTTTTTCAACAACCTAGGAAACATTTATATGGTAATGGTTGTAAAAAATGTTGTGGTTTAATAAATAATTTTATAGATTTATGTAAAGAAAAATTTTCAGAATATAACTTTGATTATACAATTACTAAATATGAAGGTATGCGAAATAAAATCAAAGTAAATTGTTTAAAACATGGAATATTCGAAAAAACGGCATCCAAATTCTACCACAGTAATCAAATATGTCCGAAGTGTGTCAATAGAACAATATCAAAATCTGAACATGATTGGTTAGATGATTTAAAAATACCACAAATAAATAGAAATTATTATTTATTAATAGGTGATAAAACATATTGTTTAGATGGTATTGATTTAAAAAATAAAATTATATACGAATTTAATGGTGACTTTTTTCATGGTAATCCATCAAAATATAAAAATGATGATATAAACCCATTACTTAAAGAAACATTTGGTGAATTATATAAAAAAACTTTAGAAAAAGAAAAATATATTTTGGAAAACAGCGATTTTAAAGTGGTATCTATATGGGAGAGTGAATATTTAAAAAGTAAAAATAAAAAATAGAAATAAATATGAGTAAAGAACAAATTGAAAGTGGAATGGAGTATATAGAATCTCCAGAAGAATTAAATTTAAATTTTGATTTAATTGATTTTGAGGAAATAGAAAGTGTTTCTATTGAAGAAGTTGAAAATGTAAAAGTATATGATTTAGAAATAAAAAATAATCATACGTATCAAGTTGATGGGCTAGGATTAGTTCATAACGGTGGTGGTAAACTGTAATTGCTTCCACATAAAAAAATTCTGTGAACTGCTGGAAAATCCTTTAAGTTTCTAATACTACAAAGTAATCTGTGAAGATAAACTTGAATGTTTAAAAAATTAGAAAATTGGACAATCAGCATCCAAGCTTCTTAGAAATAAGAAGAAGGTTCAACGACTACTAAAAGTAATCTAAGTTTTAAATAATATGATGAAATTGGCACGAGTGCAGAACAGTCTAAAAAACTGAAGATATAGTCTGAACTTATAAGAAATTATAAGAAATTAGGATAAAGAACCTAATGATAACAAACTGAAAAGAAAAGGTAGTTTTGCTGTATATTTAGAACCTTGGCACGGTGACATCATGGATTTTCTCGATTTAAAGAAAAACCATGGTAAAGAAGAAATGCGAGCAAGAGATTTATTTTATGCTATATGGATGTGTGATCTTTTTTTACAAAGAGTGGAAAAAGATTTAGATTGGTCATTAATGTGTCCTAATCAATCACCAGGTTTGGATGATGTATACGCTGAAGAATTTGTTAAATTGTATGAACAATATGAAGCTGATGGTAAATTTTTGAGAAAAGTTAAAGCCAGAGATGTTTGGCACAAGATACTTGAAGCGCAAATGGAAACTGGTACACCATATATTTTATATAAAGATTCGTGTAATGCTAAATCAAATCAAAAAAATGCTGGAATTTTGAAGACATCAAATCTTTGTGCTGAAATATTAGAAGTAGTATCTGGTGAAGAAGACATAGATCCAGAAACTGGTGTGGCTGGACAAACTGCTGTTTGTAATTTAGCATCTATTTGTTTGCCAAAATTTGTAAAAGGTAAAAAGAATTTCAAATTTGATTTCGAAAAATTACATGATGTAGCTTACCAAGCTATTGTAAATTTGAATAAAGTAATTGATGTTAATTATTACCCAACAGAGAGAGCGAAAAGATCAAATACTAAAATGAGACCTGTTGGTCTCGGCACACAGGGTATGGCGGATGTTTTTTTCTTAATGAATTTAGAATTTACATCACCAGAATCTAAAAAATTAAATATAGAAATATACGAAACAATATATCACGCAGCATTACAAGCCTCTTGTGATATAGCTAAAAAAGAAGGTACATACACAATGTTTGAAGGTTCACCAGCTTCTAAAGGTATATTACAATTTGATATGTGGAATGTTGTACCATCAAACAGATATAATTGGTATGAATTGAAAGAAGAAATTAAAAAATATGGTTTGAGAAACTCATTAACCACATGTAGTATGCCTACGGCATCAACGGCATCAATTTTCGGAAACGAAGCTTCACAAGAAGTTCAAAGTAGCAATATGTATACACGTAAAGTTCTTTCAGGCGAATTCATTATAGTAAATAAACATTTAGTTAAAAAATTGTGCGAATTGAATTTATGGTCTGATGAAATGAGACAACAAATTATTGTTAATAATGGATCTATTCAAAACATTACTTCAATACCTAAAGAAATTAGAGATATTTACAAAACTGTTTGGGAAACTTCTCAAAAAGATGTCATAGATATGTATGCTAATCGAGGCTCTTTTATCGATCAAACACAATCTATGAATATATTTATGGCTAATCCTAATTATGCCAAATTAACATCAATGCATTTCTATGGATGGGGTGGTGGAGTAACAAAAAGTTCACTGGATGAAAAATACGGAGCAACACCAGAAAAAGCATTAAAAACTGGTATTTACTATTTAAGAAGTCAGGCTGCTGCTGATGCAATCAAATTTACAATAGATCCCAATATGGTTAAAAGTGTAAAGGTTGATGGGAAAGAATATGATGCGAATGAACAAATGAGTTGTTCAATTGATAATCCTGATGATTGCATTGCATGCGGCTCGTAAATGAAAATAAAAAAGGCTTGGAATAAATCTAAGCCTTTTTTATTTTATACTGTTTCTTCAATAAAATAATTATCAATGTGTTCAAATAATTCTTTGTTGCAACGATTCTTCATTGTTTTTTTAATTTCAGAATTATCATATTCACCATCATTCAACTCACTATTACATTGGATATAAAAGTAAGTTTTGTTATCCCTACTACTATGAAAACCAATTGATAGAAGATATTTTTTGAATAGATGATAACTTTCATCAGATTCAAAATTAGCTTTTAAATCATTTTTAATTTCAACGAGTGAATCAACTGCTAAAATTAGCACAGGATTTACATTACCGCCTCTTAAATCTCTATGTGTGAAATCAAGATGTCCAAAATTCTTTGAAAACCACGATAAACCCAATTGTAAGGTTGTTATAGCATTAGCTTTCTCTAAATGAGAATCTCTAATTTGTGCTATTCTATCAAGTGAATCCATAATCCCTATTATTATAATACAAAGGTACAAAAAATTGTAGTTAAATACAAATAAATAGAAGAATAAATCTTCAAAATTATATATACATCATGAAACACATTAAACCGATATACGAATTTTTTAACAGAAAACCTGAATATTGTATAGAAATTACAACAGCTAATATTAAGGATAATTTAAAAAATATTGCAAATGCTGTAGTTAAAGCATTAGATTATCTAAGCGATAAAGAGATTGGTGGTAAAGAATTTCTTAAAGAAATAGCAATGACTGAAACTAAACTTGGAACTGATCCTAATACTAATAGAACAACTGGTAATGCAGGGCGTGGAGTATGGCAAATAGACGAAATTGGGTTTGATGCGACAAAAGATGTAGATTCTCATCCAATTTTAAAGAAATATCACGAAAATTTAAAAAGAAATGGAATTGATTGGGATGATGTTGAATGGGATGATTGTAATAAGCTTATTTATGGGGCTATAGCAGCTCGACTTTTAATAGCAGTAAAACCATTCAAGATAAATGAAAATCGTGCTTATAGAGCATATCAATGGAAGAAATACTACAATACCAATGATGGTAAAGGTACAGCCGATGATTATTGGGATAGGGTGAGAGAATGTTATAAAAAGTGTGGATTTTCTGATAAATATGCCAATATAACTTTAGCTCAATACTTGAAAAGTATTAAAAATTAGTATACCAAAAGCTTAATAATAGGATGAATAGTGTACTAATTTTTAATGTGAATGGTATTTCTGAGTATATTTTATTTTTCATTTTGTCTAATTAAATTGTAAATTTTTTGTGATTTGATTATTGTTTTACAAATATAAGTAAAATATAGAGAAATTAAAAATAATTATTAAAAAAGTTTTTAAAATATAAACATTTTCTAATTTTTATATAAAAATGGTATGTATTACCACATTACTGATAAAAAATCATTACCCATTCTAAATGAAATTTCTGAAAAATTGTACGAAGAGCAATATAAGGAGTTAGCACAAGAAAATTTCTTTTTAACGCAAACAGGAATTATAAATTTGTACAAAATTGATGATGATAGAAAGCTAATAACTACAATGCTTTCAACAGTCAATTACCATATGAAATGGAGTGATTTTATTAATTTGTTAAAAGAATATCCAAAAGATAATGAATTTATTTTTATAAAATCTATCGAACGTATTAACAATAAGAGAATTAGAATAATTGAAGATTTAATAGACGAAGAGATAAAAGATAAATTTTATAAATTTAGGTTTGTAAAATCTGAGATTTGTCCAATTTTACATAGTCCATACTTCAAAAAATCAAAGGAAACCTAAATTTATTAATATATTATTAAACAAAAATGAAAAACGTAGTAAAATACGTGAAAATAAGTTTATAATATGGCTAAGAAGTTGAAAGTTGAAGAAATCTACGAAAAATTATCACAAAGAGAACACGTTTTAAAAAGACCTGATACTTATGTAGGTTCAATAAGTTCTGTTGAAGAAAAGTTGTATGTTGCTGATGCAGATAATTTACCTAATCCAACTATTAAAAAAGAATTAGTTAAATATAGTCCAGCATTCATTAAATTATTTGATGAAATAATTACTAACGCATCAGATCATTACATAAGAACTGGAAAAGTTAAATACATTAAAGTAAATGTAGAACAGGATTGTATTACAGTTGAAAATGATGGTCCTGGTATTCCTGTAGAAATGCATAAAAAAGAAAAAGTGTGGGTCCCTGAATTGATATTTTTTAATTTACTTGCAGGTTCTAATTTTGATGATACTGAACAAAGATTTGTCGGTGGTAGAAATGGTTTAGGTTCTAAATTAACATGTATTTTCTCTAAAAAGTTTATTATTGAAACAGCCGATGGTAAGAAAAAATACAAGCAAATTGTAAATGATAATCTTTACCATAAAGTATCCGATAATGATTATAAAGCATATTTCGATGCACATAGTGCACCAAAAATAGCACCATCTGATAAATCATATACTAAAATAACTTTCTATCCAGATTTTGAAAGATTTGGGATGACTGGTTTCGACAAAGATGTAATGAAAATTTTATTGAAGAGAACATTAGATATTGCAGTTTATTGCCCTAAAGCAAAGGTTTCATTTAATGATGAAGTACTTCCAATTAAAACAATGAGGGATTACATGGAAATGCATTTACCAGAAGGTGCTGAATTATTCTACGAAAAATTAGATAATGGATGGGAAGTTGGTATTGCTAAATCTCAATCAGAATCATTTGAGCAAGTTAGTATTGTTAATGGTATTACTACTTATAGAGGTGGTACACATGTTAATTATATTTCTCTTGAAACATCTAAAGATTTAGCTGATATGTTGACAAGAGGAAATAAAAAACTTAAAGTATCTTGGGTAGATGTTAAAAATAAATTATTCTTATTCTTAATATGTAGAATACCAAATCCTACATTTGATACACAAACAAAAGAAAATTTAACTAATTATATTAATAAAGAAATTCACAATGGTTGTAAACTATCAGAATTATCTTTAAAGAAAATAATGAAATCAGAAATAGTTAAATCAATATTAGAGGAAATTGAATTAAAAGAATTAAGAGATTTAAATAGACTTCAAAAAAGTTTAGCTTCTGTTAAAGTTGAAAAACTAATTGATGCTAAAGGTAAAGATAGAGAATCTTGTATACTTGGAATTTTTGAAGGTGATGCTGCATTAAAAGGTGTTAGGAAAATGAGAGATGATCCTAATAGATTTGGTGCATTTCCACTTAGAGGAAAATTTCTCAATGTGTCTGAGCTTAATGCATCAACAGTAATTAAGAACGAGGAAGTTAAAAATTTAATATCTGCTGTTGGAATTCAATTAGGTAATAAAATAAATGAAAGTACTTTAAGATATGGTAAGATATACATCTATTCTGATGCTGATACTGATGGTGATTCCATTGCATCACTATTGATAAATTTCTTTTATAAATATTGGCCAGAATTATTTGAACAAGGTAGAATTTATAAAGTACTTACACCATTATTAGTTGCAATTAAAGGGAAAGACAAAAAATATTTTTATACACAGGATGAATTTGAAGCTTGGATAACTAAAGTAAATGTTAAACAATGGCTAATTGAATATAAAAAAGGATTGGGTGCATTAGAAGATATTGAATATGGTTTAATTATAAATGATCCAGTATTAGTTCAACTAACACCTGATAAATTATCTGAAATGAATTTAGATGTTTGGTTTGGTAAAGATTCTGGTAAAAGAAAAGATAAACTAATGTCATAATAATTACCTAATATAAATATAAAAAATAAAATAATACGTAAAATTTATGACTGTTATAAAAAGAAATATATCTGACTACTTAGAAAATGAATATAAGAGTTATGCAATGTATGTTATTGAAAACCGTGCTGTACCATCTATTATAGATGGTTTAAAACCAGTTCAAAGAAAAGTTATACAAGTAGCTAGAAAAACTTGGCGTGGTGTTGAAGGGGAAAAAGAAATGAAAGTATTCCAACTTACTGGTAAAGTTGCTAATGAGTGTTTTTATCATCATGGTGATTCTTCTTTAAATGGTGCTATTATTTCAATGGCACAAAGATTTAAAAATAACTTACCTCTTCTTGAAGATAAAGGACAATACGGTTCATTGCGTTCACCAGAAGCAGCTGCACCTCGTTATATTGGTACAAGATTAACTAAAAATTTTAATTTAGTTTATAAAGATTTTGAATTACTTACATCAAGATTTGAAGAAGGTTATGAAATTGAACCACAATATTTTTTACCAATTATACCAACTATTTTAATTAATGGTGGTTCTGGTATTGCTGTAGGATATTCTTCTAATATTTTAAATAGGAATCCTAAAGAGGTAGTGTCAGCATGTTTAAACTATTTATATGGTAAAAAAATTGGAAAGCTTAAACCATATCAAGAAGAATTTACAGGAACTTATACAGTAGATAAAGAAAACACTAATAGATGGATTATAAGAGGTTGTTATGAAATATTAAATACAACGACTATAAGAATTACAGAACTTCCACCATCTATGACATATGAAAAATGGGAAAATCTTTTAGATAAATTAGTTGAAGAAAGAAAGATAAGAACATATGAAGATAATGGTAAAGAAAATATTGACTATTCAATTAAAATGAGTCGTGAAGATTTGGATAAATTACAAAATGATGAAAATGCATTATTTAATTTATTCAAACTAAGTGAGTCTGTTTCTGAATTTTTTACAACTATTGATGAAAATGGCAAACTTAAATTATTTAACAATGCTGAGGAAATTGTACATTATTTTGTTGATTTTAGATTAACTTATTATAATAAGAGAAAGAAGTATCAAATTGAAAGATTATCAGAAATAGTTAGAATTATAAATAATCGTGCATTATTTATTCAGTCTATATTAGAAAGTAAAATTATTGTAAATAAGAAATCTAAAGATGAAATAATTAAACAAATAATTAAAGTTGGTTTAGAAACTAAAGATGATTCATACGACTATTTATTGGCTATGCCAATTCACGCATTATCAAAAGAAAGATGGGAAGCATTAAAAGTTGAATTAAAAGATAGAAAAGAAGATTTAAAAATAATTAAAGCTTCTAAACCTGAAGAAATTTATATAGAAGAGTTAGAAGAATTGAGAAAAAAGATATAAACTTTTTAACGATTCGCATTATAATTAAAAATAAAATAGAAGTATGCCAATAGGTGAAGATAACATAAAGCATTGTTTATGCTGTAAAAAGAAGGTAATTTCATACGAATTATTTTTTGTTTGTTCCAAATGTGTTAATAAAGGTCATACAGGATGGTTATCTTGTTCTGTGTGTAGCAAAGAAAAAAAGACTAAAGATACTGATATAAAATGAAAAATTTAGTTAAAATTGATTTAAGGACAAAAAGCCATTGGAATAAAACATCCCGTAATTATGAAACATTAACACCAGTTAATTTAAAAAAGTTTTTAGAAACTGTTGGTGAGGGAAATCAAGAAAGAATTGATATTTTAAACTATTTTACAACTAAATTTGAATTATTTGCAATTGATTTAGAAACTTTAGAATTAACGGCTGGTTATACAGCTAAAGAAAGTTATTTAAATGAAGATTACTACAGAAGATTTGAAGAGAATAAATTTATTGATTTATCTGATAATATGTTGTACATGGAATATGAATATTTATGTGTGTGGAATGAAAATAAGTTATGGGGAAAGTTAAAAAAAGAGCTTGGTGATGGATATACAATAAATTGGGAAACGTATCCATTGTGGGGATCTAGGAAAGCTAGAATTGTTGATTTATTATTAGATGATTAAAAAATAGTTAAAGGAGGATTAAATAAAAATAATCTTCCTTTTTTATTTTATAAACGATTAGAAAGAGTTAAAAATATTATAAATAAAGAAAAGAATGCTATTAGCATGGATAAAAGTATAGAATTACTAAAAAGAGAGTTATCATTCATTGAATCTAGAATACTTTTAATAAGACAAGGTAAAGTAAATGAAGTTAAAGGAATTACTCTAAAAGAAGCTTTGGAATATAAGGATGATTATAAAAAAGCCATTGAAATTTTAGAAAAAAAGTAAATATTTTAATGTTTGTAGAAATTGCACCAAAAGAAACTGGTAAAATTCAAAGATTAGTTAAAGATGCTATTAAATATCTTAATAGTCATCAGAATACCATTATATATTTAATATCTTATTCAGAAGCTCAATCCAATCAAATAAAAGATATAATTTTAGAAGAATATAACTGTGATAGTAGTAGAATTATAATTTCTAAATTTATGACAAGAAAAAAAATATCTGGTTCAAGGGTTATAAAAAATTATGTGTATGGTTTCGATTTAATGAAAGAAATGGTAAACAATATGAAATATCTTTTTATAGATGATGACGCTTATTATACAACATCTATTGGTACTTATTCTGATTTTACTAAACAATTAATAACACACTTTAAAAAATCATATAACAGAAAGAAGAAGATTGAAAATATAATTGAAGAAGAATAAAAAATTTTAAAAATAAATGATTAAATATTACGAAGGAATAATATGCGTAGACAAGTTCAAGAAAGCATATTGTCAAGTGAATGAAAAAGAAACTGTTTATATAGCACCAAAATTTTTAAATAGAGCACTACATGGTGATAAAGTTTTATTGAAAATAAAAGATAACTATGGATTCGTACAAAAAGTTATAGAAAGAAATAAAGTGCATATTACGGGACAAATACAAATAATGGATAATGGTGTCGCATTCGTTAAACCATGGATAAATAAATATCAAAAAGATTTTTTTATTAAAAATTCTGACATAAATGAGGCTAAAGATGGTGATGTTGTAGAAATAGAAGTTAGTGATTGGCCTAAGAAATTTAAATCTCCGATAGCAAAAGTAAAAAAGGTATTATATCATACAACATCTGAACAAAACTTAATTTATAAGCTTAATTTACCAACTAAATTTCCCGATGGAGTTTTAGAAGAAATTCAAAACATTGAAAATAATATTAAAGAAGAAATTCAAAACAGAATAGATTTGAGACATCTCAGAGTATTTTCTATTGATCCAAAAGGTTCAAAAGATTTAGATGATGCGCTATCACTTGAAGTAACTGATCATGGTTATAGGGTTGGTATCCACATAGCCGATGTAACAGCTTGGATGAAACCAGGTACATTACTTGATCAAGAGGCATTCAAACGAGGATGTTCCGTATATTTACCAAATACAGTAGTACCTATGATACCACATTCATTATGTGAAAACTTATGTAGTTTATTACCACAGCAAGATAGACTAGCTATATCAGTTATGATTAATTTTGATAGAGAATGGAATTTATCTGATTATTACATATTTAGAAGTGTTATACACAATAGACATCAATTTACTTACGAAGAAGCCGAAATACATAGAACAAGCTCAGAATCAGAATATTATAATGAATTAAATATGTTGTATGTAATAGGACAAAAAATAAGAAATCAATATTTTCCAAATGAGTTTGAATTAAAAATGCCTTATTTAAAATGGGAATTTGATGAAAATAAAGAACCTGTAAAAATTAAAATAAAAGATAGAATAGCTACTAATGATTTAATACAATCGTGGATGTTAATGGCTAATTTTTTAGTTACTAAGAAAATAGAGAGTTTGGGTTCATTTCCTTGGGTATATAGAGTCCATCCAGAAATTACTGATGAAAAAATAAATAATATAAAAGTAGATATTAAGCATTTAAATTTAGAATGGGATGATTCCATAAATATATATGCTAATATAAAGAAATTATTATCATCAGAACGTTCAGATATTGTGTCAGATATTCTAATAAAGAAATTTAGACCTGCTTATTATAGCCCTGAAAGAAAAGGACATTTTGCTTTGGGTTCGCATGAATATGCCCACTTTACCTCACCTATAAGAAGGTATCCTGATGTAATAATACATAGAATTTTATTAAATGCTTTAGATGGTAAACAAATTTTTTGCGGAAATTTGGAAGATGAATGTAATCATTTAAGTACATGTGAAAAAATAGCAGATGATGCTGAAAGAACCGCACACCAATTGAATAGTTTAAAATTTATTAAAGATGTCAAATATCCAATGGATGGCACTATAACATCTTTTTCTAAGAGAGGTATAACAATAAGAACCGAATTAATGGTTGATGGCTTCATTCATGCTAAAGAACTACCAGCTTATTGGTCGGATGATGAAAGACGATGGGTAAATGAGCAAAATTGGAAAATTGGTGATATAGTAAGAGTAAAAATAAAGAATTTAGATTGGAATAGAAGAGAAATTGTTCTAAATTTTGTATAATATTTGGATTTTTAATTTATTTTTCGTAATTTTGTATAAATTCAAACATTATGTATATATTAGGAAACGCAATCATTTCAAGGATTTTTAGTACGCATGGATTTCTTTTTAATGATAAAGGATTATTCTATATCACTGATAGTAAATATAAACGTTATGAAATCCTAATTTCAAATGATGTCAAAAAGATAGTTGAACTATTGGGTGTAAATTTTGAAGACATTGACAATAAAGATGAAAGTGAATTTTTTAAAACTATGGTTGTTAGCCCGTATTTCAAAGCTAAGAAGTTCAAAAAAGATATATCAGAAGGAGGTTCTAAACTACTTTCTAATATGGCAGAATTTTTGAAAACTATCGAACATAATATTGAATACCAAAGACTTCAATTAGATACAATGTTCGAATTTTTTAAAGAAGAAAAGTTTGAAGAAACATATAAAAAAGCAGTTTCATCTATTGAAAATTTTCATGAAATAAGAAGTAAATTTAGTGGAAGTGTTATATTAAAACATATTCCTGAATTTGATAAATATCAATTGGGAGAAACGATTCACAATTTTAATCACTCACATTTTTCATCAGACCTTGAAAGGGATTATTTCTTATTAATATCAAGTGAAGAAGATATTATAAAAGAATTTGTTGAATCTACTAAACAGGAAGCATTTTAAAACGATGTTGGGATATATTTTCTATAAAAAAATAGGTTAAAAACCTCTTTTTTATTTATTTTTATATGCTACAGCTTGGTTAATCCATACTGTATATCCCATAGCATTATGGTATCCATTTTCATCTTTTCGACTAGTGCTTTTATTAGTAATTAAAGGAACTTTATACATCACATCATTTAAATTGAATATGATATATATTCTATCAATATTAACTATATTTAAGTTGTCTTTATTCTCAATTAAAGTGTTAATTATGTATGTTCTATAAGTATCATCTGTAGATGTACCAAATGTAAACTCTACTTGTGATGATATTGTAGCAACATTTTTAATTTCACTTATTAAAAATTCTTTAATTTTAGGAAGAAGAAATCTTTTAATTTTTGAAATATGTCTTTTTAATACTGTATCATCAAAAGCTTGAATGTTGAATTCAAGCGATTCATTAACAGATAAAGATTTAATAAATTTCATAGTTTATTTTTTATTTTTTTTAACTTCTTTTAACTACCATATTATTTTCAAACACAACTGTTTTGCTATGTGTACGTAAAAACCATCTACCTTTTACTCTCATTACTTTATATCCTTGTGGAATATATTCATTTATTCTTGCTAATGTAACATTTGTCTCATAACCACCATTATCCAATTTAAAATCACCTGATGGATAGAATGTTACGATATTAGTTTGGTGTAAACGAATGGCTATTGCACCATCATCCAATCTTACTGCATAAGTATTATTAGCTATCTTTTTTCTTTCATTGGATTTACCTTGTAATAAATCATCAAATTTAGCATAATCTTCACCAATATCTTCATCTTCTTCATTTTCATCATCGGATTCTTCATCCTCACTATCATCATCTACGAAACTCTCAGCCGTAAATTTCAAATTTTTATTATATTCAGAATTAGTAAATTCTTCAAACTTTTTAATACTCATATAAATATCTTCATATTTTACTTATATATTAAAAAATTTATCGTTTTTTAAAACTTTCAATTTTTATTTTTCTATAATCGACAAATTAAACACATGAAAGTCTTAAAAGACATTACCAACTTCTTTATTTTGAAAGATTATCAAGATAAAATTCGAATGACCGCAAAAGATTTCGGATACATACTATTATTTAAAATATGTATAGCTTACATTTCTGTAATAATAGGAAATTTGCTATTAACATATGTCTTTAAATTGAAAGTAGATAGTATACATTCTAAAATTGCTATTGGTGAATTATATTACTTAGGAGTTATTTTAGCTCCTATATTAGAAGAACTTTTTTTTAGATTACCACTACTTTTAATAAGTATGGTACTTAAAAATTTTAAAATGTTAGTGATGATTTCATATGTTTGTATATCTGTGTTTTTTGGATTAATTCATATTACTAATTATAACAACTTTTCAAACTATTCAGCTTTAGAAATGTTAGTTATAACATTTCCTCAAATATTAGGAGGTTTTGTATTAGGTTGGGTGTGTTTAAAATATAAATTTGGATTATTATGGAGCATTCTTTTACACGCATCATTTAATTTTATAGGAGTTTCACTTTCAGCATTATTATAATGGAATACATAGGCAAAACTAAAAAAGAAGGTAGAGATATTACAGTTTACTCTGGACATTTAGCTGGGGTAAGTAATAAAAAGAAATTAAAAAGGATGCTACTTATAGCTTTTATTATACTACTTGTATTAAGTGTAATAATATTCCCTTATCAAATTGGTAGTGTTATAGGATACTGGGTTTCTGAATTTATAAGTGGTATAAAGAGTCATTTTTAATATATTAAATATGAATAAACTAATACTCTATATTATTTTTTCTATGTCAGTTATAATATTCGTACAATATAAAGAAAATAAACAAATAAAATTCCATCATAAAAATGAAATCTGTAATAAAAATTTAGAGATAAAAAAATTAAAAAATAAATTAATTGAAAAGAATGAAAAAATATCCAAACAATAGATAAAACAATTGTATTATAAGTCTATATAATTGCATATGGCATTAAAAGCGGAGAAAAAAATATTTAGAATTATTAAGAAGAAAGTAATTCAGAGAGAAGATGGTAAAGATTATATGGTTAGATATTCTTTACCCACGTTCAATTGGCTACCATTTTCTCTAAAAATTCATAAAATATTATTAAGCGATGATTTTTGCTTACATGACCACCCGTGGTTATTTTATTCTTTAATATTGAAAGGTGGTTATTGGGAGCATACACCACCAGTAGATCAACATAAAAATGATATTACAAGTTCTTACAATGGCATAGATAGTGTAAATAAATGGATTGGCCCAGGTAGTTTTATAAAAAGACCTGCACATTGGATACATCGTTTAGAAATACCCGAAAATAAACCATGTTGGACATTTGTAATAACGATGAACAAAAGCAGAGAATGGGGATTTTTTACTAAAAAATTCGGATTTCTAAACTGGAAAAATTACAACTCGGAAGAACATTGTGAATAAATAATTTAATAATATGGAAATTTTAAAACTAATATTAGAAAATGCAATAGCGACAATTGCAATAATCTTTTTTACTTCGTTAGGAATTTCGGAGATTGTTTCATCATTTGTATCTGAAAAATGTAAATGTAAAAAGACTAATAGAAATGAAAAAATCTTAAAATCTTAATTGCCTATGAGCAAATTAAAAACCATCGGACAGTTTATCATAAGCGAACAATTACATTTTCCAGATGCTTCTGGTAAATTATCTAGCTTGTTAAATGATATTACTATAGCTGCTAAAATCGTAAATAGTCAAGTAAATAAAGCAGGACTAATAAATATTTTAGGCGATGATGGTACTACGAATGTACATGGTGAGTCGGTAAAAAAATTAGATATTTTTGCAAATGAACAGTTTATTAAAGCATTATCATCAGGTGGTCAATGTTGTGCTATAGCAAGTGAAGAAAATGAAGATATTATAAATTTAGATGATAGTGGTAAATATGTTGTTTGTATAGATCCACTAGATGGTAGTGATGGTGTGACTTACAATTCTATAATAGGAACAATTTTTTCAATTTATAAAAGATTAAGTGATGTTGGAACTAAATCTAATATTAAAGATTGTCTACAAAAGGGTATAAATCAAGTAGCATCTGGATTCTTTTTATTTGGACCATCCACTATTTTCATTTTGACTACTGGAAATGGTGTTAATGGATTTACTTTATATCCTTCTGTGGGAGAATTCTTTTTATCACACCCAAATATAAATATATCTAAAAATGGGAAAATTTATAGCATAAATGAGGGGAATTATTTCAAATTTCCAATAGGTGTTAAAAAATATATCAAATATTGTCAGAAAGAAGATAAAAGTACTGATAGACCATATACTACTCGTTATATGGGTAGTATGGTAGGTGATATATTTAGAACATTGATAAAAGGTGGAATATTTATGTATCCTACTACATCAAGTTATCCCAATGGTAAATTGAGATTATTGTACGAATGTAATCCAATGAGTTTTATCATAGAACAAGCTGGTGGGATATCAATAAATGAATATGGTAATAGAATAATGGATATTCAACCATCAGAAATTCATCAAAGAACTTCTATATATTTAGGTTCTGAAAACATGATAGAAAAAATGAAAGAGTTTATATTAAAGAATAGAAAGATGATAAGTAAACATTAATTATTTCTTCTGTTATGTTATTTTTTTAATTTTTACCAATATTATATTTATTTATTTATTTATTTTAGTAGGATATTATTAATATTATTCTTATATTTGTGAAAAATTTAATTAAAGTTAAGAAAAAGTTAGGAATTAATATATACTTTTTTAAAAACTAAAACTTTTATGATATAAGTAATGAAGGATTTTACTATTAGAGTTGCAACATCAGATGATGAAAAACTCGCAAAGACAATTTGTAATGAATACGAAGAGTCTGCAAAAGCAAGGGGAACTGGTATCGCAAAGCGCAATCCAAATTACGTAATTAGTAAAATGAATGAGGGAAAGGCTGTAATAGCATTTCATAAAGATGGTAGATGGGCTGGTTTTTGTTATATTGAAACATGGGGACATGGTGAATATGTAGCAAATTCAGGTTTAATAGTTAACCCACTTTTTAGAAAGGGTGGATTAGCAACAGCCATAAAAAATAAAATATTTGAGCTTTCAAGAAATAAATTTCCTGATGCAAAAATATTCGGAATAACTACAAGTTTAGCAGTTATGAAAATAAATTCAGAATTGGGATATAAACCTGTTACTTTCTCTGAATTAACACAAGATGATGAATTTTGGAAAGGGTGTCAATCTTGTCCAAATTTTGATATTCTCAACAGAAACAATAGAAAAATGTGTCTGTGTACAGGAATGTTATATACACCTAAAGAAAAAATTGAGCAGAAAATAAAGAGAGCTTTTAAAAAGTCTTTATCGTTGATGTTCAGCATATTTATATAAATAAAAAAGGGCTTTAATAAGCCCTTTTTTATTATTTTTCTACAGCATTTGTACTCATTAGTAGTTCAGCAAAATATTTCTCATAATTAAGTTCTAATTCAAGAAAATCAATTGTTCTAACATATTTGTTTTCGTTCTTATAAATTATAATATATGTATCGCCTAAATCGGCACTTGTATAAAAACTTATTGGTCCCATTCTACCAACTTTATAAATTATTTCTTTCGCCTCCGAATAATATTCAAGAACAAATTTATCCTTTATATCAATTTCCATAGAAGTTTTAGTTTTAGTAGTGTAATTTCTACCTAAATCTTTTTGATATTTGGGATGCATTTCTATTTTTTTTCTGAAATGATGAGTACATACAATATTTATGTCCATATTTTAATATGTTTTTAATATATATCGTCAGTTAACGAGTCCTTTTCATCATCTTTAAATCTCTTTACATCAGACGTTTTTGATGGAACTTTTAATACAGCAGCTTTTATTTCTTTTATAGTCTTGATTAAGAAGTCTTCATTCATTTTATCAATAGGAATAACAATTTCCTTTTGTTTAATTATATATTCTCTATCGTAATCATAAACATCAACAGTTAATAAAAGCTTTTCAACTTGTTTTAATCTACCCTGTATTTCATGTTCTAAAAATTTAATCTTCCACATATACTCTTTATCGACATCCTCTGCCCAAATACACAATCCTCTTCTTTCTTTAGTAATATCTCTATTTTTAGCTAATAAAATATTGCTGATTTCTCCATATTTGAACCAATATATTAAATGTCCTCTCAATTCTTCTAAAAATTCTTTAAGTACAACCGCAGAATTTCTATCTTGAATTTCTGGTTCTTGATTAACATCTTGATTATCAGATTGTAATGCTTCTGGTGCGGGTGCTATAGCAGATTCATCAGCTTCCTTTATTAAATTATACTTCTTAAATTTTACAATATATTTCATTTTTGAGGAAATCTTTAGTGTATATATTAAATTTTGTGGATTTATTTTCTTTTTTGGAATTTTTTTATTATATTTGATATGTATAATTTGTTAATATGTCTGTAATACGTAATTTGTTCTTAGATGATGAAAGGTATCCAAATGATGTCTTTTGGAATGGTGATGTATATAAAAACAATGAATGGTGTATTGTTCGTAATTTCTTAGAGTTTCAAAATTGGATATTAGAAAATGGAATGCCTGATATATTATCCTATGATAACGATTTGGGTGGGGAATTAGAAGGATATGATTGTGCTAAATGGTTATGTGAAACTTATTGTGTTGATAATAATATAAGATTGAATAAAATATACGTTCATTCAAAAAATATATCAACAAACCAAAAAATATTGGACTATTGTGCATGGTTCGACAAAAATTTTGATAAATTCTTTTAATATGACAGATCAAGAAATTGTTGATAGAATAAAAGTTGGTGATGATACTGCTGTGTCATATTTATATGATAAGTATTATAAAATGGGAACTAATGTCATTACTAAAAATAATGGTAATGATGATGATGCTAAAGATATCTATCAAGAAGCTGTCATATTGGTTTGGAAAAAAATAATGGCTGAAAAATTTGTTCTTTCTTCTAAATTAGGTACTTTCTTTTATGGTATATGTTATAAATTATGGCTTAAAGAACTTAGTAGAAGAAAAAAATATGAAAATAATGAAAACGAAAAGTCAGAATACATACTCGATAATGACGAATATACAATATCCTCAATGGAGGATGAGCAAATAAAAGAAGTTATTCGAGAGAATTTAGATAATATTTCAGAATCAGATAGAAATATTTTATTTTATTTTTATATAGAAAATAAAACAATGGAGGAGATTAGTAGTATATTAGGATATACTAATCCCGATTCTGCAAAAGTTAAAAAACATAGAGCTAAAGCGGCATTAGCAGAAATAATAAAAAGCAAATATAAATTTACAGATTTTCTAGATTAATAATATGGTAATAACATTAATAATATTGAGTGTAACAGGTATGTCCCTTCTTTATATGTTTGGTTATAAGATAGGTAAAGAAAAAGGAACTAATGAACAAATTTCACTTTTAAATAAAGAAGTCGAATCTGAACAACGAATAGGTGTATTAACCACAAATCTTTTATGTGGTGAAGAAACTATCGTAATTAAAGCAGAAGTTAAAGAGATTGCTAAAGGTGATACAAAATGTAAGGTAGAATATACAACATTTCATATTACACCAACTAAACACAATAATCAAAACCGATGGGATGCGGTAAAAGAGTATCTTGGTCCTTGGGTAGATTCAAAAAATATAGAGTGGTATGTTGAATATGATACAAGAAAGCGGAGAATTCAAAGATTTTTAAATAAATAATTCAAAGCCTTCTTTTTTAGAAGCTTTTTTATTAATTTCAAAACTAATATACATTTTTGTGTATAAAAAGAAAATGATTTTAATAGGTGGAAAATATTATTAATGATGATAAAATATTTTTTAATTTTGTTGAAGCTGGTGGTGGCCCTAAAGTTGAAATACAAGGTAGTAGTGGAAAGTCCTACAAAGTATCTTATATAAATTCTGAAACTAATGAAACAATTTTCGAAGATATTGTTGTAGCTGGTGGTTTTACAAGAGTAAGTATTGAATATTTTGTACCTTGGAGATTTTTAATTGAATGTGAAGGACAAGTTATAAAAGATTATACTTTAAGTTTAAAAGATAAGAATGTTCTAATTTCGATGGAGAGCTCGGCATTGGGTGATACTTTGGCGTGGGTATCACAAATAGAAAGATTTAGACAGAAATACGGCTGTCATACATTTGTATCTACATTTCATAATGAATTATTTAGAGATAGTTATCCAGAACTTACATTTATTGATAGAGGAATACCAGTTACAGGTGTGCATTTAGTTTATAGACTTGGTTGGTTTGGCTCTGGTCATGCATCAACAAGAAATCCACAGGATTGTCATTCAATTCCATTACAGCAAGTTGCAACTGACATTTTGGGTTTATCATATGAAGAAGTAATTACTAAAATTAAAAAGGATACTAGACCAGCATTAATACCAGGTAAATATGTTGCTATAACATGCTGTAGTACAGCCGCCCTAAAGTATTACAATAGAGCTGGTGGCTGGGAAGAAATTGTATCATATTACAAAAAAAGAAATATTAAAGTTGTTATTATAGGTAAAATGCCGAATCATTTAAGAGATGTTATTGATTTGACTGGTCAGCGACCATATAATGATTTAAAAAATATAATTCAAAATTCGGAATACTTCATTGGTTTAGCTTCTGGTTTAGCTTGGTTGGCAATTTGCTTAGGGAAAAAAAGCATCACAATATCAGGTATTGTCAAAGACTATGTAGAATTTCAATATGAGAATTATAAAGTTAAAAATCCAGAACACGGAAAATCTGTCTGTCACGGTTGTATGAGTATTCCAACGCACACATTCCAAAAAAACGACTGGATGTGGTGTCCAACAAATAAGGGAACACCTAAACATTTTGAATGTTCAAAAACTATCACATTTGAAATGGTAAAAGAAAAAATAGATGTCGTAGAATTAGATTTAAAAAGAAATATTATTTTGAATCCATTAAATATTGAAGTATAAATTTAATTTATCTTCTATATTTTCATCAAATCTAATTATCAATAAATGAATATTGTTATTTTAATAATATTCATTTTTTACTACTTATTATTTTTAAACCACATTGTACCACCTTCATGCTCAGATATTTTTTTAATATCCATTTTAATAAATTCTCTAATTCTAGCAGACATGTTTAATGTAAATTCTTCACATATATTTTTGTAATCTTCTAAAACATCCACTTCAATTTTAATATTGAAATTTTTAGATTTTTTATTATCAAACTCTATATCAGTTTCTTTTTTATATTCATTACTTTTACTTTCTTTCTTATCATAAGTTTTATGATAGATAGAATCATCGAAATCCAATGTAGTATAGAAACCTACATGATAATTTTGAATAGTTTCTAAAACTATTTCTCTAGAATATCCACCCGTTAAAGATTCTATGTATTCTATTATTTCATTTTGTAAATTCATATCGAGTGTAATAAATTTCTCTCGTTCTTTATCGTTTAGGAAAAGATCTATGCAACTAATTCTTTTATTTTCTTTCATATATTTATTACTTTTAAATATATATGATTAATTGTATGCTCTCTTATTACTTTTAATTCATTTATTATATTATTTCTTTATATTATAAAACTTTTTTGATTTTTATGATATATTTAAAAAAAGAATTATTTTTCATGATAGAAGTCATAGAATACAAAGGAGAACAATATCCACTATTTCAAACAACTGGTTTTGCTTCACGTTTTGCATTCCCTTATGCGCAAGAGTTGTGTATTGGTAATGGCTTAGATGTTGGTTGTATGAAAAAAGAATGGGCATTTCCTGGTAGCATACCTATTGATATATCACTAAATGAATATGATGAAAATGGTAAAATAATAGAAGCTTATAATTTACCAAATGGGCAATTTGATTATATTTTTAGTTCTAATATGTTAGAACATGTTCGTGATTGGGTGGAATGTCTAGATTATTGGTTTACAAAAATAAAAGATGGTGGTGTTTTATATTTATATTTACCACACTATGATCAAAAATACTGGAGAAGTTGGAACAATAGAAAACATATTCATAACTTATCGTCTAAACTTTTGAGAAATTATCTTGAAGATAGGGGATGGGATAAAATTTTTATTAGTGGGAAAGATTTAAATTATTGTTTTCACGTGGTAGCACAAAAACCTATTAAAGAATGATTAAACAAATATGGAGAACTATAATAACAGCAAAAACATATTTGGTGATATTTTTTATAATATCATCTATATTATCATTGCTTATAAGTTTTTCCGAAATTCCTAATTTTAATTACAATACACCATTGGGTATGATAGTATTTAGATTGTGTATGTCATATATTTCATCATTTATCTTTTATTTCATTGTAGTACATATACCTAAACAAAAAGATAGAGATTATATTTATCAATATATTAAAAATGATGTTTGTAATGTAGTTGATTATGGTAAAAATTTATCTAAACATTTAAAAGAAGAAAGTAAAATTTCTTTTGAAAAATATCCAGATAAGAATAATATTTTAAATATATGTAAATCTGTTAAAAGTGATTCTACTATAAAAAATGAAAAATTATTAGCATTAATGTTACAATATAAATTAAGGACTTTTGCTGATATTGATGACATTTATTCTAAGATACCTTTTATTGATGGTGAGTTAATATACTTGATTGATAATATAAAAGATTGTTTATATTTTGATAGAATTGATAGTTACAATAAAGAAATTCATGGTGATGATTTAGCATACTTTCATATACCTATGATAATGTATTTTGAAAGTATTAAAGAATTAGATGATTATGTAGATGATAAATTTAAATATTACAAAAGAAGAAAGCCTCTTCCTAAAGAACTAAAAAAATTAATTAAAAAAGGAAATTACTAATGAAAAACTTTGACTTAAAAAACTTTGACATCGAATTATTACCAAATCTTAAAAAGATGGTATTCGAAAGACCTTTAATTGCATTTGATACTGAGACAACGGGTATTAATGTTAATGATGCTGAAATTATAGAAATAAAAGCTATAAAAATATTTCCTGATGGTAGTGTCGATGAATATTATTCATTATTCAATCCAAAAAATGATATACCATTGGAGGCTAGCAATGTACATGGTTATACAAAAGACAAACTTATTGGTCAACCTGTAATAAAAGATAAAATTGACGAGTTATATAATTTTTTTATAGATTGTGATTTATTTGCATTCAATGGGTATAAATTTGATGTACAATTATTAGTGGAAGAATTTCTCAGATGTGGTAAACCATACAACCCAATGAAATATAATATTATTGATCCGTATAATATAATGTATAAGAAAGAGCCTCGAAATTTAAGTGGAGTCTATAAAAAATTATTTGGAGAAGAATTAGAAGATGCTCATACAGCAACTTCTGATATTTTAGCAGCTCTTAGAATATTTGATAAACAAATAGTTATCTATGATTTACCCATATCAATTAAAGAAGTATCAGAATTTGTTAAACATGATATGAATGGTTTCTTAATTTTAGATTTTGATAGCATATTTAAATATGATAGTAATACAAAAGAAATATATTTTAATAAAGGTAAACATATAAATAAAAATGTTAAAGAACATAAAGATTATGTTGAATGGGTAATGAATAAATCATTTTATGGAAAACAGACGAAATTTATTGCCAGTAAAATAAAAAATAAAATTGAATTAGAAAAAGTATAATATAAAGAAATCCCTATACAATCTAATCGTATAGGGATTCTTATTCAAACACAAAAATGTGGTAGCCCATGCAGGATTCGAACCTACGTTTACAATCTGAATAGAAAGTCGTCCTAAGCCACTAGACGAATGGGCCAAATGGAAGGTCAGGGAGTCGGATGCGTACATCCTTAGACATGAAATATAATATATAAACTCCCCTCCTTGTAGCGTGTGCGGGATTCGAACCACACGTTTTTTACCTGAATAGATAATCGTCCTGAGCCTCTAGACGAACACGCCATTTAATTTATTTGAAGTTTTCAGATTCAGGGGGTTCAGCTACTTAGTTTCACTTCCTTACCTAACTTTAAACTTCCTTACAAAGTTAATACTTTTTTTTCAATTTATCAAGTTTTTTTGAAGATTTATTTTCAACTTTTTATTCTTTTATATTTCCGTCTGAAATACAATACAAAGTTAAGAAATTTACTTGAAATAACAAAACATTTCATAAAAAAAAACTACAAATAAAAACACATTCTATAACTATGTCTATTTTAATAGTAGTCCCTGTTTTTAACAGAAAGAAAATCACCGAGTTAAGTTTATATCAAACTAATAGATATAAAGGTGATGGAAATAAACTTGTAGTATATAATGATCACTCTACTGAATATGATAATGAATTTCTATCGGAATATTGCGATGAAGTAATAACAATGCCTAAAAAAATGGGTGTTCAACATTTAAGATGGCATCATTTAAGAAGCTTTTTAAATCAAGATGAATACCAATACTTATATTTAACTGATAGTGATGTTATACATGACCCTCAATACATAACAAAACTAAAAGAGTACTATGGTAAATATATGTTAAATGATGGTAAGAAAATGCCTGTATGTTTATATAATACTATATATCATATGAATCAAGGGAACACATTAAGTGAGAATGGCATTATCCTATTAAGAAAAACTGCGCCTGGTGTGTCGATGTTCTTTAATAAAGAAATGGTTAAGCAAATTGTTAATAGTTTAGACAATTTAGGTAAAGATCCAGATTATGGTTGGGATTATTTTCCAAATCAATTTTTAAAAATTCCTTATATAACAAGCAATACATCATATTTAGAACACTTCGGGGCAAATGGCTTACATTCATATGAAGGAAGAGCTGGTATGGATAAAGATAGAGCAATTAATCCAACGGAGTATTTACAAGCAATAAGAGAGACAGTCATAAATTATATATTATTTAATGGTGAAAAGCCTATTTTATGAACAATAATGAATTAATATGTTATGCTAAATTTTTTATTCTACAATTAGAATATAAGAAAAGTATGTCAAATAATGAAACAAAAGTTAAGATTGACACTATAATAGGGGATATGAATAATGATGTTATTCCTGATATATCTAGAATAAAATCAAAGAGATACATTATTGAATATGGTGAAATTATACAAGATTTTGCTACAGAATATGGAATAAATATTCCATCATTTGTAAACATGGAATGGAAACCAATCTATAGAAACATGATTATAAATGATATACTAAATTAAAAGTGTATAAAAAATGAATTTTTATGATTAAAACATATAGATTAAAAAAAGAATATCCAGGACATAATATAGGAGATATGTTATATAAACCATCGGATGATTCGACATATTATGATTGGGATGTAGAACCATTTACAAAAGTTCCAATTGAAATTGTAGAAAATCACTCAGAATTCTTTGAAGAAGTAATTAATAATTGGAAAATGGGAGATAAGATTTATTTTCTATCTGTGTCTGGTGAGATAATAGATGAAAATTTTGATTCAACTAGGCATATACCGTTAATTTATTGGGGAAATGCTTTCAGAGATGAAAATGAAGCCAAATGGTATCAAATACAATTTGCTAAATTAATAGATGGGGAGGATAGTATAGTGATAAATAAAAAAGATATTCTTCCAATTTTTTTAGCTTTACAAGATAACGATATAGAAAAAGCTAAATCATTAATTAAAAATTATTTATAAAATGGGAACAAAAACAGAATTTACGAAATTAGAAGCTATTGAATATTTGTGTGATAATGGATCCAACTCAAACGAATGGTCGGAGGCTGGTATGTATCATATGATAAGTGAAATAGTAAAGAGTGAAACCGAAGTTTTCACTAAAGATTATCTTGACAGTAGAATTAAAATTGCTGACGAGTTTTAAAAAATAATAATACTAAATGGAAAAGGTTAAAACAACAAAGTGGTATGCATTAAAAGTTACTGCAAACCAAGAAAGAAAAGTAAAAGAATATTTAGATAAAGAAATTAAAATTTACAATCTGTCTGATTGGATAATACAAGTAGTTGTGCCAACAGAAAAAATATTAACTCTTAATAAACAAACTGGTAAAAAGATAGTTAGAGAAAAACTTGTTATGCCAGGATATTTATTTGTTAATGCTGATTTAAATAATGGTGAGATAGGACCAATTTTAGAAAATGTACCAGGTGTGTATGGTTTCTTATCAATGAAAGAAGGCAAATTATCTAAAATACCACAGCCTATTAAAGATAGAGAAGTTGAAAGATTCTTAGATATTAAAGAAGATATTGATGTTGTATGGGATAAATTTCAAGTTGGTGAAAAAGTTAAAATTCTAGAAGGTCCTTTTAGTTCATTTCAAGGAGTTATTGAAAATATAGATTCTGCTAAAAATAAACTTAATATTATGGTAGCTATCTTCCAAAGACAAACACCAGTTGAAGTATTATTTTCACAAGTAGAAAAAGTAATATAATTTATTTTAATAATATTTTTATGGAAGAAAAAGCAATGGTTAGTACGGAATTTAACGATGATAAAATACCACTAAAAAATAAATACGCAACAATTCTTGAAGATTACAAAGCTGTGTTAGAAATGTATAATAAAATTCTTTCTACTAAAGAAGAATTAGAATGTATTCATACATCCGATGGTGCTAAAATTCATCCATTAAATAGAAAAGAAGATATTCTTATATTTAATCATAATGATAAAACGATATATTTTGAAAATATGTCAGATAGAAACATTTTTAAGTTTAAATCATATTTTATTATGAAATTACAATAAAATATAAAAAAAGCCTCTCAATTGAGGCTTTTTTTATATTTCTATTTCTAAAAATCTTCTTAAAAAATATCTTCGTATAAATTTTAATTTTAATTTTTTAAGCATCCATTGCTTTTTATTTTTAGAAGTTAATTTCCAATTTGGGTATCTTATATCACCCTCGTATGTTTCACCATACCATTTAGTATCATTATTTTCACCACAATGATAACAACAATGACTACAAGAAATTTCTTTTATATGCTCTAAATTCTTTTTATAGAGTTTATTAAAAACATATGAATTTATAGTTTCTTTTAATTCTTGGTATATTCTCATAATCTTTAAGTAATCTTAAAGATACTATTTATAAATTATCATTATAAATTTTTAAGTATTAAATGTTTTATTTTTAATAAAAAATATTTACACATTTTTTAAAACAAAAAATATCTAAAGAGAGAGATATTTATAGTATAGATACTTTTATGAAAACTATTTATCTTATAAAATCGGAATCACCATCAGGTGATATATCATTCAAAATTGGTATTACTGGTAGAAATCCACAAAAAAGACTTTCCGAATTACAGATAGGTACTCCAGATAATTTACATATTATATGTACATTCGAATCTAAATATGGTAATCTTTTAGAATCTACTTTACACAATCGATTTAACATGGGAAATATTCATGGTGAATGGTTTTCCTTAACTGATGATGAATTGAAAAATTTTCTGAATACCTGTTATAAAATAGAGAGTAATTTAAAAATAATGCATGAAGAAAATACATATTTTCAATCCAAAAAACGTTAATTTCGTCATTTTAAGACTATTTTTTAAAATAATTAAGCAAAAGTAAAACTTTAGACATTTTTATTAGTATATGTTGTAAAAATTTAGTATTTTTGTATCATGAGTGGTATAGTTAGGTTATGTATTTTTGATTTTGATGGTACATTAATATCGAGTCCAGAACCAACTGAAGAAAATAAAAAATTATGGGAAACCGTACACGAAAGGAAATGGCCACATAAAGGTAATGGTTGGTGGACAAAAGAAGAATCATTATGTTTAAAAACATTCGATATTAAAACAATAGAACATGTTAAATATGATGCTTTAGATAGAATAAATGATGTAAATGCATATACAGTTCTTTTAACTGGTAGGATGCCAAAATTTCAGAAAATGATAAAAGAAATTTTAAGAAAAAATGGCATACCATACTTTAATGCATATTATTTTAATGATTCTCATAGAACATTAGATTTTAAATTAAAAGTAATAGAACAATTAAAAAATGAATTCCCATCTGTCATAGAATTTGAAATGTGGGAAGATAGAGTAGAGCATATTCCATCATTCGTAGAATGGGGAGAAATAAATTATGGTAAAAACTTTAAAATAAATATCATATGAAAATTTTCTCAGTATTTAAGAATTTCTTCGGAAACATAAAAGAAGAATTTGATGAAATCGAAAATTTATTCATCAAAGAAGAAATAACTTGTATTAACAAGTTTAAAGAGATGGTTTCTTCTATAACGTTGATAGAGTCCTTTGAAGTTATTGATGATGTTTTAAATCTTACAATTATAACAGAAGATGAAGATGATGAAGAAGAAGTAATTCAATTCAGTGCAAGTCTTAAAGAAGTTGAGCTTAAAGATTATTATAATAAAATAGTTAAAGAAATAATAAACGCATGAGATTTTTAAAAAACTTATTCAAAAGAAATCCAAATAGATTTAAGAAAACTAAATGGGATGATTTAATTGCTGATAATCCATTCTCTAAAAAGAATAAAAATAGTGCAAATTCTTATTCAAATAGCATACCTAAATCAGTGCTTCAAATTATAGGAATAAACGTAGCAGTATTTTTACTATTATGGATTTGTGAAATTGCTTTACCTATGACATGGTATCAAATGATTGTTAAAATGCTTGCTGTTCCTACAGATATAGAAATATTATATAAACCTTGGACTGTAATAACATCAGCATTTACGCATTTATCTTTTGGTCATATATTAGGAAATATGTTAGCTATATTTTTCATAGCACCTTATTTCAAAATGGCATTCATAGATAAACAAATATGGAATTTATATTTATTGGGACATTTTGTAGGGATATTCTTTTCAATAGGAATTAATATTCTTATATTTGATGATCACGGGATGGCTTTAGGTGCATCGTGTGGTGTGTCAGCATTAGTAGCTGGTGTATGTTTTAAATTTCCACAAATGCCAGTGAATATATTTTTTATTAACACAACACTTAAATGGTTAATTGCTATTTATGTAATACAATCAATATTCATGTTATTCTCACCTAATATGGTTGGTGGTATTGGACATTTATTTGGAATGTTATTAGGTGTATTGTATGTTCATTTATTAACAAAAAATATAGAAATAGGAAAAATATTTGATTCAATTACTAAATTAAAAATTAAAAAAACAGGTAAAGGTATTAAATACGTTTCAATGTATAGTGAAAAATCAGAAAATTCAATTAAAAATATAATTAACAAAAACTTCAAAAAATAATGAGCGAGATTAAAGAATTGTTTTTAAAACTTACGGAATATACTATACCATTCGGAAAAGAAGAATCATTAGAGCCTATTTTACCAACTGGATTTAAAAGAGATAAAATAGGAAACTATTATTATGAAATAGGCGAATCTGAAACTCTTTTTACAACACATTTAGATACTTATTCAGATAAGTATGAAAAAGTTGTTCATAAATTTTATAAAAAGGATGGTACACCTTGCGAAAAAGACGAAGCTGATATTATTGCCACTGATGGAAAAACTATTTTAGGTGGCGATAATAAAGCGGGTTGTACTATTTTAATCAATATGATTAATAATAAAATTCCAGGCGTTTACTATTTTTTTTTAGGAGAAGAACCGATTTTATCGGGGGGCGTTTGGGGAAGTACACAAGCATTAAAAGCAAATCCAGAATACTTTAAAAGATTTAAAAGAGCTATTGCATTTGATAGAAGAGAAATGGGATCAGTTATTACTCGTCAAATGGCTAGAAACTGTTGTTCTACAGAATTTACAGATGCAATTATAAAAGAATTAGCTGGACAAGGATTGTCATTTAAAAAGGATCCAACGGGATATTATACTGACAGTGGTGTTTTTATGGATGTAATACCAGAAGTAACAAATCTATCAGCAGGTGTGTGGAATGAACACTCACCCAAAGAATTTTGCTCTATAAAATATCTCGAAAAAGTAGCCGAGGCGGCTTTACATGTTAATTGGGAATCATTACCTGTTGTTAGAAAAGCATTTAAAAATGTACCAATTAAAAAAGGAAACTTTGTAACAAAATTTGTAGATGTTAAAAAAACAAAGAAAACATTCAACATTATAAATAATTTTCTTGAAATGTATGGATATTTATGTATTAATGTAGAAGATTATGAACCTGAACACGAAATGGTTTTCTCACAATGGCATAATGAATCTGAAATTATAATAAAATTTAAAGACGATTCTGTTATTTACGAAGATCAAGAAATACCAGTAAAAGATTTTATTTTGATGTTAGATCCAGAAGCAGACTTAGAAGAAATATTTAATCCTGAAAAATAGTATGAAAATTTTAAAAGAAAAAGAATCTTCTGCTGGTATTAATCCAAATGAATTAGAATAAAAAAAAGGGCTTAAAGCCCTTTTTTTTATTCATCAAAATCTCTTGCCCTACTCAATACACCATCAATAGACTTTGCTAAATCTACGGGTATTTGATGTCCTCTACAGCGTTCTAATAAATGTCTCATATCAGAAGCAACACCTAGTAATTCTATTAATTCATTTGGATTAATACCAGCAGAAGATTCTTTAAGTTCTTTATGAAGTCTTGCATTTTCTAACTTTAAATATTCTAACTCATAATTTTTATCCATGTGTGTTTAATAAATTTTTTACAATAATATAAAAAAAAGTACTATGGCTAATGTAACAACATTAGTACCAATTAGAGTTTTTACTGTACCATTTTTTCTTTTTATCTTTCCTTCTTGTTTTTGAATAATTTCATCTTTTTTTGTACTTATTTCTTCGTATTTAGCAATAGTTTTTTTATCATTTGATAAAATCTGTTCATCATTCTTTATAATTTCATTAGCTTTAGCATTTTCTAATATTAAAGAATCGGTAATATTTTTACATTGTTTATCTTTTTCTTCCATTATTATAATTTTTGTGCTAAGTGCATCAACTTTTTCCGCATCAATCAAACCTTTTTCAAGACATTTTGCTATTTCTTTAGCTTTACCAGTTTCCCAAATCCAATAAGTTTTACCTGTTATAGAATCTTTAACTACTTTATCTGGTGTAATATCTTCAACGATTGGTGTTTGTGTGTCTTGGACAATATTATTTGTTGTGTTTTCTACGCTGTTCGTAGTCTGCGAAAAACTGATGTAGCTGCTTGTCATTAAAATTAGTAATATTATCAATTTTTTCATATTCATTATTTATTTTTTCTAAAATATCATTTTGCTTTTTAATTTCTTCATTGAGACTATCCATTTTTTGTTGCATTATTGGAATTCTTTTTTCTATAGCTTCTTTATCTCTTTTAAGGATTTGATTTTGTCCTTCAAATTTATTATTAGCATCTTTTAATACTTGAATTTCAGTTTCTTTTTTATTAATATACTTATATCCCTTTTTAAGAAAACCATTAATTGGTAATGATGGAACTAAACATGTTAGAAACACACCAAAAAAGAAACATACCATATATTTCCAATACTTCTTTATAAAATTTGTTAAAAATAACATATTATTTCTTTAAATTTTCCTTTATATAGTTAACTTCATCATCTACCCAAGAATTATTTCCTGAATATAAAGTGGATTTAAGTTTATCTAATAAAGTAAGCTTTTCTTTTAAATATGTTTCTAACATAAGATTTTTGATGCTATTTACAAATTCAACATTAGATTTAATAATAATATTTTTGCTTGCGGCTTGTGGATCATTATCAACTATAATATCCAATGATTCTATCAATTTATCTATTTTCTCTTCAAATGATAGAGAATCGTGTGTTGATTCATTAATTTGACTAAATTTTTTCATTTTAAGGTTATTTATTTTAGTTATATATATTTTTATAAATTTCCTTAAAAATCAATTATTAGTTCATATAAGGAAAGAAGAATTTACTCTCGATACTAGCATTTTCATCAGAATCAGATCCGTGTACAGCATTAGCTTCCATACTTTTTGCAAATAGATTTCTAATAGTACCTGGTTCAGCATTAGCTGGATTTGTTGCACCAACTAATTTACGATAATCAGCGACAGCATTTTCTTTTTCGAGTACAAATACTACAATATTTCCACTTGACATATAATTAGTTAAATCATTGTAAAATGGTCTTTCTTTGTGAACTTCGTAGAATTTACCAGCATCTTCAATAGTAAGATTTGTCATTTTCAAATCTACTATTTTAAAACCTTCATTCTCTATCATTTTTAGTATTGCATCAACGTGTCCATCTTTTACTGCATCTGGCTTAATCATTGAAAATGTTCTATTTGTCTCCATATTTTTTATTTTTGTATCGTCTATAAGCTATAATACAGCTTATTATTATAAGTGTTATCATATATCAAATTTTATTCCTTGAGATAATGGTAATTCTTTACTGTAATTTATAGTATTTGTTTGTCTTCTCATATATACTCTCCAAGCATCCGAACCAGATTCAAATCCACCACCAGTTTCCTTATGTCCACCAAATGCGCCACCAATTTCTGCACCAGATGTTCCAATATTAATATTTGCTATACCACAATCAGAACCCCAAGCAGATAGAAACATTTCAGATTCTCTAATATCTGTTGTAAATAATGATGATGATAATCCTTGTTTTACATCATTTTGAATTTCAATAGCATTAGTAATATCACCTTTATATTTCATTAAATATAGTATTGGCACAAATGTTTCTTTTTGTACAATATCATAACGATTTTCTGCTTCAACTATTGCTGGATAAACATAATTCTCATAAAGATGTCTTCCACCAACAATTAATCTACCACCTTCGTGTTCAACTTTAAATATAGCATCTTTAAAAGAATTGACAGCATCCATATCAATTAATGGTCCTACTAATGTATCTTCTTTTAGAGGATTACCAATTCTTATATTTTTATATACTTCTACTAACTTCGATTTAACTTCTGAATACACATCTTCGTGTACAATCAACCTTCTTGTTGTTGTGCATCTTTGCCCAGCAGTGCCAACTGCGCTAAAAGCCACCGCTCTAATTGCTAAATCTAAATCAGCTTTATTAGAGATAATAATAGCATTATTACCACCCAATTCTAAAATTGTTTTACCAAATCTATCAGCAACAGCTTTACTAACAATTCCACCCATTCTCGTAGAACCTGTAGCAGACACTAACGCAATTCTTCTATCATTAGCAATTAAAGAACCTATTGTAGCATCACCATTAACTAATGAAAATATACCTTCTGGTAATTTATTTTTTACCAATACTTGTTTTATAATATTTTGACAAGCAATGGCGGTTAAAGGAGTTTTTTCACTTGGCTTCCATACACATACATTACCACAAACGGCAGCTATCATAGCATTCCAAGCCCATACAGCAACAGGGAAATTAAATGCTGAAATAATACCAACTATACCAAGTGGATGCCACTGTTCATATATTCTATGCTCAGGACGTTCGGAATGCATAGTCAATCCATATAATTGTCTAGATAAACCGACAGCAAAATCACATAAGTCAATCATCTCTTGTACTTCACCTAAACCCTCTTGAAGAATTTTGCCCATTTCTAAAGAAACTAACATACCCAAAGCTTCCTTATTCTTCCTTAATTCATCACCAATTTGGCGAACAATTTCACCTCTCTTAGGTGCTGGTATAGTTCTCCATATTTTGAATGCTTTCTCAGCTTCTTGTATAACTCTTTCGTAATGACTTTCATTTGCCATACATACAGATGCTATAACTTCATTATTAATGGGAGATTTAATAACTTTTTCGTTATCCGAATACTCATGTATTAAACCTGTACTTGAACATGGATTTACTTTAGCTATTTCTAATTGATTTAAAACTTCTTTTATTACCATATACCGTAAGATTTTTAATTATAGATAAATTGATTATTAAAGTTTGATATTTTTAAAACTTTTATCATTTTTTTCCTAATAATTAAAAACCAATATAAATCACTATTGTTATGAAACTGTACATATTATTAATACTATTGTTAACATCTATTACATGCTTTGGTCAAAAATATTGGGATCAAAATCATTTTTATCACACAAAAGGTGGTGAAATGAAGCATTGTGATTCCGTTTCAGTTGAATTAATTCCACTAAAAAATTGTAACTGTGAGCACGAACAAAACGCCAATAATAAAGATCCATTTGCACCAATTCAACCGTTTATAGAACATACTTGTGTTGAAAAACGTTACACTAAACATTGTAAAAAAGCTGTATGGGTTAGTAAATCTGGTGAAAAAGATGTTCATATTTGGAATGGTAAATATTGGATTTTAATGAGTTCCAAAGGAATTTATTGGTATTATTACTGGGAGAAATATACAGAAATTCTTTAAAGTTTGCAAAATTGAGCATTTTTTTGTATATTTATACAAAATTAATATTTAATGAAAAAGAGAATCGAAATATTGTATGATACATTAAAAAATCCTTATATAGGTGTTAAATATTATCCGTATGAGCTTGGTGCATATTTAACATTATTTAAAAAATTTCTTAATGATGATAAAATACACGATTTTTATTCTTTAAATAGAATAAATAGAGATGGTGAAAATTTTCATATAACTTTATTTATTGTTCCTGAATATAATTTTAAGAAAGAAGTATTAGATGATTATATAAATATTGAAGTTGATATTAATATAATTGGAATAGGGCGTGTCGAAGAAGATGATAATGAAGCATTCTATTTAATTGTTGATTCTTTTGATTTAAATAATATTAGAATTGAAAATGATTTCGAATATAAAGATTTACATATTACTTTAGGATTCAAAGAAAAAGATATATTCATACCAAAAGGATTGGATACAGTGGTACTTAAATTATGAGAAAACTATATGATAGATTAAAAATACTAAAGGATAATCAAGAATTTATTTCCGATTTTGTTATTTATTTAAATGAACAAGAAAATTGGAAATCATCACTCGAAAACTATGAAATAAATGATAAAATCATAGTTAAAGAGTGTAATTTTACTATAGTAAATGAAAATCATAGAGAATCTCTAACAGCTATCATTGAAGTATTTAAAATAGGAGATAATAAAAAATCCAATTATACTTATTGTTTATTTAATATAGATGTAAATGGTGAATTAAGTTCTAATATAGTTGAAAACTTAGAAATATTTTTCATTGATATGACATCAATCATTAGAAAGCATAGAATAACATACTTCATATGATGAGATTAAATAATAAAAACTTTAGAGAGATTTTTTTCAAAATTGATGCTGATAATATTAATGATTTAAAAAATGAAATATTGAATATATTTAAAATAAATAATATATCATCATCTTACTATTTTAGAACATGGTTTAATTTACCTATTAATAAACATAGAAATATTAGCGGATATGTAAAAAATCCATTTGAAGCACCATCTATTAATCAATTAACAGGTATTGTTCAATTTTTGCATTTTTCTAAAATTGATGGATTGCCTCTATTTTTTGCATATCAAACACCCGTAGATTTTTCGGGAATACAACCTAATATGGATGTGAATAATAATACTTTAGGGCTAACAGAAAATATTATAATTGGTTTTAGTTCAAAATTAGAGTCTAATAAAATTATAGACAGTAATTATCAAATAGGAAATTTAAACAACGTTAAAGTATTACTTGCTAGTTTACTTGAATCTGATTATCCTAATGATACTTTTAATCTAAAAAATAGAAGTGATAGAATAGAAAATTTATTAGAAGATTGATTATTTCTCTACATTTCTTTCGATGTAAAGTCCTATAGTTTTCACTAAACTACTTAAATCGTCTAATTCCACAGTAGTTGGTTTATCTAAATATTTAAATGTTAATTTAAATTTTTCATCATTTTCTTTTCTCAAATCAAGTATAATATCACTTTTGTTATTAACATTGAATTTAAAATCCATGCTTAACTTTTGACAAGGTATTACAACGAATTCTGGATGATAATCAAATTCATACACTGAGTATCCTTCTATTTTATTTTCGAAAAAATAATTATTAATAGTTTGTTCTGGTGATACCATAAGTTCACTTAATGCTAATATATTTTCTCCAAATTTATTCTCAGAAAAAATTCTGTTTATTTTGGATTCAAGTTCATCTAAATTTGCAAATTTTAATAATCTATATTTACAATTTAAATCATAAAGATATAAGAATTCAAGCGAACGTAAATTTTCTTTATTTTCATCAAGCTTAAAAATAAAGCGAGTGTGTATAATAAGAGTAGTATCATTAGTTAGCTTATGAAAATTCAAAATCCAGTTCCAACCATTTTTATCCTTTTCGATAACGGCTTTAAATCTATAAAGATGTGTATCTTCAAAAATTATTTTTATTCTCTCTTGTAATTCTACCCAAGTCATTAATCGTTGTCTTTAAATTTTTGTTGAACATAAATAGCTTTAAGCTTCTTAGTTCTTTTTTTAACAGATGATTTTTCAAAAGCCTGTCTTGCTCTTAATTCTTTTATAACTCCAACTTTTTCAAATTTTCTTTTGAATTTTTTAAGAGCTTTATCTATATTACCATCTTTTATTTCTATAATTAGCATGATTGTATTTATTTTTTATATTAAAATCTTTCTGTTTTAAAATGTTCTATTTCTATCAAATATTTTTCGCTTATTGTTGTAGATACTCTATCAATATTAGTAATAGTAATAGTATATCCCGTATTTATTCTAAATGACATTGGTTGAGTGAAATATGAACCATCTAATTGATATTCATTACTAATACCAGCTTGATCATCATTTACCAATCTGAATATTTCTGCAAAATCTGGTAATGTTGAATCTGATGTTATTTGTAAATTGAATGTATTGTTTACAATTTCTCCAACTATAGGATATTGTCCAGAAATATCAACTTTTGTTGTTTTATAAATTATATTAAAATTTTCGAGTGTAATAACATCACCAACTTTAAATGCATTTGTTTGAAGAGGTTTTATTCCAATCGAAATAAAATAATTATCTGTTATTTTTTTAATTGATATCACTTCTGGTGTAAATGTTGATGGTATAGAATTCCATCTTTTCGAAATACCATCCGTTATTATATTGGCATTTAAATTTTTATCAATTGGTAAATCAATAGTTTTTGTTAATTTATAACCAGCTATATTATCAACGTTATCAACTAATTTAGTAAGCATACTTATATTAAGCTGTTTATTAAATTGAGCATCTTTTGGATAAATTTTAAATACCGCAGATTGTCTATAATCTAAATCTCTATCTAAAACTATATTAAGAGGCTTACCTAAATTTACATCCGATGTATCATCATTTATAATATTAATCATAAAATCTTTTCCTGATGGGACTATTAACTTGTAATTAATAATTGTATTATTTTGATTATTATAAAGCGTACTCACTGGTAATTGTTGAATTAAGCCAAATCTCGAATCCTTACTATCTAATATAAGTAATGGTGGATTTACCGTTTCATCGACAGTAACTTTGATAGTTTCAGAATCTTTTATTTGATGTCTTTTATATAAATTTAGTAAAGTGTATAGTGAATCAATTCTGAAATTAATATCTCTAACATCAGTTTGGGTATAAAGAAGAGATTTTAAATTAGCTAATTCTTCCTGAAATGTAGATAAATTAACTGCTAAGGATAAGAAAATATCATTTGTTTTAGCAATCCTTAACATTACTTCATTAAATAAGTCAAAACCAAAAATTGAATATACTTTTTGTGGATCGAATGCTTCAATTATATTATCATTATTGATATTAAAGTTTAAGTTAATATTAAATTGATATGATAAACCATCTTGTTTACCATTAGATACCAATTTTTTATAAGTTTCTATTTTATTATCTACTGCTGGATTAACAAATGTGAGTCCGTATAAATTAATTCCAAAATTAGTGCCATTAGATTTAGTTTTATCTTCTACTTGATAATACCATAATATAACGTTGAATTCGAAATCTTTAGGTGGTAAATTATTAAAACTTTGGGCGTTTAATTCGTCAAAATTTTTAGAAACTTTACCTGGTAAGTTCATTTTGATATAATGTGAATAATCAAAATCAACGCCCAAACCATCTATATTAGAACCATCAAACTCTGGATATACAAAAGGAGCTTCAGCAACTCTTGTTTTTTTTCTATTGGTTTCAGTAATACCAAAATAGTCTCCTCTTTTTCTATCAGCTGCGCCAGCAGAATTTATATACTTCTGATCAACATCGAAATATGCGTATTGATCACCTGGAAATAATTCTGGATTTAATACAATTGGAGATTCTGATAATTCACCACCTATAATTTCAGGTTGATCTTGACTCGGAAGAATTGGATATTGATTACCTGGTCCATAATTTTTATCAGAACTAATTCTGAATAGAATATCAGGTGTCTGACCATTTTGATCGGGTATATAAGCAACCACTTCAGTATATGATCGATTTGCCATTTGAACATTGTTTACAGAGCTAATTTCACCAATGTATTGAACTACTTGTTGATATTTTAATTGTAATGATACAACAGCGAAATTATTCCAAAATATAGGTTCAGTTTGACTAACTACTATTCTAATAACATCATTTTTATTATTTTCATTTGCTGAAGTATCTACTGTATTAACTAAGAATTCTCTTGAAATACCACCATCGAATATTTGAAATGTTCCTTCACTTGTTAAAATAATAGTATCCGATGGTTTTATAGTAGTACTTGAAGCAATCGTAATTTCATATACCTTTAAGAAATTTCCTAATGTTTCTGGATCTGGTACTAAATCACCAGTATCTACAATATTAGATACATTATATTTAATAACACTTCTTTCTTTCCATAAATATTCTTTAAAATAATCATCTGGTGCATTATCATTTATTGCAAATTCTGTAGAATCAACATATTCATCATTTGGTATAGCAGGTTCAAATTGCATAGCACCAGTTTTTCTTAACCATTTCCAAAAAATCTTTTCTGATGTAGTTTGTATTTCATTAGGATCATAAAAATAAGTATTATTATTTATTTTAGATTCACGTATTACTGATTCTTGATTAGCAACATAATTTCTCAATGAATTTACTAATAAATCACCCATATCTGTAATAACATTAAAAGACTCTGTATTGAACTGTTCAGGATTTGTAAAATCCATTTTTGATAAATCTAAATTTAATAACATAAATTTAGAAAAATTCATGTGATAATTCTCATTTTGATGAGATGCTGAAATGTCTTCTGATGCACCTGGAACAACATAAGTAGTATACCCCTGATTTTTAAGAAATTTGTAAAGAGGAGTTGCCATATTTTATATATTATTTATAGTATATATAAAATCCAATACATTTCAAATGAATATTAAAAACAAAGAATTTATAGAAAAAGCTAATAAAATACATAATAACAAATATGATTATTCATTAATTAATTATGTTAATAACAGAACAAATATTAAAATAATTTGCTCTATACACGGAGAATTTGAACAAATTCCAGATAAACACACAAACAGAAAACAAGGATGTCCTAATTGTAGCCCAACAAAAAAAATAACACATGAGTACTTTTTATCAGAAACTAAAAAAAAATATGATAATTTATTTAAATATACTAATTTAAATTTTAAACATTCGCATGATTACATTAAAATAATTTGTTCTAAACATGGTGAATTTAAAGAAAAACCTTATATTCATTTAAAAAGAAATACTTGCATAGGTTGTAAAAAAATAATTGTTCTTAATAGATACATCGAAGAATGTCAAGAAATACACAACAACAAATACGATTACTCTTTAGTAAAATATACTAATTGTTATAATAAAGTTGATATTATATGCTCAGAACATGGTATTTTTAAACAAGCATTACATTCTCATAAACAAGGACATGGATGTACTAAATGTGGAATTAGTATCAAATATGAAGGTTACAACTTTATAGAAAAGGCTATTAAAATACACAATAATATATATGATTATTCATTGGTTGAGTATAAAAATAATACAATTAAAGTTAAAATTATATGTACAAAACATGGTATTTTTGATCAACAACCAGTATCCCATTTAATGGGACACGGTTGTCCAAAATGTAAATCTTCTAAAGGAGAAAAACAAATACAAAAATTTTTAGATGATAATGAAATAGAATATAATTATCAATATATAATAAATTTCAATAATAAAAAATATTTATATGATTTCCATTTACCTGAGCATAATTTATATATTGAATATGATGGCGAACAACATTTTAAACCAGTTAAATATTTTGGCGGATTAAATAAATTTTTACAAAGAATTAATAACGATTTTCAAAAAGATAAGTATTGTATATTAAATGATGTAAATTTATTAAGGATACCATATTGGGAAATTATTAATATAGAAAAAACATAAGAAATTATTATATTTTATTCTGTTTTATAATAAAATATAATAATTTCTTATGTTTTTTCTATTCTATAACACTTTCTACCATGTTGATTTATGTATTTAATTACACCATCATATCCTTTATCTTTAGATAAAACATAGAAAATTGTATCTTTGTCTGTAATTTTATTAAATTCTCCAAGAAGATAACACAAATGGAAGTCTAAGTTATTTCTACCTTCTGATGCTATTTTTATCCACGTTAGATTAGTTCCTAGTTCTTGTGTTCTTTTAACTAGTTCAAAAGGTATTCTATTTTGAAAACTTCCTACCAACATGAATATTTTAACATTGTCCAGTTTAATTTTATCTACATTTAGTTGATGTATATTTTCTAAATCAACAAATAAATATTTTGGCTTACATTCCTTTACTCTTATCATACCCTTCTTAGTTTCTTACTTATTAATATAAAAAAGTATTTTGTTTTAAAAAATGAAACAGTTATTTAAGTAATAATATCAACAATTCATTGAGAAAATATAATACACAGAAAAATATTACACCTACTATAATACCAAACATGAAATTTCCTATGCCTCCACAAAAGGCAACACCGAACAACGCAAATAATATTGAAGAAATTAGCATTAACACAAAAAACTCTTTAATTTTTTCCATTATTTTATAATTTAAGATTTTAACATTCCTAGTATTTTTACAGAAGTAATAAATAATAAATTCTGAACGGACATTTCACCAACTTCGGAATATCTATTATCACTTATCCATTCTTTAACTGCTTTTTTGTGATAAGTTTCTGCTAAAACCACAGCTAATTCAAGAGATTCTAATTTATTGATTTCTATCTGAATAGCAGATAGATTCTTATTCTTATTTAAAATATCGTATGCCACTTCTGCATAAAAAGATACTAAATTTTCATTAGATGCTGTAAGCTCTATGAGTTCTTCCATAGAAACATTATTCTTCCCAATAAAACTTACAACATCGTCAATATATTCATTTTTCATGAAGCCAACTCCTTCTGAATCATTATGTTCAGATATAAGATAATTAATAAATTTTTGCAATTTTTTTTCAAAACTCATATTTAATCAATGTTTTGTGCGTTTAAAAAGTCTTCCTGATTTTTGAATTCAAATGTTGATATAATTATAATTGGTTGTTGCATTTCTTCTACTAAACTTTTAAGTGATGGGAATTTTTCGGATGCTTTGAAATATGTTCCAAAACCACCACCTAAAGCATTTTTATATGCGTAAGAAAACATAAAATATCTCATACTATATCTTTAAATTCTTAAACATGTACAAATATAAGATATTTTATATAATTTTCCAAACTTTTAAAAGAAAAAACATTTTAATTTTGTAAGACAAAAAATATAATATATAACTAAAATCTTTGCGATTAAATGAATCTTAAATTTATTGAGGTTAAATTTCAAACATTAAAGACTGAAATTAATGACTTTATCAAGAAAACATACAATAAATCCGATGTTTTATTATCAGCAAGCGATCCTTACGGACATATTTTAGGTGCAATTGAGATGATTTTTAGTTCATCTTTACTTTATTTAAAGAATGTAACTGCTCAATTTGATATTAACAACCCAAAGAATACTAATGGTAAAATGATAAAAGCCTTAGCGAGAGTTGGTGGGTATAATCCTGGGAGAGCTATAAGTGCTACTGGTACTCTCACATTACAATTAAAACCTGGCATAGATATTTTAGAAGAAATTCCTGGTGGTGAAATCACTATTTTACATGGATCTAAAATAACTAACAAAAGTAATAATTTAGATTATTATATTGATTTAGGTATAGAAAAAGCGTCTTACTTATTGAGTCATAATACTAAATATTTTTTACCTGTGGTTCAAGGTAAAGTAGAGACATTTCCATTTACTGGAACTGGTGAACAACTACAGTCATTTTCGGTAGATTTGCCTAATGGGCAATCACCTGAACAATTTAGAATAACTGTTAAGGTTGATGGACAAATATGGAGTATAAAAGACCATTTATATGATATACTTACAGATGAAGAAGCTTGTGTTGTACGAACTGGTATTAATGGTGGATTAGATATTTATTTTGGAACAGGGTTTTTTGGAAAAATACCAGGTATAAGTGATGAAATAGAAGTTAGATATGTTGTGTCAGATGGTTCATTAGGTAATATTCCACATAAATTAGTTAATGATTGGACATTTACTGACGAACTTTTTGATAAATTTGGAACACCTGTTGATATTGAAAAAAACTTTAATGTATTTATAGAAAATGAAGTGAGTATGGGTGGCGATTCAGAAAATCCATTATTTACAAAAGCTATATTACCACATGTTTCAAGAAACTTTGTTTTAGCAAGACCTGAACAATATATTTTCCATTTAAAGAGATTAAATGTATTTTCTCAAATTGATGCTTATACAACAGAAAAAGGAACTGATAATGATGATGGGAATGATAAAGATGATTCTGTAGTATATTTATTTTTAATTCCTGATATTGCATTATTTCTACAAGGTGGTACATCATATTTTGATTTAGATTTAAATGCTTTTATTTTAGAACAATTTGAAAAAGATAAAGTTGAGAGATATTTAAGAACACAAGGTACTATAGGTTTAGGTAATGCTGTTAAAATTATTGATCCTATAATTAGGAAATATATTATTAATATTCATTTAAGAATTTTTGAAGATGCTAATGAAGATAATATTAGAAGTGAAATTAGTAGTAACCTTAGCTCATACTTTGGAACTTTAGTAAGGAGAGGTATTATTCCTAAATCAGACATTATTAGAATTATAGAAGAGATTGATGGTGTTGACTCAATAGATTGTAGTTTTATATCGGAATCAAATGAATCATATCATTTAAGCTTTGAAAAATATAAACAAAGTATAATGAGAAACAATCCAAAAGCTAATCCATTAACTATCAAAATGACTGGTTATGATCCAAATAGAGTAATTGGATTAGATCCTAAACTTGGTGATATTCTTTATAATAAGAATGAATTACCTATCATAAGAGGTGGATTTAGAACTAGAAATGATATTTATTATAATGAAACACCAAACAGTAAAGGACTAAGCTCAATTAACATAGAAATACTTGGCATTAGTAAAAGAACGATGTTTTAACGATGAAGTATATTAAGAATTTTAGTGATAAACTTTTTGAGAATCTTATTTTAGAAAAAGAACTTATCATAAGTGATAAATTAAAAGATATTCTTAAGAAAATGAGGCATCCATTTGCATCATTAATATTATCTAAGCTTGGTGAAGATTTAGTTGATAGTTCATATATAGATATTGACAAAGAACCTGGTATGATTAATTATATTCCTTATAATAAAGAAATTGACTTCCATACTAAGAAAGAGTTAACTGAGCCTGATAAGTGGATTAAAAGTAGAACTAAACAGCCTATAGCTAGAGTTATTAAACCAATATTATCAAAGTTGAATATAATATTCAACGAATCAGATATTGAAAAATTTGTAAATGAATATAAGTCATTACAGAAACCATCTAAATTTATTTTAGCCGAAGGTAAAGATATAATTAAATATTATTCAGAAAGAAACTATTCACATGATAATGAAGAAAGTTCGAGTTTAACACATAGTTGTATGAGATATGATGATGCTGGAAAATATCTTTCAGTATACGTAAATAATCCAAATGTAAAATTAGTTGTAATGCTTGATGAATATAATAAAGTTTCTGGTAGAGCAGTATTGTGGTTAAATGCAACAGCAAATGACAAACCGTGTATTTTTATGGATAGAATCTATACCGCTAAACAAGCATATGAAGAATCATTTAAAAATTATGCTATAAGTAATAATTGGTGGTTTAAAGTTTATCAAAGAGCATCTGATGATGATATAACTAATGGTAAAGATTCGATAATTAATGCAAAAATTAGAGTTGTTATACCAAATGATGATTGGAATCATATTAAAAAACCATATATGGACACACTTCCATATTTAAAAGAGGAGTTTGTAAATAATAAATTTGCATATACATTAAGTAATTTTGCAGGAAATACTGATTGGAAAGAAATGTGGACAAATCAAGACGGTGCTTGTACAAAAAGTACTAATTATGAAAGTTCTGAAATGGAAATGAATCTAATTTCATCTGAATTAGAATTAGATATTTCTAAATTAGTGCCACAAAAATCAAAAGGTGTGTATCAATACGGAAATGCTAAATATTGGATAACTCCTTTAGAAAATGCTAAGAAAAGATGTGTAACTAAATTAATGAAAGATGATAATTGGAAAAGATTTGCTACTGTTAAAACTTTATCAAAAAGATATGACTATTTAATAAGAAATCAAGTTAGTGAAAAAGTTAAGGATGATATAAAAGAGTCACCAGAAAAATATATTAAATTATTATATGATACTTTAACTCCTTTTTATTGGGTGAGTAGTTTAACATCAAATATTGTAGATGGTGATAAAAAGGAATTCCTTTCTATTATATTAGAAGGTTTATTAGTAAATAAAACTATTTATAATAAATTTATAAATTTAATGCATTCTGAATTATATACATTTTATAATTTTGGTGAAATCATTGATAATTTAAAAGAATTTTCAAAAGAAAATGTAACTAAAATTGTAGACTTATATAATGGACATGATACAAAAAGATTGAGACAATTTATAATTGATAAATTTGAGAACAAAAATAAGCCAGATAATAAATTTAATAAATTTGTTGTTGAAACTTTACCGAGAGAGCAATTAATAGCTGAATTAGATGATACTCTTTTCATTGAATATAATTATATTCAAATTGCTAAAATAAATTCTGAATTTTTTGATGAAGAGAAATTTATGCAAGATGTTTATAAAGATGTTAAAAATTCTAAATATAGTTTAAAATGGACATGTGAACTTTTAGCAAGATTTGAAGAAATTAGAGCAAATGTTATATCTACTGATGGTGTTGAGATTATTATTTCAGGAAAATGTATTTACAGAATAAAATAACTAATATATAGTGAGTAAAACTTAAAAGATTATGAACGAATTAATTCAATTAATTAACATTTTAAATGGACTTGTAGAAGAAAAAGAAATCGTTCTTGGTCCAACTCTTATCAAAAAATTAAAGGCTATGGATAGCCCTATTGCAAAATTCATTTTAGATTGTGCTGTTGAAAAACTTGACTTAGACGTCGATTATTCATTTGTTGAATTTGATGAACAAGATGCAATGGTATCTCTTCTTAAAAATAGATGGGAGGATGAAGTCGGCAAAGATATATTCACTTCAAAAAGAAGAGAAAAGATGAAAATAAGCCGTTTAATTATGGCTTTAACTGTTAAGAAAGGTATTAAATTTCCAGAAAAAGAAATTGAAGAATTTGTTAATCAATATAAATCTTCACAAAAGAAATTTGAATTTAGAGAAATAGAAGGTAGAGAAATAAAAGAATGGTATAATGAAAGAAATTATACTAATGATAGGGATGGGAATCCGTCTCTACACAATTCTTGTATGAGATTAGCAGAGACACAAAGCTACTTTACTGTTTATATGGAAAGCCCCAATGTTAGATTATTAGCATTGATTGATAATGACACAAATAAATTAATGGGTAGAGCTATTGTATGGAAAAATGCACATATGGATGGTGTTGGTGAAGTAACTTATATGGATAGAGTTTATACCGCTAAACAAGCATATGAAAATTTATTTAAAGATTATGCTAAATCTAAAGGTTGGTGGTTTAGAGTAGTTCAAACAAATCAAGATATGACAATTACAAATGGTACTGAAAAAAAATCAAACTGGATAATTGATTGTCAAATTGCGGATTTAGATTGGTCGCGTTATAATAAACCTTATATGGATTCATTAAAATATATGACATATATGAGAAAGAATGGAAGATATGTTCCTGTAATGACAAATAATTCAAATAACTATAAAGAATTGTGGCAATCAACATCAGGTTCGGGTACAACAAATAATAATTATGTCAGTGAGCACGAAAGACTACTATCAGTAGCTAGAGCTTTAGGTATTGATCAAGCATCATTAAAAGTATCCGATAATGATGAAAAAATAATAGTGCGTGATGATGGTGTTGATTTTGCATCATATTCTATGCAAGAATTGCAATTAGTTGGTGCTATAAAATTTATAGAAAAAGATAAAATAAGAGACATCGATCCTGCCAATTATATAAACATTATTCCTAATCGTGAAATTTGGGAAAAACTTAGTGAAATGTCGGTTGATGTTATAGTAGATAAATTAGTAGAATTTGAAAAATATATTAATAAACAAAATGGTGTTAATTTATTAATTGATATTAGTACAGATGAAGAAATTCTTAGACAATTCAAATATTATTTAAATAAAAGATATGATGATGTACTTCATTATTTAATGAAAAATGCTAAACCAAATTTAGAAAGATTTGTAGAATCTGCATCGAAATCAAAAGTAAATAAGAAAAAAATAGTTAAAGAAAGTATAGATGATGATAACGATGAAGATGATGTTAAAAATGATACTAAAGGTGTGATACAAAAAGGTGATATAAATGAGCCAGTATCATTAGATAACTTATTAAAACAAACAGAAGTTAATATTCAACATATGGTGGACTTTTATGAAAAAAGTAAAGCTAACAAAGATGTATGTATATCATTTTTAAAACATAAAATTGCTCGTTTAAAAATAAGATTTTTCTTGAAGAAATTTGGTAAAGATGATGATAAAAGAAAACGTTTGGTTATAGAACAAGTTATACCAGCATTATCAAACAGTATGCAACCATTAGAGTTTGTAAAAAATTATCTTAAAATTTCTAATAAAGAATTCTTCAAAATAATTAGTGAAAATTTAAATAGAAATATTATTGAAAGAGTTGCAATGAACACTCTTCAAAATAATCCTGACGTTAGAAAAGAACTATTATCTATCGATAATAGAGAATTGAGAAGTGGTAATTACTATATCTATAAAGTTAAAGATGATGATAAAAAGGAAGGTGATGTGGAAATTAAGAAACGAGGACCAGGCAGACCCAGAAAAAAATAAAGTAATAAAAAAGCCCTTTAAAATTTTAAAGGGCTTTTTTATTACTTTATTTTGTATATGTAATGTCTGAGAATATTGTGTTCTCGCTCATCAATTGATAGTAATTTTTTTCTTTGCACATCTTTAATTTGATTTTCAATCAAATCTACTAAATTAATATATCTCTCTATTTTTTTATATTTATCTGTTGTAAATGATTTTTCAATAAAATCTAATACATCAATACATAATGATGAATTTACCAACATATCAATAATATTAGAATCAGTATAATCATCTAAAGATATTTCACTAAAAAATCTTTGTTTTATTTCGGTAGTACCATATTCTTCTAAAAACATTCCAACTACTTCATATAAAGCTTTTCTTGAATTAGTATTATCATTATCATAACCATATTCAATAATTTTACAATTTAATTCATTAAACTCATTAAGCTGAGTCCAACTACTAAATAGGTATGGTGCAGATGTTACAACTTGTGAAAAACCAAATTGTGAATGTTGAAATTTATCAGTAAGTCTTCTATAATAATCTCTATTTGTTATAAATGGTCTGACTAAATTTAAAAATTCTTCTCTGCTTAATTTTGTGAAAATTCTTACGTAGTTATTTTTATCTTTCTTTAAAGTTGACCAAAATTTATCCTTATTTTCACGAACATATTTAATTAATTCATTTTTATAATTTCTGTAAAAGTCACTACTTAAATTTGGAAACTTTAACTGAAATTTTACAATATTTTCAAATGGATTTTTTAAAAATATACTTTTTACAGAATAATTTAATTCATCACCGCTATTAAAAATTTGGTATGATTCTTCACCAATTGAATATGTATTATTATCAATTTTTATAAAATCATTAATATTTTTGTTAAGTACTTGTGCAAGAGAAAATGGTTTATCCAATGGATGTGAATAACTATGATTAATAACAACATTACTTTGGTGATCACCAAAGCTTTGTCTATGTGCAAGAGTATCGTTATTATTTGTTAAAAATAATCCATATGTACCATCACTCTTAGGTAAAAATTTCATTAGTCTTAGTGAATCAACATAAGGACTTTTAACATTATAATTATAGTTAACATCTGTTCTAATTTCGGCTATTAAAAGTGGTTTTAATTGTTGTGTTATACCATTGGTTATTTCTGGATTTTCATTACCTTGTCTTATTTTAAACCACCATCCTCTTGCTGTAGCATACTGTTTGAATTTTTCAACAATTGAATCATTGATAGAATAAATTCTATCCATATAAGTTCCAACAGCACCATTAATTAGAATGCCATTCCAAATTAACGCTCTTCCTTCAACTTTTCCATCATCATTTAATAATGCAAGAACACCAACAACTTGTGAATTTTCCGTATATAAAGTGAACCATTCTTGACATTTATCAAATCTCATACAAGAATTCAATAGAGAACACCCAGATGATGAATATGATGAGTTTTTATTATATGTACTTTCATTGTAATATTTACCAAAGTCTTTACCGTGAGATAATATAAAATTACCATTATCTCTAGCACATCTATATTTATTTACAAATATTTCAATTTCGGCATCTGTAAATTCAATATTTTTACTTTGTAATATTGATCTTACGACTCTACCGATTTTAACACTTGTTCTAACTTTAACTTTCCATTTTTCTTCCTCTGATAATCCATCTTCTTTATTTATGGGAAGATAGCTGAATATTGTAGTATCTGTTTCGGAATCAATGTAGCTAAATTTTAAATCCAATACATCTTCTTTGGAATTCAAATCCAATAAAATAATAGAAATTTTATCATTAATACGTCTCAAAGTAGAAATTAATGAATTTCCTAAAATAATTTTCTTACTCATGTTTGATTTAAATTGAATTAATATTTGATAGAATATTTCATATATACTATTGAATATCAACAATATATATTATTGACAATATTAAATGAGCCTTTTTGATAATTTAAAATACCCATTAATACCTTTAATTTTAACAAAGATAGTTAATATGTTTATATAAAACAAGAAATGTATAAAAAAATTTATATATAGTTTTATGGGATTACATAAAGATAAAGAATTACAAGAGCTATACTTTTTAAAGCATAGAAAAGATAATCCTCTTCATAGACACTTTCCTTGGGAAGATAGTCTTTTAAAGAATACTACCTCAACTTATATATGGAAAAATCCTATAATGAATACATTTTTAACAAAAATTGAGAAGATATTAGTATTAATGGTTGAAAAAATGAATGTTGCGAGAAACTTTTTTAACTATACCGTAGATAAATATTATAATGACCATTGGGGTTAAAAATATTTACACTCTTTTAAAACAAATTCTATAGAATTTACTATAATTAAAAAAGAATTATAATATGAGAGTTGATCACATGGCTTTTAGGGTAGCAGATAAAGAAAAAACTGCTAAATTTTTCATAGAATGTTTTGGCTATAGATTAGCCGAAGATTTACCAGATGGATTTGATATTACATTTGAAGATAATACTACAGCTAAATGTTTAGTATTATTACCACCAGAAAAAGCTATAGGTGGTGCTAATTTACCATGGTTAACATATATGACAGATTTTGATAAGAAGTTAGGACAAGAATATCATTTAGCTCCTGAAATATTTATATCGCAAGGTTCGCCTGGTTCTGTAGTTGATGAATGGGTTAAAAAAAGACAAGTGTATGGTGGAGCACTTTTACACCATATCGCATATCAAGTTGATTCGGTTGAACTAAAAATGAAAGAATGGCAAGAAAAAGGATATGCTGAATTTACTACAGAAAAACCTTTAACATGCCCAGGTCTTACTCAAGTATTTACTAAACCATCCGAACTTACAGGTATTATATATGAATTTATTGAAAGAGAGTCGCACGGTTTCTGTAAAGAGAATGTAAAAGACTTGATGAATTCTACTAAAGGACTATAAATGACTTTGGGGACTTTTGTGTCCCCTTTGTTTTTTATTTATATCAAGTTGAGATTTTATACATCAATTTTAATCCCGAACTATCAATATTTTTATCAACATTATAAAACAAAGAATTATTTTTTTATATATAGTAAAAGTCTTTTTATATTAAATGTCAGAAAAAAGTGTTGCTAAAAAATTTGGACGTGTAGTTAAACTACCTAAAAATTACGATGCTGTAAAATTCATGGAAAATGTTAAAATTCCAAGAAATAAATTATGGTATGTTCTTGTAGAAAAACAGCAAGCATCAGATCCAACAGAAGAATTACACATGATTAAATATAACCAAGATGGTGTCAATCTTAATCAATTTGTTGCAGAATTAAAATCATATTATTTGACTAAATTCAAAGATGATAAAAAAATGACGGCTGTGATAGAAAAAATTACAGTTAAAGGTAATGAAAAATTTTCCATTATTCAAAATATTCCAACACTTGAAATTGATGGTGAAAAATTAATAAGTAAAATAACTAAAGACTTAATTAAATTATTAAAATAAAAAAAAGCCCATCTAGGGCTTTTTTATTAACTTTCAACTATTATAAAAATATTGATATCATCAATAAAATGTATTGAATCTGCACACATAGTTCTTGATAGAGCCTCTAAATATTCATATGCTTTCTTCATTTTTTGACTATAAATCTTAATTTCAGTTAAAATAAACTCTTGTTTAAATAGATTTTCTTCATTTCTCAGAATAACATCTTTTGAGTAGATTGAATTTTCAAGTTTTGTTATAATAGCATATAATTCTTCTTTATACGATTTAGCCATAATTTTCTCATTTCTTTAAATATATGTAAAAATAATAAATAATACAAATAAAAGTATAAAAAATTATTTCTCCATTTTTTCTATTAAATCGCGACATTCTATACATTTTTCATAATCTTCAACTTCTATGAATTTATTTAGGCATTTTTTTAAAGGTGATATTAACTTAGTTCTACTTACTTTAACATTATAAAGAATACCTTCCAAGTGAACATAAAAAAGTGTCAGAGTCTCCATATCAGTTTCTATATGATTTTTTATTTTATTATAAACATAATTATTAATTGTTGAAACATCATCAGTTAAAGCTTTATTAATGTCCTCAACTGAGTCAAAAACATAGGTATCTAATTTTTTTGAATAGTACATATAATTCCTTTTATTTATGTATTTATTATTTTTATAATCTGTTTTTAAATTGCAACAGGTGCAGTAACTATTATAGTAGCATCATAAATCCAGTGTGAAAATTGTTGATTTCCATCACCATCTCTACCTGCTAATCTCCATTTATATGTTCTACCATTTTTAACAAGCCAATCTAAAATTTGAACATTAACATTATCAAGTAATTTATTACCATTTAAATAATTTATTAATGGTTCTGTTGCAGAATTTTTAATTAAATCAACGCCCCAATATAATTCTATTTGATTTGCAAAACCAAATGGATCTTTACCTGGTTCTGGTGAGCGAGGCCCAAACTGTTCTCTAATATTTTGTTGTCTTTCAAAATTTTGATAGCCTTTACTAACAGTAATATTACTCCATGTTGATTGTTTAGTCGAATGATAGGCATCTAACCATTTATCGAGTGATGTAGCAACTTCATCAATTAAATATTTCTGTTCACCATCAGGAAAAGCTTTCTGTCCATATTTACTTATAGTTAATTTATTAACATCCAATCTACCATTTTCATTACCATCAAATGGTTTTACAACTTTTTGTAGTTCTTCATTTGTAGGATTTGGTGGTAAATTGGAATTTGCTAAATTTTTAGATATGTTTGTACCTGGTACACCTTTACCTGTTTCAGCAGATGGTGGTCTTTCTTCTGCTGTATATCCTCTTGATTCTGGTGTTTTTTTATTTTCTTGATATCTAGAATTCCAAGTATCTCCTAATTGAGCTTTATCAAATTGTCTTGTTTGAGCTTTTACTTGTTTATCATCCACTACATATACATGATCTGATAAAAAAGTATCTTTTAATTTTCTATGTGTTAAGTATTCATTTAAACATTGCAATAAACCTGGATTAGGTATTACTGGAGCACCCAAATTGCCGAGATATGGACCACCTTTACTACCCATTAAATTCTCAACTAATGAATCAAACCATTTAAGCCATTTTTCACCAAGCATAATTCTTTCATATGCTTCATCTGTCCCTAAATATAATTTAGCATTATTATCTCTTAAATTTAGAGCCATATTTCCATCTGGATCAATATTAATGTTTGATTTTACATAATCAAACATTACACCCATTTCTATATCATGAAAATATTGATGTTTATCATCATATGTAACAGCATAGAAGTTTTTATAAGAATCATCACTCAATGAATTTAATTTTTCTTGTAAATTAAAATTATAGTGTTCTGTACTATCATAAATAGGTTTATAATAATCACCCTCTAAAAATGTAATTCTAACTACTTTTTCTAAAGCAGGTGTAAAAAATGTATTTCCTCTACCATCTAAAGTTGGACTTGCCCACGGAATATCCTGTGTCGATATACTATTTGGTTCACCATTTTTACCATGAAATCTTTCAATTCTGGCTTTAATTCTACCCTTTTTTTTACCAGTAATACCGCTTCCATTAATATCAATAGCTTCTACTATTGCTAAAAAACTTTTACTTAGTAGATCATCCTTATTTATCATATACTATATATTATCACCACCCTTATTCTTCTTCAAATAATCTTTAAAAGATTTCAAATCTGAAAATTTATCTGGTTGAATATATTTATGATCAACCGTTGGATTTACATCTTCATTAGGATATGTTATTGATTTTTTTGTATTAGAATTTATATCTTCGTTAGGATCATTAATTTTAGTATTTATGGATTGGTTAACATTTTCAGACGGCTTTTTTATTTCGCCTTTACCTTCCATTAAATCTTCTTTCGGTGATTTAATATCATGTTTTACAACACCATTTAAATCTTCTTTTGGTGCGATAAACTTATGATTTATTTTATCATTCAAATCAACTACTTTACCATTATTATCAGGATTAGTAATTACATCTCCTTTTGGATTTTGTAAATTTTCGTTTGGTGATTTAATATCATGTATAATATCAAGGTTTACATCTTCATTAGGATTTACATATTTAAAGTTTTTAACTGGATTTACATCTTCATTAGGATTTACATATTTAAAGTTTTTAACTGGATTTACATCTTCATTAGGATTTACATATTTAAAGTTTTTAACTGGATTTACATCTTCTACAGGAGTTGTAATATTATGTCCAGTAGAAGGTTGTAAATTTTCATTAGGATTTACAAATTTATAATTTTTATCTGGGTGTAAGTCTTCATTTGGTTGAACTGATGTATATTTATATTTCGTATTTGTATAAGCATCTGTTGTACCACTTACTAATACTTTGCCTTCATCATTGTTTTTATTAACAAATAAAGGATTATTAATATCTAAAATTATAGATGATTTAGGATTCTTATTTGAATTATAAATGTATGTTGCACTACTTGGTATGCCTGCTACATTGGCTATAATACCGCTATCATTAACATTATAACTAAATTCTGGAGTATCAGTTAGAGGTGTTTGAATACTCATATTAGTTTTAACTTCTCTCACATTCTTAGGTTTATTATTTACATATCCTAAGTCAATTGTTTTTTTAAAAACTTTATTTTGTAAAAAACTCCTTACTGATCCACCAATGTTAGTATTTATTTGATTCTTTAGAGATTGAACACCATCACTAACCACTTGAGCACCAGCTTTAACAGCATTATTTCCTATTGTCTTGGCAAATCTGCCCAAAGCTGTATCATTATTATCATTTATAAGTAACCCTCTATTTTTAAGAACATCTAATTTTTCACCCAAACCAGGTTCTTTTCCTATATTATTAGTTGAATATTCTCTTTTTTGTGTGTTTTTGCCGCCATATCTAGTTTTACTTAAAAACACTTCATTATTAGTTAAATTTGGTGAGAAGTATTTATCGCCTAATATAAATTTATTATAATTTGAATCATATAATGCGGAATAAAAAATTCTATTTACCTTTCTATATTTTATCTTCATTTGTAATGAAGAATAATCAGTATTTATTCCATTAAATCCACCAATTGTTAAGCTTGATGGATTTAAACTTTGTGGGAAAAAGAATTCACAGTCTTTCAATTCATAAATTACTCTTGAATAATTATTTCTGATAGCATCTCTTAAATTATCATCGACACTTGTATGTCTTGTAAAATTTCTAATATCTGAAATTTTAATATACAAATTAAATCTTAATAAATTTTCTGGTATTAACTTTTTACCCATATTATAAGAATATGTTAAATTTCTATAAAGAAATGCCATTCTATTTGAATACATTCTTACATCTTCATTTAAAGTGAATGTTAATGATTCTTGTTCAGTACCAAACATTCTATCTTCGCTTGATTTATAATCAACAAATAAATTATCAAGTTTATCTAACCCATCAACTTTAAAAACATAATGGTTTTTAAATATTCTTGTTTTATATTCATTACCATCAAGTGTTTCTGGACTTTCAAAAATGTTAGTAATTGAGTTTTTAAATTCATTGTAATAATCCAAAGCATACGACAATTCTCTATGTATTGGTTTATAATTAGTTATAAAGTCTGTTAGATTTGATGGTGCTGTAACTGTTTGACTATTGTCTGGTGATTCACCAGCCTTCCTACCACTACTTGTCTCCACATCACCTATAAATAATGGTGATGTCATATCCAATCTAAAGCTAACACTTAGTATAGTAGGATCTTCTATAGTATCTAAAATTGATAATAATTTAGTAGTCCCCTCTACATCAGAACTTAAATCATTATCCAAATAATACCAATATTTAAATGAATATGCGTTTTTATCTACTAACTGATCTAGATTTATTTTCCATTTAGTACCAACGTTATATAAATTAATAGCACTAATACCAGCATCCCATAGATTACCATTATATGTGTCTTGTAAAATTCTTGATATGGAATCTTTATTTATATTGTCTATACTTACATCTGTTGTAAGAAACTCTGAGTTGTTGTACTTATTTCTTTCAGATTTAGGTTTTAATTTATCTGCTATTGATTGAATAGCACCATTTGCAAAATTGACACCGCTATTAAAAATATTATTAGCAGCATCAGCCAATCCACCAAACGTTTTACTACCTTGGCCAAATAAATTTTTCTCATTATTTTTCCCAATATCCTTTTTTAGTGGTAAACTGTTTTCGTCTTGGGTGTATAAATTTTTTTTAGGTGTATCGTTAGTGGCCATTAAGTTTTAACCTTAATATTTTAATATATATATTAAAATGTTTCAACTTTAAATGATGGAATACTTCTTTAATTATGACTATTTTAGAATAAATGAAGCTGATGATAATAAAGGGCTTAAAGCAAGTCTTAATAATAATATTGGAAATAATGTATCTAATGTAGATAATACAAAAATAGCTGATGCGCCAATAAATACTGCTGGTACAGATGGTACATCGGGTACTAATATAATTGAAAGTACTGATGAGACATCTTTAAATAATAAAATTCAAGAATGGAATACATTATATTCACAAGCATTTAAATTCCAAAACGATATGCCCAAAGACGTTAACTCTAAAGTTGATTTAACTAATATAGGACAAAAGAACCCTAATAATGACACTCAAATAACAGATTATAATAATAGTTTATTAGCTAAAGTAAGGGATGGTATAATTAAAATAGCAGAATTACTTACAAGTAAAAATGGTGACAGCTTTATGTTTAAAGGTAGGACAATAAATATAGTTGGACACACAAGTTCACCAGCTAAACCAGAATATAATATAATTTTGGCAAAAAGAAGATCTGATTTTGTTATTAATGCTATAAAAAGTGCAATGAATACGATATTAAAAAATTCAGCGAAACCAGAAGATATTGTATCATTTGTTTCTGCACCTAAAGGAGAAACAGAATTAATTATCAGAAATGATACACAAAGTGGTGATGCTATATTAAATACTAATAATAAAGAGATTGAGGGTAGCATTGATGTTAAACAATACCAAACACCAGAACAAAAGCAGGGATTGAATAGAAGGGTTGTAATAGGCTTAGATAAGTTTCCTATTAGGTATAATCAACCAGAGAAAGAAATTATTTCTAGCAGTACTGATATACCTATTATAAATCCTACGGATGTTAAATTTAATACCGATAGTTATATCTTAACATCAAAAAGCGATTCTATTTTAACTAATTTTGCGAATGAAATTTTAGAAGCTATTAAAAATAATAGTAATTTAACTGACATATATATTTGTTCGCATTCACATAAAGCTAAAGAAGAAGATCCTAATGATATAATAGATCAAGAAAATAAAATATTCTACATAAGTTTAAATAGAGCGGTATCGGTTAAAAACTTTTTACAAAACAGGGGAATAAAAATCAAATATCACTTAATTCCATGTTCATATTTAATACCTAAAGGAAATAGCGCAGACGAAAATAAAAGAGTTGAAATATATTTCAACGAAAATAATGATGTTAAAAAAGCTAAAAATGCATTTAATCAATTATCTAAAAAATATGGTATTGAAAATAATAATGGTGAATATGATGCTGATAGAATACTTACCAATAAAGTTTTAAGAAAAGATATCATCACTAATATAATTGCTTGTATGAAAGAAGGTGTAAAAGAAAAATGGATACCTTTAGAATTATGGTATGATGAATATGGTACTAATGAAGATAATTTAAAGGCATATAAGAAAGAGTTGGAAAATACTGTATCTAAATATGGTAAAAATAAATACTCGGTAGAAGATTTTGTCTACATAAAGAGATAATTTTAATTTGCCATTAATATAACATTATAAACATCTTTTCCATCATAAATAGTAAAATATCCAAAATTTTCTATATTTTCTCTAAGCATTGCGAGATTATGACTATTTGAACTTTTGTAAGATTCTAATATATTTTTTTCAATAGAATTTAATCTATGATTTGCAACATTTAAATATACTACACAATTTTCTTTACATACGTAATTGGGATAAGCATTATTCGGTATATACCCTACTTTATATACTCTATTATATGGTGTTGTATAATTAGGATTGGAATTATTATGCCCCCCTTCATTGTGTTGTAAATAATTGTAATCGCATTGTAGTTTAGCAGCTTTTTCTAATGTTTCATCATATTTCAATTGATTTAACCCTTTAGATGATCTATAATCATTCAAAAGTCTTAAAAATTCATATTTATCCCCATAATTAGAAGTCTGAGAAAAACTTACTAAAAAACAGGAGGTTAAAATTAATATTAATAGACTCATTTTCATAATACAAAGATATAAAGAATTGTATCATTATGCAAATTTTATTTGTCTTTTTTATATGTTCTACTTTTATCAAGTGTGTAATGCCTCATTTTCAATAAATCAGAATCTTTTCTATGTTCTTTTTTAGGCTCTTCTGTATCAATTTTAATTCCTGATGGTTCTAATTTTCTATCAATTGCATCAAATGCTGTAATATTAAAATTTGGTAATTTAGTTTCAATGTATTCACCTTTCATCATTCTAAATAATACTTTTGTAGAATCCGAAAAAGGAACTACTTTAAATTCTAATTTTTCTGGAATTCTAATGCTTGAAAGATTTTCTAACTTACATTTGATTATTATTTTATCAAATTTTTCTATTTCAAAAAGAACTTTACACAAAGCTTTTACAGCTTCGGTTGCATACCCTTTCCCAGCATATCTAGTATCAATCCAATAACCAATCTCTTTTCCCTTACTCTTTCCAGCATTCCAATGATGCACTCCAATATTACCAATAAAATTATTATCTTTATCAAAAATAGCATATTTATTATCTGAATCCAAATCAAAATTACCTCTGAATCGTCTCACAACTTCTATATTCCCATCAATATCCGTAGGGTGACTTTTAACCCATAGCATCCAAGGTTCAAATTCATTTATACTATGTTTGACTGCATCCATATACTTAGAAACGTCCATTAAATCATAGCACCTAATTACGAGTCTTTCGGTAATAATTTTATATGTTTTCATTTAACTATCAGATTTTAATACAAACTTCTTTGTATCCAAACACTTTTAAATATGACATAATTGTTGGCAATGTAGGTTGGTAGCTTGGATTGTTTCTTTCAATTCTACTTAAATGTGGAGCATCAGTACCCATTATTTTAGCTAATGAAACCAATGTCATACCATTCTTTTTTCGAATATTTCTCAATTGTGTACCAACAGGCTCGGTTTTTTCTACATCGAAAATCATTTTTCCTTCGTTCATGTGATTTTATTTAATTGGTAGTAATTCAATAAAATATGCAATCAATCTAATATTTAGAAAATAGTATTTTTGAATTATAATACAAATATAACCAAAAAATATTAAAAAACAAAAAATATTTATTAAACTTCAAAATTATTAACTGATAATTCCCTTTTAACCATTTTAATTTCTTGTTTTAATCCTATTTCTGGCGAATACCTGAAATTTATAGCTGTGATAAGCCAACCACCAGATAATCTATTATTTAATGATTCCTGTCCAACAGTGTTTTCGAAAATAGACACTATTATCTTTTGAAATTTAATAAAATTAAAATTGGGATATTTCATAGTAATTGTCATTGAAACTTTACCCAATTCTTCTAAATTGGATTTATTTAATAATGAAGCATAATTATAATGTACATGTGTATTATCAATATCTAAAGGTGGTAAATATTCTTTTTTTATATTAGTTTGAAAAAATCCATCAGTTTTATTATCTTTGGGAAAACTCTTTAATATTATTCCTTTTCCATCGGTGTTTGTTTCTAATGTAAATTTTAAATCCGTACCAGCCTTTTCGCCCCAGTTTCCAGTTTTATCATAATAGAATAATTCTGTTCTATAGCCATTCTTTAAACTTATTTTTGTAGATTTATTAGATACTTTATAATCTTCAAATACTATATTCCAATCACTTTTAGCAAATGAATCATTAACTAAATATAAATCATCAACTCTTTGCATATTTTCTTCATTACTAGATATCATTGATGTTAAAATACCTTTTAATTCCTTAGCATTTTCTTTAAGCTCAGTCTCAACTTCTATAAAATTCAAATTATAATAATAATCTATAAATGTTGTAAAAAATGAAGATTCATCTTTAAAAGATTTTTCAGTAACATCTTGTATGAATTTATAATTTTCTATACCTGGATTGATCCAATTCATTACATCATCAGTAGAAGATATATTAGTATTAAATCCTAGTTTAATTTTAGATGATAACTCTTTCAAAGTATTAAAACTACTTTTTCTACTAAATGATTGTACATTTTGTAAATATAAACCATCAACATTAGGAAGTCCTTGTATATAAAATAATTTTTCTGCTTCTAAAAAAGAGAAATCAACAATTTTAAAATCCATTCTGATAGGTCTTAATGCTGGTGATGAATTACTATCTTTTGTTCTTGAATCTAAATATATTGATATTATAGTATTATCCATTGCGAATGCATCTTTATACATAATATTAAATGTATCTTTAAAATATATTCTAAGACGAGGAAAAAATCCATCAGTATCTAAGTAAAAACTATTTATAAGTTTTGGATTTATTAAAATACCATTATACCACACTAAAGGTACTTTACCAAGACTAATTAAATCCCCTTGTAAAAGTTCTTGTGAACCATTTGCAGCATCTATTTCAATAGTATATACTCCAATATTAGGACTTGCTGTATTTTTAATCACTTTTATTGATTAATTTTCTTTATATATCTGTTAACTAAAACTCTTTCAATAGTATCTGGTTGTATATCTGTTAATGGTCCTGGTAATGCTATAGGTGTCTCAGGTGCAATATTTGGATTTTTAAATAAATTTGGTGCTATCTTTATTTTATTATTATCAATAACTATTTGAGGTGAATTTGATGGTAAAACAGAAGGTGGTAAAGCATCAGTTCTATTAACAATTCCCCTAGCATTGGGGTCTTTCTTTCTCTTCTTTAAAACATTTAATAAATCAGATTTAACTTTACTTAATAGTTCTTCTATTCCGCTTTGTCTTATAACTTCAGAAACTTTTAATAATCCTTCCGCATCAGAATCAGTACAGAAAAATAATACATCACCTTCTCTTATAGAAAATGGATTCATAATATTATTCAATTGGCATAATGTACCAACAAATTTTGTAGTATTATAAATATCATTAGATACTAAGTCTAATCTCATATTATGTTTTCTATCACAAACAAAAACACTTAAATTTACTTGATTGCCATTATAAGTTGTAATAAATAAATTATATAAACCTGTTGTAGTATCTAATTCTAATTCTGCTAAATATTCATAACCTATGGTCATTTTTAAAATTACTTTTTTGGTATTGTGGGTGTTGGTGATGATGGTGTATTAGTATCAGAAATATACTGATCATAATCAGGATTCATTCGCCAATCTTCATAAATATAGACGCGGCCTCTACCCGCATTAAATATTCTTTCTAATTCGTTCCTACCTCTATGTCTTGCAGATTTGAGCGTGTATGTACAAGTAAATGTATTTGGAAAATCATTATATCCCAATTCTTTTCCCAATTCAAGTTTAGATGACTCTACAATTAAATCACCACATGATACAATAGGGTTTTTTGGATTACCTATAGTAACATGCCATGTACCAGAAGGCATACCAGTATCATATGCTAATGCACCTTTTAACGATTCTCTATATGTACTTATAAATTGTTTTATTGCTTTATCAGTAACTTTAGATAAAGTACCCGATGGATTTTTTGCTATATTAGAAACATTAGCTATAATTTCATTTGATGTTTTTGTATAAGTATCTTTTACCTTACTAAAAAATTCCTTCATAGCTTTTTCAAAATTTTCAAAATTTATTTGAAATTCACCATTAATTAAATTTGTAATTAATTCGTTATTAGTTAAAAATTTAATAGGGTATTTAAACTCTGACACAGATGTGCCCATTCTTAAAGAATTTGAAATTAAATCTATTATAGCAATACCTGGATCAACATTATTGATATATCTCATTTCATATTCAAAGCTTAAACTTGGAAAAGATATGCTACTTACAATATTAGCTTTACCTGGACCAGTACTTCTTTTTTTAGAACCTGTAACTAAATTTGGATTACCTTCTATTGATCTTCCTAAAAATTCAACACCATCTATTCTAACAAAATCACCACCCAATGTATCTAATAATGCACCTAAAATAGAACTGTCGAAGTTATTACTGCCAGTTTTTATAGAATTTCCACCTTTTACATCTTTTTCAATTTGAGAGAATGCATCTGATATTGGACCACTATCTTCCCATCCTTCATTAAATGTTAATGATAACGGTGTTTCATCTGGTTTTAACCATGTTATCATTGTAGCTAAAGGTTGAGTATATAAATAAGCATTTGAATTTGTATTACTATTCTTAACTTGAAAATCAAATAAATTATCTGGTACACCATTTTTAAATCTTCTTAGTATAATTAATCTATTATTAGGAAAATAGCCTATATTTCTACAATACACAAAATCTTGATACCTTAATTGAAGTGATGGATATTTTTCACTCCATTTTACTAAATGTTGAATAGACAACCCATCAGTTTCATCAATTTCCGTATCACCTTCTACTGGTACATTTAATTGTGTTATCTTATTAGGTATAAATTTACCACTAGCATCTCTTTTAAAATCTTCCCATGGTTCATTTCTTACATATCTCGCATAATCTATAATAGCATTTCTTTGGAATAATGATTTATTACCACTTAAATTTATAGTGCCTGATGATGAATTACCATTTCTAGATAAATTCTTTTTAATTTGGTCACCACTTAAATTATCATTAAAGTCAAATTTGCCTAAATCAGATAAACTATCAGCCATTTGTTTAAATACTTTTTTTTATATATTAAATAAAACATTGATGTTAATTTTAGCTATAATAACAGAAAAATAGAATATCATGAAAACATACGATGAAATGAACTCCTATATAGGGGAATTATGTGAATATAGTAAATCTCTATCGGATTTAACTATAGATGAATTAAATGAGTTCATTAACAACTTTACAATCTTAGAAAAAGGTGAGAAAATGCTTTTACTTGAAATGATTATAGATAACATATCAGAAACAGAATTAAAAAATAAAACTTATTATACATTCCTTCAAAATGAAGAGATTGTGTCATTATTGAGAGAAATGTTGGATGAGTTGTAATGGTAAAATAAAAAAAATCAATAATTCTTTATAATTTGAGAGTGAGAAAAAGAATCCAATTCTTCTAATACCGTATTTAACCAATTGGTCCCTACAAATTCTTCAAAAAATAAAAGTAAATTAAAATTTTGTTCTTCTGACAAAACATTCTTTAACTCTAAAAGTTTTATAACATCTAATTGAGGGTTATAAAAATTTGGAATATAATAAACATCTTTCTTTTTTTCTTTGGCGAGTTGAATTTTCTTCCATATTAAAACTTTAAAAAAAGCAATCGCGTCAGAATCATCAACATTAATTTTTTCTTCTTCTAAAATTTTCTTAATGTCAATAACATACTTATTTCTTATTTTATTTACTTTAAAATACTTATCAATTTTCTTCCTTGTTTTAACAAAGCATAAATAAAAAGACGACATATATTACTTTGTAATTATTTTTTTAAATACAGAAGTAATATCAATATTATAATTAATTTTCATACCGTATTTATCTTTAATTCTGTCCTTCGTAGCTATTTCTCCAAGATTTTTTTTATAACCAAATTGGAAAGATAGTACACAATTTTGTAATTTTAACATATGTTATATATCCGCAATTATTGCGTCTCTGACTATTTTATTAAAAATGTAAATGTGTTTTTTACTGGTATTGCATTAGATACTTTTTCTATTTCTATTGTTCTGTATCCCTCTTCAAAACCTAAATCTAAAGGCAATTCTGTTTTACCAGCTTCTAAAGTAAATATTTTATTCTGCCCTTTTATACGTATTTCGATATTCTTTAATGATGGACTTCCTATCTTAACCCGTAATGGATCAGGTAATAAAATTAACTCTGGTGCATAATTAGCTCTAGTTAAAGATTGTGTAAATAAAATATGCCCTTCAACACAAACATTGAAAGTTTTAGTATTTTCCCAAATATAAGGCAATTCTGTTTGTCCCTTTGATATTAAAAAATCATTGCTATTTACGGATATAACCAAATCATAATTACATGGTTTATTAAGTCTCACACCATATGTCATTTTAGTCAATCTATTAGGGAATTTTTCATAATCAATAACCATATTAGAATATAAAACGCCATTTATTCTAAAATTAATAACTTTATAATCATTAATTAAATAATGAAAAATATGAGATGATACTGAACGGTTTACTTCTACAACTTTATTAATATCACCGTCTATAACAATTTTATGTGTAGATTTAATATTGTTTATATTTAATTGTAATGTTATTACACCCTTTAAATAAGACAATATCGGGTATATTTCTACAAATTCTTTTTGTTTTAATTCTGTTGTTAACGATAGATTAAATATAATAGATTCATTTTTTTCTTTAACAAATATTTTATAATCTGTATTATCATCTATCACATTAATATCAAATTCTATTTGCTGATTTAATCTTACAAAAGATATCTCAGTCTTAGAATTATTAATTATCAAAAAGATTTTAATATTTTCTAATAAGGGGCTGTCCTTTAACAAACATATATGATTTACACCATAATAAATATTAGAATTTTCTATACTCCACATTTAAAATTTGTTATTTAGAGTATATATTAAAAAAATAATTATTAATAGAAAAAAATGTCTTATATCATCTATTCTCTTATTCACCATAGATACCATTATCTACAACACCATTTAAGAATATACCACCTTTCCATAATCCATTTGAAAATAATCCCATATCAAATATACCACCCAACCATGTTCCATTTGACCAATGTGAAACCACAAATGGGCCTTCTACATAACCTAAGTTAGTTAATGCTATTGATTCTTTAGTAAACGAAATTTCATTTACTAATGTATAATCATAACAAGAAGGAAGAGGTGTTGGTGATGGTGGTGAAACCGATGGCACTAAATTTGTTGTGATTAGAATTGTATAATCATCAATTATATCTATAACTTCATGTTTTACTGGTTTAGTATTATACCCCAAATCTTCTGCTTTAGAATCAACAACATCTGTAATAATTGGATTACCTATTATCGTAAAACTATTCTTTAATCCATTTATTGTTTTAAAGTAGTGTGGTTTCTTGAATTTTATTTCAATTGTTCCACCATATACTAAATAGAAAGATTCTATTTCCATATCAGATAACCAATAACCATTATACCATACGCCATTATTAAAACGTCCCATTTTCCAAATACCACCATAGAAATCACCTTTATCCCACACACCGTTATACCATGTAGAATTTGCATAATTAATGGATGCTATAGTTTTACCATTTACATCAATAGTTAATCCTGAATGGAATTCACCACCTTTCCACCAACCATATTCCCATATTGCTTTATGTAATAAAGATGCTTTAGTACCAAATCTTGATTTAACTCTAACTGTTTGATCCCAAATACCATTTTCCCAAACACCATTTTCAAAATCTCCACCAAGCCATGTTCCATAATGCCATATAGACGGGAACATTGATTCTGAGAAAGTTCCTGATAACCATGTTCCTCCAAAAAATTCACCCCCCATAAATGTACCATTGTACCATGTACCATCAAGAAATTGACCATTGTACCATAATCCATCATATCTATTTCCTTTATTAAATGTACCATTGTACCACGTGCCATTATAAAAATTACCTGAACCAAATAATCCTTTATACCAAATTGAATTTGATGCATCATCACCTGGTATAACTTCAATTAAGTTAAAATTATTAATTGTTCTATATGAATAAAAATCACCTTTTATCCATTCAATATTAAATGCTCTACCTGAATACCATGTACCATCTTCCCAAATTCCACATAACCAATCACCTTGATACCAAACAAGTCCTTTATCATTTTCTCCAATAATAGCATTGCGCATATCAGCATTTAATATCCAGTAATATTTCTTCTCTAGTTGTTGTAATGTTAAACCATCGACTAAACGATAATTATACTTTTCAATGTCAATATTTTTTAATATTAATCTATTCGAATCAACACCTAAATTTTTAGGCTCTACTGATATTGCTTTCTTAAATATTTTATCAATACCTAATTCGTGTAAATCAACTGGGCGATAATATAAATTAGGATCAGTTTTCCAATCTATAATATTTATATTCCAATCGCTATCATTATCTAAATACACAACAGCAGATATATTATTTCTAATGTTAACATCATTTAAAATATATGGTGCGTATGCTGTAGCAGTCTTAGTTTGATTAAAATATGAATTATTAAAGAATTCTACACCATTTGTTCCACCATTTGGTAATGGGAACATTAAATCATCTGTAAATTCTAAGTCTTGACTTATTTCTTTTAGTGTATTTCTAGTTCTTAAAGAAACTGTCGTAGATGAATCATGTAATTTATTTTCTAATTCATAATTAAAATGTAATACATATCTCTTTTTATCAGGATACTTAGAATAAGATATTATTTCTATTTTAGATAAATATGTTCTTCTAACTGATTTAGCACCTCTTACAATATCAATGAATGTACCTGGTACAAAATTTAATGCATCTATTAAATCATTACCTATATAAATTTTATTACCTACAATAGTAAATTCTTTGAATTCATTTAGATTATTTCTTAATAAATTATTATATGTGAAATTATGTGATGGCAAATTAAACGAGTAATTTTCATCGAATATTGGATTAATATTATTCAAGAATGATATTAAATCATACTTAGGACCATACACGACATCTTCACTATAAGCTATAGGATAGATAGTTTCTGAACCATTAATACCAACTTTTAAATAAGATTCTAAATTGTAATATTTAGTTAAATCATTTACAAATCCTTCGACATAAATATTATCAGATTTATTAACATCGAGTATATATGACTGTGCTAACAAATGTTCAGAAAATACTTCTTCTAAATGAAGTAAATTACCATTAAAATAATTTAAGTTTTTTAATAATAATTTAGAGCCATAACGAGCATCTTCTATAATATCTTGTTCAAATAATGTCCATAAAGTTATCGTTTGATTAACTACATTGTAATCTCTAACAATAAAATTATCACTCAATATTAATATACCACATTCAACTTGTATATCATTTAATGTTGATGTTGGTAATACATTTTCAGCTTCGTAATTATTAATAGTTAACAAAACAACATTCTTAATATAATCTATAAGTGTTAAAACATTTCTTGTTGATAAGCTATTTGTATTAATATTTAAATATCCTACTTTTAAGAATCCAATATCATTTATCTTAACGTGACTATCCATATTAAATTCATTATATGGTGTATTTATGTTTAATTGTATATCATAACCATTTTGAATTGATAAAGATTTATCACTTTTTGTTAATGTTAGTTTAATAACATCCCCTTGTGTTGTAGCAAATGTAAATGAATCAAGTTGAATTTTAGTTGAATAACTTCTTTCGTGTAAGGCAGAACCATTATAAGAACCTGAAACAAATGTTTCACCACTTGTACTATTAACTAAATCATTTACAATTCTAAAGAAATTAGTTCCATTAATAGTATTAGTTAAGAAGTTAGTTCCACTAGTACTTTCAGTAAATAATCCTTCATTAAATTCACCATTCCATAAATAATTATCTAAGTATCCTGATGTTGAAGCTGCTGAAATTCTCTTGTTATATTTTATCCAAGGTTCTATTTTAGCGAATTTATCTAATCCACCGTCCAATACCCTACGATTCAAATAGAAGTAATCTTGAAATGCTAAGAAGTTATTTTGATTATTGACTGTACCATAATCAGTAAATTCAATATAATCATCAGGTAAGAAATAATAACATGCAAGCAAACTCTTAGGAAAATATGTTTTAGGTACTTCAAAACCACCTTCTTCTAAATGAAGATTGATCTTTCTTCCTAAATAATAATCAAGGAATAATAACTTTGGTTGGAATATTTTATTTAAATTTTGTTCTTCAAATGCAGAATTATCTTCAACATAATATAATAAATCGCCATATCCAGATGTACTACTATCTACTTTGAATAAACTTTTTCTTATTGCATTTACTCTATCACCAACCGTAAATAAATAATTATTATTAATATCAATTTTATTTAAAGGTGAGTCATTTGTAAAGAATAAATCAATTTCTATATCATGTATATTACTATTAGTATCAACAACAATCCTATCATATTCAAAAGAATATATATTTTTATTACTTAAAATAAATGCTCGCTTCTCATTTGTTTCAAAATTTATATATGGTTTTATTTCTCTCCAATCTGTTAAATTGTTTGTTTTAAAGAAATTTAATGTAGGTTCTTTGTAATTTAATTTAGTAACCAATTCTAACTGTAATAACAAATCTCTATCGCCGCAAATTAAGAATTTATTATCCCCTAAATATTTAACATCATTTAATGTTTGTTGATATTGATCAGCATCCATTGATGTTTTCATATCTAAATGAATAGAATTATTCAAATCGGAATCGAGTATTTGTTTATCTATTGTATTTAACTCCAATTTATTTAAAATTTTATCAACACTCCAAATAAAATCTTTCCTTGTTAAATGTACCAAAGTTCCACCATTACCTAATAGTATAGCACTATTAGATGAATATATTAATACTTTTTGCCAATCTCTATTTTTTATTTCTTCTGGTAAAACAATTGATTCGAATGATTCACCGCCTGTAAAAGTAGCAAGAATAACACCACTATCACCTGATAGTAATCCATTTTTATTTCCAAAAAATGATATAGAATTTAAATTTTGACTTACACCAGTTTCTTGAACTGCCCATGAAATACCATTATCAATACTTTTTATTAAAATACCATTCTTTCCAATCATCCATATAACACCTGACCAAGATGGAACTACATAGCCTTTATCTCTTAGTGAGTCTTCTATAAAAACTTCAATATCAGAAAAATCATTTTTATATAATAAATTTTGTAATTCTATTGACCAAGAAGTTGAACTATTATCTTTAAATAGTATTCCAGAATCTCCAATAATTAATCCATCAGTATCTTGTTCATATGTCAAACAATCTTCCCATAAATTGTAATCGTCTGATGTATTTTTCATAGATGATAAATATAATTTATTACTTCCACTTTGTGAAAGAATACTAATTTTAGTATTTGCATCTGATCCTGTAAATGAATCTATCGCTATAGGAGTTTTATTACTCGTCCATTTTTTAGTCCACGGTAAACAAGTCCAAGAAAATTTATTATCTCTTTGTAATTTAAACCATGTTATTGATTTATTTAATGGGTTTAATATTGTGATAAACTCTTCATTATTAACAGTATGGTATGTTAAATCAACATTATATGCTAACTTAAGCATAGTTGCATTACCTTTATTATCAATAAATCTTTTACTTGCTCCTGTAGTATTATTATATTGCCATAATTGAATTTCATCGTAAATAGTAGAAACTAATATTAAAACTTTATTCTGTCTATTATAAATTCCGTGTATAGTTTTTAAATTTTTTGTCCATAAACTATTATTTAAATCTAAATTTAAGTTATCTCTGTAAATATTTAATCCATCTATAATAAAGCTATTTGTACCATTAACTAAGTATTTATTACTTTTTAATGGATAAGTACCTATGTAATCAAGAGTTTGTAATCCCGATGTAGTATTTAAATATTCATCTGATAATAAATGTATATTACCATTAATATCCAATAAGTAAATATTTAGTAAATAATTTGAAATATCGGAAATTGTTCCTTGACTTTTACCGTAAATAGTTTTTATTTGTGCTATATTGTTATTAAATAATGACGATGTTGAATTACTACCATTATTGTAAATATTATCATCACTATTATATAAATATGGAAGACTATTAACTACAGTAAAATCTTCTATAGTGCCAGTTCCATTATGGAAAATATTTGTTGATGAATATGTAGTATTAAATTTAAATATTTTATTGTTTTCTAGAAAATATAAATCATAATTCTCTAAATAAATTGATTTTATATTATTAGATGTGCTATAAATTTTATAAATTTTTTCATCATTTAAATCAATTCTATAAATAACATCTTTTATACCATTAGTACCACTAGCAGAATCATTTTCTAATACAAATAAATTATTAGAAAATTCTTGTATTTGTGATACGCTTTGTATAGTAGGTAATATGGCATCCCTATTTAAACCACCAAAAAAAATATTGTTTGTGGTAGTATTAGATATTGTTTCAAGATGATATGAATTTTTATCATCTAATTTCCAATATCCCTTTAAATTAGAATAAATAACATCCGTTGGATTTATAGTTTTACCCATTCTCGAATTTAACTGTGATGGATTTAATTCTTTATCCCATATTCTAAATTGAGATATATCACCTCTATAATTAGGGAATTTAAAATCAGATTTGCCTATAAGACAAGTATCAAGTATTAAATTTTTAATTGATAATGGTGTTTTAAATGAATTTTTTTGATCTACTATAGTACCAACTAAAACTGGTGAAATTTCATTTTCTTCTTTAAAATATAATTTACCTGTTGCTTTATTGGCTGTATATTGCCAAGTAAATGCAACACTTAATGATACATTTTCTCTAATTACTCTATTCGCTTTTAATTTAATAAAATTAGTATAATTTTCAGACATTACTAAATATGGAAATCCATCACCATCTTTTAAAATAAATGACATATAACTTAGTACTGGTAATTGAAAAGAAAAACTAAATCCAAAAAACGAATATGTGAATGTTTTTGATTTTTCACCAAAATAAAATACAGGCATTTGATTTCTTATACCATTTGGTTTAATCTTAAATTCTACGGTAAATGAACCATTTCCGTTTATAATAGTAGACATAGGAACTTTTGACATATCGGAATAATCATTAATACCATCATATGTTCTATAATCACCATTTGAAATTTTAGGGACTAATAAATTAAAATTTGATCCACTTATACCATCAAGTAAATTAGTTATACGAGAATTTTTCAAATATAAATTGGTGCTATTTCTGTATATGTTAACTTCAAAATCATCGTACCATGTATTTGGAGAACTTGGTGGATTCCATGCATAAGTATTAACATAAATATCACTCATATCAGCAGGTGTACCATCTTCATTATAAAGAATATTAGGTACTGTAACAGTTACAGTTAGTTTTTGGTAATTAAATCCTGTTCCTGTATATTGTGCAGGAAACCACGTTTGCGTACCACCAGCGATACCAGTAGTGCTGGCATAATGAAAATTCCCGTTAACATTAGTTAATGAATTAACTAAAAGTCCAGCAGCAGTATTGCTACTTGCCCATATGGTTGATTGAATCACATCACCACTTTTAACATGACGATTAACACCTGGTCCATATTGATCACTACCCAATTTAATAGCATTTGAAGAATTAGGATTTATTGAATAATTTACATGTGTATTATCTATTTTTGATGAATAATTATCATTATGAAATAATTCATAATCACCACCATCAAAACTAGTTTTTATGCTTGTAATTAGAGTTGTAATTGGATCTTTTATTTCCCAATCATTTATTTTTTCTTTACTGAAGAAATTTAATTCATAATCTTTATCTTTTTGCCAACCCAATAAATTAATTAAATTAGTTTCATCTATACAAAATTCTTCTGGTTTACCATTTACTAAATATGAAATATGTATAGTAGAACCGTCAATATCTACTCTTAATTTTTTAATATTACCTATAACATTTTTAATTGTATAAGTACTTCCATTATAAAACAAATTAACTGATGTGGAATTTATAAAGAAATAGTATTCATTTCCATTATTTAAATATTCAAATTCTATAGCACCATTTAAAGTAATTGGTGTCATAAATGATGTGGAATTAAAAATAATACCTTGTATTATAGCATGTGTATAAGAACCAACAATATCATTAGTAAGGAAAATTCCAGATGAACCGCTTAATAATTTAAAATCAACTACATTTGATGGTAATGTACTAGCAATATTAAAATAATTATATACTAAACTAGTTCCTTCTGTACCTGCTATTGTAGGTGTTTCAATATTATCTTTAAATAAAAAGAAATTGTTATCTTTTTTACCTACCAAATAAATATCACTACCGATATTTTCAATTTTAGAAATAAATTGTGTATTATCATAATAATTTTTATATTGAACAAAATTAGTACCATTACTATAGTCTAATGTTCTATAATTAGCATTAACTGAATAGAAATCTGTACCATTTGTACCATAAATATTTTCAGTAAAATCAAAATTAGTTAATGGTTCATTTTTAGTAAAATAAACCAAATCAGAAAAACTATGATTTTGAAGTAATCTATAACTTAATCTATTTCTTACGATATAATTAGTAGACTCTATAAATATTTTAGGTTCGTCAAGAGATGGATATTCGCCATTTTGTTCTCTATCTAAAAAGAACTGTTTTTCTCTATTGAAAATTCCTTCTTTAACATATACCGAATATAAATAATAATCTTCTATTGTATCGAAAGATATATCTAATGTCAATTTTTGATTTAAATATTCATAAACACCATTTTCTGTTGTATTTATCTGGTTTTTAAGCAATATTTTATGTTTAGATACTGCTAATGTACCATCAACATTCAAAATTGGATAAATTTTATTAATATCGATATTTTCAGTCGTAGCTAAATCAATTAAAGTGAAATTCTTCAATAATTTAGTTAAAATCTTTTCTGAAGTAAACAAATTTCTTTGGGAATATCCCCACTCACCTTCAACCCACGAATCTTGGTAATAATTTTTCCATGAACTTAGTGTATAAGAACTATTAATTAGAATATGATTGAAACTTGTCCCATAAGTACCAAAATCCCATGTAACAACAGTTGTAATCGTATTGTCAATGAAGTTAGTGCCTTGTATTAACCCTCCCGAAGATGATGTATTCAATACGGGAGCATTAGTACCATTAGTACCATAATAAGTTGTTATAATAGGCTGATAGACGGTAAAAAAGGTATCTGCACCATCTTCTTCAAACAACAAAGAATTAGCAGCTTTGATATATCCGCTATCCATGTAATTTTTCAAATCTTGTGAATTCAAGATTGTATCATCTGATAAATCTTTAGATAAATTATAATAGAATCCCTTCTTTAATTCTAAACCTTCTAAAAGGATGATTTCTGGTGCAACATTTGTTAAAGATACCCAAAATGCGTGCTGATATTTCAAAACATTATATACGTCTTCTAATGTATTAGTAACTGAATATCCAGAAGCATTAATACATTTAGAGTAAGTTTTAAGTTTATCTAAAATATTTACAAAAAAGTCGGTATCACGCAGATTATCCTTTTTAGAATAAGTATAGTTCTCTTTATTCCAAAGCATCAAAATTTGATATTTTGAAATATATATAAAGAATAGTTATCCCTGACTAAAAGATTTAATAAGAATTTTGTTTTAAAAATTATCTATAATTATTTTATTTTTTCTCAAAATGTAATATTATAAATTTCATATTTTTATCAGAATATCCATCCATAATTCTTTTACTTTTAAACTCATAACCATCAATGTTTTGCATTATTTTAATAGCATTATGGAGTTTAAACTCAATTTCTGGATCATTACTCGTAAATTCTACAACAATCTCATATTCATTAACTGTAGCTCTACCAAAACCAAATTCATTAAATTTTACAGGTTCTAAATTAATATCACAATTCTTTAAAATTTCACTTATTTTACCACAAATTTCTTTTTTATATTCTTCTTCTTTCTTGTCCGATGGTTCATGTAATTCTTTTCTTCTTTTTTTCCAAAATACATCATACTCGGATTCAGTCATATTAGAAAGCATTTTTCTAATTTCTTGTTCATTATCACCTAATCTTAAATCAAATGTTAGTAATCTACCATCTTTACCTTTAACTTCGATATGTTTAATTATAGGCTTAATACCTTTTTCTATATTTTTTATACTCATAGAATTCTTATATTTAGATGATTTTAAATCAGGATATTGAATATTAAATTCTTCTATAAAATAATCAAATAATTGATTTGCTATATCTGATGAAATATTATATTTATCTACTTTTTCGTTAAATCGTTGTTTTTGTGTACCATCCAAATTTTCAAAATTCTTTATATCATTAACTGTAACATTTGTTAATTTAATTCTTGATGTATTAAAAGCCTTTTCTAACTCATTTTTTTTAAGAACAATAAAAAATGGAATATTATCTATTATAACTCTTCTATCACCATGTTCAATATTACTTGAAAATACATCTCTTTTAATTGGGTGATACTTTCCAAAAACGTAATTTATTGTATAATTTTTACCGATAGTGAGATTATTCAATGATATATTAGTCCCGCCCCTATCAACAATTTTGATTTTTTTTAAGTCACTACCATACTTTTCAAAGTCATTTGAAATATCATGAAAAAGTTGCACAGCTTTTTCATCATTTTCTTTTCTTTCAGGACTTAATCTAGCTAAATTTCCCCAAAATCCTTCATATGTTTTTAAATATTTCATAATTATCGTTTTATTTTTAATATCCAAGACTTTTTCTCTTTAGTAAGAACATATATTTGCTCTTTAATTTTAATTCCAGAATCTAATAAGTTAGAAAGGATCTTATTTGTAAAATCTTCTAAAAGGTAAATTTCCTCCATATATTCCATTAACTTAATTTCATACTCCTCTTCGTTAAGAAATATCAAATCATATAATAATTTCTGTTCCTTGGTTAATTCATTACTCATTTTAATAAAAGATTTTTATCAACTTTATACAAGATCATGATATATATTAATAATATTATATGTTTTATTATTATTATTATTTTGTGGAATAGTATATTTATAGATATATAATTAAAAAAAGTAATTGATATATGTCAAAGAAAGCTTCTACAAAAAGAACTACTAGAACATCATCTAGAAAAACTAATAAAATGGAAATGGAAATGGAAATGATGGAAGATATTAGAATTAATACTAATAAAAAATCACAAGACTTGACTTATAATCTAAATACAAAATTTAAAAATGTTAAACAAAAAGAATTATACAATGCTATATTAGATAATAGAATTATTTTTGTAAAAGGTAGTGCTGGAACAGGTAAAACTTTTGTTGCTTTGTTTGCAGCATTAAACTGTTTAAAAACTAAATCTTTTAATATAAAGAAGATTATATTAACAAAACCATATTTACAAGTTGGTAATAATAATAATAGTACTGGTTATTTGAAAGGTACTCTGGAGGAAAAGATTCAACCATATTTTACTTCATTTTATAGTAATTTAAATAAATTAATTGGTGGCACGTGGACAAATAGTTTAAAAGAAGCTGGATTTATAGAAGATAAACTTTTAAATTTTGTTAGAGGTGAAACTTTTGGTGAGCACGATTCTAATGGTAATCCATTAGGTTGTGTAGCTATATTAGATGAAGGTCAAAATACCACAGTTAGTGAAATGAAGACGTATATTTCAAGAATGGGAGAAGATACTAAACTTATAATTTTGGGTGATTCTGACCAAATTGATATTAAGCTTGGTAGAAATGAAATTAGTGGCTTAGATGATGCATTTGAAAGATTTAAAGATATAGATGGTATAGCATTTATAGAATTTAATGAAGAAGATATTGTAAGAGATAAATTTTTAATTGAAATAATGAAAAGATATAAATAATTATGAGACCAGTAAGAATTAATTTAACAGAAATAACAGAAGATAAATTTTTATATATGATGTTAAAATATTTTCCATCAGTAGAAGAATCACACGTTGATTGGATAAAACAGTTTTATATGGAAATGTCTGAAAGATATTTCCAAGTAATATTAGATTTGGATTCTGGTGAAGTAATTCAAGCTTTTTTACCAGATGGAACATGGGCTTTGTCTAAGTTTTATATTGATTTAGTACCAACACCAGATAAACTTGACGAGAATGGTTTTGAAAAAATAGATGATATGAAATATCTTGATAAAGAATTTAATAATATAAATAAATTGAATAAACCTAAGAAAAAAGAAATTGTTATTGATGAAAAGAAAATTGATAAAATATTAGATAAAATTTCTAAAAATGGTAGAGAATCTTTATCTATACAAGAAGAACAAATATTAAAATTGTATGCTAAAAAAAAATAATAAAAAAGGAGTTTAAAAACTCCTTTTTTATTTAACATAGAATGTATTTAATTTAAATTTATTTTTAATTCTTCATATGGATAATTTCTTTCTCCATAAAATCTTTTCCTTTCAATATAATGTTTATATAAAATATTGGAAGGTGTTTTATCGAATGTGTCAACTATATCAAAAACATTCGCACATTCTTTATCATCGTGTAACCTTAAAATTCTACCCACACTTTGAATTATTATCTGTTCTGATTTATAAGATTCTAAAAATATTACATTAGATAATGATTTTATTGATATACCAACTGCCAATATACCAAACGATGCAACTAATATCTTTGGATTACCTGTGGTAATTTCCATCTCAGTTTTAATATACTTTCTATTTTCTGATTTAACATCACCATCAATATAATGAACATCTATATTTTCTAATTTTTCTCTACATGTATGATAAAATGATGTTCCATAATCTTTAATATTAAAGAGAACTAGTGTATTTTTAGTTATCTTAGATAAAAGTTTTTCGATAATAAAATTTGTTCTTTTAGCAGACGCTTGTACATATTTTCGTTCAAGTTCAAAACATGCTTTACCATTACCACCTCTTCTAATCAAACTAATATTATCATTGAATTCAGAATCTTGATGATTTAAAATTAATGCTTTTATTTTTACTGGTGTAATAACACCTTTTTTCATTAATTCATCTGCTCTAACTTCTGATATTTTAGGGCCCATCAAAGATTGAATAGTAAGGTGATCTATAGTTTCCTTATTTGGAAATGTGCCACTCATACCAAATCTTATATGCGCAGAGCCGAAAGTATTACCTAAAACTTTAGCAACCATTTTAATATCAGTAGAATTCCCTGAACCTGATTTATGTGCTTCGTCTCCTGCTATGCCATAAAATTGATTAAACCATTCTTTATCTCTTTTTTCCAAGCTTTGGTATGTTCCTATAACAATATTAGCTTCGCCCTCGCTACGTCTTGGTTTATCCGACATTATTTCATCCATTTTAATAATAAGTGGTTCAGTATTTGTATTATCGAAACCGAAGTTATAATCCAATATATCATCATAGAATTGAGTTACTAAGCTTATATTTGGTACTATTAATAAAAATTTAGCATTTGGATTAATATATTTTATTGTATAAAAAGCAATTATAGCAAATATTAATGATTTTCCACCACCTGTAGCTACTTCGGTTATACAATATCTATTTTTTAGAATTTTATATGCTGTTTGTATTTGATGTTCATATGGAGTAAATATTTCACCCTTTCTTGTAATATGATTTTTAAAAAAGTCTTTACAAAAATCTTCAACATTTTCTAATGTGATATTTTTATTAATTGGGAAATCTTCTTTGTTTTCGATTTCAAATTTCCAACTATTCATTTTACATAAATCAAAACATTCTCTCCAAAGACCTAAATTTATTTGACCATTATTAAAATGTGATATAGTACCATCCCACACACCTAAACGAAATCGAGGTTGATATTTATAATTTTTTACATGTCTAGTCAAATGTAATTTTAACTGATGATATTCGGTCCTAGTAGAATCTACAATTATAAGCTTTTCTTTTTCTAAGTCTAATCTAAATTTCATCAATTGTCCTATTTTAGGTATATATTATATACCAAATCATTGTTCGGTTTTATAAATTTTGTAGTTATTTCAGTATTTTTATAATATTATTATATTATTTTTAAACTTTTTATAAATGTTAATGTATAATACACAATGAAAAATATTGTTTTATTCGGATCACCAGGTAGTGGTAAAGGTACACAAAGCCAAATATTAACTAATACTTATGGTTTGGTACATTTTAATATGGGTGAGATTTTAAGAAAAGAGTATGAAGATGGTACAGAATTAGGAATAGTGGCAGCATCCTATTGGTTAAAAGGAAACTTATCGCCTAATGATATTGTAATAAATATTTTCGATGCAAACTTAAAAAAATATGATGATAATTGTACAGGATTTATATTTGATGGATTTCCAAGAACAATAGAACAAGCAATATCATTAGATAATCTATTAGATAAATTTAATACTAAAATACATCATATGATTTTATTAGATGTTAATAATGAATTATTAACAGAGAGATTAATAGAAAGAGGAAAAACATCAAATAGACATGATGATAAAGATACTGTTATAATTGAAAAAAGATTACAAGTTTATAGTAAAAATACTTTACCTGTTGCTGAATTTTATAAAGCGCAAAACAAACTCAACGTGATAAATGGAGTTGGAACTATCCAAGAAATTGCGGATAGAATATTTACCGTTATCCACCAAACAATTTAAAAAATAAAATATTAATATGAGTGAAAAAATTGAAAATGTAAGCTACAGTTTAGGTGTAAATGTAGGAACTAATCTAAAGAAAGAAGGATTTGGTGAATTAAATATTGAAAAATTTGCTAAGGCAATTGAAGATGTTTTTGCTGCAAGAGATTTGGAAATTCCTGTAGAAAAAACGGATGAAATTATCAATACATTCTTTGCAACTTTACAAAAAGAAAAATTTGAAAACAATGCTAAAGATGGTGTAGATTTTTTAGCTACTAATGCTACAAGAGATGGTGTAACAGTACTTCCAAGTGGATTGCAATACGAAGTTATTACAGAAGGTAATGGTGCTATTCCAACTGCTGATAATACAGTAACAACACATTATCATGGTACATTGATTGATGGTACAGTATTTGATTCGTCTGTTAATAGAAATGAACCTGCAACATTTGCGGTCAATCAGGTTATTAAAGGATGGGTTGAAGTATTACAATTAATGCCTGTTGGTTCTAAATGGAGAATTTTCATTCCATCAGAATTAGCTTATGGTGAAAGAGGTGCAGGTAAAGCTATTGCACCACATTCAACATTAATTTTCGAAATTGAATTATTAGAAATTGCTGAGTAATATAAAAACATATTTTAAGTGGCTATGGTTATACTTCTTATTGTGGAAACACTTTAGGAAGTATACTATTTTTTCTATTAAATTTAGAATAGAAAATTATACTGCTAATTTTACATTTAGATTTAATTTAAAAGATTCTCCGATATTATCTTTTTGGATTCCAAAAGAAGAAGATGCTGTAATATTTTTTCATATAGCATCCTTATTAAAATATTCTAATAAAGGATATTATTCTGAAATATACACATTTGGTGATAATTTTACTCCATATGAAGCATTAGAATATCTTGTTAAATTTATACCATTATTTATTGAAAATTATAATTCTATACAATCTGATAATCGAGATCAGATGGAAACTAATATAGTTAATTTAGTAAAAAGTATGAATAGGAAAAATATAATAGATTCTATAATAGAATAGTTATTGCAAGTATGTCATAAATCCAAGTTTGTTCTTAACTGCATAGCCTATATTATCACATGCTACACGAGTTTCTCTTAAAAATTCAACATGTAGTTCGAGCATTTCCATACTTCTTTGTGTTTGTGCTAAATCACGATTTATCATTTCCCTTTGTTGTCTATCAGTAGTTTTCATACCAAACCCATGCATATAATATTCAGTTCTATCTGCAAGACATTTATTTAATTTAGTTTTATCTTTAGAAATTTTACTTAAATAATTAGTTATTTCTTCTGTTAATTTTTGTCTTAGTGACAATGAATTTGCTTGTATATCAAGAAACATTTTAGCATCACTTGATCTTAATGCATCAAATAAAGGGTGTATTTCATTTGACCATTTTTGTCTTTGTTGATCTAAAAAATCTTGTATTTTATCGTTTGCTCCTAAAACTTTATCGTTCTGTTGATCTACTGAGGGTCTATCTGCTTTTGAATAATCCATATGATATTATATCTTTTTTTCTTATAAAGTTTAATATACAATTAAGCCTTTTTATATACTATGTTGAAATAATAATCAAATTTAGAATTTAATGACGACTCAGTAGCTTTATATAATACTGTAGCAGTAGTTTGTGAAGAATTTGTAGTCATTTGAAAGCTAGTTGCCTTAATTTGTTTTTTAAATGCTATAACTCTATTTTGATACTGCGTAGTATTTTCACCAGCAAGCGGTATAGGTGTTATTAAATCTTCTCTAAATTTATTTTGATATTGTAATGCTATTTCACCATTTTCTTGTTTAGTTCCTATTTTATAATATCTTACAAATAATTCAATTGTATCAAATTTTATTCTTGGTATAACATTATAGTCTATGTAGTCATAAATACTTCTATCAATATCATTAAATCTTGTTTTATCATTTGATATACCTGAAAATGTTTTATTCTTTTTTAGTTGTGCGAATAAATATTGTCTAATACAATTACTTAAATCAAATGTAAATTCCCATCGAGTAAATTCAACTTTGTCTTGATCACTTTGATTAGGATAAATTCTAAGGCTATGTGATTCAGATTTTAAATTGAATGTATCTAATATTCTATTTTCACTATCAACACCAAGTCCTTGTGTTTTGTCTATAGATTCGTTCCATATAATATCATTTTCATCAACAGATATAACATCTTCTAATTCAAGAATTTTAGAAGTAAAAAAAGTTCTTACTTCTTTCATATTATGTGTTCCAGCGACAAGCTCAACAGAAAATTCTTTTGATATAAAATTCTTTTTCATAAATTATTTCCTCCTTTTATTGAATAATGATTTAATTACATCTGCAAATTTAGATGGTGCTTTAGCAATTGTTTGTATAATTTTAGTTGGTTCTACTATTTTAACATTTCCTATATATTGAACTGCACTAAATGCTGATGTTTTTCCTTGTTCTATAACTTTTTGAAGCCATGTTTGACTATGATATTGTGCTGTGGGTAATTTCGTATTAAGTACTAATGTTTGAAGATTAGTAACTGGTTTACTTTTTTTAGCAAGCATAAATTCATTCTTCTTAAATGTAGGCTTCTGTTCAATTACAATAGATTCTTTTGTGCTTGGTGGTGGTGGTGTCGATACATAACGCTCATCACTAAATCCTACAATATTGGCATCCGAAACTATCCAATTTAAACTATCTACATTCACTTGTATATCAGAAGCAGGGAAGTATGCTGATTCGAAATGGAAGTATGCAACTTCATCTTTTTCATTTTCTTTAAATCCGTCATTTGAAAAAGATGTTTTTATTCTTGCCCATCTTGACATATCAGCAATCATTTTACCACCCATTAAATCTTTTAAAGTACTTGAACCTTTTCCTTCATCAAATCTATAATATGCAACAAGTGATTTAAGTGGGTCTAAATATGATTCTGGTCTCAAAATAAATGTATAGTTAGTATTTATTTGTTCACCACTTCTTACATAATTCCAATATCTTAATTCATCTAAACCACCTTTAAATGTTCTTCTGCCTAATGCTATTGTACTATCTGTTCCAATGAGTAATGACCAACTATTATTAATATCAACATTTAAATAATAATCCAATGATGTAAAATTATCTTGAAATTCTCTATAAGCATCGTCTATAGTAATGCCTAATTCTTTTTCTTGTAATTGTTTATCCCAATAATCAAGTTCTCTATAACCTCTTATAGAATCAAGCCAGTATAACGTTTTATTATCTTGTAAATCGTTTCTTATTTTAGAAGCTAATGTTTGAAAATCAGGGAATTTTGAAATATTTTCTGATTTAGGGTAGAATCTTTTTCTATTTTCAATAAATAAAGCTACTAATTCTTTTTCTGATGGTTTTGTATAACTTTCGGATAAGAAATCATTAATTTTAGCATCTAAAGAACCATCGATGTAAATACTTTTTAATGATGTGAATGTATCCACTACACACGCTACATGATGCCATGCACCATCACTAATATCTGTTGTAGATATTAAATTATGTTTTTCATATTGACCATTTAATTTTCTATGACATGTTCTAAATGCTAATTTATCATCTTTTCCATTTTTACCAATAATAAAAGTGAAATTATTAAATGTATTATTAGTCCATGGATCATCGGATGTATCCTCACCTTTATATAAAATAGTTTCGTAATCTTTTGTCCAACCATCAATTCTAACCCAAAATTCAATTGTAATGTCAGCCATATATCCAGTTGTTCTTATATCAGCGTTTTTAAGTGAAGTTTTATTATGTTTTTCACTTATAGTACTTTCGATATTAGCTATAACAGGAATTCCAACTGTTGATAAATGGCTACTTTTAATTTCAATTATGAAGTTATAATATGATCCTGGATTTCTTGATATAATTTTAAATGATTTAAAGTTTCCTTTAAAAATATTTCCAAATATAGGAGAAGATGTATCAACTTCTATAGCTTCATAATTAGGTGTAATTACATTATTAATTAATCCTATAATCTGTGTCATATCTAATGCACTATTATCATCGGGGTGTCTCGAATTTACAATAACTGAAATTTTATCACCATTGTCTGGAACAATATTAAATTCTATTGTTTCATTTATAGATTTACTATTAATTAAACTTTCGTGTATATTTGAAATAAGTTGTTGAGGTGATGGAATAGGTATTGGTTGGAAATTTAAACCAGGTACAAATAATACTTTACCTAATGGTTGTATATGGGTAGGATTAGTTAACAACTTATTCTTAGCATTTTCTGCTGCTATTTTAGCTTCTAAATCAGTTAATGCTTTTATATCACTAGGTCTCTTAAAGAACGGATCTCTTCTTAGTTGTTCTTTTAATTGTCTTTCCTTTTCTAATAACTGTAGAATATTACTTTGTGGTGGTATAAATGGTTTTGGTTCAAAGAAATATTTCTGTTTAATTTTTGTATTAATAACACCTGGTATGAAAGGTAATTTAACTCTTTGTGATATATTTTTAAATAATCCATTTTTTCTTCTATTAATTTCAGGTTCGAAAGCATGTAATTTTATAGTATTTATATAAGTTTTAGGACTTTTAATATTAGTAAACCACTTCAATGTCCATTCAGGATTTAAATTAGAATCTCCTAAATTTATTGTTTGTCCAACATATACAATAGAATTCCCATCTAAAATATTTGTCCATCTTTCTGGTTCAAATGAGAATGGTTCAGTGTGTGAAATTCTTAAATAAGGACCAGTTTTATTTGTTAAATAAGTTCCATTACTACCAGCATCAACAATAAAACCTCTTGATAATAAATCAGAAGTTGTTTTAGTAATACCACCTATTATAGCCGAAGAAGATTTTATATTACTAACTAATGTTGGGAATGTTGAATATTTTTCTCTTCCTATCAGACGGAATGGGAATGTATGTACATCACCAACTTCAGTATCTTTTTTAATATAACCACCCCATGTTCCGATTAAATCATTTTCATAAATTATTCCACCAGTACCATTTGTTGCACCCACATTAATGTCTAAGAAATTATCAACAACAGAACTCAATTGTAATTTCATAGGATAAATATCTATAGTCCCTGTACCATTTACTAATTTGAAATTTATTTTAGCATTTATTATATTACCATATACATAATAATTTTCTAAATTCGAGCCTGATGACCCATTATATGATAATAAATTATTACCACTATATGTAAGTGTTGGTGTATATTTATATGTTTTAAATGAATTTGTAGTTGATGTACCATTAGGTGTAATTGTTTGATAATTAGCAGCCAAAATATATTTAGTACTAGATTGATTAACATCTTGTGGATCATTTATTAATTCAATCCATACATTCAGTGCTGTTGCTGAACCAACTTTATTAAAGAAATCTAATGTTAATGTATAATCTTGATTAGCTAATAATTTAACATTAATTGATTTAATATCAGATGATGGAACACCGATTATAGTTTGTCTAAAAAAGCTTCTTTCACCTTCTGGTTCATTTAAAATGAAATTTTCATAATTTAGATTATCTGTGTAATGTCTTTCTAAATTAAATTTAGGCGCATCTTGAATTCTTAAATAATCTTTTATACCATCATAAAGAACTGTATAGCCAGCAATACCAGGATATACATTAGATTCAACTTCAACTTTTCTTGATTGGTAATAGAAGCCTGGTTCCCAGTTAGAAGAAAATAAATATCTTGAGTCAAATTCATAACCATATTCATCAACCATCGGATAAATACTTTTTCCGTTACCGCTATCTATTTTAAGAATATTACTTTCAGTATTACATTTAGAAAAAATCAATTCATTAATAGAACCAAAATTAACTACATTTGGAGATTCTGTTGAACTTGATGGATCATAGAATTTCCAATTACCACTTTCTTTAATACTTGGTACACCATTAGTTAATTTCGTTAATTCGATATAACCCATCGGTCTAAATAATGGAACTGTTCTAAATATAGGAACATAAGGACCTGAATATCTAAATACTGATGGATCTAAATCATTATCCAATTCCCATGTTTGTCTATTATCTTTACCATCCACAATTTCTTTAGCAATAGGATAATAGTTATATGAGTTTACATCCAATAAACTTCCCACTCTGAATCCATCGGATGTAAAATTCACATTATTAGTAGGACTATCGGTATCGTCGTCTAATACAATTCTATTTTTAAATGTATTATTTATATCTATGTCAACATTAATGGGATTTACACTAAATGCATTTTGCTTTATAATTGTTTCTTCTGGTAATTTATACTTAATTATAACATCTGTTGTTTCGTATGTCATTGGATTTGAAATTGTGCCATCGTTATAAATATGAATATATTTTGTATCGTCTTTACCTTCTGGTGGATTATAGTTAAAATTATTTAAATTAAATAAAAATGTTTGTAGCATAAAATCACGAGGTCTTGATACAACAGAACTATTTACCTTAAATCCAGTATTATCCCATTTAATAGGACTTACTTCTTCTCTTTCTATGTTATCATTATACCAAACATCTATTTCACATGTTTCAGCGTTTATAGCAGTACCGCTCGTTCCATCAGTTAATTGACTAATTTGAATAGTTTCTTCAGTGTCAACATAAAGATGTATCAGAACATTTTTCCAATAATCATTTACATAAATATCAACTCCACTATTATTATTACCACTACCATTTAGCTTTCTTCCAAAAACTATAGCGAATTTATAATCTTCATAATTTATATTCACTTTAGTTATAATATCATCAATGAGTGTTGAATTACTTTCCTCATCACTAAATTTAATTTTATCTACATCGAATATTGTATACTTAACACCTCTAAATATTGTATAAGGATCATTAAATTCATTTGCTGATATAAATGTTGAATATTTAGTTGTTAGTTCTAAACCATCAATTGTTTCTTGATCTGATTTGAATATGTATTCGAAATAATCGTAATCAGTTGAAACGTATTTTGATAAATCGAAAAAAGGTTCTTTTAAATGTAAAGAATAAAATTTATAATCTTTAGCATTATTTAAACCAAAACGATAAAAATAATCTAAATCTAAATTACTTCTTATAGGAAAATTATTTCCAGTAAATATACTGGGTTCTCTATTAAAGATACCAGCCATATCTAAACTATAATTCAATCTATATGGATAGTCATGTAAACCTTGACTATTTAAAAATCCCCATTTACATATTGATTGATTTTTTCTCCAAATTTCTGTCAGATCATTTTGATTTATTTCCCATAATTCATCAGAAGAAATATATTCAGAAGAAACTGGAATATAATTAGTATCAACCGATTTATTAGGATCTTGTTTAGATTTAATTAATGAAGATTTAATTTTAGCGTCACTTATTTCTCCTTTACCATCTAATCCCCAAGTAAGAACATCTTCTAAATTTGCTGGATCTGAATTTGATTTAAAATCGAATTCGTAAGTTTTCAAGTTATCATCAACTCTCCAAACATATTGTTCTTCTCTATAATATCTTCTTTTTAATGATACTTGTCTATCTGTAACACCACCCCAATTAGTACCATCAATAGTTCCAGAAAATAATGACCAACTCGAATCATACTCTCTTCTAAATAATTCAAAATCCTCATATGGTTTTTGTGTAAATGGATTTATTTCACCTATTTGATCTCTTATGGTATATGGTCTATTATTTAAATCTGTGATAGGAATTCTTCTCGCTCTGTCATTAGTACCAATTAAAGAACGAACTTTTACTATAATATCTCTATATTCTGTTGCATATAATTTAGGTTCTAATGAATTATTTAATTCAAACTTCTTTTCATATTCAAAATTAGCATAATCAGTTTCAACTCTATCAAAATCAAAATCTTTTATGTCTGTGAAATTTATTCTTAAAATATCAAAATATGGGGGTATTGAATCGGATTTAGTTGATTCTATATTTACTCTTTTGTAATAAGCAGGATTTTTATTTATATAACCATTATTTATCCAAGATACAATATCTCTATCATTAACATTTATTGACCAGTCTGTTTGTATGTAATATTTACCTTTTAAATTTGGATTTGTATTTGGGTATTGTTTAACAACATGATAATTATTATCAATATTAATTAAAAATAAGTCAGCATTATTAAAGTTGGGAATTGTGAAATCATTTGAAAAACTTAACGTATTTATTCTAAATAATAATGTAGGAATTCCATCAACTAAAACAGTATCAAATAATCTTTGATATGATGTAAATAATGGATTTACACTTTGAATAATATTAGTTCCTAAAGTATTATTAATTTTTTGTGAATTTACTACTATTTTATGTTTACCTGTTGTAAGTTCATTTATTAAAATTTTCTTAAATTGTGATAATGTTTTATCATCTATTGTATTTGTTGTAAAGAATTCATTATTTTCATCTGACATTAATTCGCCGTCAACAATTCTTTGAACGATTGTAGAAGTTGTAGTTTTGGTAATTTTTAATTTATGTTCAATGATAATATCAGATACCACTCTATAAATGAAATCACCTATAATACCATCAAGTTTAAAAACATCCTTATCTGGATTTTCAATTCTTTCAATTCTATAAAATTTACCTTTCCATTCTACCCAATAAGTAAGAGTATCTTTCCATCCTTTTTTAATAGGATTAAATGAATATAATCTACCTTTAGCTTCTCTTACAAATTTATTATCTTTCAAAAATGGTATTTCACTAACTTCAATGGCTGATAAATCTTTAAGAGTCTCTTCAGTAACTTTACTTAATTCTGATGCTTGATATGGTGATACTGTTTTAACAGTTGGTTTATCATCTACATAAAATCCAATATAGCGATTTATCGACCACTTTCTTAAAGATGTAGGTGTAGCAGGAGTATCATCGAATAAAAATTTCATATTAATTATGTGTGGATATACTAAATTATTGTCCTGCCATAACTGTGTGAAATATTCTTCTGTCTTGAATATTGGTGTGTTTTTACTTTGAACATCTTTTAAACTTAAATACTTTTTTACCCATCCACCATTAATGGTGTCTATGCCAGAAATTTCTGATAAATCGTCACCATGATTTACAAATAAAGGGAATTTAGGATAATCTTCATCAGATATAAAATTTCTTTTAATCCACACGCCTAAATCAGTATTCTCAGTTAAATCATACATGGAAACAAATTTCCAATTATCAATAATCTGACTTCTAAAATTAGATGCATCCGAGTCTTGATTTAATGAACCTGATCCATCAACACGTAATATTATAAAATTCTTAGGTAAAGCATTATTTTTTATGTATAGAGGAGCTAAATATTCATACTCTTCATTATAATAAGTATCTTCTGTAAAGAAAGCACCCGAATGATAAGTATCATCAAATTGATGTCTATAATCATCATATACTTCCGATGTATCATTATCAAATTTAACATCAAAAACAGTTTTACTTTCAATATCTTGAAAAAAATATGGTATTACTTCTTTCCAATATTCTTCTTTTTTTATTTCAACATGTTGTAGTCTTTGTTGTCCTAAAGTCTTATTAATAGCAAAGCTTTCTAAAAACAATTTGTAATCAGAACTCACTACTAATTTGATGTTACCTGTTAAAGCTGGATTAGTACGTACTAAAAAGAAGCTCCTATCTATCATTAATAACTAATTTATTATTATCGTTATATATAAAAAAGAATAGTATCTTTGATGTTTATTTTTTAATTTAAAGAAAAATTATGACGTTTTCGTTATGCTATTCTAAAACTTATTCCACTTAAACTTACCCACCCAGAATTACCTTGTAAAATCATAACTAAACCATTAGGAAAAACATCAATTCTACCATATGTTACATCTAATAATGATTGTGGATTATCTGAACAAACTATTTGATATATTTCTTTTTGTGCTGGTCTGTATCCAACAGGTAATATAGCAATTCTTGACCATGTTGTGTTAATAGGTGTTCTGTAAACTCTAATAGCCTCATTTGGATATTTATCATTAGCATCATCGTTATCATCATTATTTAATATAACTCTAATTAATCCTGATAAATAAACTCTAGCTTCATGCTTATAGAATTTTGCAGTTCCGAAACCATTTACGTAATTTTCCCATGGTTGTTCTAAAACCATATCTTGTGTAGTTTCTACATTTTCGGCAGTTTCAATTTGTCTTATTTTATCAGTTAAATTTATAATTCTACCTGAAGCATCGCGAATAGCTATATTATCTGCAAAGTGTGGGAAATATTTATTTTCAACAACAGTGAAATCGCCTAAATGTTGATCAAGTGTCTTACCATTTAATTCTGTCATAATTCTATTTCTTACAGATTCAAGTTCAGCATTTTTAATAATTAAATCTTCTGGCTTTCTACCAGTTAATAATTCATCTGGGAATGTTAGAACAATTGAATTTGACCAATCACTTTCGATTGGCGCATTATCAATACCAACTTCGCTAATAGATTTGACTCTTATTTCAATTTGCTCATTAGGTGAAATTGGTATTTGGATAGAGTTAATATTTGGTGAGTCAATATTAGATAAATCTTCTTGTTCCCAAACATATGATTGTGTGGTAACATTAAAACTTCTATCTCTAAGAGTTGATATAATTGGTTTCCATGGAGAAAATACTGCATTAGTTATAGTTCCATCCGAGTTGGTAACTTTAAATACTCCATTTTCACTTTCTTGTCCCGATTTAGAAGCTTTTTTATATTCGAGATGAAATTTAACAATTTCTTGTGGTCTTGTTTTACCATTTTCTATAGGTAAAGGTATTTGCCAAAATCCTTCTACAGCAAATATCGGATCAACAGCATTATTAGATTGATTCGCAGCTAATATTTCACTAACAGTAGAAGATAATAACTCAGTTTTACTCTGTATATCTTGTGTAATTTTAGTAATTTGAGTATCTAAATTTTGTTTATCTTTTTGATTTTTAAATGTTTTACCAAATAATTCTTTTCTCTTTTCAGTAAGAGTTTTATTTAATTCATCTAAGTTAGAACGTAAGCTATTTGCTTGTGAATGCTGTTTTCTATTTTTCTCAAGTTCTGGCGTATCAGTAGCATGTTTGTTAATTTGCCTAATTCTAAAATTATTAATATCAAGAGTTGGTACTGTTGGTTTTAATCCTAAGTGTCTTGGGATATATCTGTTTACTAAATCTTTTAATATTTCGCCAAAATCTTTAACTTGGTTAATATAGAATTCTGTCATAGATTTACCATTATCACCAATTCCACTATCAGATTGTAAAATTAAATCATTTGTATAATAAGCTGTTCCTGGACTCCAATTTCTTGCTATTAAATAATTCTCGGTGTTAATAGGTTTAACAAAAAGAACATTATATTCATTAAATCCAATTGAAATATCAACTTTCTTATTGATAATAATAGGGCTATAATATTTCATACCACCGACAATTGCAACAGGAATAGGTTCTTCACCTTCAACTCTTTCGAATCTAACTCTTATTTCAGAAGCATCTTTATTAATTTCTATAATTCTATATCTTGTAGTTGAAAAAGCAGTATTTATGATAAGTTCATCATTTAACTGTAAAGTTTTTTTAGTTCGAGTTTTAATTTCATAATAATCTAAAGTATCAAGTAAATACCATTCTTTTCTATTTACTTTATCATCAAATATGCCTAAAATAGTAAAGAAGCCTTCAAATTGTAATTCATTAGCATCTAATGTAAATTCTTGTTCATCATAATTACCAACTGAATTTGCAACAACGCCAGGAGTATTACCAATCCATGTTTCAAGCTCAATTATAGTAACATTTGTTCTATTTTTGAAATTTTTATTGAATAAATCAATAGCTTGTTGACCTCTTGTTGTAAAATCTCCATTAGAATTTAATTCAAAATCTATAATGTATCTTCTTGATAAGACTTTTCTAACATTATTTTCAACTTTACCACTTAAATCAATTCTAATTATCAATAAAGGATTTAGTAAGGCATCAAAAAACCAGTTTTTTTCAGTTAAAAAATTTGAAATATTACTTAGTTCTCCCAAAGAATTAGGTTCTCTATTTAAATCAACTTTAATTATTTTTGAATATTCATTTCTTGCTGGTTGTATTGTTGCACCTCTTTGATCTACACTTGATAATGTGCGTAAGTTTTGATTTAATCTTTCTAATTCGGATTTTATATATCCCAATGATGGAAGATTGACTGTTTGAACTTGTTGATTTTCGTCAACTATTTGAACTTGAATATTATTTTCTGTACTACTAATAGCTTGATTTAAAGATGCTATTACTGTTAATGAATTATTTTGAAGATCAATTATCTGTTGACTTAATGATATAAAAGAATTTCTTACCATTATGGTATTAAATATTTTTAGTTATATATAAAAAAATTATGTTCTGATTGATTAAAATGGAAAAAACCGCACTAGGCGGTTAAAAAAAATCTTATTAAAATTTACTTCTTTTTTGGAGCTTTAGGCTTAAGTTTAGAGTGCTGTTTTTTAACAGTTTCTTCTACTTTTTTAGTTGTATCTTTAATTTTTTCAACAACTTGTGCTTCTTTTTCTTTTACTAATTTAACGAATTTTTCTGTTTTTGTATCAGTTTTAGCATCTTTAACAAAAACATATTTAACTTTTGTCCATAATTGTTTAAATAACTTCAACATAAAACTTATATATTTTTTATTATATAGTAAAATGTTATTTTTCCCTTATAGGGAAACTATTATTTGTATGAACCTATTCCATCAAATCCACCAGATGATTTAACAGGCTTTTTGATAAAATGTTTAGACATTTTACCTAAATATACATCACAATCATTATCAAATGCTTGACAATTGCATTTTCTTGAAAATTCTTCTACTTTAGCAACAGCATCATCATAATGAAGTCCACTACATACAACTTCGCAATCAGTATCACTTTGTTTATCAATACCTAATCTTTCACCATTATTTGTCATACATTTAATAATACACCAATCAGCTTTAGGTGTAGTAGAGAAATTGTCATTTGGATTAAATCCAGTAGAAACTGGTAAGTCGACTTCTGGTTTTGGACAAATTGCTATTACGCCATCTTCCATAGCATCAATTTCTTCTTCTTTAGATGCATCACCTGTTTTAACTTTTACTTCAATTTCCAATGAATCTTCAACATTTTCAGCTTCGACATCATTTTCTACACCATATTCCAATTTATCTTCAATATCTTTAATGGTTTCTTCTTCATTTTCATTTAGATAACCATTTTTATAATTCTCGTATGTTTTTAAATATTTACTTTTCATATGAAAAAGTCTATGTTTTTCTGTATATATTAAAAATTATACTCATATTTCTAAACTTTGCTTATAAAATAATTATTATTATAATAAGTTGGAATTATGCTATTAAATACTTAACTTTGTATTATAGTTAATAAATAATTATGAAAGAGGCGGACAAAAATAACGAGAGTGTAGTAACTTTATCTGTTAAAGAAATGACTGATAAGTTCATGGGCGTAAGAGGTGTGCTTTTTAGACATATTATGTTTAAATTCTATCTTAATAGAGATGATGCTGATGATTTACTTCAAGATGTATATTATAAAATGTTAAATAATATACACAAATTCAAATCTGATACAAATTTCAAAGCATGGGCTTATACAATTACGTCAAGATTGTTTATTGATAAGTATAGAGTTAGCAAAAAAAACCAATGTGTTGACGTGGAAGATGATACATTAGAATTAATGTTAAAATCTGATAGAAATGGGAGCGATTCGTTATTCTTAATACAGGATATTAAGAAAGCTATTGCCGCTATTAAGAATCCAAGAGATAAACGATTAGCTGAAATGTACTACGATGGCTTTAAATACGAAGAGATGGTAGATGAATTAAAAGTACCTATGGGTACTATCAAAGGTAGGTTACATAATGTTAAAGCGTATTTGGCCAAAGAATTAGCAATGTATAATGTATAAAATAAAGGGAGATTTAATCTCCCTTTATTTTTTTAATATAAAAATTAAATGAAAATAATATTATCTATACCTGTTTATATTAATATTATTCCTAAAGGAGTTAATTATTATAAAAATATTGATATTGAATGTACTTTTATTAAAAGAAAATATAACAATTTTAAATTGAATAAAGATGATTTAATTTCTAAATTGGGTGTATTTTTTTCGGATTCACATAATCAAAAAATAAACATTAATTGTTCTACTTGCTTTACTTTGGAGTCGGGTATTAATTTAGAAGATTATCCAAACTTCATTATATTAGAAAGGACTTTAAAAAGTCATAGAGATATTATTATAGAATCTCTTCTATAGCATTTTCAACTTTAATTGATTCGTATTCTACATTAGGAAATTTGGAAGCCATCATTTTATCTACGGCTTTTATAGTTTTTCTATTATCATCATAAAAATATACTTTAGTTGGATTATATTCAAATATTAATTGCGATATAACATCCGATTTCCATTTAGGTGTTGTTCCTGAATTACCTGGATATGTAAATAAGCCTCTATTTGGTAATTCTAAATTAAATTTAGTCAAACAATCTTTAACTTTATCTTCCATTCTAAAACTTCTTGCTGTAATTATAGCTTTATTTTTAGCCATTTTGTATATATGTGCAATTTCGGGATTTACTTCAGTTGGTAAACTAATATCGGATAAGCTAAATTGTGTAGGACTTGTCATATAGATTCTACTACCTTTAACCACCCAATTTTTTACATTAGGTGTTATTTGGAAGCGTTGTTCATTGAGTACGTATATTCTACCATTTTCATGTTTTAAATCGTTTACAGAAGCTCCTATTTCATTTAAACAAATATTTAATAATGATGAAAGAGTGTGTCCTTCATTTAAAGTTTGAATAATCAAATCATTAAAGTATGGAGACCTTACAAGGGTATCATCGAAGTCAAAAATATAGAGTTCTTCTATTTTATGCGATGCATTTTCAGCAGAAAAATTTTCAAATGTTTTAATGTGTTTACTTCCCATTGTATTATATATTAATACTAAAGGGTTATAAAAAAGGGGAAGTTTTTAACTCCCCCTTTTTTTGATATTAAATTTCAGCTATTAAATCATTACTTCTATAACCATTTTCTTCTCCGTTGCTCCATACAACGTTGTATGGATAATAATCGTCTTCCCATGGTTCGCGATTAAACACTTGTGTGATTGTTCCAATATTTTCTGGTGCTTGTTCATAAAACTTAGAATTGGTTTTAAGTTTTACACGAGTTTCTACACCTACTAAATTGGTATCAACAATGTCAACCCAAACCATTTTCTTTTTCAACTTCTTAATGAACGTTCTCACAGTTTCATAAGTATTGCCTGTTTTTTGAACAAGTAAATCATTTAAAGTATATGTGTTAGTATTTCCATTTTTCCAAGTAATTGAAATACTACCATTTGATTTAGTATTATCAACTACACCATTTGTACCTTGTGATTGATTTAAATATTGACTTCCTGGTTTTAGTTTAACTACATCACCTTTCTTTATTTCTTTAACTGATGTGAAGTCTCCTGATGAGTAATCCCAATCATAGCTCAATTCCAAAATCGCTGAACCATCATTTTTCATTAATAAATTTTCAACACCTGGCTCTAACCCATACGCGATTAGTTCTTCTACTTGAGCATGTGAAAGATTTAGCCACAGCTTATCTTCGCTATAAAATATATTAAATTTTGATGCTATCTTAGCAAGAACAGCACCATCAATAAGTTTAGTCTTGGCAAAGTCAACAACATTCTTAAGAGTGATTCTATCAGTAAAAGAATCATCAAATTTAGCCATCATTTTTAATTGAGAATCATTGTAATTATCAATTGACGATTTGAATAATTCTGGTTTTTCTTTAACAATTTTTTCATTAAGTGTATCTGATGTAATATCAGTCATTAAAAAGTTTTGAGAATCACCTTTGATATTTCTAATCCAACCATTAACATTATTAACTCTAACATATGGATGTGTAAGAACATCAACTAATTGTTCGTGATATTCTTTGTTATATTTTTTCTTACTGATATTTTTAATTTTATCACCAAGTTGAAAACGTGTAAAGTCATTGCTGTCATAATTCATTGCAATGAAAGTGAGCGGAACATCATTTTTATCAAAAAGAACTAATACAGTATTGCAGTTATCCGTAAGATGTCCACTTCCAGCATTGAAAATATTTTCGGGTGTTTCAATATCTGACCAATAGAAACCATTATCATATTTAATAAATGGCTTCTTGGGCAACATCTTGTTAAGAATATCTCTTTTCTTATGATAGTGACTATTACCTTGTGGTGTACCGTCAAGTCTATCCCATCTTTCGAGCCAATTCAAATCTTTAGGACTTCTATCTTTATCATTTCTATGTGAGATAAGAACTGGTACAAGATTTTCACCTTCTAATTTATAACCAAAGAATCTCATTGTATCAGCATAAGGTTTTCTTATTCTAGAATAATCTAGAATAGGAGGAATATAAACTAACATTTTAGGATCATTGTGTACTTTTACACCATCACTAATTTCTCTAAATGGGACATGTGTTTCTTGATTTGTACCTTGTCTCATTTTAAACCACCAACCTTTTTGAATAGCATAGTTTTTAAATGTTTCTTCCAATGGTGCATCCATAGTATAAATTCTATCCATGAATGTTACTTTACCTATATTCTCAATTCCAACATTTTCCCAAATCAAAGCTCTACCAATTAAAAGTCCTTTTTCATTGAAAAGACAAAGCATTGAAATGTCATCATTATTTTCATAAACACTAAAAAATGTATTACATTTTTCGTGTCTCATACAAGAACCATACAAACTTCTTCCTGGATTTTGTCCTTCCCCGCTATATTGACTTAAATCGTATGTTTCTTGATTGTAATATTTAGTGATGTCTTTACCTTTAACTAATTTAAAATTGTGTGGGTTTTGTGTGGTTTTATATTCATTGACAAATTGTTCAATTTCTTTGTCAATAAAATTAAGTCCTTTATTTTGAAGAAATGCTCTAATAACTTTACCAATAGCAACCTGTTGTCTACCTTTAGTCCACTTGTCTTTATCGGGCAATTCCTCTTTAGTTTTATGGCAAAACTCTTTCCCAGCAGGAAGCCATGAAATCATCCCATCTGCTTTATCGAAGTCAATATAAGAGTTCTCTAAAAGATTCTCTTTGTTATTGTGTGCATCAACAAGAATTTTAGCATATGGGTGTGTCATTTGTGATAACACGGAAATCAATTTGCTACTTAGTATGATTCTCTTTTCCAATTGAGTTATAATTTAAATTCCTTACAAATATACAAACCTTTTTTCAAAAAACAAAGAAATTAATAAAAATATTTAATTTCAAGCTATTTTCCCATAGTTTTTTGAGTTTAAATACAAATATAGAGAAATGTTATCAACTATACAAATAAAAAAAGGAGTTTTTCAACTCCTTTTAATCTATTTTAAGATAATCTTTAATTTTTTCTTGGGCAGTTTCTTTATCGACTTTTATTATTTTCTTGTTACCCTTTTTTTGTAGTATATTTAAATGTGTTAAAATTTTACTAGCATCCTCCAATTCTTTACCTGTTAAATCAGCATTAGACATTTTCATAATCTTATTTAGCTGCGCCATATATGGTATAGAATCACCTATTTTAGTATCACTTGAAAAAATAATATCGATAAGTGTATTGTATTGTGAGAATGTTTTATATTTAGTATCTTTTTGTATTTTGGTTTCAAAATCAGTTACTCCTCTATGATTATAGTAATTTTTAAACCAAATACCAATAATTATAAATACTTCTATAATTGTAGAGAAAATTAAAAATCTAATAGAATTATCAGCATTCGAAGAAATAGATTCATTTGCTTTATTTTCTGTACTTTCTTTATGATTTGTTAATAAGTCATTACGTTCTTTTTTTAATTCTTTTATCTTAGCATCATTTTTTTCTATAAGAGCTTGATTCTCTTTTATTTGCTCTCTATAATATTTTTTATCTCTTTGAGTTGTAGCATCATCTGATTTCTCTTCATAATCTAATTTCTTTTTTGATAAAAATTCTGAAGCAGAGTCTAATTTACTAATTTTATTATCGTATAGTGTTGTTGTAGAATCTTGGTATGTTTTAACTGTTATTTCAGTAGTTTCTTTTATTTCATCGGTTTTCGCTGCATATGATCTTGCACCATTTAAAGATAAATAAAAACTTATACTTATACATACCATTGCACTTAGAGCTAATACTTTAATTTCAGTGCCATTAAATTTAAATTTCTCTCTTATGAATGCTAAACTAAATTTATCGAATAAATATCTTTTAAAAAATTCTAATCCTGATAAAATTAAAACACAAATAATTAATGCTATTGCTAAAGTAGATGGTGATTGTGTAGTAATAGCTTGTTTTAATATTTTATCTGCATGAAAATAAGCAAATACAATACTAAAAATATTAGCAACAAAGCTAGCATAAAATAAAATTTTAGTCAATCCTCTGTAATTGGAAAAGAAATCTTTATTTTTTACTTCTTCTTTTAATTTTTTATAGTCATTAAAGTTCATATTAAATATAGTTTTACGAATATTGTATTCCTAATTTTAGATTTGTTTTAAAATAGGGATACAATATTCGTAATTATCTATTATATATCTGATAATCAAGCTTCTTTCTCTTCTTTCAATCCTACAGATATTGCATCATTTTCTATATTAATAACAAGTGTAGAATCATTTTCAGGAGCGTTTACAAGTAAGAATTCACAAAGAGCATCGGTAATTTCATTCTGAATAGTTCTTTTTAAGAATCTTGCACCATATTCTTCACTATATCCCTTATCAACCAAATATGTTTTAGCCTTTTTAGTGATTTTAAGATTATATCCTCTATTATCTTTAAGCATTTTTCTAACGCTATCAATCTCAATCTCCATAATTTCAGCCATCTGATCTTTTTTCAATTGTTCGAATACTATTATATCATCAATCCTATTCCATATTTCTGGGGTAAAGAATTTCTTAGCAGTTTCGATACTTTTATCACGAAGTTTATTATCGTCTTTAGCAAATCCAACAGATTTAATAGCAGTTTCTCTTGCACCAAGATTAGAAGTCATAATGACAATACAATTTCTAAAGTTAATTTTTTTACCACTACCATCCGTCAATTCACCAACATCTAACATTTGAAGAAGAGTGTTTAATACTTCTGGATTTGCTTTTTCTACTTCATCTAATAAAACTAAACTATACGGATTCCTTCTTAATTGTTCAAACTTACCACCTTTATCATGCCCAACATATCCTGGAGGCGCACCAATTAAAGCTGATGAACTAATCTTTTCCATGAATTCTGACATATCAAGTCTTAACAATGCACCGTTATACCAAGATTCTGCTAAAACTTTTGCAAGTTCTGTTTTACCCGTGCCTGTCATACCAAGGAACAAAAAACTAGCAACGGGTTTGTTTGGTGAGTTAATCCCAAGAACACTCCTTCTTAATGCCTTAACGATTTTATCTTTTGCTTCTTGTTGACCAATGATACGTTCATCAAAATTTTTAATAAGTGTTTTTATTTTATCACCACCATTAAGTGTCATATCATCAAGAGGGATTTTTGATTGTAAAGATATAACTTTAAGAATATCCTCTCTATTAATAACTCTTTTATTCTCCTCTCTTTTGGTTTCCCATTTATTAATTTCTTTAGTTAAAGATGTTTGAGTCTTTTTAATAGACTTCTTTAATAGCATAATATCTTGCCATCTCTCTTCTACTATTATAGATTTCTTTTCTTCATTTAAATCAGCAAGTTCTTGTTCAAGTTTTGATACTTTATCAGGGAAAGACATTGATTCTATATTAGCTTTTGCACCAGCTTCATCAACTAAGTCTATAGCTGAATCTGGTAAATGTCTGTCAGGTAAAAATCTTTTTGCAAGAAATGGAATTTCGGCTAAAACATCGTCGGGATAAACAACAGAATGATATTGTTCATAGCTTTCTTTACAATTTTGTAAAATTTTTACAGTTGTTTCGGGTGTTGGATCTTCGACGCTAAGTTTTTGAAATCTTCTCGCCATTGCACCATCCTTTTCAAAATATTTTTTACATTCATCGTGTGTAGTAGCACCTATACATTGAATAGTACCATTACTCAAATGTGGTTTGAGTATATTTGCAATATTCATTGAGTTATTACTACTGCTATCCATAATAATATGAATTTCATCAATGAATAGAATTATTTGTTTATTTTTAGCACAATAATCAGAAATAGATTTTAATCTCTCTTCCATCTGTCCTCTATATTGAGTACCAGCCATTATTGATCCAATATCTAAACTAAAAATTATTTTATCTTGTAAGACGTGTGGCACATCTTTGGATGCAATACGTTGTGCTATAAGCTCAACCATTGCTGTTTTACCAGAACCAGGATTTCCTATAAAAAGCAAATTATTCTTTTTTCTTCTGCTTAAAATTTGAACAGAGCGTTCGATTTCTTCTTCTCTACCATACACTTTATCTAGTTTACCAGCCTTAGCTTTCTCAGTTAAATTAACACCGTAATTCAATAGAGGATTTTCTATAGTTTTCTCCATAATTACTTTATATATGTAAATAAAACCGTTTAGTTTTGTTTTTTCTAACTTTTTTTAGAAAAAATATAATATATAGTTATATGAAATGTGCTAAATGTAAATCTGAAAATTTAACCTTTATGGTCCCTGTATATCTCGAAATGCCCATAAAACATTATAGGAGAATCACTAAGCTCACTCTTAGAGAAAAGTCTACAAAAATTATGGGTGCTAATTGGGAGAATGAAACTATAAGGTGTTTAGATTGTGGGAATATAGAAAAAATGAAATAATTATTATTATTATTTAATATTAAACCATCTTTCGCAATCAATAGCAGCTTTACAACCATCACCCGATGCAGTTATAGCTTGTCTATAATAATTATCTCCGACATCACCAGCAATAAAAATACCTGGTATTTCAGACATAGTTCTATGTTTAGGTACTAAATAACCAAAGTCATCTGATGTAATAATATCTTTAAGTAGCTCAGAATTAGGTGTATGGCCAATTGCTACAAATAGTGCATCTATAATTAAACGTCTTTTACTAATACCGTCTTTAGTAGGGAGTAAGTATATACCACCTAAATTATTATTTAGTATTGCAAAACTACAGATTTGATAATCAGTTAAGAATTCTATATTACTAATTGTTTTACACCTATCTACCATAATTTTAGATGCTTTAAAATTATCTGATCGGTGTATGATATAAACTTTATTAGCAATATTACTTAAATACGATGCTTCTTCCATTGCGGTATCACCACCACCAACTACTGCAACATCTTTCCCTTTATAAAAAAATCCATCGCATGTCGCACATGTATGTAAACCATAACCAAGTAATTCTTTCTCACCTTCTATGTTTAGCATTTTTGGAGTAGATCCAGTTGCTATTATAACAGCATCAAAAGATTCTTCTATTTTATCATAACTAACTATGAATGAATTATTTTCTATTTTTATTGATTGAACTATAGTGTGTATTAATTCAGAACCAAATCGTTGTGCTTGCTTCATCATATTAGACATTAATTCACTACCGTTTATTCCGTCAATAAATCCTGGAAAGTTTTCAATTTCTGTTGTTTGAGTTAATTGACCACCAGCCAATTGTCCTAAGAAATTTTTCACTTTTATATTTGCTCTCGATAAATAAATTGATGCTGTTAATCCAGCAGGACCAGAACCAATTACTGCTACTTTCTTACTCATAAATTAAATTTTTGCTCTTCCTGTTATTCTTTCCCATATAGACAATTTTTTAGTTAAATGTGATTTTAAAAAACTTATTTGTGTATTTTGAAAATCTATTTTTTTTTCTAAAGATTCTATCTTAATATTTAATTCTTTTAATATCTTATCTCTATGATGAAGTTCGTGTTTTATCCAACTATTGTTTTCTTGAATTTGTCTATAATAAAATTGATAATAATTCAAGAATTCTATCAATTCTGGATATGAATAACCATAATGACTTTTAAAATCTGCCGTTAATAGAAAATCTAAAATTCCTTCTTTATTCTTATTCATTTAAATATTATTTTTTTAATCTACATTATTAAAATAATGATAATGTAAATGTTAACTTAGAATCAAGTTCTGATAGACCTAGAACTACATTGAATCTATTTATAAGTGCTAATATACATTTCTCAAACTGTGTGTCATAATCAATCGGTGCATGTAGCATAGCAATTTCTTTTGGGTATTGTCCTGCCATATATGCAAACTCATTACATATAGGATTGCTTGTATAATAATATTTGATTTTAGAACCAGATTTAATCAAATTATATTTACTCTTATATTTAGGATTTTGATTCAATAGGTAATTATGTAATGCTGATGCTTTAACACCATGATGTGCTCCTTTAGCAAGCAGTAAAGAAGTTTGATCATTCAAAACCATTTGACCATATTTATTACATGAAGTACTCATACTAATGTCTTCTATACTAGCAATTTTAAATTGGCTTTTTAATTCTCTTATAATTTTTACTAAGTCTCTATCGTTATAAGTATTAGGATTTTTAAAATAATATTTTATAATGTCATACACTTTTTGTCTAGCGAATAATGGAGAACTTGAACGTACTAAGTCAATGCCCTTTGATTGTATATTACTTTCATGTTCAAAGAAAGTACCTTTTTTCTGCCATTCTGGATTTGCATCATTTGGTGAACCATCCTCCCATACAGCATTTTTAACATACATTTTTTTCTCTAAGAAAATAATAGATTTACATACTTGCTCCAATTCAAAATCTTGTACATTCTTAACTTTGTATTTTTGTGCATACAAATCTAATACATTTTTAAAATATCCAGATAATCTATGACTACAAACTGTATGTAGGAACTCTAATGGATCACCTTCCCAACCACAGCTTTCCATTGCAGGTTTCATTGTAAAGAAATTTGAATCAGTGTCTACATAAACACAACATTCAACATCAGTAGGAATTGGTTTCACGTCAGTTACTCCAAGAATTTTATGAAGTTCTGTATCTAAATGCCATTTTTTCTTAAAATAATGATTGCCTGCTCTATCCATGATTTTAATTAAATCTCTACCATGTGCAGTAATTGTCGATGCAACTCCGTTACAAAAACAAACAAAATGACGGTTTGCGAACGCACCGTAAGATCCATTAAGTGACAATTTTAATGCAAGTTGCATAGAATTGAATGAATCTGCTTGTTTTTTTAAGATTTCTATCTGATTTTTCTTTTCTTCAATTAAGACTTTTAATTGCTTTTTTCTTTCTGCTTTTGTAATTTCCATATTTTAATTATATCTACTATATATGACAAAAATGATATAAGTTTAAAAACAATATGAACAAATTATCTCTAATGTAGACAAATAAAACTAATTAACTATTCTTCTTTATCATCTCTTTTATTTTTAGCATCTATAGATGAATATTTCACACCAACCCAATCGGTAGGTAATTTATTCTGAATACTTTTAAAAACATCTTTATTAATTGGCTTATCCATATCTTTAAGTCTCTTTTTAAAAGAATATTCCATTGAATTTAAAATTGTGTTAATTTCATCTTCGTTAAAAGTTGCTTTATTTCCATTTAATAGTTTAAATAGTGCATTTTTAGAGTTTTCGGCAGTTTTTTTCTTAGAATATTCGACTTTGCTCCAAAGGTATTCTCTTTCTTCTTTATTTATAGAAACTGATTCGTTCATATTTTCATTATTTTTATGAAATTCTTCAAAATTTTTAATCATGTAAATATACAATTTTATTTATATATTGTCAAATTTTTTGGAAAAATGTAAAATTAATAGTATATTTATAAATTATGAGCATAAATATTAAAAGTCTTACATATGAAGATGTTAAAAATATGTATCAAACAATTGATAATGAACAAACTAAAATATGGAAAATAAAGATTTAATCAATGTAGGTTTTCAAGAGATATCTCATTTTACTATTGGTAATACTCTTATATTTCCATTGGGAAGAGATAGACATTTATCGGCAAGTAATATAGGAACTCCCAATGAATTTCTATATATTTGTAGTACGGATGATAAAGATTCTAAGAAAATTACGGATTTAATATGCTTACATAATTATGATTATGATGGCTATTTAACTATGGAAAAAATTATAGGCTTAATAAAAATATTAAAATAAAATGGAATTAAAGAATAGAAAAGCTAGTTTTGATTATCATTTCGAAGATACTGAAATTGCTGGGATTGTGTTAACTGGTTCTGAAATAAAATCATTACGTGAGGGTAAAGCTAGTTTAGTAGAAGGCTTTATATTCATTGACGATGATAATGAAATGTGGTTGAAAAAAATGTATATTGCACCATACGAAAATGGTGGATATGCAAACCACGAGCCTGTTAGAGATAGAAAACTTCTAATGACTAAGAAGCAGATTCAAAAATGGGATAAAGAGGTTCAGACATCAAATTTAACTATTATTCCAGTTAAAGGATTTTTTAATAAGAAAGGTATATTCAAATTAGAAATCGCTCTTGCTAAGGGTAAAAAACAATATAATAAAAAAGAATCTATAAAAGCTAAAGATATTAAAAGGGATTTAGATAGAAATTTATAATGGAAAAAGGTAAACACTTTTTACAAAAAACTGAGTATACATGTGGGCCTGCTTGTATGAGAATGGTTTTATCAGATTTTGATATTGAATCAACTGAGATTGAATTGAAGAAGATGATGGATACCAACGAAAAAACTGGTACAACATACGAAAATATAATTACTTGTGGTATTGATAAATATAATTTATATTGTAAAAGTGGTGAAGACGGCTCTCTCGAATTATTGGAATATTTAGCAAAGACTGGATGGAGCGTAATTGTTTGTTATACGTTAGGTACTATGCCACACTATGCATTATATGGAAATAGTAATGGTCAACATATATTTCTTCGTGATCCAGCTTTTTCAAAAAGAAATTCTATAACAATACATAAATTTTTGAAATCTTGGAGAGTCGATATGAAATCTTTTAAGAAATTAAACTCATTTAGATGGTACACAGCATTTAAAGACATAAGATAATGAAAGAGATAAAAAGAATTAGAGAAATTACGATTATGGTGAATAAACAAAGTGAAGGTTATACGTTTGATTTACATCCATTATCATTAAAAGAAGTTCGTGAATATTCACCAATGGCATTACGTGGTGCTATATTTGTATCGTATGATACTAAGATAGATTTTGAAATTTTTCAAGACAATGTATTGCCTCGTGTAATAGAAATATTGACTAATATGGATAACGAAAAATTACTCCATATTGATATTAAACTTATTATTCCTTATTCAGGTGAAGAAATATACATTAATAATTCAAAATCATGTTATGCATCCGATAATACTGTATTAGAAATTATCTTCGCAGAAGAAGAGAATATTGATGCAAGATATTGGTTTAGAGATATTGGTAAAGCTATAATTGAAAGAGAATATTTAGAAAATTACCATATATTAATATCTAAATATAGAATTTCTATAGTTTTAGGTAGTAGATGGTTTGTTAAACCTAATTATTATACTTTTTTAGGAGAATAATTTGTAAAATTGTGATAATTTATTTATATTTATAATATGCACTTAAATAAAGATAATATATTTTTCATATCGGATACTCATTTTTGGCATAAAAATGTAATAAAATTCGATAATCGACCATTCAAATCTGTCGAAGAAATGAATGAAGCTTTGATATTAAATTGGAATAATGTTGTTAAAAAGGATAATATAGTATTCTTTTTGGGTGATTTTGCATTTGCAGGAATAACAAAAACAAAAGAGATTGCGGATAGACTTAATGGGATTATACATGTAATTACAGGAAATCATGATAATACAAAATTATTAGCTAAAACTGGTAGATTTGTATCTATAGAAGGATATAAAGAGATATGGATAGAAGGTACTTTGATATGTATGTCTCACTACCCTATGATAGTATGGAATTCACATCACAGAGGTTCTATCCATCTGCACGGACATTCTCACGGTAGTTTAATTCCAACCGAATTTGGTAAAACTTATTATAAAAGAAAAGTAATAGATGTTGGATGTAATAATATTAATTATACACCTATATCTTATTTAGATATTTGTAAAATAATGAATGAAAAGGCTATTATTACTATTGATAATCATAAATAAAATTTTAAAACTTTTATAAGTCATTTTACATATAATATACATGTCGAGTATAATCTTTGGTGCATCATTACTATTAGCAGTTTTAGTTTTTCTATTAATATTGGAAATTTTTTTTCTATTATTTAGTAAATCTGTATCATGTATAAATAAAGTTTATAATTTATTAAAAAATATAAACAATTTGGTATATGTTGGTAATTGTTTTTACTATAACTTCTATTATACTGATGATAAACATTTCTGGATTTTACAATATTCACCAAGAAGTCCTAAAATATTTAGGTTATATAAATGGGAAGATAACAGTTTAGACAACAAACATTTTTACTGTCAATTAGGACAACCCATTTCAGGTATTATGTTTCATATCATAACAAACAAGCTGGATAAAATTATAATTCCATTGAGTGGAGGAAGTAATACGGATGACATTAGAAAGGAGGCATCTATTATGAATTCTTATATAGAATTTAAAAGGATTTCAAAGCGTAAGAATTTAATTGATGAACTAATGTAATGTAGATGCTTTCTTTTTATAAATAAATTAAATAATAGGTACTGAATGTCTTTATTTAATTTAGAGTCTAAAAAAATTCTTCTCGATTTTCGATATGCAAAAGAGGAACTAAACATAAAGAAAGAGATGATTGAAGAAATGAATGGACTCTTTAATAAAGCGGTTTCTGAATATCTTCAAAATGACATTGAATTGAAAACTCAATGGGATTTGTACCTTAAAAAGTCTGATGATAATATATCTAAAATATTGGATTTACAGAAATTTGAAGGTGATGTATATAAAATTGAAGATAATAATGAATCTATACAAGAAGTATTTGAAATAGAAGAAACAATAGAAAGCGAATTAGATAATTTTTTAAGACACGTTTATAGAGAAATTGTAAAGAAAACCCATCCTGATAAAACTACACATCTTTCAGAAGAAGAAAGAAATGTGAGGGATAAATTATACTTGGATGCTACAGTTGCATATGAGATAAAAAGTTTAGCTGATATTTTATATTGTGCATACATACTTAAAATTCCATTTGAAATAAATAAAGATTATGTGGAATCTTTAAAAGATTCTTTACAAAGATGTAAAATGGAATCTATTTTTTTAGAAAAAACATATACATGGCAATGGTATCATGTTGATGAAATAATTAAACAAGAACTAATATTTAAGTTTGTGAAACATTCAGTAAAGTAAAAATATTATGATAAGTATTTAATTTCCACATAATCATCTACATCAATTATGTATGGTAAATACGTTAAATCAAAATAAAGTGTAGATGTTGTTGTTGGTTTGTAATTACTTACCGAATCGAAATAATAATCTTGTTTTTTTAATTTAACACCATTAATGAATATATCGGCATCAGTTACAGCATTTATAGGATATGTAAACGTTCCACCGTAAGTAACTGCTCCAGATGTTCCAGATAAAGAAAAGCCTGTTTGCTCTAACCAAATATTTTGATTTAATGCTGAACCACTTACAGCATTATCAACATAAGCTTTATCAACAAGTGAGCGATTAGTATAAGTAGAAGAATAATCAGCAGCATATTTAAATCCGCCATTAGTACCAGATACATCCGTATATAAACCTCCACCATTTAAATGTAATGTTGCTAATGGTGAAGATAATGCTATAGCAGATGCAATGATATTTACATTACCACTACTTGATGTTATATTAGTATTAAATGTCGATACTATATTAACGATACCATTTGTTGCACTTGTACCATTACTGTATAAATTTATGCTATTTGCTGTAATATTATTATAACCATTTGAAGCTATTAATGATATACCATCAGTGTTTGTAGTAGTTAAACTAATTTTATCAGAATCGGAATAATTTTGAATATTAAGTACTACACTATCGGATTCTATTGCAATACCAGAACCAACATTTACATTAATTATACCAGATGTAGAATCACCAGATAGTCCTGCGCCAGCAAGAGTTGTAGTGTTTGACGTTGCGGTATTAATTTTGCTATCTACATAATCTTTTGTAGTAAATTCTCTTACATCTACAATTTCGCTGATTGTTTTATCAGAACCTAAAGTAGCAGTATCAGGTAAAATTTTACTACCACTGCGTATTTTTTCTAAATCTAATGAATCATTCTTAATCTGCTTCCCTTTAATTTGTCCCATTAAATTCTTTAGGATTTAATGTATATATAAAAAAATTGAAATATTTAATTTAAATATTCTTAAAATATTCTAAACAAAGTGCTGTAATAGTATCAGATGGATTTAAATTTTTAACAAATTTAACATCAATTCTGACAGAAATACTTTTATCTTCTATTTCAGAACCATCCCCTTTAGCTAATACTTTTTCATAATCAGTATCATTTAAAGGAACATAATAAATATGATATTGCGCTGTACATCCTTTATTAAAAAATAGTTGATTTAACTTTTTAAATCCTCTGTAATGGGTGTGTAGTTTTATTCCAGCTTCTTCTTCAAGTTCTCTAATTAATGTTCTTTCCGCAGTTTCACCTTCTTCTATAGCACCTGATAAAATAGTTAAGTAGAATTCTTTCTTATTAACCCAATTATATGTAGGTACATATTCCTTTCTTAATACTAATTCATCATGTTCTAATAGATATACTATAGCGACAATGCAATCTTTTTCGCACACACCTTCCCAACCATCTAATTCTTTAATTTTAATGTAACTTCCCTTCCAAAGGTAGTTATCATCATCTTTAAGTTTTTTATTTGATTGAAATAATTTAGAGAACTTATCCATTTAATTAAGCAACATTTTTTGGAATATCCTTTTTAACATAATCTTTAAATTCTCCAACAGTAATTTGCCCATCTTTATTTAAATCTACACCTGGATTTTGTTGAGCTACCTTCTTACCACCTAATGCATCATCATCATCTTTACCTAATCCAATAGGATAAAAAGTTATCATATAGAGGTCTTCTACTGAATGAATTTTACCTGTATATTTTTCAAAATATTTAAAAATTAAATCTAGCTGATTTAAGGCTGGCATTTTACGAATTTCTTCTACAGATGTATTTAACCCTCGTGCTGTTGATGGTATAAATTGTAACAAGCCACTAGCACCTGAGTATTTGTTCACTATAGTTGGTGAAAAACTTGATTCTTTTTTAATTACATAGGATAACCAATTAGCTTTAATTTGTAATTTCTTACTTATCTCATACAATTTAGCTATAAATTCTTCTGGGTTTTCTATATTTTTAACAATTAAATCTTGGTAAATTAACTCACTATCATTTTCTAATTGTTTAGACAATTCTTCAAAATGTTTTTTAATTATTTCTTTAGCCTTATCATTTTGAGCCAACTGATAAATAATTGATTGTTGTTCTGGTGTTACTGTATTATTTTTTATTTCTAAATCACCTTTAACAAGATTAGATAAATCTTTATTGGTTTTAATTAAATGTAATAGTGATTTAACCTGTCCCATCGTTTCTGCGCCAAAAATACTATCTATATAAAAGCGTGTTAAATGAAATCCTAATATTTCAAGTGATGTTTGTAAATTTTTAACACCTTCTGAATTTTGCATCCATGTAATAGATTTATATAATTCTTTAGCATCCTTTTCAGCTTCTATTTTATCATTTCCCCAAAAAAGGAATTCATTTACAGTTTTGAAATATTTCATAATGTATATATTATATTATAAGTTCTTTTTTACTGTGTTTATTATATTCCGTAAAATTGTATCATATAGTCCATTTATATAGAAAAGGAAAAAATATATAACCGTTTTATATAATGTTTTAGCTTAAATTTTTAAAATTTGTAAGCATTCGATATAATTTTTCTATTAGAATTGTCAATTAGTAACGCCATTCTTGTATCACGCAGGATGTATTGGTTTAGCGATTTTGAAAATTTATCCTTCTCAACTACATCACTAAATATTCTAAGATTGGTATAGTACATATTAGATCCTAACAATTCCACTACTAAATTCGTATTATCCCATGTTTGTGGAATGTATGCTGAACCTCCTTCTGATACTAATTTCAATTCTGATGATGAGGATGAACCTGGTTGAGTATCACCATAACGCTCATATAAAGCCCAATCAATTTTATGTTGTCTTTGATTTAAATTAATTATTATACCATACCATTTATTTTGAACTACGCTCATATCATATTCATATAATGTAGCATTAACAACTATTTGTAATTTACCGTCTTTGTATCCAATTTTATACCCATTATCATTTTTAAAATTGTGTATGAAATTATAATATTGACCTGAAACTAAATCAACTATATTAAACCAATTCATAAAACATCTATTTTCACCTTCTATTAGATAATTATCTAGCTTCGCATAAGTAATAGCTGGTATACCAACAAAATTGCTTAAATCATAAAAATTGAGGGATATAATATTAGGGCCATTTTCCAATTCAAAATCAATAATAGGTGCTTTTATACTTAATCTCACTATTTCTTCTGTTAAATTTTGTTGTGTTATTTTATCTGAAATTTTATTCTTCTCTTCTTGTACTTGTTCACCAATAAGAGTTTCTAAAGCATTATCTGTTGTAGCATCATGAATTTCTTGATCGAATTCTCGTCTATCAATAGAAGTATCTGTTTCGTGTTTAGTGAGAATAACTTTATAGTATACTGATGAATTCATGAAATTTTTTGACATTTGTGCATGTTCCACTCTATACCATCTATTTGTCAAACAAAAGAAAATAATATCTTTTTTAGCAGGTCTTTCTGTAATACCAAACGCATTATGAAATTCATCTTTAGTGATATTAATTTCAGATGATTCGAATAAAGCTAAATCAAAACTTGTAAAATTTACAGTATTTTCTGGTATTTTATTTTCAGGAAATAATATTTTTATTCTCTTTTTATTACTAAGGTTCATCGTACCATATTCATGTAATATATTATCGACACCAGAACCATCAGGTGTTGCTTTATAATAATCAACTTCCCAACCATAAACATTAGTTACATCATTTGCTAATTTATTATACAAATCAATTGGTTGACTAAAATTATATGGGTTATATGTAGGTGCGCATGAATTAGCCCACTCATTTTTAATTTCATCAAATGTAGCTATGCTATCAGGTGTATCAACATTATTAGTTGAACCACAACTTGGACATTCACAGTCAACATTATATAAACAATCCATTCTCAATCCTAATTTATTCATTTTCGCATAATCATTTGTGATATTTTGAAAATCTCCTTCGAATATAATATCTCTTAATCCAATTGATCCTGTATTATCTGTACCATTTCTCGTAAATGCTATTTCTATATAAAAGAAAGATAGCATATCTGTTTTAATTGTTGAAAAATTTGCTTGTGTGAATGGAGTCCATTGACTCCATTGTTTTTTATTTTTAGAATACCTGTATTGAATATCCATCATTCTTGTAGAAGTTTCACCAATAATTGATATTTGATAACCAGTAAATTTGAATGCTTTAAAAACAAAAGGAGGTTGTAAAATTATTCTATCTCCTATTTTATATAAGTCAAATATGGTATCAGTAAATATGTTAGATTGTTCTGCTAAAAATTTAACTTCATTTAGATAAATTCTTTTTTTATAATTATTATCTAAACTTCTTTCTGTATAAATTATTTGAAGAATTTCACCACCTATAAGAGTAATTCCAGCAAAAAGTGGATTAATGTATATAAAATCACCTTTATTAATTATACTATCAGCAGTTAATAAACTTGTTCCGAATAATATAGAGTTACTATCCAATAATACGCTATCAAGAACGAATCCATAACTACCTTGTGTGGGATAATCTCTATCGAATTGAAAGAAACTACTACCATCAAATACATTTGTCCATCCTAATGTTTTAGGTTTATCCACTACTATAGAAAATGTAAAATTTCTATCTACTGGTATACAGCTATATTTAAACTCAAACCATGCATCATATCCTTTAATAGTATTAAAATTTTCTAAATCTATAATAAGCCAATCTGACCAAGTTATGTTATCGAATGAGTATCTAAATTGTTTTTCAAAATATAAAAAATCGGTATCACCAATAACATTATCGATGAAATCTTTCCATTCTAAAATATTTTCAATTTTTTCCGTTGTTCTCCATTGAATTACTTCATTTTCATATGCGAGCGATACTAAATTTGTACCTGATGTACCTTCCAAACTAGGAAATATAGGAATACCATTAGTACCATCATCATCCCATAAATAAGGAATTTGAACTAATGATGGTGAAAATATAAAAGATAGTGATACATTTTCATTCAAGTCGTTGTTTACTATAGGATTAAGTATGATACTCAAAGTTATTCTATCATTTTTGTTATATATTAATTTTGGTGGTAATAAAATAAAATGACAATTAAGATGAAAATATTCCTTTTGACAAGTCGCAATATTAAATTTTGATATTAATGAGTTTATACAAGATCATGATATATATTATAATATTAATTATATAATTTAATATATAGAGAAAATAGGTTATTATAATGTGTAATAATAGTTTAGTTAAACCTTTTAGTAAGTATATTAAATTATATAAAGAAGATTTTGTTGCAATTGAAGGTTCAAATACTAAAAATAAATTGTCTTTATCGGATTTAAAAATACCGTATGAGCAGTATTTATATACAGAAGTAATGCTTAAAGAAGATTCTTATCATCATGAAATTCCTTATGGAGCTTTGGGTGATGAAGTAACTATTTTAATTGTTAAAATTACATATGTTCCTGTAGTAAAAACATTAACTCCTGATCCAGAAGTTCCATATGTACAATATTTTTTTAGAAATAATGAAGAAGAAATAAGAAATATTGATAGTCTTTTGATTTTATCTGGAACTAAAGATAAGAAATTACCTAAAATATATTTAAACAATCCTAATAAGAAATATAGAGCTAAAGTTGAAATATTTACTGCTACACAAGAAGTTGTATTTGGTACTGGTGTAACATTTGTTCCTATTAATGAATCGGTATTTAGTATTCAGGATTTAGAATATACTAATATAGTTTCTGATGCGAATGGAGTATCTATAATAGTTCAAACTGATAGTAATACGCCATTAGCTAATATTGCAATTGATAGAATTTCTAATATTGAAATTAGTGGAAGGTTATTAATTATAGATGATACAGCAATAGGTAAAATTAATTTATTTTTTATAAATGATTTTCATTGTTTACAAGCGTTTTCGTTAATTAACTGGGCTATTAAAGATCCTCAGAATAATATTATTACAATATCAACTGGTCCTGATTTAATTGCACCTGTTATTACTTATGCATCAACTTTTACAACCAGTATTTCATTATTGGATTATCCAGTTGGAACAAGTGGAACAGCAGGTTATTTGATTACTAAACAAAATTTAATTAATTTGTTTATTGATAATATAGAAGATAATAGAGATGGATTAGTATATGTTGATTCATCAAATGTTACTATTACGAAAGTAAATCAAAATTTAAAGAGAGAAAGTATTTCAGAAATAGGTAAATATAATTATACATTAGATGTTTTTGATACGGCTGGTAATTTAACATCGGATTCATTTATATTGAATATTACTGATAATAACCCACCACAAATCATTTTAAATACCTTGGGTTACGAATTATATCAAAATAGTACATCTGGTACTGGTGGTACATCAGGATTTGTATTACAGCCACATATTTATTTAGAAGATTTTAGTTCTAATATTATAGATAAACAAGATTTAATAGATTTGTTAATATCTATGGTACTTGATACTGCTGATGGTGTTATTACTGCAAACACTAATAATATTGAAATAACTATAACTGATTTCCAAGGGGTTACTATTGTTAGTGAAATAGATTCACCTGGATATTATGATATTTACTTTCAAGCAGTAGATTTAAATAATAATGTTTCAACATCTTTATGGAAAGATATTGATACTGAGTTATTAGATTTATCTAATGCACCATTCACTAATCTTTCAATTGAAATTAGAGCAAATCAACCACCAGTTGTTAATTTCTTTAGTACGATACCAAATATTAGTTTAATGGCTCAAGGGGGTATAGTATCAAAATCTGTATTACAAAATCTATTAATTGATAATATTACTGATGATAGAGATGGTATTATCACATCTAATATATTGAATATCAGCTTATTTAAAACATATTTTTGGGATAGCACGGCTGGTACAGCGGGAGCTGGTACGGCTGGTGTTGTAGTTGTAGATGGTTTTAATACATATGTTTTTGAGCCTATACCTGCTGTTGAGATGATTGCAACAACAACTGAGGGTATTTATATAGTAAAAGTTCTTGTAGTAGATAGTGATGGTGGATTAGCATTAGAAGAAGTTTCTGTAAATATTCTCACTTAATTTCTTGTATTTTTGAATAATTTGGTTTATATTTGTATATAAAATTGGAAAATTATGTATAAAGATAGAACCCAATTACTTAAAGAAATTGAAAAATTACAAGAAGAAAGACATTCATTAAGGCTTAAAGAAGCTCAAATTTACAGAATTTTAGCTATAGTTATTGGTGTTGTTACTGCTGGTTTAATATTCAATTCTTTTATAGGAGTAACAACGAATCAGATATATGTTTCTATTTTTTTAAACATAGTTTCATGTTTCTATATAATCAGAGAATTAGTAAAGAAAAATACAAAAGTTAGTATAAATGATAGTTCACCTATTAATGTTTTCGAAAAAGGTGAGAAATTATATACTTTATCTGAAGGTAGATTAAACGAACTATTATCTATTTGTGTAGAGAAAGAAAACTATGAAATAGCCTCAAAAGTGAGGGATGAATTAAAAAAGTTTAAAAATAATTGAAATTCTAATATAAATTATTATATTTGTAATATGCTTGATGTAAAAGGAGAAAATTTATTCAGATTTTTAAGGAAAACTGTACTTAATGGTTTATATTGTAAATCAATTGAGAGTGGTGATGATATTCAATATACCGATGCGGAACTTAATCGTATTATGGGATATATTAGTGTATTGCAACCGCAGGATAAAGTTCTTCTTTTAAATGTTATGAAGAAAAGCAAATTTCCTGATGATTTTTTAGGTTTGTTTGAGGAAGAAATGAAATTTATAAAAAAGAATTATAAAAATGATAAATGGGATTTCTTTACTAAAAAAGGCTTCAAAGACGAAATTAAGAAGGTTTTCAAAGTTGAAGAAACTGAACAAGGTTAAATATGATGTTTGCGATAGGAGATAAAGTAAAATGTAATTCGTCTGATATTCATACAATATTACGTATTGGTGCTGAAGAAATTCTTATTGTTAGAAAATCTACTTATGATATAGAAACAAATAAATTTTACTTAAAATTCGAAGATAAGGATTTTTTTTATGGAATATCTGAAGATTGTTTTACCTTAGTTACAAATAGAAAAAATAGAATAGAAAATCTTTTTAGTGAATAAACTTTTTATATTTTTATACTATAATGGTATGAAAATTAGAGTATTTTCCGATATTATCGGAACATCCATTTTTATTAATAATAAATTAGCCGAACATGATATATTAGTAAAGTCTGTGTGGGTTTTATTGATATTGGTTAAATATGGTATTATTCCACATGATACAGACTCGGTATCAAAATTAATACATAAATATGGTGATTTTAGTAAAATTCCGAGTATTCATGAGTTTATAACAAATGATATGGTGAATGATGATAAATTCAAGTTTAATATTGATATTAAATCTATTAAAATAAATATTGATAAAAAACATCCTAAACTTTTTTCTACTCTACAAAAATATTTAATCAAAAAGCACAATATAGATTTTCAATAAAAATATATAACGTAAATGAGATTAAAGTTGAAATGGCTAATTATAGCAAATTAAATTTTTGTGTTCCCGCAGGAGATTCGACATCTCTTAGAATTAGAGATTCTAAAGGTAATATTAAATATACTATTTATAATAGTAATGAGACATTATTTTTTAATAATAATAATTTGATTGTTATTAGAACTGAAGGTGATGCAACTGATATTATGTTAGATTTCTCATCTAAACCAGAAGCTATACAGTCGTTGGCTATATTAAATACAGAATATAGTAAAATAAAAAAAAATTATGAAGATAAGAAAATATCGACAATAATAGAAAATATTGGTGAAGGTATAACACCTGACATAAAAGAAATTATTTTTAGTAGTGAATCAGGTGCAAATCCTATTACAAATGGACAGACAGTTTTTAATATTCCGAATTCTGTAGCAATAGATTCTGTTATATTTAATGGTATTGTAATAAATGACTATTCTTTTAATATTATTGATAAAAACATCACATTGGATGTTGTTAATATTGGATATGATATTGAAGATACCGATGAAATCTTTATAAAATATTATTAAATTGTTTATTTTTATTTCTATTTTACTTGATTAATATATACACTATATTAAAAATTTAGATAGAATATGTCAAAATTAATAAAAAGAAAACAGATAGATTTAAAATTAAAAGCTGCACCCGATGGTTCTTATGGGTTTTCGTCTAATATACCAAATGTTTTACAAGGAGATGATTTAGAATCTGCTATTGATAAAATTGTTTCGGTATTAGATAAATTATCACCTGTAATGCCACCATTATTAAATCAGCTTACATTATCAATATCTGTTGCTGGTGGTACTACAACACCAACTACTGGGTTATTAACATCTGATGGAACTACTAAAACGAATGTTCATAAATTTGTTAACAATTCAACTTTAACATGGACTACAACAGGAATATTTAATAGTGTTTCAACAAGAAATGGACATTTTAGAAATGGTGATTCAACTACAGCTAAATTAAGAATTACACATTTATATAATTCAATAGTTAAACAAGCAACTATTAGCAATATTGATACTATTGCTATAGATGGTACTTCCTCAGCATCCGATAATATTAATTATAATGTCAGAGTTGATATTATAGAAAAAAAAGATTATTATTCTGATGATGTTTCTTCAGCAACTAAATCTAATTTTTATAAATCAATTAAAGGTGCTATACTTGCTACAATGGCTACAACACAAAATGATTCCGATATTTTAGAAAGAACAATTATGATTGAGTATTCAGAAAATGGATCATTTTCTGATACTATTTATTTAACAGGAACTTATAGAATTGAAAGTGCATCAACACCAACAGCATCTATTAATTCTGTTACTATTCCCTCTATGTCAGGACAAAAAGTTTCTGGTGTTCCTACATTAAATAATGGACAAATTATTTCAATTAGTGCTAATATTAGTAATGGTATTAAATATTATTATCCATCTATTATAGCTTCTTCAACTGTAACATCGGCTAGTACATTAAGTGTTACAATATCAGGTAGTCAAACACCAAATAGTACATATAATTATGTAAGAAATCATACAATATCTGGTTCTGTGACTGTGGAATCTATTACATCATCTGTAACTCCAAATGATATTTTTGGTAGTGGTTCAGCAATACTATCTACGGATACAAGTAAGCGTATTGATACTGTAGGTGTTGCTAAAATAACTACTGACACATCTATCAGAAAATTATCACCTGTGACAGGTGGTCAATATGAAACTATTTCGGGTACTTATGGGTTAGTTCAACATGATAATACATTAAATTCTGTATCTGATGCTTATTCATATCAATTACAAGTTTATGGTAATAATTATAGATACCCATCGGGAAATTTTACAGCATTTGGTGGACCAAATTATACATCATTAACACAAAATTCATGGAGATACTCAGATTTTTCGGTAACTTCTATTTCAAATAAAACAAATATAGATTTAACAATAGTAGGTGCAACAGGTATTACTGTAAATCCTTATGGTACTGCTAATTTTAGATTGTATGTTAAAATTGAGGGTGTGACAGGCTGGTTGGATGCTAATGCTGCATGGGCAGCAGGAACGCCTATTAGTGATGGTGATGCGTCTGTTGATGTTGGAAACTCTACATCTGCTACAGTGAGACGTATTACATTTGGTGCTAACCGTACAGGTAATATTAGTGTGAGAGTTGGAATTAATAGTGGTTCGGCAATTACATTTAGTGGAATAACAATAGCGTAAAAAATAAAATATTAAAAATGGCATTAAATGTAAACCAAATAGCAGACATATTATTTAAAAAAATAGCCGCTGGTAAAGCAACTACTGAATTTGGTAGATTTTATGGTAATGGTGAAGAACCATATTCAGGAAGATCTTTTGTTGATTTAAGTCAAATATGGGTTGAATCAAATTTAATTCCTTCTGTAGCTTCTGAAGTTGCAAATATTGTAGTTAAAATTAATAATATACAATTAACAAATATACCAGGTTCATCATCGTTTACACATGCATCATTGAAGAATGTCATACCATTCAATTATGGTGATGGTTTATCATATACTTATACACTTAAAAGAAATGATGGTGCAACTGTTATACCACCAGGTGTCAATGATTGGTATTTGGATACAGAAACAGGTGTTCTTACATTCTTTTTTGGTGATACTGCTACACCTGGCTTACCAGGTACATTACCAACAGGTGTATCAACGGTATCAGGTCCATATATAACATGTTATAAATATGTTGGTAAAACTGCATTAGATACTGGTTTGTCTGGTGGGAGCGGTTCGGCTAATATTTCAATGGGTGAATGGCAAAATTCAGTTTATAGTTTAATTACATCATTACCTGGTTCTTCTGTTAATGGTGATAGATATATTTGGAATTCTACATCTGGAACTAATGCTAATATAATAAATCCTTCAACAGAAGTTGTAACATTAGGAACTATAAATCCTTATGATATTATTGATTGGTATGCAACTTCGAGTGGTACGGCAGGATGGGTAAATATACCTGCCACAACTGGAATGTTTACATCAATTGATAGTTTATCTAATGCGATTTATTTTTATAATACCACAAATAAATGGTCTAAATATGAAGGTGAAAAAACATATCCAACGGAATTAGTTTTAATAGCACAAGATACATTTACACAAGAAGTGGATAATTATGATCATGTAATTTCTGATACAACTGTAGTTCAAGAAGGAACACCTGATAGTGATTATAATTTGAGTATTAATGGTATTAAAACAACTGATAATAGCTTTGATATTCGACCTTTAATAAATAGAGCACTATCTTACAGTTCATCTACTATTGTTGATATTACTTTTTCTTCTATAGGTTCAGCATCATTAGGTGATCCAATTAGAATTTTAACTTCAACTGAAATTATATGGAGAGTCGTTAAAGCTATAAACACAAATACTATAACATTTACAGGAACACCAATTTTAAGTATAACTGGAGCACAAGTATATTCTAAAGATACTGTTAGTTTATACCCACACACAGGTGATTATATTTTAGTGAAATATAACTTAGGTTTTGATATTGAAAGTGGTTTAGATCCTGATAATTTATCATTAACATATGTAAGACCAATAGTATAATATTATATCTTAGGTTCAGCGGATAATATATCTTCTGATGTATTTTCTCTATATTGATTAAAATTATTTATAAATGATGTAGCTAATTTAGCTAATTGTTCATTATATTCATTTTCACTACTCCATAAATATTTTTGATTTAATACTTTAAATGGGACATCCTCACATGATGTTGGATAGCTTAAATTAAATATTGGTAAATTATCAAATTCTATATTATCAAAATCACCATTCAGTGCAGCGTTAATTAATAATCTTGTATACTTTAATTCAATTCTATTACCAATACCGTATCCACCACCTATCCATCCAGTATTTACTAACCAAACGTTTACTTTATGTTCGTGAATTTTTTTACCAAACATTTCGGCATATTTCGATGGGTGTAATGGTAAAAATGCTTTACCAAAACATGCAGAAAATGTTAATTGTGGTTCGGTAATATTCATCTCAGTACCCGCAACTTTTGATGTATATCCTGAAATAAAATGATACATTGCTTGTTCTGTAGTTAATTTTGAAATTGGTGGTAATACACCAGTTGCATCACAAGTCAAAAAGAAAATGTTATTAGGTATATTTCCAATAGATGGTGATATAGCATTATCAATAAATGATAAAGGGTATGATACTCTTGTATTTTCTGTTATTGATACATCTGAGAAATTAACTTTATTTGAATTTTCAAAGAATTTAATATTCTCTAATATAGATCCATATTTAATTGCTTTGAATACCGCTGGTTCTTTTTCTTCGGATAAATTTGCTGTTTTAGCATAACAACCACCTTCAAAGTTAAAAACACTTTTATCTGACCAACCATGTTCATCATCACCAATGAGTTTTCTATTTGGAACATTTGAAATTGTAGATTTTCCCGTCCCAGAAAGCCCGTAATATAAAGCAGTATCACCACTCTCCCCAATATTAGCTGAACAGTGCATGGGTAATACATTGTGTTCATTTGGTAGTATGTAATTTAAAATAGTAAATATACCTTTTTTAATTTCTCCTGTATAACCACTACCACCAATTAATAATATTTTTTTACTAAAATTGATGATGGTGAAATTATGCTGTCTTGTACCATCTTTCAGTGGGTTTGCTTTGAATGATGGTACGCATAATATTATCCAATCATGTTTAAATGTCTTCAATTCATCTTCGGTAGGCCTTAAAAACATATTGTAAGCAAAAAGATTTGACCAAGGTTTCTCAGTAATTACTTTAATATTAAGTTTATATTTTTCATCAGCACATACATAGCTATCTCTAATATAAATTTCTTTATGTTTAAGATAGCTAATCATTTTGTTGTAAATTTTGTTGAAGTTATCGGCTTCAAATTTATTATTTACATCACCCCACCATATAGTATCTTTTGTAATATCATCATAAACAACATATTTATCTTTTGGTGAGCGGCCAGTAAATTCACCAGTATCTATTGCTAAACTATCAGTAGAAGTTATAACACCTTCTCCAATACTAACAGTTTTATCAATTAGTTTGGATGGTGATAAATTATAATAAATTTTGGAATTATTAAGTCCTATGCTTTTTATAAAATTTTTCATATTGTTTAAAGTTCATCAATTCTTAATTGTCTTATACTACTTTTAGATGTAATAACATCAGCTATTATTTTTATATCATTTCTTACACCAATATATTTTGACTGTAATACAACAGTATTAACATTTTGCATTTCTTCATTGATAAGGAAATCTTTAATTATTTTTATACTTTGTTTAGCATCATTTAAATATATTTCACCATATTCTGTTAAACAACACGACATTTTAGGAAATTCAATATCATACTCTTTCCATAGATAATTTACATCCAAACCTCTGTATAACAATTTTACTCTAATATCCCTACTAGATAGTGTAAATGTTTTAAAATTCCCTAAATTATCCAAATCAATCATTTTTTATTTAATACTTATATTAATGAAAAATTAAATAGTTTTAAAAAATGAAATTTAATATATAGAAAAAAGGGATATTTAAATGATTTTACTATTTGAAGAGTATAATCCTCTTATGGATTTGAATAATGATGTAAAGGATCATTTATCTCAATTTCCTTACTTAAGTTATACTATAAAGGATGAAGATAATGGTATAGTATTAACATTTAATAAAGATGTTTCATTAAAATACGTTAAAGGTATTTTAGATCCTTTCAAAATTGAAGTTAAAAATGAATTTCCAGTAAAAATTAAAGTTATTTCTAAAAAACTAGTTGATTCTTTTGAAGAATTTAACGGTAAGCTTATAATTGGTCCTACAGAGAAAATTGATATTCCAACATTAAATTTAAAAGGAATTTCGGTAAAAATTGATAGCGGAGCGACCTGTTCTAGTATGGGTGTGTCTTGGTTACATGTAGATAAAAAAAATAAAAAAGTTAGTTTTTTACCATTGGATAAAACATATCCACAATATGTAAATAAAAAATTTACTTTACCTTTGATTGAAGAAGTTAGTGTTCAAAACTCTAGTGGTAAACAAGAATTAAGACCATTAATTAAATTAGATATTATAATTAAGGGTAAAACATACGAAACATTTTTTTCATTAGCTAGTCGTAGAGAATTAGAATTTCCTATATTAATTGGTCGTGATGCGTTATCTGGAAGATTTTTAATAGATATTTCTACTATATAAAATATAGTTCCGTGAAGTGATAATATTGTAATATATAAACCCAAATAGGTTTAAAGCAACTCATGCCAGATTTTAAATTCAGTGGTAATAAGTTTTATTTTAGTATATTAAATGATCCAAATGGTAAACACCCTCTTTTAGTACCATTAGTAACTAATCCTAATTTTATTGATACTAAAACATTTAAAGTAACAGGTCCACCTGGTATTAAAGAATTGATAGAAGGTGATTTAGGTATTACCGAATTATTAATGTCTAAAATTATGGAGCCAGTATTTGCTTCATTAAAAATTAATACTCTCCTTTCTGAATTTTTAGCAAATCAACCAGATCCTTTAGAAAAAGCTAATCCTAATGCTGTACCAACACAATTAAAGGGGTCTGATGCATTTAATAAAGCTAAAAAGAAATTATTAGCAAGTGCTATACCTGGTTCTGTATATTTACAATCGGGTGGTGAGCCAACAGGACTTAAATCTTTAGAAAAAACTATTATAACATCTATGATGGAATCATATAAGCCATTAATGGATTTTGCTAAAATATTAATAGAATTATTAAGCGTTGGTGAAGATGTTGTATGTAGATTTTTAGGAAGCTCTATTAAAATATTAGGTAAAGAAATAGGTTCACCATCAAAGAATCCTGCATATTGGAGTCAGGATTTAGGATATGCCAAAACTATGACTTATTCTAAAAAAGAATTTGATGATGCTATTGCTGGTGGTTTAGCAGAATTTAATAAATCAATGGCTAAAAACAATCCAATAAAGGAAAATCTTAAAAATGGTGATTCCACACCAGGTGATATTGTATCAGATGAAAAAGAGGCTTTATATGTTGGTTATTTTGATGAAACAGGAAATTATATAGATCCTCCACAATGGGTTAAGAATAGTAACAAATGGTTGGAAATACTCGATAGAAATAATAATAGGATTGGTGCGCCATTTGATCAATTATCTACTAATTTACATGATGGTGCTGAACAAGTAAGAAGTTATCACGAAAAAGCAATTGAGAGAATTAAAACACAAAAAGTTTTAATGCTTGAAGAGATTACTAAAAGAGCTACTGATATAAATTCTAAATATGATGCACTTATAAAAGCGACTAATGAAAATACATCATATACTACAGAAGTAAAAGCATCTGAGCTTAAAACCATAGCGAATAAAAAAGTAGAAGATATAAAAGTATTAGAAGAAGAAAAAAAACAATCAGCTAGTGAATTTGATGATTTAATACAAACATTAATAGATGTGATAGATGGTACAAATGTAGCAGGTAATAATTGGGAAGATGATAATGATAAATCTAAAGGTGTTAATCCACCAAGCGTAATATCTGAATGGATTGCTAAAACAAGAGGGTCTCAATTAAGACAAAAATATTTTCCTGAAACAGTATCTACCGCACAAACGATTATTAAAAGTAATGGCGAAGGTAAAGAACCATATGTATTTATTCCTAAATTTGCAGCAGATTATAGAGGTAGGTCAGTTCAATTAGAAGTACCGTTGATTTATAGTAATCAAATTAGACAAGAAGAAGTGAGAAGTAGTAGTGAATTTTTTGATTCGCGTGAAAGAAAACCTCTTAATAAAGGGGGGTATAGATATTCTATGAGAAATGTTATTGATAATATTGATTTATTTTATAATACGGATGCCAATGAACCATATCGTGAAAATAATATTACATATTTTAGACATGATAATAAAACTGATTATTACATACCAGATAAATTAAAAACTTTTTATTTACCTATTGAATGGGAAGAAATAAGAGAGTTTGAAGTTAGATATAAAAACGATCCTTCTAAAGTTATTAGAACTGAAACTGAAGTAATATTACATAAAATTGATATAGAAAATGATTATGAGCTTCGTGTAATAAAAGTAGTTAATTTACCATTATTACCGCCTGCTGGACAAGCAGGCTTATTAGAATTCTTTCCAAGTAATAATGATTTACTTATAATGAGAAGTCAAAATCAAATACAATTTTTGAATGTAAGTGAAAATCCTATCATAGAATCAGTTGAACTTTTAGATGTAACTAATACTGTGACATCGACAACAAGTGGTTCAACAATAACAAATATTAATGCTACAAGATTTAAAACTAGTAATCGTTATGTAGATGAAGCATATTATACGAAAGATTCATTCTTTTATTTAAGAAAAGAGAATTCGAAATGGGGTGATGAAGTAAAAAATAAAGATGTTGATGATTCTGAAATATATCAAGTTAAATCAATAAATAAGCAATGGGCATCCAAATCAATTACATTCACATATAATCCTAGATTGGGTGTAGTAGGTAGTCAAAGAATGGTTGAAAATGGTACTGATTTTTCGCAACATATTATTATAAATAATTCCAATAAAACAATACAGATACACTCATCTAAAGTATCAGATTTACCAAAATTTATATTAGAATCTAAAAGTAATCAATTTAAAATACTTTCGGGTAAAAATGCAAATAGAGAAATTAGAATAACTAATTGGGATAGTACAACTGAATATGCTATCTTTAAATATGAAGGTGAACTTATAGATGAAATATTTAGTACTTCTGCGCAGTATGATAATTCGGGTTTATTAACTAAATTTGATACAACTGTATGGAATTATCAATATGCAGAATTTTCACATGTTGAAACATATCAAACATTTACACACGAAAGAACATTCAATGCTATAATATATCCAATTAGAGACATTAATTACGTACCAGCAATATTGAAACAAACACCGCGTGCCATTGTAATTCAAGGTATGAATGATAGTAGTATTTTAGCATCATTGACAGATAAAGTTAAAAGAACTGGTGTTGATTTGAAAAAATTTAATAAACCCGATTTACAAGTAGACGGTATATTTAATATTTCATCTGTTAAAACAGTAAAAACTAAAAAGGGGGTTCTCGTTAAAGTATTGCAAGTAAATGAGACTATAGAAAATAAATTTTTGAATAGAGCTTATTCTGGTAATAGAAATGATAAATTTTATTTTCCATTAAGAATTGTAGGTATATCGAATGACTTAAATGATATTGGTATAAAGAATGCTGATAATCCATTAACTAAAACAGGTACATTATATACATATAACAATAATATACCAGATGATTTAATTCAGCAAGAAGATGGTACATCACCCATTGGTAATTTACATTCTACACCTGATATTAATGAAAGTAATTATCTTAAAGAGGGTACGATTTTCCATGGGCTTGATCCAAGATTTGTACATAGAACTAAATATAAAGTTTTTTGGTTAGTAGAAGCTTTGAAGAAAGATAATAGTGGTATTGCAGCAATTAATAAAAAATATAATCCAAAGGATTTAGCATCGGCACAAGATACAGCTAAAAAAACTGGTGGCGGAGGTGCGTCACGTGGTAAAGAATGGTATACACTTATAGATAAATTTACTGCTATTCCAATACTTATATCGAAACTTGTTCCTATAATAGCGGGTAAATTAATTCCTTTAATAGTTAAAATAATACAATTGATTTCTAATCCAAGTAAGATAACAGAATTATTAACTGATTTAATTACGGATAAAAGTATTAGTAAAGTTCCAATTAATTTTCCAGTTTTCGATAAAGATAAAGGTACTTTGAGTAAAGTAATTAAATATAAATCAACAAAACTTCCAAAGACATTTGATGATGGAAAACCTATATCAGACAATCCTTATTATTATGCAGGTCCACAAGTAGGTGTTGATAACCCTAAATTGGTTTCTATGATGGATGGTAAAGCTGTTGCTGATTTTGGAAAAGGATTAAGTGCTAGTAAGAAACCATTATTTAGTTTTGGTATTGATACAAATTTTGCTGGATCACCACCATTTAAACTCATTACTAAAAAAGCCAAGCAAACAGATTTCACAAAACCTGCAATAGATAAAACACAACCTTTATTTGAATTAATAATGAATTTTATAAAAATGCCATTCGAAATTATATTCATGATATTTAAATGGGTTATGAAATGGGTTAAGAAATTACTTAATCCAACGAAAATTCCATCAGCAGTATCGGAGCTATTATCTTTTAAATGGCTAATAGATATAATTGGTAAAAATAGTTTATTCCAAATATTAGGAATAGAAGATCCTTTAGAGAGTAGTAAAGTTGCTAAGGGTATGGATGATGTAATAAATGCAAACGGAAAAAATGCACAAGGATTATTTAATAATCTTATTAAAGCAATGGCTGGTGGTACACCTGAATATAGTGAAATATTAATATATCATTTATTTAAAAATGGTGTATTTTTAAAAGAAGAAACAGTAGTGCGACCATATAATGGCTCTATTAATGATCCTAATTTGAGTGGTAATACTTCTGATAAAAATAGAAATAACAATTTGAATAATGCTAATAATCCACCATTACAGTCGGCAAGTAATAAAGAAGGTGATGGTGATGGTGCAATAGGTAATTTAAATTTCAATCCACTTGCTTTATGTGGACCAAGATTTTTTAATATTAATGATTTAGTTCCAATACCGTTCTGGTCAGCAATGCCATCTTTTAATATGTGTGAATTACCACAGATATTTTTAAAACCATTAGAATTGATTTTAGGTACATTAAAACTAATACAAGAATTATTAAATTCTTTAATAAGTATGCCTATATCTATATTAGGATTGGATCCACAAATACCTATTCCTAAATTTGGTAAAGAGATACCATTTGCTAATGTATTTGAAGATAAATTAAATCAATTGAAAAGTAAGCTTCAACAAATAAAAACAGCTTAATTTTTGATATATAATAAAAATAAGATATATTTTATGGAAAATGATGAAATGAATGAAAAAGTTGAATATGGTAAAAAAGAAATTAAACAGAAAGAAGATAATGTTAATGAAGTATTTAGCGCACCAAAAAATCTCGATTTAATTGAAAAGAAGGTAAAAATTAAGAAACCTGAGAAATTTAAAAAAGAAGATGGTATTAGAGAATAATTTAAAAAAGAAGTAGAAATTACTTCTTTTTTCTTTTTAGCTTCTTTGTAACTATGTTTTTTTCAATTTCCTTTTCTCTTTCTATTTTATAATCGATTTCTTTTTGATAAAAATTCTCTAAAATATATTTATCTATATCATCAATATCTTTCATAGAATCTAAATAACTTTTTTCTTGCTTAGATTTTTTTACTCTTGGATAATACCAATCGGGTGTTAAAGTGGTTCTTTGTGCATAATTAAACCATATATCCATAGCCAATGCACCATCAATACCATTTTTATTTAAAGCCTCAGCATTATGTGGTAAAGCTCTACCCATATATCTATTTAAAGGAAAAAATAACATTTCTTTATCTTTTTCGTCTATATTGTAATATAAATGTTTTTTTTCAAAAATTGCTTTAGTAAGAGAGCTAAAATCTATCATTTGGTTATTATTTTGTATTTTTAGTTAAAATATGATAAAAGTTTATGATTGTGTAGAAATAAAAATATTTTAACTTTTTTTTAAAAAACATGAAAAAAACAAAACTTTTGATTTATTAAATACTATATGTTAAAAATTAAAACAATTAAATAACAGGATATGAAATTTACAGAAGAACAATTGAGTAGATTGAATGAGAAAGAACGTTCATATTTAAATATGATGGCCCCTCAATATGGAGTATTATATATTACGTCTAAACCAGGATTAGCTAAGTCTGCTATTGCGAGAAGTATAGCCAGAAAATTAGAATTAAATTATTATGATATTCGTTTAAGTATGGTAGATGAAACCGATGTTGGATTGTACCCTACAGTAAGTGATATTGAAGTTAATGGTACGAAAACAAAGGTGTTAGAATTCGTAGTGCCTGAGTGGGCTATTAGAGCGAATGAAGCACCATGTATCATTCACTTTGAAGAATTAAATAGAGCCTCTTTACAAGTAAGAAATGCCGCACTACAACTCTTACTAGAAAGATGTATAGGCACTAAATTTAAGTTCAATGATAATGTACTTATGTTATCTTCTGGTAATTTAGGTGAAGAAGATGGTACTGACGTAGAAGAATTTGATTCGGCACTAAATAATCGTCTAATTCACGTAAAACATGAATTAACTGCACAAGAATGGATAGATTCATATGCCAAAGATAATGTTCATCCATTAATAGTAAACTTCGTTAAGAATTATCCAGAAGAATTCTATAGAAGAGGAAAAGAAGATGTTCGCGCATATGCAACACCACGTACATGGACATTCTTGAGTAGCTTTATAAATACCACATTGGGTGAAAATTCAAATAATATTGAAGCTGTTAAAGAATTGGTACAAAAAAATGGATTCTCTTATATTGGTAATTCGCAAGTGAAGTTTAACAAGTATCTTGAAGAAACAATGAGATTATCTATTAATGATGTACTTAAATCATTCGATAAAGTAAAATCAGCATTAGAAAAATCTAATAGAGATAAAAAATCTGAGTTGTTGAATAACTTACGTGAAATGAAGTTAAATAGCTTAACTGAAAATGAAGTTTCTAATTTAATTAGCTTCTTAAATATTCTTGATGAAGATGAATTAATCGGTTATTTAACGTACCTAATTGATGGTGGAATGGATGATGAATTGAAGAAATATCCATATAAAAACATTCTACAATCATTTAAGGTAATCTTGAAAAAGATTTCATCAATGAGCTAATATATTTGGGTTTAGTAATAAAAGAACCACATCTGATAAAGGTGTGGTTCTTTTATTGAACAATATAACCAATATGTTGTAATAGTCTTACTAGACAAGACTCGAAATCTTTTTCACCACCTATATTTTTTTCTTGTAGTGTTTGTGGATAATAAAAATTATTTTTAGATTTAAAGTAGATTTTACCAATTTTAAGCCATTTTTCATCTTTAAAAATGTAAATATATTCAAACGAGTCTATATAGCACCCATATTTTTTACAAATAATGTTTAAATCTTTGTTTTTCATCACACCAGTAGAAATTCTTCATAAAATCAAGATATATATTAATATTTCTTAAAATAATTGTTTTTTATATAAAAAATTTATACCTTTGTGTTAAATAAAACCATATTTGATACTCCGAATACAGACTTTTAGTCCGATGAGAAATTAAAGAGGTAGTTTTAATATATAATAAAAATAGAATCGCAAATGGATTTTAAAAAGACATTTATTAGTCTTACGCAGTGGACAATACCTCATGGATATGAGGAAAGTATTGCACATTTGCTACCTAAAGGAGTACAAAAAGACGGTATTGGTAATTATCATATTACCATTGGTGAAAATAGTAAAACATTGTTTACTTGTCATTTAGATACTGTTTCTAAAAGAGAGAAAATTCATCATGTTATTAGTGGTAATATTATTAAAACTAATGGTAAAACTATTTTAGGTGGTGACAATAAAGCTGGTGTATGTATTTTGATGTATCTAATTGAACAAAATGTTCCTGGTACATATTACTTCTTTGTTGGCGAAGAGTGTGGAACAATAGGTTCAAGATGGGCATTACAAAATAATACTGAATTTTTTAAAGGATTTAAGAGAGCCGTTGCATATGATAGAAGAGAGCAAGGTTCAATTATTACATATCAAAGAGGTAGAAGATGTTGTTCTGATGATTTTGCTAATGCTTTATCAATGGATTTTGCAAAAAATAGAATGGAATATCATATAGATCCCAATGGAGTTTATACGGATACTGCTGTATTTGTGAATGTAATACCAGAGTGTACTAATTTGTCTGCTGGTGTTGTTGGTGAGCATACTAATAGCGAACATGTAGATATTGAATATTGTGAAAGAGTAGCTAAAGCTTCTGTTAAAATAGATTGGGAAAATTTACCTGCTATTAGAGAAGCAAAAGAGGAAGATTATAGTAATTATTATAATAGAGGTAATTCACAATTCAGAGGTGGTTATACTGTATATGATTACAGAAAGAGGAATGGATTACTTGGTAATAGTAAATGGAAAAAATCAAGAGATCCAGAAGAGGAGGAAGAAGAGGATGATGATTCGATATTAGCTAATGATGATCATTATCAAGCAACAGGTAGAAGAAATAATATTGTTAATAAACACTTTCATCTTGCAAATAATGAAGAAGAACATGATTGTGAACATTGTGATGGTGATGGTATACATTCATGTGAAAACTGTGATGGTATGGGTGTTATCGAATGTGATAATTGTGATGGTGTAGGTAGAAAATATACAGATAAAAATTGTAAAAAATGTAAAGGTGAAGGTACAGTTTTCAATGAAGTTTGTCCTGTGTGTGATGGAGAAGGATATGAATTTACAGATTGTAAGAAATGTAAAGGTGTTGGTAATTTAGGTGAGTGTGAAATGTGTGATAGTACAGGAGATGTTGATTGTGTTTTTTGTAATGGCACTGGTATAGAATTATTTAATGATGAAGAGGATGATGAAGTAGCTGGGTATGACGATGACGATGATTCTAGTGATTATTCAAGTAGAGGTGGTAGTTTTCTAAACGAAGATCCAAATGATTATAATTGGAGAAGATGGAATAATAATGATAAAAATACTAAAAATGGAATTGAAAAATTTGATTCATTTTTAAATAGAAGTAATAAAAATGATGGGCATACATCACTATATTCTGAAAATCTAATGGTTGTTAGACAACCAAATGGTTTATTTGGTGTATTTAATGAAAAAACTTCAAATTTTGAAAAATTTAATCTACTTGATGAAGAAGCACAAGAATTTTTAAATGACGAATTAGATATTTCAAATTTAATAATTCAACATATGATTCAGGCAGCAGTAAATGATAAATTATCAAAAGAAAATTCTGAATTCCATAAATCGGATGATGGATTGGGTAGATGGAGATATTGTTTAAATGAACTTTCATCTAAAGTAGGTGGTGAAAATATGGTTGAAGAAGCAATAGATGAAATTAAAAAATATATCCTAAAGCACGGTGAAAAAGTTGCAATGGATAAAAAGAAAACTCGTAGAGGTAATAAGAAGTCTACTAATAGAGAAAATGTTTATGAAAATTTCATAAAGGCTGAAAATAGAAGAGACTTCATTAATGCATTAAAAGGTAGTAGCTTAGAAGAATTTATTGATGAAATGAAACATTTATCACCAAAATCTTTAAATATAACCCTAAATGTTATTCTAAACTTTGTTAAAGCAGAAGATTTAGAAAAAGACAAACCTGTCCATATAATATTTAATATTTTTAAGAAACAAGTTGACGAATTAATCTAAAAACAAAAAAAGTGAGACTTTATTCCCACTTTTTTTGTTTTCTCTATATTTTTTGTTATATTTGTAAACATTTCCTTTATAAAAGGATATAAGCATTATGATAAAATTAAATCCAACGATTAAAATTTTGATTGGTCCGCCATGCAGCGGTAAAACTTTTTACGTAAATAAAAATGCTTTATCTAACGAAGTAGTAATATCAAGAGATGCTATTATAATGGAATTACATCCCGATTTAAATTATACAGAAGCATATAGAGTATGTAATCAGAAAGATGTTAATAGAATATTTAAAGAAAGATTTGACGAATGTGTAGCTAATGGGGTATCTATTATCATAGACAAAACTAATTTAACTTCTAAAACAAGAAAAAAACTATTAGCTAAAGTCTCTGTTGATTATACTAAAATAGCGATACTATTTGATTGGGATAAGAAAATATTGTTAGAACGAAATATTAAGAGAAATATAGAAGAAGGTAAATTTATATCTGATAAAGTATTTGAAGATATGATAAATTCTTTTGTACCTATAAAAGATATTGAAGGATTTGACAAAGTTATATCTTTAAAAATAAGCAAATAAAATATGTATGTCAAGTATATGAGAAAAAGGTAGATTAATAATTAGAACTATACTTGTGTGATGGATGTTAAAAAAGGGGATACTATAATATGTAAAAAAGAATTTACATTAGCTGGTCATAATTTTATACTTAATCAAAAATATATTATTAAAGGTGATGGTATTATTGGTGGAAAGCGAGTACTTACTATTTCGATAAAAGGTGGAGAACGATATTTAGGAAGTTTACGTAATATTTATGAATCAACTTTAAATAATAATTTTGAAAATAAATGGGATAAAAGAAAAAGAATTATTGATGAACTATAACAAAGAACAATTTTAATCGTTATATATACTGTATGAAACAAATAACAAAATATTAGCCTTTTTCAATTTTTAACTGAATACCCAATTCAGTAATGCTAATATATTGTATAATCAAAAAATAATTTACAAAAATGGAAAAGATAATTTTAGAAATTCGTCAAGCCGAAGGTGGTGATGATGCGAAACTACTTACAGAAGATATGGCTAATATTTATATCAAAGCATCCAATATTCAAAACTTCAAAGTTAAACCTATTGAGTGAAGAGATGGCTTCATAACACTTTCTGTTGAAGGTGAAGGCGTGAAGCAATATTTTTCAAATGAAAGCGGTATTCATTGTTGGAATAGAGTTCCTCCTACAGAAAAAAGAGGAAGAATGCAAACTAGTTATGTATCAGTATCCATTTTATCTCAATATAAAAAAACGTTTAATATGAATTGTGATGATGTGAGAGTTCTTTATACAAAAGGCTCTGGTCCTGGGGGACAAGCAAAGAATAAATTAGAAACTTGTGTGGTATTAATGCACATTCCTACTAATATATCTGTTAGAATTGATGGTAGAAGTAGAGTTCATAATGAAAAAGAAGCTTGGAGAATATTAGAAGATAGATTAAAAAAAGTTCATAACAATATAGAAGATAGTATTGAAAACACTAATAGGTTTGATCAAATTGGATATGGTAAAAGAGGTAATAAAAAAAGGAGTTATAAAGTAAAAGACAACTTAGTTATTGATCATGATACTAATAAGAAAATTCAATTAAAAGATATTCTTAAAGGTAGAATCGAACTTCTTAAATAAGATATTGCTTAATTTCTTTCAAAACAATGAAAATTAAAGATTTATCAAAAATGTTTAAAAATATTTGCTTAATTAGAAAATACCTATTATATTTGTAAAAAAGAAATAAACCGACATCATATATGAACTCAGAAAAATCATTAAAAACAGTAGAAATTAATAAAGTAAAGCCAGAAGTTTTAGCGAAAGCTCAAAGTCTTGTCAAAACTATTGATATTTCTAAACAGGATAGTATTACTAACCTTGGATTAGAAACTCAGCAAAAGTTGAGTTCTATGAATAATGCAATTCTTGATGAAGTTCGAACAAAAGATTCGGGTGAAGTAGGTAAAACTATTAATGAATTACTTACTCAAATCAATGCCATTGATGTTGATTTAAAACCAAGCCCACTTGCAAGCATTCCAATTATTGGAAGTTTTCTTGCTAAAATGTTTGATAAAGGAAAAGAAATTGTTTCTAAATATGAATCAGTTAAAACTAATATCAATGGTATAGTTTTAAAGCTTGATAAAAGTCGCTTAGGATTAAGAAAAGACAATAATAATTTTCAAACTATGTTTGAAAAGAATGTTATAAACATTTCTGATTTGGATGCTGCTATTGTTGCAGGTAAAATGAAAGTTGAAGAATTGAGTGGTGTCGTAGCATCATTCAGTCCTGAAGATGGTATTGAGGATTATGAGAAAAAAGATACCGTTAACTTTTTGGATAGACTTGAAAAGAAAGTATATGACTTGCAATTAACAAGACATATTACTATTCAATCATTGCCTCAAATTAGATTGATTCAATCAAACAATCAATTGCTCGAAGATAAAATTTTAAGTTCAATTAACAATACCATTCCAATTTGGCAACAACAAATGGTTATTGGACTTGGTATTCAAAGACAAAAAAATGTGTTAGAAGTTGCTAAAAATATGGATGATGCAACAAATATAATGATTGTTAAAAATTCCGAGAATCTTAAATTTAACACAATTGAAGCTGCTAAAGCTAACGAGCGTGGAATTATTGACGTGGCTTCTTTGAAGAAAGTGAATGAAGATATAATGTCCACTCTTGATGAACTAGTTAAAATTAAAGAAGATGGAAAGAAAGCAAGACAACAAGCTGAGGTAGAACTTTCAATGATTGAAAGTGAATTGAAAAATAAAATCCTTACAATCAAACAAGGTACATCAGCAACAGATGTTGAACCAAATGTTAAAATTATCAATATAGACGAGCCAGAAAATGTCTAATCTTGTAAAAGTAAATAATAACAGAAATGCTTCATTGTGGAATCGCTTTACTAATTTCTTTTTACAAGTTTTTGGTATTTCTTCCGATGAAATTCAAACTGTTGTAATAGAACCTGTGGACATGAGAAAAGAATATGTTAAAAGTAGTACGAAAAAAATCCGTACACTTTCTAACGTGTTGAAGTGTGATGAATTTGTTATAGGTGAAACTGTAACAATAGAACAACCACAGTTATTGTTCAATGATATATTAAAAATTGTTAATAGTGTTCATTCAAGAATTGAAAGTGATATTAATATAATACCTGAGAAGTTAGAACAATTTCACATGTATTATACAGATAACTTAATAACTCTTCTCGCTCAATTAAAAAATATGAGAGAAGATATTAGAGAGGTTCATATAAATTCAGAGCCATATGTAGCAAAAGCAATTAGTTATCGTGAAGCTCTTATAAATCAAGCATTAAAAAATAATGATGCTGTTATTAACGAAAGATATGGTGATGTAATTGGTAAGAGAATGATCAAAGCGGAGAGAGAAGCTTTTCTTGCAACATTAGACAGACGAATATTCTACATTAAAAACAGTAAAGATGTTGAACGCTGTCCTATATTTTATTCAATGGGACATTTATATAAAGTGTTTATTGGTGGTGAAAATAATGAGTATGTAACCAAAAAACTTGTTATAAATGAAGGCTTTAATATTAGAATAGAAGATGCTAAATATAATAATGATGATAATTTTGCTAATATTATATTAACTAAGCAAAAAATATGCAAAGTTGAATTTTTTAGTTTAACACAAGAGCAATACGATTTGTTGGTTGAATTTAAAATAAAGATTGGTGAATATTATACTAACATGGATGGTAAGAAAGAAAAAATTAAATTAGAGATTGATAATCTCAAATCAATCTTGAATACTGATATGTTAGATTTAGGTTAATTATGAGAAGTAAAGTAGTAAAGCGAATATTATCAGAAGCTTCTATAAGTAACTCTAAAATTTTAGAAAAAGCCATTGTCGAACATAAAAAGAAATGGGATAGTGTGAATAGCATATTATCATTTTTTGGTGCAATATTATGGTTTTTTACAATTATTGCATTATTTAAGATAAGTCCAATAATCGGCATAATTTTATTATTTTGGTCATTTTTGGGTATATTTTCTTTAAATTTTAATAATAGTAATACAATTATTATATTACCACTTATTATATGGATGTTGATATTCGCATTAATATCATATTTGTTAATGAAAATAAATTATCCAACATTAGCAAAAATAAGAAAACAAAAAATTAAAAAAGCTTCTAAAATTTAGAAGCTTTTTTTGGTTTAGTATCGACTCTAATCAAGTTACCTACTTTTATTATTTATCCATTCCTGCTTTAGGTTCTTCTAAATTGTTATGATATTCATGTTCCGCATCAGGATTAAGAATCATTTGTTTCCCTAATTCAAACCATGCTCGTGATAAATCTTTATCCATTTTATATAAAGATGTTGTGAGTGCGAATGGCGTATAATATATATTTAATGGAATATTTTTCTGGAAACATGCTAATTTTATTTCACTTTCATTTTCAATCGTTGTATTTCTTGACATCACTGTAATAGTTCTTAACATCACACCTAAAACACTCTTTGGTGTCCATTCAACATCACTCTCCGTTAATTCTATTTTCTCTGGTCGTGAGAATATAACATCTAGTGATTTTGATCCAGCTTCTAATGCCGCAATACCACCGACATGTTCTAGTGATCCACCATCAATATAATAATATTCACCTATTTTTACAGTTTCAGTTGCAATAGGAATTGATGACGATGCAACAACCCATTTGATTGCCGTCTCATAGTCTACTTTAGTAATATCACAATATTCAATTCTAACTAAATTAAGATTTACTGCACCTATTTTTACAATTTTACCAGAATTTTTCATTCTTTCGTGTTGCTCTGGTGTGTAATATTTTTTTAATAGTTTATCTAAAGAATATTTACCTAAAGATTGTTTTCCTGAAATAACTCTGAATACCGCTTTAAGTGATATTTTACCATTATCTTTTGTTGGTTTAACTTCAAAGAAGTCGTCCTCGGTTGTATTCATAATAGCATTTTCTAAAATATCATAATCTTTAATTGCGATTAGTAATGCTATTATTGATCCTGCTGAAATACCAGTAATGACTTCGTAATCATTTCGTTTCATGAGCTCTGTAGCTACAGAGCTCAAAAAACTGATCTTAGTTGATCCTCCTGATATAGCTAAACCTTTCATATTTTATCGATAAATTAATTTATACTTTATATAATAAAAAATGAAAAAGTTTTAATATGGTAAAAAAAACAACAGAGGATTTTTTATTAGATGTTTTAAAAAATAAATATGACTAAATTATATGCCAAATATTTTTCTTTATATTAAAAACTTATTTGAGCTTTACTTTATAATAGAAAAGAAATACAAAATATGATAGTTATACAGCTTATTGCGGGTCCAGGGACAGGAAAATCAACATTAGCACATTCTTTATTTTCAAAATTAAAGAAAAAAGGATTTAATGTAGAATTCGTCTTTGAAATAGCAAAAGAAATGCTTTTCGAAGAAAATAGTGCTATAAAATATCAAATGCAAGTTTTTTCAGAACAGCTTTGGAAATTGAGATCAAAAGAAAGTAAAGTTGATATTATTGTAACTGATACATCTTTATTATTAGGATTAATATACTCAAGAGAAGAGAATCCACATTTTATACCTATGACAATATGGGAGTATAATCAATATCAAAATATGACATATTTTTTAGAAAGAGAAGATTTAGTATATCAACCTCATGGTAGATTCCAAACAGAAGAACAAGCAAAAGAAATTGATACAACAGTATTAAATTTACTAAAAGAACATAATATAGAATATAAATCAATAAAAAGAAAAGGTGCTAAAAAAACAATTCTCGATGATATTGAAAAAATTTTACAACCTACTTTAGAAACTTTAAAAGATAATGTAACTGAATAATATATGTTTCAATGTGTCCTTAAAACAGCGATAGATGATAACGACAAAATACAGTGGCAAGCATTGTATGTTGATGGTAAAAAAGTATTAGAAAACTTTGAAATCGATATAGAGAAAGCTCTACCTATATTCACACCAGGTAACATTGATTATGATGTAGTAGATATGCGAGAAAATGAATTTTCGGATATTGATAACTCGTTTCCATCAAATGAAGACTTTTATTATTTACTTGACTATAGAGACATTGAAGTTGGTTCTAAAGTATGGTTAGAAGATGGTGAGTGGGAAGTATCGGAAGTCGTTGGTGGTTATAGAGAAACTGGTGAGTATGAATATGTTGATTGGAAAGGGTTAACACCATATAAAAAAATGATACGCTATTCAGGACATATTATAACAAGATTTAAAGTAAAAGGTAAAAATATAACTTTTGTATGGGAAGATTACAACTATCAACAATCTTATTTATACGAATATTTGAATTGTTTAAAATAAAAAAGGGTGAATTAATTCACCCTTTTTTATTAGTATAATTTAGGAGAATAGAAAGTAAATATATACTAAAAAGTAAATAAAATTTTAAATGAGTAAGTTAAAAAGATTGAAATCTTTTAGTGATTATAAACAGGATATGGGAAATACACCAAAATCTACTCCTGTACCATTGGTTTCGGAAAGAAATTTACATAAAAGTGTAGTTACTAAACAAAGAATGGTGAAAGAATCTGCTTTTAAAGTGGGTGATGATTATAAAGTAAAGGTTACTTTTGATATTCCTGTATCATTAATATCTGCTTATATTGAAAAAGTACAATCTGAAACAGGTAAAAATGCTTTAGAACATTTTAATGAAACTGAGTTGGCTGAACAAATGGCTCAATACATACTAAAACAACATTTAAATATTGATCAAATACCGTCAGCATTATCAGTTGGTGAAGATCCTAATAGTTCTGAATCTACAGAAGCGCAAGAAGAAAATGATGCTACTGATTTAGGTGCTGAATTTGGTGATACGCCATCGGGTGAAACAGCAGAACCAGGTATTGAAGAAACACCATCAACAGATACACCATCTAATATTGATATTAATGATTCTGATTTAAATATTGATAAAGAAGAAGATGGAGAAGATATATCATTAGAAGATGATAATAAAGAAGAGGTTGGTGAAGACATTCCATTAGAAGATGAAACTTCTGAAGAACCTGAATCCGAAACAAAAGAAGATCAAGATGAAAAAGAAATTAACTTAAAAAGTGATGAAGTAAATCTTGGTGAAGAAAGAGAGATTGAAGCAAATAAAATAGAAGAACAAGAAGAAGAATATGAAGAAATAAATCTTGATGTTGATACTATTGGTGATACAACAGGTGTATTGAATAGTGTTACTATGGCTACTAAAGATATGTTATTCTATCTTAAACATCATGGAATAGATTGTACTGATTGTACAGCCAAAGATGTTGTAGATATTTATAATGAAATATCAAAAGAATATACAATTGGAATTGATGATGATGGTAATGAAATAAAGCCAAGTCATAAAGAAGATTCCGATTTTAATGATTCTGATTTGTACTAAAAAATAAAAGATAAATGTTATGAGTAAATATAAATATTTAACAAATTTTAAACAATTTGAATCACCTTATGGGAAAGATTCCAATGGTACACAGACATCACATATGTATAAAGTTGGTGATAATGTTATAGTAGATGACATTAACGAAAAACATGCTGGTAAAGAAGGTGTCATTGTAGTACCTACTGATTTACATGAAGTAAAAGAAAAACAAGGTGAAATGGTAAAAGTGAAATTTACCGATGGTAAATCGGATTATGTAAGTATCTATGAATTAAACAAGATATAATGAAAAGGGAGATTAATTCTCCCTTTTTTATTTCCGAAATTTTTAAAACTTTTTTACACATTTTCCATATATTATAAAGTCTGTGGTAAATTGTGAATTTAATATATACATTTATGGCAATAGGTTCAATACCATCAAGACTTTACTTAGATTATGATATGGCTATCCATATTTATAATAAAATGGGAGATATTCAATTTATTGATTTCTTAGAAAACCACTATGTAATCTCTATGGATAAAGATTGTTATTATTTTCTTTTAAGTATTAAACAGGATTATGATAAATTAAAAAAGTTTTAATGTCATTTATGAAACAAGATTATTACAACATTTTAGGTGTTGATAAAAACACTTCGCCAGAAGAATTAAAAGCAGCTTATAGAAAAAAAGCAAAAGAACATCATCCAGACAAAGGTGGTGATGCGGAACAATTTAAAATTATCAATTCTGCATATGAAACTCTCTCTGATCCACAAAAAAGGAGAGAATATGATAACCCGAATCAATTTTCAAATTTCCAAGGTTCTCCTTTCGGTCAAGAGTTTAATTTCGATTTCGATTCAATATTTAATCAATTTAATTTTGGTGGACATAGAAAACAAGAATTTAGAGAAGATTTAGATATAAGATTAACTGTAGATATACCGTTTAAAACTATTTACCAAGATAAACCATTAGAAATAAAATACTATAAAAATACACCATGTTCTAAATGTAATTATACAGGTGTTGAAGAAAGTGATGATTCTGCTGATTGTTTACATTGTGATGGTAAAGGACATAGTACAAAATTTGGAGGAAATAAAACAACTTGTAATTATTGTCATGGTTCAGGTAAAATTCATACAAAGGCATGTTCTCAATGTGATGGTAATAAAGTAGAATCTAAATTAGAAACTATTACAATGGACAATGTATTTATATTAGGTGAAGAACCACAAAGGATGGCATATAGAGGTAGTGGACACTTTTCTAGATATTATCCTGGTAGAAGAGGTGATTTAATAATTTTATTAAACCCTATAGTAGATGGAAAATATTTAAGACAAGGTGTTAATTTATTACACCAATTGGATATAGATTATAGAACAGCAATTGAAGGTGGTGAAATTGAGTATACGCATCTTGATGACAAAATTTATAAAATAAGAATTTCTGAAAAATCTAATAAAGGAACTAAACTAAAAATGACAGGAAAAGGATTATTACAAAGAGATAAAAAAACAAGAGGTGATTTAATAATTGAATTATCTATAATTATAAATTATGCAATTTAAAGATTTGATTGATAATGGTGGTAGTGGTGTTTATTATAAAAATGTATCCATTATAAAAAAAGAAATAGAAAATATAAATGAAGATTTTATTTCTAAGAAAAGGATTATCCCAAATTCATTAAAGGATGTTTTACTTGATGAATCAATAACATATTGTTTTAATGAATATTATGTTGATGGTAATATGAAATCATATAGAGATTATAATAATAAATGTACAAGTGTATCTTTTTATTATGAATATAATGGAACAATATTTCTAAGTATTAAGAAAACGAATAGTGGTAAAATAACACGTAAGTGTATATTTGCGTGGGATGATATTTATATTGAAAGAATTTATAAAGCTATATGTAAAATAGATAGGAATAATATTATTTCAGAAATCGTTAATGAATAAAAATATATAGAAAAATACAACTACAATGATGGATATTAAAGATAATTGTACAGAAATGTTAAGAGAAGAAAGAGAAATCTTAATAAAAACATTAATAGATAATTTAGATGAATTGAAAGAAGATTTTTATAAAGGACATATTCATATAGACAAAGAATCAATGTTGAGAAAAATTAATGAAATTTGGGATAACTATCAATTTGAAATGAAATATCGTAAGCTTAAGGCTTTATCAGAAAAGAAATAAATTTTAATTATCCTTTAATATAATTAAATATTTTCTATTTGTAATAGGAGATATATTTTCTTTTATTGTCCAATTATTATCCGATAATTTCATTTTAAATAATCTTAATCTTATATCACATAAAACATATAAACGAATTTCGGTATAGTTTACACTTTTAATTATATTTTTTATTTTTTTATAAAAATTTGGTTCAGGTTTTCCAATTTTATTAAATGAATAGGTGTCTGTATCAATATCATAATATGCAATATCTAAATCTACTGTTTTCTTATCCCTTTCTTCTAAAATTATTTTATATTCTCCTATATAAAACACATTTTTATTGGAAGAATCGTAATTTTCAAATAATTTGATATATTTCATATTTAAATATTTAAACTATATATAAAACAAAAATTACTTTTTAAGTAGAATAGTAAATCTTGACATATGAAAAGCATTAATTTTAAAGCAAGTAAAGAAGAATTTCATAAATTCTTATATATTATAGAAGAATTAAATAAAATATCAGACACTCATAAAATAAAATGGGAAGGTGATAATGTTTTCATTTATTCTCTTATGGGTGATGATGGTACAAATCAGAAAATAGATGTTCTAAAGATATTTATTTTAAAACGTGATGTAGTATTTGCAGAATTTCTTGACGATAACATTACCTGGATAATAATAAAAACTAAGAGTTGGTTGAAGCAAGTTAAATTTCTTCGTGATGATGATGAAGATGTTGACATTTGCATTAATGTCATAGATAATAAAGTATATTCAGTTCAATTGAAAACTTCTATTCTACAGATTAATACTATCGCTGGTGATGATGTAATCAAAGATGTTCCAATGTCATTTGTTAAGGAGAGAATGAATCCTAAGTATGCCGATTGGACATTCAACGCATCCGAAGATTTAATTAAGAGAGTTAAAAAACTTAATAAGTTAGATCCTTATAATGATATTATATCATTAACATCAATTGATGGTGAAGTAGTGATTAGAGAAGAAGCATTATGGGATTTAAAGATTACACCAAATGGAACAGTACCATCAAATAATTGGCTATTTAAGAAAGAACATTTAGAAAGAATTACATTAAATGAAGATGGTGTAGTGTTCGGTGTATTCGAAAGTTATATTTCAGTTAAAGAGAAAGAAAGTACAATGTTATTTACTTTAGATTTACTGTCATAAAAATAATAATGATATATGAAAGATAGTAAAAAACCTAATAAATATTGGACAAAAGAATTGTGTCATATAGAAGCCTTAAAATATGACACAAAAAGAGAATTTGAAAATAAATCTGGTTCAGCGTATGTTACGTCTATAAAAAATAAATGGATTAATGAAATATGTTCACACATGAAAAATTTGGTTAAACATGGATACTGGGTATTTGAAAAATGTAAAGAAGATGCTCTAAAATATAAAAACAGACAAGATTTTAAAAATAATTCTGGTGGTTATAAAGCATCACTTAGAAATGGTTGGTTAAATGAAGTTTGTTCACATATGGAAATTCAGGGTAGTAAATATTTGAGATTTATTTATGTGTTTGAGTTTGAAAATAATGCAGTATATATAGGATTATCATATAATGTTAAAATAAGATTGAATGAACATTTAAGTAATAAAAAAAGTCAGGTATATAAACATATAGAAAAAACAAATTCTAAATATATTTTAAAAATAGTAAATGATAAACCTATTATTAAAGAAAAAGCACAAATATTAGAACATGAGACAAAATTAAATTACATTAAAGAAGGTTGGATAATTCTTAATAAAGCTAAAACAGGTAAAGGATTTGGCTCTCTTGGTGGTAATACTATAAAATGGACATATGAAAAATGTAAAGAAGAATCTCTAAAATATAAAACTAAAAGTGAATTTAAAAATAAATCAAATGGTGCTTATAGTTCTTCTGTTAAAAATAATTGGTATAAAAAAATAACCTCACATATGATAGAACTCAAGAAACCAAATGGTTATTGGACAAAAGAAAAATGTCATGAAGAAGCTTTGAAATATAAATCCAAAATAAATTTTTGTAATGGATCTAAATTTGCTTATTCCAAATCTTATAAAGAAGGGTGGTTGCTTGATGTGTGTATTCATATGATAACTTGTTATGATAAATAAAATGAAACTTGGTGTTTTATACCATGATGGAAAGATAGTAAATCACCGTCCTCTATTGAAAGTTTTATTAAATCCGATACTAAGAATGTTCGGAATCTGTATTGGTACTAACTTTAAAGATGGTGTTTTGGGTAGTATTATGATTATTAAATGCGAAAAAGTAAATAAATTACAATGGGACTTCACCAATCATAATAAATACGATAAGATAGATAGAAAAAGATTATTTATCTAAAAAATAATATCACAATGTGTTTGCACTAAAAAAGAATATTTCACAAATTTTAATACCTGCTCTTAGAAAAAATGGTTGTGCATTTGATTTAGCAAAATATATTAATAAAAGAAATTTAATAATAAATTCTTTATTGGATGAGGATTGTGAAATCGGAGAAGCCTATTCACCATATTTAAAAGGAAATAAGAAAATAAAAATAGTTTTCTTTAATAGTCACCTTGTTTTAAATGATGATTTGAATAATACTTTAGTTAGAATTGATAACTACATGGATGATGTTGATAATACTGTTAATATTATTAATGAATATTACCAAGCAAAGTTTTATGAAAAAGATGAAATAAAAGAAATCTTAAAAGATAGAGCAGATGTTGAAAAAATAGAAAAACTACTAGATATTTTTTATCCTGATGTTAAAGTAAGAAATTATGGTATTGTTGAAAGTAATTTATATTTATATTTAGGTGCTGGAATTTTTAGTTTTGAAATAAAAACAACAGATACTAATAAAAGAAGTTGCTTTACTAAAATACATTTTTATGGTAGATCTAGTGGTAAGTATCAAACAAATAATTACGGGCAAATTTGGAATTTAAATTCTAAGTATAGATATTTAATATCATTCTCACAAGATCAATTAGAAATTAATGATTTCAATTTTCATAGATACGTAAAAGCCTATAATAAAAGCAAAACTATATAATTATTCAGCAGAATGATTTATGAATCTATTTCTAATAGTTGAGAAGTTTGGTACTGTTTCAATTATAGATGGATTAATTGCGTATGATTTTCCTCTTGTGTGAAAAATTTCTGATGTGATTACATCTATTGGTCTATCGACTTTTTGTAGTTCTTCTAAATATAAATCATATATAGAATTATTTATAGCATACATTTGACAACTCCAAGAACCATTTAATTTTATCAATCTATTACCACTCCAATCGGGCTGTATATGGTGTGTTGATGCAAAATGAAATAGTTCCCAATCAGAAGGTAAACTAAGCATTGCTTCATCAACCTTTTTATTTGTATTAGGTTTAAATAATAAGTCATCTTCTAAAATAAGAATATTCTTATATCCTTTTGATTTAGCATCATTGATTATATTAATTGTTGTATAGACAAGCCCAGCAGCACCTTTTGTCCATCCAGGCATTGTAGCAGTATTAGTTTCATCCCAAGTAAAATCAGTTCTATAACCATCTACACCTGGAAACACTTCAAATTCTAAATTAATTTGAGAGCATTGATATGTTATTAAATTTAATCTGTCTTGACAAATCAACGGTATATTTATAACATATGTGTGATCAAAGTATGTATTTATCATATTAATATTTATTTTTTATGAAATAGAAATAGTAGTTATTGCCCCAGCATTGTCAATTGAAATATACCATAACGTATTATCTGGACTTCTACCACTAATTACACTATCAGCTATTGGGTTATTATATGTTTGTGTAGCATCTGAATATACATTAAATGTGGAGTTAGAAATTGTACTATTAAAAGTTATATTTTTTACAGTATTATTAAATGCGATATTAGTACAAGTATTATTTATTATTAAATTTGTGCAATTTATTGCGAATTTACCAACCGTTACTGAACCTGATGTAGATACTGAAATATTATTACAACCTGTTGCAAATTCAGTAGATGAAATAATACCATCAATTATAATATCATTACACCCTATATTAAATTCATTGTTAAATAATGTACCATAAGAAACAACACTTTTAGAATTCTTAATCTGTGAACAGTTATTAGATATTCTATTACTTATTGCCCATAACATAAAGTTGTCGGTGCAATTATTACCAAGTGAATTATTAGATGAATTGTAAATAACATTATTGCTATTACTTGCGCCAAGTGTATTATTTTTTCCATATTGATTAATATGATTAGATGTAGAGAAATCGCCGATGGTGTTATAAGATGAAATCATATTTAAATAATTATTAGAGCAATTTGATTTTAATGTATTATATCTTGCCATATAACCAATGTAATTATTAATACCAGTTTTACCTATTGTATTACCGTGTGCCATACCACCAATAAAGAAATATGTGTTATTACTATCTACGTATGTGTTGTTTGATGAGTTGATAATAAAATTATTACATCCATAATTTACTGTTGATAAATCTGGTGATATATTATCAACTTCATCAGATATTGTTCCATTAAAACAATTTTGTTCAATTTGTATATTAACACCCCTTTTAATTACAATATTATTATATGCTATTGATATATTCTTTTTAACATAACTATTTTTAACATTATTTTCAAATGTAAAATATTCAGTTGGAGTATTTGCAGCATAAACAGTACCCCCCAAAAAAGTAATTACTTGATCCCATGATAACATGTTTGCTAAATCGAGTTGTTCCCAATATTTAGAAAGTAAATCATCTGAAAATGTTCCACTTGTATGTGCTGTCCTACATCTATAAAGAACACTACTTTGGTTAACTATTGTACCTATACCGTAAGGAGTTGATGTTACCCATGCAGTAAATAAACCTATAGTTATAGGGTATCTAACAAACTTAACAGTTCTAATATCATAATAAGCAAAGTTATTATTAACAGTATCGTGTCTAAATGTTATTTTACCATTTCTTGGTGTTGACGAATCTTCACAAAGAATATCCTGAAAATCATAATGAATTAAATCAGTGGGGAATAATGTTGAATATGCTTGTTTATGAAAAGTATTTGTAGAAACAGATAGTACAAGTAAAGGCTCTGTAGTACCAGTTTTTATTGTGGTTGTGATAGGTTGTTGATATTTTGTTACATAATCACTTATTGAATAGAATTTACCCACTGATAGATTGCTGTTTGATACTAAAGTCGCTAAATTTGCATACGTTATAGCTTCAGTATTAATTAAATCATTTGAGTTAAGAATGGATGATATTTTACCATTTGTACCAAAAACTGGAATAGTACCCGAAGTACCATTAATGGTTTTTGAAATTAATTCTTCATTAACGTTATAATTACCAAAAGCTGATTTAAAAGACATTAATTATTAATCTATTTTAGGTATATATTATTTTTCTATACCTTTAAAAACGATTATAAATTTCGCCATTTTTTAATTTCGTTGACTTTTTGCATTTTGTCCCATGCTCTAGTATTAATACTTGTTAAGTGATATGAACCGCATTTGGTGCAAAGATAAGAGCGTGATTCTTGCTTTTCCTTGGATTTATACACCTTATTATTTTTAATGTTTAAAAGGACTCTATCAGCTTCATGTTTAGTAAAGTATTTTCTTTTGAGGCATCCCATAGCTCACAGGGGTTTAGGTTATTTAATTACGTCTTTTCCTAATTCTATCATTCTTTTAAAAACTGCATCCTTATCATTTGGTAAAGTACCATTTACAATTTCATCTTTCAACTTTTTCTTGATAATTCCGATTTCTCTACCTGGTTTTAGATTAAAATAGTCCATTATCTCTTGACCAGAAACAGGTGGCTCAAATGTACGAACTTTATCGGCTTCTTCTAAAGCTATCATTTTAGATTTTAGTACATCAATACTTTTAATATTACTTTGTTTCCTCTCTTCATTCTTTGTTGTCATATCACATTTAGCGAAGAGTAGTAAATCATCCAAATCATCACCAATATCTAATTTAAATCTCCTAAGAGCAGAATCAGATACATTAGGGATACATAATACTTTAACTTGACCATGTAAATTAATTAATTTCTTTACATAGTCTATCTTATCCATTGGTAAACTTAAACGTTTGAAAATGTTATCAATCATTCTAGCACCAATTTCTTCGTGTAAATGGAATGTCCAACCTAAAGATTTATCATATCTTTTGGATTTAGCTTTTCCAATATCATGTAATATAGAAACACAGATTAACCAAGGGTTATCTGTCATATTTCTTGTATTTCTAACAACTTTTATAGTATGCCAAAAATTGTCTTTATGGCCATTATTACCCACCCTTTCAACTCCCTTTAAAGCAGTTAATTCGGGTAATAGATAATCTAATACCCCCATTTCATTTAGTTTTTCTAAATCTTCCGCAGGAGTATTTGAATGTAAAATGTTCAAAAAAATCTTAGTTTCCTCTTTAAATGATTCAAATGTCATAAAATATTTCATAAACTATATATACAAATTTACTAATTTTTTTGCATTTCTGCAAATTTTATGTTATTTTTGTTGTTCATAGTTAAAATAATTATATGAAAGCACCAATGTTCCGTAGTAGTGGAGATTTTCAGCGAGGAAATCATAATACAACAAATCGTAAAAAAAGAATACATTCTTTAATGTCACCTTTACCTTCAAAGAAAACAATAATTAAGATAGGTAATTTTCTATTTAACACAATATTATTAATTTCTTTTGCATGGCTTCATTATTGGTCAATAGGTAATTTATTTTTCAAAGATATAAAATCTACTGAACTTGTATATGGAACAATTCATAAAGTTTTTGAAAGACCTATGCATAATTCGAACACGGGTGATCAAAATGGTGTTGAAAAAATAATAGTGATGAAATATGCAGATGGATATGAAGAGAAAAATGTAAGCGATAAAACTTTTTATAAAGCTGTTGCTGGTGAAAGAATGTGTTTTGAAAAACATATTAATGATGGTAAATTATTTCTATCATTTCTTGGTATGATAGTAATTGTTGTAGTTTATATAATAGTTATTGAAACACATTCAGATAAAATAAAAAAAGCATTTAAATATTTGTGGGACAAACTACCTGACTAAGTATGAAGATTAATAGAGAACATCCGCAAATAAAACTGTTTGTACAGGAAATGATTAATGAAAAAATTCCTTACTTACCCGATAAATTCGAACAAGAAGATTTTATGTTTCTTGTTATTGAACAAATGTGGAATAATAATAATTCACCACAATGTGTATCAGCGGATGGTAATGTCGTGGGTGCAAGACGAACTGAATTATTCAAAAAAATATTCGATTACAAAAGAATTTACTTAATTGATGAACTAACAAATGATAAACAAGATAAAAACGTTATTTAAAAGTTTTAGCTTTAGTTGTGAACATAGCTTTGTATCAGATATTCAACTCAGAATTGTTGAATGTACAAAATGTAATAAAAAATATTGGTACTCTTATGGTGATATTTATTCAAAACCTAATAAAATTCAAGAGAGAAAAAATAAAATAAAACTACTTAGTTAAGTCTTCTATTTTTATTTCTCTTAAAAGAGGTTTCAAGTCTTCATCAATATGTAGAAAAATATTTTCAAGAAGTATATGTATCTGTGATGGGACTTGTGCATGATCTCTTCTATCATAAATAAAGAAAATCATTATATCTTGATTTATACTATCAGTTAGATATGAATATTTAGTCTGTACTTTATATGGAATTTTTTCATATATGAAGTATTCGGAGAAAGTTTCTACATTGTTTATATACTTAAAAGTAATTGCCTTTCTTTTTACAATATCATAAAATAATGATGGAACTCTTAATGGAGTTGTTAAGTTTTTTGTATTTTTAAGTTTAGGTTTATTAACATTTTTAATCATTTATATAATCCTCTTAAATCTCATTATTCGAGATTTTCTAATTTTTTTAACAATTTGGTAATCTTACCGAGCATACCACACTGCTTTAAACCTTCGTCTATTTTACATCTAATAAACCTTTCAGGATAACATTTTAAAGGCATATCATCTAAAATATAGAAGTTTTCTATATTATTATCATTAATGTATTTAGTAATTTCAGTGTCTCTCTTCTCAGCCATATCTTCAAATAATTCAAGTTTTCCTGAATCAAGCTTTTTATGAAATATGAAAGGAGTATATTCTGTTGGAATATGACTTACCTTATTCCATAAAAATATTTCTTGAATTTCGGGAAGAGAAAAGTGGCTTCTCCAATCAGAAGTTAATACAATATTGGTAGGAGTTAATTTTAACGCCTCATTTAATATATTAACACACTTAGGATCAAATGGATATGTAGTTCCATTGAACCAATTCTTTTTACTCCTGCTTTGTCTAAATGACCAGCTAGTTGTTATCACATCATCGATATCTAAAAATAGAACTATCATCACTAATTATTAACGAAATATAAGTAGGAAAGTTTTGAAAATTAAAGTAGTTTAGCTATATTTAGCTTTAATTTTAATGTAAAATCAAAACTAATTGAAAATCTATTTATATAAGATATATGAAAGTATTCGGAAAAGAAAGAAATTGTATAATTCATGATGAAAACAAAGTATGTGGATTCTTTGGTGAATATCGCTTCTTATCTAATTATGATTGGTGCGAAATACATTATGATGGATTAGTGTATTCATCTACTGAGGCTGCTTATCAGGCTGCTAAATCATTAGATAGAGAAACTCAAATTGAATATACAAGAATGGGTCCATCGGAGTCAAAAAAAATAGCATACAAATTACCTATAAGAGAAGATTGGTATGATATAAGACTTGATGTGATGTATGCGGTTATTAAAGATAAATTTACACGACACGAAGAATTGAAAACTAAATTACTTCAGACGGGTGATAAATATTTAGAGGAAACTAATTATTGGAAAGATGTTTTTTGGGGTGTGTATGATAGAAAAGGTGAGAACAATTTAGGAAAAATATTAATGCGAGTTAGAGAAGAAATTAAAAAATAGAATTATGGATATGTTGACAATCTGTATTGATGAATTAGCTCATTCTGATTATAATGACTACATAGAACAGAATTTATCTTTAGAACAATTAAAAAATCTAACTAAATTCTTTTTTGGTTGGAAAGGAATTACTTCAGATGAATTGTGGCATATATATAATTCTGATAATAAAGAAATTATCACAAATATACCGCTCATTAAAAGTTTTATTAAATATTGTAAAAACGAACAAGAAATTGAAAATTTAATTAGAAGTTTAGTGTGACGGTTTAATAAAAATATTAATGCTAATATGGAAACTATATTGAATTACATAGTCAATAATCGCATAGTCAATGTTGATGGTTGGTATTATTGCCAGAAAAATTGCATTGTTAGTGAACATTCGGTAGAACTTTATTTTGAAAATACAAATTCATCACTTGATTATTATATTATGATTAATTTAAGTAAACCATTTAAGTTTTCATTATATAGAGGTGAAAAAATACAGAAGAAAGCATTTCAAAAAGCTTTTTATAAAAAGTTACCAAGAAATTTAAAAATTCAAAAATTAGTAGGGGGTAGATTATGATACAAATTGATTTTATCCGAGAAAATAAAGATATGATAATCGAAGAATTAAATAAAAAACATTTTCGTAATGCAAAAAAATATGTGGAAATAATTTTAGAAACCGATGCTAAGAGAATGTCAATTCAAAAAGAATTGGACGAATCTATATTAAGAATTAACATGAAATCAAATGAAATTGAAGTTTATTTAAGTAATGGTGAAATAGAGGCAGCAGAGGACATTAAAAATAAATCTAATATATTAGGAAAGAAGATTAAAGAATTAATTAAAGAATTGAAAGATGTTGAAGAAAAACTTAATGATAAATTAGTTAAGCTTCCTAATATACCGCACACCGATGTTCCTGACATACATTGAACGGGAGCGCATTAACACTTTCTATAATTATGCATCTCTTTTAGAAAATAATCAAACAGTTTATGATGTTAAATTACCATATGCACAGGATTTTATTTAATAAATTAAAAATATGAAATTATTAAAAGTAGAATTATTATCATTATTAATTTACGTAATTTTAACTCTACCCCATCTTAGTTATTTAATATTTGATGTTGGTATACAATATTCATTACCTGTTTGTTTATCGGTTGGTATAGTTTCAGTTATAATTGGTAATATAATAATGTTTGATAGGAAATAATTGATATAAAATTTGGAAGTTTAATTATTTTTGTATATATTTGTGTTAAAATTAAATTTATGGGATATTCAATTTCACAAGGTAAAACATCTTTTAAAATTAAAGGTGAAAATATTCAAGGAGCATTAAAAGCTATTAAGGATTTTGCATCGAAGCGAACAAAATTAGGATATTTTGATGCTAAAAAAATTGCAAATGCTAAAACATTAGACGAAGCGTTTAAAGAACTTTGTTGGAAATTTAAGTACACCGAAGTACAAGAAGATGTTTTAACGCTTGATAAAGCAAAAGTTATGTTAGAGTCTCTTTATGGAAAAATAAAAAATGAAGGTGCTAGTGAACAATATGCGTTGTCTTGCTTAGATGAAATTATTTCTAAATTTCCTAAAGATAAAGATGTTATAGGTATCACACAACAAGTCGAATATTTAGGCGAAGAAAGAATAATCTTTAATGTTATTGCACCATTTGTTGAAGAAGGTAGCTTTATTGAAATTGTGGGTGAGGATGGTGAAACATGGCGTTGGGTTTTTGAAGGTGGTAAGTGTGAAGAAAAGAAACCAAAAATAAAATGGTAATATTTGTAATTGCGATTCAAGCTGGTAAATGTACAATAGAGAAAAATAAATTCAAAATAAGAAAACAATTTCAAAAAATAAACGTTTACTATAATATAACCCATTAAGGGAACAAATAAGTTTAAATATATACTATTATGAAAGCAATGATTTTAAGTTTATGTCTATCGTTATCGCTAAGTTTGCAAAAACTTGGGGTGGTAGGCGTATGTAAAGTCATTAGTTAATATAAAAGACTTTAAATATCTTAAACCCTAAGTTCAAAAGACTTAGGGTTTTTTGTTTTATATTAAAAAAATTAATGAAATTATGGAAAAGATAATGATTAAAGTTGTGGGTATGTTTAGTAATTGTTATATTCCTAAATATGATATGTATTTTGCTACAAAAACAGAACATGGTAATGATGCTATAATTAAAAAAGCAAATGCAATGATAACAGTTTCAAATAATTTTAAAAACATTAATGAAGATTATAAAAGACAATTAGAAAATGAAGATGAAAAAAATAATGAAACGAAGGCTATATTGGATGGATATAAAGTGATGTAGTTTTTAATGCTCCCATGGTGGAATGGCAGACACGCTCGGCTTAAAATCGAGTGCCTTGTGCATACAGGTTCAAGTCCTGTTGGGAGTACTAATTATCACATGCCCTTGTGATGTAATGCAGCCATGAACGCCTTAGAAGCGTTTGCGAAGTAATAGTAGCGTGTAGGTTCGAGTCCTACCAAGGGTACACAATAATGGAGGGAATCTGGCTGGATGAAGAGCCAATCTTGAAAATTGGTAAATCGGTGATGAACTGGTTTGTGGGTTCGAGTCCCACTTCCTCCTCAAAATGGTACTATGGCCGAGTGGATATAGGCGCACGTCTGCAAAACGTGATACATCAGTTCGAACCTGATTAGTACCTCAAAAATGGAGAGTAGGCAAATATTGGTTTGTTGCGGCATCCTGCTAAGATGTTCCGTATAAAAGCGGTGAGGGTTCAATTCCCTTGCTCTCCTCAAATAAAGTTCTATTGTGTAAATATTATCACACTTAAACGTAGCCGAACTTTTTGATATATAATATCAAAAAAAAGCTATGAGTTTAAAAAGTGAGAAAATATTAAAGTATGCTAAAAAAATTAGAGCGATTGAATTATTAGGTGGTTGTTGCATTGAATGTGGTGTTGATAATATACATAAATTATGTTTTCACCATATAAATAGAAATGATAAAAAATTTGATATTTCGGATAAATTAGGATTAAAGTGGAACAAAATAAAAGATGAAGTTATAAAATGTGAGTTATTATGTTTAAATTGTCATACAGAAAAACATTATAATGAAATTTCTGATAAAAAAGATATAAAAAGAAGGAGTGAAAAAAAACTATTTATTTCAATAAAGGGTGATTCATGTGAATATTGTAATTATAATAAGTGTGATGCAACATTAGAATTTCATCATCATAATGATAATAAAAATTTCTCTATAGGGAAAAAAAGATTAACTAAAAATAATTTATTATTATTTATAGAAGAAATAAACAAGTGTACTTTATTATGTAAAAATTGCCATATTCATTTACATAAAGATAGTTTCTATGATGATAATAAAGATGAAATAATAAAAAAGAAAAATGATTATATTGATTTAAATAAAATTGATTTAGATAAATTTTTTGAATTATATAATGGTGGGTATAAACAAGTTGAAATATCAAAACTGTTAAATTGTTCAAAAAGTAGAATCTCAGAATTAGTTTCAAAATATTTTAAAGGGAAGAATACTCAAGTGATTTAAGAGGATACATTGGAAATGTATTAGATCGGGATTAACCTGGTGCGTGAGTTTGAATCTCACTTCTTCCACAAATGGCTTAGTGATGTAATTGGTAAACGTGTTCGGTTCAAACCCGAAATTTTATAGGTTCGAGTCCTATCTAAGCTACAATAATAAATGCCATTGTGGTGGAATTGGTTATACACACTAGTCTAAGAAACTAGGAATTGCAGGTTCGACTCCTGTCAATGGTACTAAAAAATATATATTTATGTGATAAAAAAACAAAATGTAAAGGTTAAAATAACAGATATAGCAAATAATATTCTATTAAATGGTACTTTTAATATAAGAATTAAAAATTATAGAATTGAAATTTTAATTGATTATCCAACATTTAAAAAATTGGAATCTGAGGATAAAGGATATATGTTATTTAATGATATGGTTATTACAATTAATGATATGAATGTAAAACCAATTATTTATTATTTTCTTTTAGAAGAACCTATATCAGATAATGATAATAGAAGAGAATTTTTTAAATTTCTAAACGGTAGTGATAAATATATTGAAGAAGAAATGTATATAGTTCATAGAAGAAAGCGTGATTTTACAACAGAGCATTTAACTATTGAATTTGATAATATTGAATATTCAATAATTGATTATATAATCTATTGTCAAAAAATTTACGATAAAGCAATTAGACAGAAAATTAATATATTTAAACAAAATTTACCAGAAATAATAGAATTTAATTCTACTAAAGAAGTTCTACAACTAAATATTCGTGAAAAAGATGATGATGATGGATTTGTATTTGAATACTTAGATTGTAATAATAAATCAATTATTAATTTTGAATCGTATGATGATATTAATTCTTATGAGATTTCGGAAATATATGGTAACATGCTTAATATAAATAAACAAGTTAAAATATTACAATTTTAGCTTGTTGGCTAAATAATTTGCAATTGTATTTTAAGTCCTCTATCATTCAAAGTATTCATGAATGTAATTATATATTGTGCTAACATAGAGTCATCAGGATTCATATAAATGGATACTAATTCTTCTGTATTAGAACTATATTCATTATTGGTTATAAAATTTAATAGTTTATCAAAATCTGAGCGGTATTTTTTACGTCTATCGCTATCATTATACATAAAAGGAGTTCCAATAGGATTACGCAAACCAGGGTATGACATTACTTTCTTTTTTAAATAGCTAAGAAGTGATATTTTTCTATATGACATAGGAAATTTTGAAAAACCTTCTTCAAATAGATTTAAGTATTGTTCTCTTAGTTTTTCTATATCGTTATTCATAATTTTGGGACATTTATTCCTATTTCTACTAAATGAGAATCAAAAAGTTTTAAAATGTTTGTATTTGTGTATATATTTTGCTATATTTGTGTATATGAAAAAAATAAGCACATTATTTAAAAAGGATCCTAAAGATTTGGGTTTAGTAACTACTGAAGTTAGTCCTGAAAATGATTGGGTTATAAAAGGAGAAGGTATAGCAACTCGTAAATGGGATGGTATTGCTACTGCTATTATGGACGGTTGTTTATTTAAAAGGTATGATGTAAAAAAAGGAAGAACTGCTCCTATTGGTGCTATTCCTTGTCAAGAACCTGATGAAATAACAGGACATCATCCACATTGGGTAAAATGTGAAAGAACAAATCCTGCCGATAAATATTTCTTTATGGCATTTGATAGTTTAGAAGATAAATCTGAGGGAACATATGAATTAATTTCTGATAATTTTCAAGGTAGACATTCTAAAAAGAATCCTGAGAACATTACAGGACATAAGCTTATTAAACATGGTGTTGAATCATTTGAATTGAATGATTTAAGCTTTGAAGCTATAAAAGCGTTTATATGCAATCCTGATAATGATGTTGAAGGTATTGTATTCCACCATAAGACTGATGGTAGAATGTGTAAAATTAAAAAATCTAATTTTGGAGTCCTTAGATATAAAATATAATGAAAAAGATTAATCATTTATCTCTCATAGAATTAGAAGCAGAACTCGCCGAGTTAAAATCTGATACATTGTATATAAAAATACTTGAATTACAGAAACAAATTACTGTAATGAAAAATATTAACAATAAAGAAGTTATTGAAGATTTTCTTAAAGAAAATAAAAACAGACTTGTAAAAGTAAAAGGTATTGTAGATAAAGGCATTATTCAAGATGCTTTTTTAAAAAGAAATGATATAGTTGTAAAAGTTCTTATATATGGTTATAACCGTAGTAAAAGATTTTTTAACTATAAATTAAATGAAATTGATATTATTGGGAAATATATTCCACCTGTAGTAAAAAATATAAATTAGAATGGATTTATCTTTCGAAATGTTATATGATGGTATGGAGTTCTCTGCTCGAATAAATGAAATACCTTGTGTTGGTAAAATAGCATTGTTCGATGGTGGTGTATATTTGTGTCAAAATGTAAAATCGGGGGCATATTGTGTTCGTAATAAAAGACATGGATATGATTTTAGTTGGGCAATATTAACAAAGAATTGTTATAAGAAAACAATAGAACGTGCATTAAAACAAAATCATGTATCTGAGTTTAAAATTTTAAATAGAAGAAAGAATAGAATAACTGAATTTTATAATAAAAAATAGAATGAATTTAACATTTGAGTCATTGCAAGATGGTATGGAATTTTCCGCACATATAGATGGGACACCATGTGAAGGTAAACTTTGTATGTATGATAACCATGTCTTTTTATGTCAAGACAAGAAAGATGGTATTGATTGTAGACGTGACAGAAGACATGGTTATCAATTTAGTTGGATAATTAAAGATCCATATAAAAAAACTACAACACTTGATCAAGCATTGAAGATACATGGTGTAACTGGATTTAAAATTCTGAATAAAAGAAAAGATAGAATAACTGACTTTTATAATCAAAACTAATTGAAATGGAATTATCTTTTGAATCATTAACAGATGGTATGGAATTTTCTGCTAACATAGATGGAATACCATGTGTTGGTAAAATTGCTGTATTTAGTGGTTTTGTATATTTATGTCAAAATAAAAAATCTGGCGCACTTTGTGGATACGATAAAAGACATGGTTATAATAGTAGTTGGATAATTAGAAATCCTGCTAAACATGTTCCATCACTATCGGTATCGTTCGCTGAAAACAGAGTAACTGAATTTAAAATTCTGAATAAAAGAAAAGATAGAATAACTGAATTTTATAATCAACATTAAAATGGATTTATCTTTCGAATTGTTATATGATGGTATAGAATATTCTGCTAACATTGTTGGAATACCTTGTGTAGGTAAAGTTTCTATGTTTGATAACAGTGTTTATTTATGTCAAGATAAAACAGAAGGTTCTGACTGTGGTGTTGATAGAAGACATGGTTATGATTACAGTTGGGTGATTGTAGAAAGTTTGGACGATACTCCATTAGAAGAAGCATTGGATTTAAATGATGTTAAAGATTTTAAAATAATAAATAGAGTAGCTGATAAAAGAAAAGAAAGAATAAATAAATTAAATTTTGACTAATATCTATTATTATTTCAAATAGTCAATTAACGAAGAAAGTATTTCTTGTTTATTTTCTATACCATCAATTTGTTTTACAAAATTTATAAATCTTTTTTTATCATCATCACTTGTAAATTTAATATGTTGATTTCCAATAGAACCATTATCATAAACTCTAAATGTTGTAGTATAATTATTATCAACAGTTTCAAAAAAATCATTTATTGAATTATATACCAATGTATTATAATCATCAAATAGTTTACTGTTTATAAAAATTATATTTAAGAATCCTGCTGATGCTACATAGGTACTAACACCAGAAGTATCAATTACGCATGTTATAGGATTCTCGTATTTACCTACTAGTAAATTAAAAACTCCCCATTTTTCTTTACTTTTATTGAGATAATAAATAAAATTATTTGCTTCTGAATACACATCATCCTCTTCTTCGTCTTCATCATCAAAGTCAACATTTTCTCTAATATCTAATGGTTTATCAAAACGAAATGCATTTAGAGGGATATTATTTTCAGTTAAGAATGTTATAACATTTTTTATACTATTGGTATCGGTAAATTTTCTATAGATTACATCAGATGTTATATTAACGTATATTCTATATTTAGATTTTTTCCTTTGGTATTTACCCAATCTAACATAATCATTATTCTTTGCAATATCTAAAAATTCTTCTCTAATCATAGTAAATTTAATGCTTGACGGAGTTCCCCAAGTACTCGTTTTATTATATTTTAGACTATGTGGTTCAATAATACATCTACAATTACCTGTTTTTTTATTCCATGTATGTATAATTCCATATTTTTCTTTACTTTTTTCTAAGTCTTCGAAAAATATTTCGTCTTCTTCTTCCTCGCCATCATCATCGTAATCTAAATATTCATTTAATGTCATAATTTTTTTCAATTCATCATCAAGTTCAATAGTCTTAAATGTCTTTTCGCATTCTTTTACTAACTCTTTAATATTATTGTATTTTTTAGATATAACCATAATACCTTCTAATTCTATAGATGGTCCATCAACAGATAAAGTTTCAATTTCTTTTATATCTTTATTAAGAACAATTGTGTAATAATCACTATCTTGAATTAAATGATACCATATCTTTCTACTATTATCATTAGTGGCATAAGAAGAACTTCTAGCATATCCAATTTCATTTATAAGAGCTTTGTACATCTTATACCCTAAACCAATTCCAAATAATTTATCGGATAATCCTATTGCATGTATTCTATTTAATGGATGTTCAACTTGAAAAGCTAATTTTAATTTAAGTCTATTTTGTGTAATTTCTTTATATTCATTTACTAATTTAAGTAAATGTATGTTCTCTTTTACTGATACTGACCATTCATCAGTTTTGTAAACTTTTCTATCTAATACAGCATATAAATCATCTACAGAAATGTATTTTAAAATTGTTCTAATTTCGGTTAATAATAATTCACCTTTATCATCAGTTTGGGATTCTGGTTTATTTTTTGTAAGTTCTTTATTTTGTATTAGATAAAAGTCCTTATTAGAGTCTATCCATTGTTTAGACATCTCTTTTTCAAATAAATAGAATTTCTTTAAAAATTTCATAGTTTATATATTAATATTACAGCTTTGATTAATATATAGATTTAGAAAACTTTTAGTATAGGGTGAAGAAACTATTGAATAAAACGTTTAAGGAGATGGCTTTTGAGTTTTCCCTTATGGTTACTTTTAGTACAGGAGTTACTGCATTCTATCATGTTGTCTTAGGAATAATTAATGATTATAAACCACATTTTACTAACCACGCATTAATTTATTTAATACTTACATCTTGTTGTATCCTATTACAGTCTATCTATGAAGTTATCCAAGAAAAGAACTCTATTGGGAAAGTAATACCATGTTTTATTGATAGAATAATTAACATCGTTGGATTTACCTTCATGTTAGTTCCAACTGTCTTAATTATCAATAAAGCATTTGGTTATACTGAAATTCTTGGAGATTTTAAGATTCAAGGCGTTGTTTTGAGCTATTTTTTATCATTTATAACATTTTTAGTAAGAACTTACATATTTCATAGAGATTAATTTGTGAATTCAAGGTTTTTTGTGTAAATTTGTATTATAATTCAAATTATGGAAAGTATAAGAACTACATTAATAGCTAAAACTCTTAAAAATTATCCTTCGCATAAAATAATTTTATATGCTATAGAATTGGGTAAGGGTATGATGTATTCTTTACAGAAAGCTTTAAGAAATGAAAATATTAGACATTATATGTTGGATATGTGTGACTTACATGTGGATATTTATTTGAATCATATTAAAAGTAGCTCAGAACATTCGGTTTTTGTATTAGCTGATTTCCATAAATTATCAGAATCAAATAAAAATAAAATTCTAATGTATATGTTCGAAAATGATAAGAAGTTGAATTTTGTTATCTGTGGATTGGATAGTATAAGCATTGATAATGTGCTATTAAATAAAATGATTACAGTTTAAATTTGTATTTGTTTACAAATTTTAGTACCTTTGTATTACTAAATAATAAAACTATGCTAAAAGTATTTATATCAGATGGTGGACTTGGATATGGGCAAGCAGCATTCTTAATAAAATTGGAAGGTGATGATTATTTGTGTATAGCAACACATGGTATTGATGAAGATGATACCTACGCAATGTATCGTGTGGGTGAAATTGTAAAAGATTTGGAAGATATTTATGTATCGCCAAGTGATTTTAAATTGGAGGACTCTCCTTTATTCAAAACATATCTATTCCAACATTTCTTAAAAACTAAAGTATAATGTCAAGTTTCAAATTTATAGAAATGAGAGATTGTGGTTCTACCAATTGTCCACATTGTGGTTCGGAAGGCAGGTATATCTATACTTGGGAACAGGATGGTAAGGTATATTCTGCTATGGCAGGATGCTACAAAGCATTAACTGGTAAATTAGAGAAAGGCGAAGCTTCTCGTTTCTATGAAATTTTAGCTGAAAAAGTAGTAAAAAATAAAACTCTTAATGGTTGGGATAAAGCAGTGTTAAGAATGCAGGAATATATTAAAGCAAATATTACGGATGTAAAAAAAGTAATATGGGCAGAAAATAAAATAGGTGAAGCATTGAGTCAAAGAAAAAAATATTTAGCTAAAAAGAGATATTAGTATGTGTTTAACTGCATTTAGAAATGGTGACTTAGTGAGAATGCCAAACTGCAAAGATTTTAGATTGACATCTGATGTATATGAATATAAAATAGGGAGAATGGGATTTAATACTGATAGAGAAAATGATAAGCCAATTTCTTATTTAAAATTACTAGAATCTGCTTACTTAGTAGAAACTAAAAGTGGAAGAAAAAATAAATAACTATTTTCTTATTATTGCATAGTTCTTGATAAACCAATCAATCGTATTGTTCAACCCTTCTTCTAAGGATGTAAATTCAAAATCCTTAAAATCACTCTTAGCTGTTTTTTTAAATTGACCATTTGGTTTTGATGTATCAAACTTCATCTTACTTAATACATTAAATCTATCGGCTATTATAACGGCAATATCTTTTATTGAATACTCATTTTCATTGATTGCCATAAAAGGTTCTTCTCTTTTCCAATTATCAATACTCCATAATATAAGTTTAGATAAATCATCCGAATAGATAAACTGTCTTAATGGTGTACCATCACTCCATACAATAAAATCATTCCCTGTAAGGCTAGCTTCATATGCCTTTCTAATTAGTGCAGGAATCAAATGTGAATTTTCTAAATGATAGTAATCATTCTTACCGTAGACATTTGTAGGTATTACGCTTATCCAATTCTTACCTGTGAAATTTCTATACATCTTAGTTTGATAATATAATAGTCTTTTAGCATATGAATATCCACTGTTGGATGAATGTGGACTTCCTAAATCTAATTGATTTGCAGTTAATGGATATGAAACATTGTCATTTGGAAATATACAAGTAGATAAAATAGAAATAAAGTTCTCTACATTATTATTCAAAGCGGATTCTAAAATGTTTGAATTGATTTTAACGTTCTCGCTAAAAAATCCATTGTTATCTTTCATATTTGAAAATACACCTCCGACTTTTGCAGCACAATGTATGATTGTATCAGGTGCTTCGGCTTCAATATAATTATTAGTTTGAGTTAAGTCTAATAAATTAGCCTTCTCTCTTGTATGTTCAATAGCATTACTAATATTATTTGCCAAAGAACTACCTAATAGTCCTTTTGATCCAGTTATCATTATTCGTTGCATAACACATCATTTATCATTACTTTAAGTAAACCAGGTAATTTAGTTTCATATTTCCATCTCATTTTAGTCCTTTATTTACAATTTTATTCATATAAAAATTATAATTTATTAATTATATTCAAACTTTCACTTTTGTTTATTATATAACAAAATAAAGTACATGAATTCTGAGTGGGTAGATAATATTGATGTAAATGAAATGATTTATCTTGCATCATTTGATGATGATTTAGGTGATAGACACACACTCGCATTTTATTATAAGGATTATTTATTAGTGATTCAAGAAAATGCTTCTGTGATAGTTGTGTGGAAAAATACAGGTTCGCGTTCGAGCGGTATTTATGATTTTGAATGTGTCTATAGTTTTAATTATTTTAATAAAGAAGATAAATCAGAATTTTTAAATTTTAAAGAAAAATATGAAAAAATGGTTAAAAATATCACTTTTATATTTAAAGACAAAGAAGAAATTGTAGAAAGATTTAAAATTCAAAAAAGAAAATCAACAATTGAAGAATTTTGTAAATAAGTTTAAAATACACATCTAAATTTAGAAAAATATGAAATATGCAATTATAATCTTACTTTTTATCGTATTAGGGTGTAGTAGTACTAAACCTATCATACAAGAACATGTTCACATTAAAAAAAATGATGTTACTGATGTTATCACTTTAAAAAGAGGTAATCAACAAATTTTATTGGTTGGTGTAAAACATGTTGGAAGTATTAAATATTATAAACAAATACAAAGTATTTTAGATACATGTAGCACAGTGTTATATGAAGGAATTGATTTGGGTGATGAAAAGAGTGTTGAATATGAAGAAGCATCAAAAACATTAAAAGAAAGCTATGAAAAAATAGATGATTCTACTATTGTATATCAAGCAGATTATATAGAATATTCTGATGATTGGTATTTATCTGATTTAAATTCTGATGATATGGTAGCAATTTTTAATAGTAAGAGTTGGTATTTAGATGTTATGAAGAACAGCCTTTATGATCCTAAAATATATAATGCAGTAATAATTTTAAGAAATAATAAGACTGTTTTATATAGTATAAGATTGCTTGGGAAACATCACAATAATATTACTATATTATATGGTAATTTACATTTGAAACATTTTATTGAAGAATTTTCTAAATTAGGATTTGTGGTAGCTAAAGAAGAGGAAATAACATTATAATTTTTCCTCTTCTTTATTAATAATTTTGGCGGTGTTCATTAAAGAGTTATCTTCAAAAAATAATTCTATTTTTCTCTTTCTACTGTCCATCCAATCATAATAACAATCGTCATAATAACAATCATCACATTTACAATAAGAATTACACCAATGTTCATATGATTCGTCGTAATAACCATAACTCCAATAATCCTCTTTTATCTCATTTTCTACAATTTTCTTAGATGTGTAATTTTTATTCATGTCTGTATATATCAAACTTTTAACGTATTTTAAATATAATTGTTATGAATAGAGAAGAAATAAATAGTATGAGCAATATTTACTATTTAGAAAACTATATAGACATTGATACATCGGGACAAGCTTCTTTAAGAATAACTTACTTCAAAAATGATCACCCAGCATTAGAACAGGAAATATTAGACAGAGATATTGCTATTAGAGGTTGTAAATTAACATCAATGTTATTTGATGCGGAATGGTACATTTATAAATTATGTAATGTTGTAAATATAGTTGAATTCACAACTCAATTAGATAGCTTTATTATTTATACTCTAATAGGTAAATCTGTGATATCTGTTAGAGATAAAGGAGTAGTAAGAAAATTAAATATAGATGAATTATTTTTAGAATACGATTTTATAGAAGACGATAAAAAATTAAGTGAAAATCAAATAGATAATTTTAATATTGACACTTTAAATATTAATAGTAAGAAATTGTGATAGAGCTTAATAAATTTTATATAATGAATATGCATTTAATCTACATTATATGTGAGCGATCATCTGTTTGGACTAAAAATAATGCACATATGGGATACAATTTTATTGTTTTGGGTGAAATAATAGATGAAAATACTTTTGATGTGCGTAATGCATCAGGAAAAATTATATGGTTCAATACACATGATATGAATTTAGATAAACCAACTAAGAAAGAGTTTGATAATTTTTTTAATTATATTCATACTAAAGAAAAAGAATTTACTGCGAATTTATATGAATTGATAGAACAGGATTATCCAAACATACTATATAAATTTCCAACATTAAAGCAAATAAGAGGTTCAAAAATTAAATGTCTTTTATAGAATAGCCTTTGCCTATTTTTTCTAAACGAATTCCTCTATTTTCCAATTCCTTTTTAACATCTTCCATATTTTGTGTTTTCAATGTAATTAAATAATTAAATTTGGCATCAGATAGAACACCACCATTTATTTCGAATTCTTTTAATAGCAGATCACAGAACGTTTTAACATCCATTTTACTAACACCAATAAATGTGAAGAAATCTTCTATAGTATTAAATTCTTTACCATTACATGATATTAACCCGTTGTAAATAGAAACTTCATATTCTTCATCTTCATGCCACTTAACGAAGTGATACTTCCTATTAACCTTAAATAGTTGTAAATAGTTATTATAGCTCCTTATTTCATGACAGACGAAATATAAATCGTCAAACATAGTAAATATTTCTTGGAATAATAGTTGATCATTACTTAATTCACTACCTTCAACATATTTTCTACTGTCAATAGAATAATTATTTTCGAGTTTTCTATCGGTTGATAACCCTTCCCAATTTATTTTAGATGCCGCTAAAGCAACATCTTTAATATAAGAAATATCTACATATTCATTTACTGTATGCTCATTCCAAACACCAACAGAAATATTAACACATTCTGGAATTAAATCTACAAAAAATGCACTATCTGTATAATATCCCGTACTATCTTTATGGAATTTCATACCCACATTGTAAAATTCTTTAATTAGATTATCTACAAATATATTAGAACAACATACTCTTCCAAGTTGTCTATTCACAATAGAGCCTTTTTCTTTTCTATCAAAAGTAATTATCCTTTTAAATTTTTTAAAATATTCAGGTTTCTCTTCTATTGCGTGTATAGAACCATATGGATAATCTCCATGAACTGTTGATTCCTCACCTAAGAAGAAATAATAAGTACCTGGTATTCCTTTAGATATTAAATAAAATAGTACAGTACAACCCGCTTTATTATCACCACCTAATATTGTAGTTTTATCGGTTGATATAATATTACCATTAATTATATGATTTACCTTTTCGTAATTCTTTGAAGCAGTATCTAAATGTGATGTAAATAAAGTTTCACTATTATCAATTTCATAATAATAATTACCTATTGCATCCTTTTTCCAACCATTAGGTAATAAGTGTTCTAAAGTATCCTCTTTTCCGAAAGGGATTGTGTAATCGGTTAGATTTAAAAATGTTTTTTTAAAGTCGAATCCTCTATTTTCTTGATTTTCAATAGATTCTTTGAAGAAATTTTCATATTTATGGTAATATTTCACAATTTATATATTAATATTCAAACTTTATAAAAAATAAAGCATATAAACATATATAAAAAGAATAATATCAATGATTTACGAGCTTAATGAAAATGAGTTAAGGGATTACGTTAAAACCTATAAAAGAAAAAGCATTATATCTTCTATAGAAGACGATAGTCCAAATAAAATATATTTAAAAAATGTACCGAGAAGAAAAAGAAAGCTATTACAATATCTTTCTAATTATGGTGTAATCGGTGGTAGCATGGCATTAAAACTTTATGGTGTATTACAAAGATGTGTATATGATATTGATTTGTTATGTAATGACTCAGGATATACATATTTAAAAACCAATCATAGAAAACGTAGATATAATGTATATAGTTCATTCTCGCCATTATCCAAACACCATGTAGATTGTTTGGCTGTTAGTAAACATAACTTATTATGTATGAAAACTGATATATTTATAAAAGAAAATATCAATTACATAGAAATTGATGGAATTAAATTACAATCTTTGAATGATATTATAAATGAAAAGACATTAGCAATGAGATATAAAGATGTGGGTGATTTAAAAGAAATTCTTTCAAGAGTAGATTCCGATCAATATATTGTTAAAACAAACAGAACAATTTTTAGGAGTATTTTTGAATCATTATATACAACAGTATAAAATATTTTTATGAAAATGAACATAAATGAATTAGATTTATCACAATTTGAATATATAGGATCGGAAATTGAGCATAACATTTCAAATGTTGGATTTAAAGATTATTTTATATATGATAATTTATTAGTATTAGTAGTTCCAAGTGTTATTATTAAATTTTATGACAAAAAACTAAGTATGACACATAGTGAAAATCTTTATATGTTGAATAAAATTTTACATTTAATTACAAAGCACATTAATTTTACAGAAAATTATTCAAATATGATGAATAATATAAAACAAACCATAGGACGTAATTATATTACATATGATGCTATTAAATTAGCATATCGTATATCATTGAGAAGAAGAAAAATTGATGAATTATTATGAACATTGCCAGAAAATTTATAATTTCAGAAGTTTTACAATTACCACCTACAAATTTTTCAGAGGAAGAGTTAAATACGTTGAATATATTTTATAATTTATTTCTAAAAATAAAAATGTTTACTGAAAATGATATTCAATATTATTTTATGCATAATCATTGTATATTTATGTTCAATCCTAAAACAAATGATGTAAAATTTAATGTAATATTTTATTATATATTTATGCGAGATTATAAATTTACAGATAATAGTCTAAAATATTTTTTAAAACTATATTTAACTGCTATTTTTAAATTGGATGTAAAAAATGTTGATTGTTACGAGAAATCATTTTCACACATAGAAGATATGTATTTCAAACACTCTTTATGGAATCCTATTAGAAAAATAAATGGTATTTTAGTTTCTATTTATTCTTTTGTTTTAAAAAAATTTAATCATTAATATTTATTTCTATAGCAGTATTTTTAATTAACGCATTAATATTTTCTATTATATTAATGTATAATTTTTTATAAAAATCTATATCACCAAAATCGGTAAAGTTTAAATTATTATTGTAAAAGTAATCAGGAAATTCACTATTTTTATAAGATTTTACAAATTCATTAATATTCGGTAATGATACAGAAACAATATATTGTTTTATATTATCTATCTCATTGGTTAAAACTGCCTCTTCTTGTTCATCTGCTTTTTTCCCAGTTTTTTTCAATATTCTTTTCCCTATTTTATCATCAAAATAATCAACTGATATAACTTTATATTTTTGTGATATTTTATTTAAATCTAAATCCATTCTTACTAATAATTCTTGATCCTCAAGTCCCATATTTTTTATATTATTTGGTGTATTTAAAAATTTGTTTCTTGTTAATGATATGAATTTCATTCTTTTTGAAATGTGTTCTTTTTTATACAAATTAGGAAAGTCGTTATAAAAATATCTGTATGCTTTTAATTTATTTTCTTCTAAAATGTAATATAAATTTATCATTTCTGTAAAATGATAAACAATATTACTATTAAAATTTTCAAATATTTTTATGTATTTCATGTTTTTTCAATTTATTATTTTTACTTTTGTATCTAAATCACAATCACCTGTATCTAATAATTTCCAAAGTTCGACATAATTAAGTTTCGATCTTCCATAAGCATTAGAATTTATATTTTGTACCGCGATATCATATTCATAACCTTGAGAATCATTTAATGTGATATTAACGTTATTAACTATATAAGTATTTTCACTATTGTATTTATAGAATTGAATTTTCTTACCAATTAAAGACATAGCATATTCTTCTGGTATGGTATAACATTTTGGTAATTTTTTTATATTCTCGCTATATAATGGGAATGCTTCTTTTAATTTAGATATAAAATCATACCATTCATCTTCTTTAAATTGAATATCATTTAAATTGAGCTTTGCTCCAAAATATGTACTTATATTTAATTGTAAATCATATTTATTAACATTATCGTAAAATTCATCAATATTTTTGAAATGATTGTGTTCTAAATTTAAAACAGTAGATTCACATCCATTAATTCTAGCTGTTATATTACCATCATTTTCTGAAAAAGAAATATACCTAATACGAAAAGTATTTCCTTGAATATAAACAACTGGTGATTTTCTAATTGAATTGAAAAAGTTATCAATTTCTATATAAAATTCATCATCTTCTTCATTTTCATCATCAAAGTCTTCAAATAGCTTTAAATATTTCATACGAGTATATATTAAACTTTATTTTTAATGTTGGTATAATTACCATGAGCTTTAATTATATTACTAATCATAAAGAATTAAAATATAAAGTTGGGGATACCGTATTTATCGATTTGCCTTATATGGATGAAGTTCCAAAGAATTATTCTGATATTGATTACTTAGTAATAGGAATTAAATCATATAAAGAAGGTTTAAGATATTCAATTAAAGCAGAATGTGAAAATTTCTATTTACATGGTGTAGAAGAACATAAGTTGGTTACTATGGATGAACTATGGAATAATAAAATAAAATGGTTAGGGAAGTAAAAATGAAAATTCTCAACAAATTTTACCTTTCGAATGAATTAAAAGGTTTGATATAATTGTAAGATTGAATAACTTCATCATCACTAATGTTAGTATTATTAGTGTTTTTTGGATATAAATTAGTATATGGATTACTATAGAAATTGTTAATTACTTTATTGTTATCTGATTTGGGATAATATTTCTTTCTATTCCTTTTTTTAGCTTTCTTAGCCTCATTGAGAAAATCATACCACGAAAAAATTTCAATCATAACAGTATTATAATTTGGTTTATATATTAAAAAAACACCTCTAATTTAGAGATGTTTAGTGATTAGTTAAACATAATCTTTTATAATATTTAAAATTTCTTTTGATAAACCTGATTCATCATATTCTAATTCCATTGACCAAAAAACACCATCACTAATAAAATAAAGTTCTGCACAATATCTACCACCCTTAGTTCCCATTTTCCATGCCTGTAATCCTTTTAAATCATTATTATTTAATGATATATGTACAACATCATTAATAAGAATGTTAGTCCTTTTACCAATGGTTTCTGTAGTTATAATATTTATCCCCATTATAATATCATTTTATTAAATTCGTAATCAGAATCAATAGAACCAAATTTATTATAATCATCGGTTAATTCATCACCAATATTTATATCTACTTTAGCTACAGTAACTCCCATTTCATCATCATTTAAGTTAACACTTTCACAATTAGGATCATCCGAATGATTAAAAAATCTTGCGTTATCCACACACATCACATATAAACCTTTATACATGAAGCAATATTTAATGAGAAATTCCTTATATAATGGATTGGAAACAGATTGATATTCTTCTTCTGTATATAATTTATCGATAAATGTATCGATACGCCATACAATAGTTCCTTTAGGTATAAATTCGGCGGCGAATAACCCTATACCAGCACTTTCTATTGGACTTTCACTGAGATATGTTTTTACTTTTAGCATAATTCTATTATTTCATATTATAGATAATGCCTTTTAAATGTTTTAAACTTATTGTATATTTTTTGTATAATTACAAATTCTAATTATTGTGAAATATTTAATAAGAAAATTTGAAAATCGTGAGAAAGTATGTGCTCTTTTCCCAATTTTTTTAAACTTTTACTTTCTTATTTTCTATAATAACAAATGAGAAAAATCTCAAAAGAAATAGTCTATAGTAGAGATGGTAGCACCTATACAGAATGTTGGATAGGTTTAAATGTTGGTGATAAACTACTATGTATAGATAATACCATTGCTTCAAAATATGTATGTCTTACTGTAGGAAGAGTGTATACAGTATTTAGATTAGCTCTCATTGATAATAAAAATGTAGCACATATAATAGATAATGGTTGTCTTTCTTGCTTAGTTACAACAGATAGGTTTTCTATCATAAAGGATAAATTTGAAAAAAGAATTGATAAAATTGCAGGTTTAATTGAAGAATAATGCTACCACACTATCCAGTGTAATTACCAAAAGCGTAAACTAATGAAATTGTCAAACAATGAATTAAAAGAATTAGGGATAAAATCAATAGGTGTTATCTCAGAAAAGAGTCTTGCTCCTTTATTTTATATTAAATTCTTAGATGATGAGAAAGACATGGTTAGGTTTAATTCGGTGGAAGATTTTAATGAATATATTAGGGAGTTATATGCTTTAATAAGAAAAATTAAAATAGATGATATATTAGAATGATAGAATCAATTGGTATTTTCAAAGACAAGTATTTTAAAGAATTGCAAATAAAATCAATAGGAACAGTATTTAAAAATTCTAATCCTGTATATTACATTGAATTTTTAGATAAAGTAAAAAATGTAATTTATTGTAATTCTATAGAAGAATTTAATAGTAATATTATAAGCATGTGTAGAAAAATTAAGATAAATCAATTATTATAATGAATAAGTATAAATATAAGTATGAGTATATCACAAAGGAGAATATTAAAAAATTAGGAATATTATATTATACCACGACTGATCAATATTTAAAACGAAATTTCTACATTGTATTTGAAGGTGAGAAGAAGAAATTAAAATCTATTGAACATGTGAATGAATTCATAAAAACTATGTTAATAGTAGAGCTAAGAAAAAATAAAATAGATGAACTATTATGAAACAATGGTACATTTTAACTAAAGAAGAACTTTTATTATTAGGAATAAACGGTATAGAAACGAGTCACATAATTTATAGTAATAAACCATCTATATTTTTATATTATATTAAATTTGTAAATGGTACAGAAAATATTCTATATTCATTAAAAGAAATTGATGATTATATTACAAATTTGCAAATAGACATAAGAAAAAATAAAATACAAGAATTATTATGAAACCATCATTTAAAAACAGATTGTTTATTATCAATAAAAGAGTTTCTCGTATAAAAATTATATCTATTTTTCTAATAATAGAACTAATTAACTTGTCGAGTAATTATAATAATTTAGAACGTTTTTTAATATGTACAAGTGCTGTATTAGCATTGGTTATTTTTATAACACTGAAATTATTATTTCCTGAAGGAGGATTTGTTTATAGTGAAAAAGAAGAAGCAGTAATTGAAGAACAACAAATGGAAGAGAAAATAAAATTAAGAAAAAAGAAAATACAAAATTTAATATAGAATGATAAAATTACTATCATATAGCACTATTGTTTTTAATGTTGCTATGACAATAATATCAATAACAAACATATTTGTAGAAAATAATGTATTATCTTATATTATTACCATTGCATTACCAATTCAAATTGTATTAGCAGTATATTTTTTAATTATTACTATTAAAAATTATGTAAAAACTAAAAGGCAACACAAATTAATAAATTTTATAAATGAATATAAAATTAAAAAAGGTGATACTGTATACATAAATCCAAATGTGTTGAAAGAAACAAACATTACTATATCATCTAATATTAATGGTGTAGAAATAGTATATGATAAATCAATACCAAGCTTTAAAGTAGAAACTTTATCAGAAAGAAGAAAGAAACGTATTAATAATTTAGTATAATGAAAAAAATTAAACAAATTACAATTGAAGTTTTAAAATGGATATTATTTATATTATTCATTTATAGTATATCTATATTAGCATCACCATTATTTCCATGGCTTCTACTAAGTAAAAAAGCCTGTGGTTATATGGAACGTATTTTAGATTGGTATGTTGGATTAGGATTTATGCCAAAAATGCCATAAAAATATGCTAAGAGATTTCTTAAAAGAACCCGTCGTAAACAATAATGGTAAAATTCAACTTGATAAAGTAGAGAAGTTTATACAATTTAACTTTGATACCAATGAGAAAATTGGGGGTGTATTCATAATTAATAATTTATTCATTGCATATTCTAAAAAAAATGGGTACAAATCAATTATAAATATTGTTAACTCTATTCAGAGGTTTAGTAATAGTAATTTCCACTTAATTAATAGATTATATACTGAAATAGAAAGTGGAAATAAAATAACAGTAGATAGATTATCTACTGACTATAGTGAGAAGTCTAAATTTATAGAAGATAGAAAAGATTTATGTAATGTTACTAAAATAGGTAGTTATAAAAAACATTTGATACATAGAAAGCAATACTTCTACAAGTGTGTATTACAAAGACTTAAATATGTAAAAGTTAGTAGTGTTAATGAACCAATGCCACCAAAAGCGTATTTTATATCTGATAGCGAGGTATCAAATTATAAAAATATTGGGTTGGGTGGGTTTCTATATCAATCACCAACAAACAAACAAATATTTGTTGATGAAGAATTGAATATGGTATTTAAACGCGAAAGAAGACTTTCTATAATAAATGAATTATAATGGATACAAATAGAGAAAATGTGATTAGACTCATTGAGTGCTTAGGGTTTATTAAAAGTCGATATTCTATGATAACCTCACCCGTTTCAAAAAAGAGTTTTTTATCTACATTTGCAGGTGATTCATGGGTTTTGAAATATGATGATGTTGAATATGAAATAAAAATATTTAATACTGGTATAAATTTAACTAATTATGAGACTGGTAAATTAGTTTTTTCTATTGTGAACTTAATTGATGATGATTATAATGTATTTTATAAAGAATTAAGAAAGCATTTTAAAGTGTTGTTCAGAAAAAAAATTATTGAAGAAATTTAATATGGGAAATTTAATATTTAAAAGAGTTGGTGAAATGGTAGGTGTTTGTAAAAATGCCGAAATAATAGAAGTACTACAATATAATGTTGATGGTAATGGTGGATTTTTGTATATTGGTGATGGTGAGCATATAGGTATAGAATCAAAGGAAAATTTAAAAATTATGATAAATTATAAAAGACATTTCACTTGGGATAGTCGTAGTTATAAAATTGATAACTTATTAAAAGACTAATGTGTGTGGCTTTACAAGGTGGCTGTTGTTATTGTAGTTTAGCTTTTACTAAAGGCATAGACTTTAGTAAAAAGTATAGAATATGGGAAGAGAAATCATTCTTTGGATTATTTACATCCACTTATAATGAAATGAACATGTGTTATCAATGTATAGATAAATTTAAAGAAAAGTATTCCACTATAAATATTAGAAAGAGAAGAATTAAAAAGTTGTTGTAATTTTATTTTTCTTTATAAACCTATTAACATCTCTCATAACAACATCATATATTGGTCCTTTTTTAAATATAAAATCATTTTTCCACGTTTTTAATTTTTTATTATAAACAGCAACAGTAGAATCATATAGGTTTAAATATATGTATCTCCCATCAGAAAAAGAATATTTATCATCATGATTCAAATATTCGGTTGAATATTTTAATTCATCAACAAATGATAAATCTTTTATAAGTTTACTATCTAAAGTAATAGCATTTCTACTATAATCATTTTCAATTAAATATGTTATAAATTCTTTTTTAACTTCATTTAGATATGGTTTGTAGATAATTCCAACTTTATAATCATCTGCTCTAAATTTAACATAAAATGAATAGAAATCCTTATCATGTATTAAATTATTCCATATACTTTTAACCTCATTTGAGGCATCACCTTCAGATGAAATATAATGGAATTTCTTTGCTACATATTTGTAAATATAATTACCTAAATTAATACCCTTTAAAAAAGTAGGAATGCCTGCAAAATGAATTCTATTAAAGTTAATCCATTCTATTGTAATATAAAAATATGGGTCGTCTGAATTTTCATCACGATCATCACGAACGTAATACAATTTTTTATACATTTTTATTAATTCTTTATACTGTGTCATAATATCACCAGTAAAAAATAATATCTCCTTTCTATCATTATACTCAAATTCTAACTTATTACTTTGCATAAGCTTTTGAAGTTTTTCTTTAAACTTATTCAAATTGCTATAAAAAGCATTTTTTTGTGTATTATAGTTATTAAATTTACCTAATGTTATATTATCAGATGATTTAAATTCTCTCTCTAAAATCAATTTTTTGATATATTTCATAAAAAGTGAATTAGTCAATTTTTATTATATATTAATTTGAAACTTATTGATTTTGAAACTATATAATAAATATGAAGGATTTGGTAAAATTAGATATAGTATTTGAAAACTGTGATTTTATTACAATAGAGAAAGATAATATACACAATTTCTTTATTACAGACATTACAGAGAGAATATCATTGGTATCAAATGCTTTACTGGTATATAAAAAAGCAGGTACATGTCATCTAACATTGAAATGGGATAATGTTAAAAACTTTTTTATGCAGTTTGTCGATGATTCTAAAACATTAGAAAATAGAATAAAAATTAAGGATATAACTAATTACCATTTACATCTTACTGATGGCTCTGAATTAGTAATATATGTTCCATGGGAGGGTGGTGATTATACAAATTCTAAGGAAATCCACGAAGAAGTATTACAAAATGATAGAGAATTTTTTACAATAAACCATTAACTTATTGTAAATCAGACAGTTATGTAATGTAATAATTACCTTAGAATATTTCTTATTTTAATTTTTTTTAATTATATTTATGCCTAATTAAAAAATATGGTAGCTAAATTTAGAAATTATAAAACATTAACACAGGCTGAATTATCTTTATTTTTATTTAACATATATTATAGATGTATGTTTAAAATACAAAACATAAAGATTGTATCAAATGAATCACATGTTCGCAGAGAATTTCGTGGTGATAGATATGTAGTTTATTCTAAATTTACAACACAAGAAGAATTTGACAATTTGAAGAAAAAAATTAAAGAATTAAGAGCGAAGAAAAAATGACACAGACACTTACGTTTGCTCAATGGTTTGCTAAAGCAAAATTAATATTAGTATCTAAATATGAATGGGATGCTGAAGATATTATGGCATCCATTGATTCGTTGGAAGACTATTATAATGCTGGTTATACCGTTGTGGATGCAATAACAGATGACAGAACATATTGGAATTAAGACTTAGATTTCCTTTTATTCATTAAGCCCTTAATGAACTCTTTAACATCATCCTGACAATCTGTGGTGGGTAAAAAGGCATAACCTCTTACACGACTTGACCATTTAACTAAACCAATAACAGAGCCATCTTTGATTACATTATAAGTATCTGTCTTAGCAGATTCCTTTTTAGGTTGTTTCTCAAACTTAATACCATCCTTAGCAGATTCCAATAAACTAAATAATGCAAAATGTAATATCATAATCTATATATTAGATTGGTAGATACTAAACTTTTTACTTTTTAGATTCTATAATACAAAAGTCTTAAAATAAATGATTGAGATTAAATCTTACCAAATAGATGGAATAATTCGCAACTGGACTTCTGTTGCAGTTCAATTAGGAGCAATAGATATTCCTAACTGGTGTCTATGTTTAGAACAATCGTGTATATATTATACAAATTATATTCAAGCCAATGTTACGAGAACTAATAACATTCCATTAGTTGCTTCTATATTAAGCAAACTAATTAAGAATGATATTCAGATTAGACATAATTATGATACAATCGTAAAGAGAAATTTTACTATCAATAATATTAATACTAATATTACATATGAGGAATATTTATTATCCATTAAAGAAACGCATTATTATAGCTATAAAATAGAAAAAGATATTGAAGTAGAACAAATATATAAAATTGAAAATGCATATTCACACTTAGCTAATGAATTTATAAATGATATTAAAGTTAAAGCTAATGGTAGAAATATGTTAACATTTAATCTAATTGATTCTATAGAAATTTCTGAAATAGATGGATTTAACACAGTTGAAATGAAATGTACTTATGGATTTGTTTAAATATTTAAATATGGAAAATTCAAAATCTCAAAAGAAATTAAATAGAATCAAAAGTAAATGTACTAATATGTATAGAGTAAATCTATTACGTAAGTATCAGATAACTCAATTTAATCTTTTGATTAGAAAATTATTAAGTGAAGGTAGAATAACTAAAGAAGAAGTTAATTTCTACATTAAAAATAAAAATGATATTATAATATGAAAAAGTTAATTAACTGTGCTATTAAAGATTTTATTTAAAAATAAACTTTTTGCTTTTTAGATCATATAATAGTATATGATTACAAAAACATTCTATAAATAATAAAAAATGGCTATATACAGATTAGGATTTACACAGATTAAATCAATACAAGGAAATACATTCATATATAAAATTCTTATTAAGAATGAATTCGAAAAAAATTATGAAATTGAGTATTTATCATTAATACGTATTTATGGTGAACAAGATGCGGTTTTAGAAATACACAAAAATCAAACAACATTAATTTCCAAAGATAGAGTATTTGACATCCACAATAAAGAGGTGACATGGTTCAAAAAAATATGGTCAGGATTATAAATTGAACATTATGGATTCTAATTTACATAATATTTTAAATAGAATTGGATTCGAAAAAGTTTATACATATTCAGAAAATTTTGTAAATACTGTTTATAAATACAAACTCTATTGTCTTAGTGTATATGTTTATAGCAACAGTGAAATTTATTATAACTTTTATATTGATGAACATCTTTATTTTATTGATGATAATAATACTATATTATTTGGAGATAATAGAAATAGTCTATTAAAAATATTATTAAGCGAATTTAAAGTAGAATTAAGAAAAAGTAGAATAGAAGAACTACTTTAATATGTATTCTATTCTATAGTACACATAATTCTTTAATTAAGGTGTCTAATTTTTTAATTCTAATAAATGTTCTAATTTCTTTAAAATTAGCATTTTTTGTAATAAAAGTTCTAACGTTAGTAATTTTGTATTCACCATCATAAGTTTTTGTTATAATAAACTCGTGGAAAGAATGGTATGTATATTCTCTATCACTACCATAAAATTTAGCAGTTTGTTTATCAATACCTAGAGAATCTAATTCGCTCACATTAATTATATTCTCTATTTTTACTAAGTTTGAAAATAATTCTAAATATATACAACATGGAATTAAAGAAGATAACAATTACAAAAGATATGATCATATCATTGGTAAATAGTGATGGTGATGCTATGAAAATGTTTGATAATAATATTAGTACCAATTGGTTTCCTGGTTGGAATGATATATATTATCCAGCATCAATAATTATTGATTTAAAAGGTAGTTTTTCTATAAAAAAAATAAGATTATTTGATGGTGAAGCTACACCACAATTAAAAATATTAGCTGGTATAGATGATGTTTTTAATACAAAAGAGCTTCTAAATATAAATTTAGATAAATATAATCAATGGAGAGAATTTAATGTAGATGTTATTGTAAAATATTTAATAATTCAGCTTCCAAAAACTAAAACATTTTCGGCAAATGAGATAGAGTTCTATAGTGATAGTGGTGTTTTAAATGATATAATAGAGTCAAAATTTAAATTACAAGATAATGTTAATGGTATTTTTGGTGTTAATTCATTTCACTGGGTTGATAGTAGTTTATTAGAACCCTTTAAGTATATAAGAGAATATCAGTATTGGGAATGGATGGAAAATACTAAAGGTAAATATACTTTTGAGCCTACTAGGTCGGGTGCTGGTAATTTTGATACGCATTATCAAAAAATGAAAGATGATGGTTTTGTAGTTGTACCGTGTATTAATCAATCTCCAAAGTGGTTTAATGTTAATAATGATGCTTCTTTTAATAAAGATTGGAAACCCATTTTACCTGGTTCGGATTCATTAAGCCCATCATCATATATTGACTTTGCTAAATTTTTATTTCAATTAAGTGCTAGATATGGTACTGAAATTGTTAGTGATAGTTTACTTGATATTGATAGTATTCCTTTTTGGACTGGATCACCTAAAAATACCAAAAAAACTGGTCTAAATTTATTACAATATATAGAAGTTTGGAATGAACCCGATAAAACATGGAAGGGTGCTCAAGCATACTTCTCACCATTTGAATTTGCTGCTATGATGTCTGCTTGCTATGATGGACACTGTGGTACATTAGGTCCCAATGTGGGGATTAAAACGGCCAATCCTAATATGAAAGTAGTGATGGGTGGTTTAGCTAGATTATCTATTGATTATATTAAAGCAATGGACTTATGGTTTAAAACATATAGAACAGATAAGATATTCGCATCAGATGTAATTAACTTTCATCACTATTCTAATTCTATTGATATACAACAATATAATAATACAAATTCTTTTGGTATATCACCAGAAGAAGATGATATTTGTGGAAAAATGATAGAATTAAAAACTTATATTAATACTAATTATACAGACAAAGAAATGTGGCTTTCTGAATATGGATATGATACAAATAATTCATCTCAAAGAGTGCCAGATAACACAAATACAATGAATAATAAAGAAGTTATTCAAGCATCATGGTTAACAAGAACTATGTTATCATTAATGAAATCTAATATTGATAAATCTTTTTTATACATGATTTATGATGAAAGTATTAATGATAAAGGATTATATTCTATGTCAGGTGTTGTAAAAGATAAGTCACTAAATTTTGATAAAAAAATAGCTTGGGATTATATCAATAATTTATTTAAAGCACTTTATAATAGTAAATTAGATACTTATAATGATGATTTAAATGGTAATATAAATTATGTTTTTAAAAATAACGATTCATATAATAGTATCTACTTTAATAGAAATAATAATTCTGATATAAAGTATTATATTTCTAATAGTTCTGATATTACAATTGTAAAAGGTAATGAACAACCAGTTAAAATAATTAGTAATGATTTAAACAAATATATAAAAATGATAAATTTTAATATAGATGAAATACCATTAATTATAACATCTTATAAAAAATAAAAACAAAATGAAGTATTTAAAATTATACGAAGATTTTTCAGATGAATGGGATGATGAACCAGAAGAAGATGATACTGATGTAGAAACATGTTTTAACTATAATGATGATGAAAAGACTCTTGGTGTAGATATAAAAAGTCTAAAAGCTTATTTCGAAGAAAAGGGTATTAATATCGTATATTCTATTTTTGATATGACAGATTATGATTATGGTATTCATTGTGAGTATGAACTTAAAATATCCATAGAATTTAATAATATAGTAAACTATCTCCCACAAAAACAATCATTAATAGATGACTTTCGAAGATTGCCTTTTGTAGAAATCACTGATGGGAATAAGTACTTCTTTATTGTTAAATTTAAAGAAGGTATATTCGTTGAGGAAAATTAAAATATAAAATATGAAACATTTAGTAAAAATCATATATTATATGATATGGATTTTGAAACTAAAAGTAATTCCAATTCTGATAGACTCGAAAAGGAGAGAAAAATAAAAGAAGAATTTAATACATTATTAAAAGAAAATAAGTTAACTTATATTGATGAATTTATTTATGGTTTTGATAATGAACAATATTCTACTACAACTTACTATTTTAAAAATAATGATGTAGATACTATATTCAAACACATATTATATCACAAAAAAAATAAAGTGATAATTAATTATACAACACTATATGTAATATGGTATTATAATGAAGATTTAGCCTTACGTTTAAAGACTTTAATGTATAAAATCATAAATCGTAGAAAAATTTGTGATGAATTATCTGTATAATTTAGTCTATTGAAATAAATCTAACCTCTGTTCAAAAAACGATTTCTGTTCTAATTCTAAATATTCCAACTTACTCATTCTATTATACCTTTAATTTTATGTTGTCTAATTATATCCTTAAACTCTTCATTTAAGAATTCATATACTTTTGAAGAAGTTTTATTCCATAGTAAACATCTATCATCTTTAAATATCTGAAATCTGGTATTTACTTTTATTTCTGAATCCTCTCTAAACAATGGTGAACTTATTATTAAAATAAGATAATCTTTATATCTATACGATATAGCATCCGTATTTTCGGTTCTATAATAAACGAAACCAATAATATTCATAAGCTTCTTAACATTACTCATATAAAAGATTCTAATTTTTTACTTCTAATAAAAACTTTTAGTTCATCAAGTGTTAAATATTCTAATTTACTAATATCTTTTATTTCATATTTAGTAGTATCTTTAACATAATACTCTTTAAGATGGAATAATTTTTTATGAGCTTCGTGAACTTTAGCTATTACAAATTCACGAAAAATATATTCAACAGTATATCTTTCTATAGCTGCATGTTGTTTAGTTTTTACTTTACTTACTACTAATCCTAAAGATTCTAATCTCATGTTTAATTATACACTAATATAAAAAAAAGTTTGATTTTAAAACATTTAACCATAGTTTCCCATAAATGTATGGGAAAATTTAAAGAGGTATATCATATACATGAAAATAGAATGTTGGTGTTTCATCAATAATCATGACTTTTTACCTGTACCATGAATAGTAAATTTTTCTTCATGTTCTGTACCAGGTGCAACTATAACATCAAAAGTAATGTCTTTATTGACTAAGCTTTCTACAGAAGAATTCATCTTTCCAACTTCGGATTCCATGTTTACCATTACTGAACCACCTTCGTTAATTGTTTTAGACTCATTTAGATGGTTTAAATCTTCTAATGATAATTTACCTTTAAATATGATTTCTTTAGCACCTTTCTTCTTATCAAATGAGTGTTTTTCTAAACCAATACTTTCTAAAAAATCTATTATAGGTTCTACTTTCTCTAAAGTAAATCTTGCTGTACCGCTACCATGAAATTCAATACCAAACTTATTGGAAATAATGCTTTTTAATTTAAAATTAGGCTTATTGTCAAATGATTGTTCCATAAAAACATCATTACCAAAAATATTAATATGTATCCATATAGGCTCTTGTAAAGTACCCGTTATATCTCTTTTCCATTGATTTTTTAAGTTATCAATGAAACCTTCGAATGTTTTCATATTTTTCATAGTTATTATCATTTTTCTATATATTAGATATTTTATTGGCATTTTTAAAACTATTTATTTTCAAAAACATATAAGCATTATTAACCATAATAATTTAAACTATGATAATTACTTTATCTTTCTTTGTCGTTATAACATCATTAATAGCAATTGCTATTTATATTACTAAACATCAACAAAAAGCTTTTATATTGAAAATATCCAAATATAAAATTGGAGATACCATTAAATTTGGTGATTATAAATATGATGGACATATAGTAAATATAGTCAATATTAAAGAAGGTACATTAAAAAAGTGGTCAGAAACTCATTTTATTGCTATTAGCTCAGATAAAGAATATTACAGAACATGGGATAATTTTAAAACAAATGTAAGTTATGAACAGAGAATAACCGAACGCGAAGAAATTAAAATAAAATCAAAATGTTCTGAATATATGTCTAAAAACAATAAATATATTAATTAAATTTAGAAATATATGATTATAGATAATTGGAAAACTGGTGATAAATTTATTGCAAAAATACGTGATGTGGAAGTAGAAGGTAAAATTTATATTACTGGTGCTCATATATTTCTATGTCAAAATACTTTTCGTGGTATGCCTTCTCCCGATAAATTAGGATATGATGGATCGTGGATTATTCATATATCAGATGTTAAATATGATAAAGTACCATATTTAACTAACTTAAAAGTATTCAATACTTTGAATAGAAAAGAAAGAATACAAAATTTATCTTTATAATTTAAAACATTTTGAAAGTCTTGGGTATAATACACGAGATAACTTCAAAAAAACTAAAGATAACTTCAAATGAATAAACTACCTAACGACACGTTAGCTATTATAGCTGATGTTTTTTCCCTGTACAATGTTACAGATGAATCATTCCGATATAAATTGAATGATAAAAATCCAAATAGATTTAGCCTTAATGATTGGAATTATTTAACAGATATTCTACTATCAAAATTGTCAACAAATTATCCCGAAGAAAACCCTGCCTATATAGAAAGTATATCTAAAACTATCATTATACCAGTAGGGAATCTATCAGTTAAAGAAGCTAGAAAGAAAATAAATGAAGCTAGAAAGAAAATAAACGAAGAACACTTAGAAAGACAACACACAGGATTCTTCGTGGATATTAATCCTGATTATACTAATACATGGTTTGATAATATTATTAAAATAGAATTAAATCAAGTTATACAAACTATATTGATAGATTACATAGATAGAAACACAATATATTTTAATCATATAGACTATGGAGTAATATTTAAAACCATAGTAGAGAATAGAAGTATACTATCTCAAATGAGACCAGAAATTGCAATTACTATTAAAGCTTATATCAATTTCTTATATGGTGCATTATCTAATAGAGAATCTATTATTCGCTGTGATGTCTATACAGGAGACATTATTGCTAAATTTAATAAGTTCACTCAAACAATATTCGATGATTTTAGACATTATGTTATATACATAGATATCGATACAATATACATGAGAAATTATCATAATGTTGTAAATGATATAATAAGAGTATTAACTTCTAAATATGATTTTACATATAATGTTGAAGATGGATATAGTGGTATGTTCTTAGCTAAAAAGAAATTTGTATTATCTAAAGATGGTGTGGGAGTAAAGGTTAAAGGTATGAAACATTATGAAGGATAATAATTTAAAACTTTTTGTAATCGTTTTCATATAATAGTATGATAGAATATAAATTTATTATAGTTGGCGGTACGACTGATTGTTTTACAATAGATGTAGAAGATAGTGAAAAATATAATAATAGTATTATATGGAATAAAGCCATTGAACATGCGAAAAGAAAGAACCTTCGTATTGGTTCTAGGGGAATGGGAATATATTGTTATGGTTGGGAAAAAGATGGTGAATATGAAGATTCTGGATTTGAAAAAACAGTTGCCCATTCCTATCAACGAGGAGTAGCATTTAAAATGTTAAAGAATTTAAAAGATCCTATACCATATCTAAAAATGATAGCTGAAGCAGAAGGTGAGCCTAATAAATTTAATTACTTAATTTTTAATATAATTGGAATGCCTGAATATAAAAAAGTTAAAAGAATTTCCATAATAAATGATATAATATAATGTTGACAAATAAAGAAAAAGAAAAATTCGAACTAATAATTAAAGATAAAACATATCTTAAAAAAATGAATCTTATAAGAAGAATAAAATTCTTTTTTATTTCTATGTGTTATCGAATATTTAAGAAAAGCTTATAAATAATATGAAACCTAAACCATTTAATAAATCAGATAGCATAAGTAATGAAGAACTTACAAAATATGCTACTAATTTAGTAATGATGCAACTTAAAGATAGTATATCAGAAGATACTTACAATAAATTCTTTGATAAATTTACTATCGAAGTAAATCTATTTTCAGCTACTACAATAACTATTGTAAATAGAAATACAAATGAAGTATCATTTTGTTTTAATAACATAGGATTATTAATAATAGAAATTAAAAAGCTATTAAGAATAGATATTATAGAAGATTTATTGTAAAAAGTTATGCTAACACACTTTCACACCATGCCTATTACACATAATATAAACAGAATTTAAACAATGTAAAATGAAATCTATATGAAGTACATAGCAGCTATTTTAATATTAATTTCAATTAAAGGATTTATCCCTGTGGAAGTATCATGTAGTAAACAGATTCAAACAGATACATCTCTTTATAAAATATCCTATGTAAAAAAATGTACTTACATATCTATAACTGATGATATGGTTCTAAATGATAGTGTAAGATTTAATAAATTAAAACAAGAATATAATAATATAATAATTCAAAAATTTACACCAAACCAAATTAGAAGTATTAAAGAAATATGTATATCCAACTCGGAATCATTTGATTACGAAGGTTCTAATTTTGTTGGTTTATGTATAGCAATGAATTATAATAATTCATATATTCTAATAGCTTCTAACGATGATGATCATTTATCTAATTTATTACACGAATGTTGTCATGCGTTATATTTTGACAATATAGAGTTATTTAATAGTAAATATAAAGATAGATGGGAAAAATTAAATAATCAATTCGTATCCAATTATGCAAAGTGTTCTATAAAAGAAGATTTTGCCGAAACTGGTGAAACATATCTATGCAAATATAAAATAGTTGGATGCAAAGAGAAGTTAAAATTATTTGAGGAATTCTATAATGAAACTAAATGATATGAATAAATTTAAATATTGTATAGAATATCTACAGTCTATATCATATGATGATTTAGTTAATATATCATTTGATTTCTATGAAGATGATTCTAATTTTAATAACAAAGGCATTCATTTTGCGGTTGATGTAAAAGATATTAGTAGAATCTATACCGATGAAAATAACATATCTATTTATATGACTAATAAAGTATTCCCGTTTTTTGATATAACATCTGTTAAAACAGGAAGATTTGTGTATAACACAAATACTAAAAAAGGTATAGAAGCTAAAATAGATAATCTATATGCATATATTAATAAGTATAGAAGAGATAAAATTATAAATGATTTGATATGATGATATTTATTTACATATTAGCAGGGATAGGTTTTCTATCTTTAATATACTTATTCCTATTTATTGTAATGAGTATAGGTGGAGGTGGAGGTGGTGGAAATAGTAGAAGTAATAGAAGATTTGAATATATTAAAGATAAGTTCTCAAACTATAACGAAATAGATTAATATGATAGTATTTTTTGGTTGGTTCGGTTTAATTGCTGTTATGGTTGCTTTATTATATATTGTAATATCTAAGTGGTGTGAATTATTAGATATAAGTATGAACAATAGAAGAACAAGTTTACCTAGTTATAGAATGTCACCTAAAGAAAAAAAAGAGTGGGAACAGAGAATGGAGCAAATTATTAATAATAATTTAATGAACGAAATTAAAGATAAGTTGTCTTCAAAAGATTATAATAAGTTCTTTAGTAGGTTTACTATAAAAACAGATGATGTTTTTATTAATATCTATATTGAAGATAATATTACAAAAGAAACATATAATACCATGGATGATTTAGATGTTATATTAAATAAGATTAAAATTAAACTAAGAAAAGAAACTATTGAAGAATTATTATGATAGAAGTTTTAGGTTGGCTAGCTTTAATAGCAGTTATGGTTTTTTTATTATATTTTACAATAACTAAGGGTTGTGAAATATTAGATATAGATATGAATAATGGAAGAACAAGTTTACCATTATCTTCTAAAGAAATGGCGGAATGGGAAAAGGGGTATATATCAAACCGTATTAATATAGCGACAGAACAAATTAAAAATAAGATGTCTGTAGAGAATTATAATAAGTTCTCTAATAGATTTACAATAAAAGCAAATATAGCATATACATTCATTGAAGATAATATTACAAAAGATGCTTATTCCCCTACAACTTCTATAGGCTTAGATGAAACATTAAACATCATTAAAATTAAACTAAGGAAAGAAACTATTGAAGAATTATTATGAAAAAGAATTACAAAGATATTCTCAATAATCATAAGATTATGAGGGAAAAACAAAATGATACATTTACTGAGTTTTGTTTAAAACTTAATAAGAATGTAGTAGATTGTAAATCGAGAAGTAATAAAATATCCGATATACTATCAGAGGATGAACATAATACAGAAACAATAAAAGTGTGTTTAGATATTTTTATTGGGGGTTATTTATTCGAAGATTTTATTCCAAATTATACAAAATGTGGCATAGATAACGAAGTTGGTAAAAGTACCTATAAAATAGGTTATTATATATTAGACGATTATATAAATGTTGAATTATATATTGACATATTTAAACGAACAGATATTCATAATTATGATATTATTAATGAAAATGGAATAACATCAACATTTGATATAATTAATGAAGAATTAAGATCTATGTGATAAATCGAATATTGCATGTTTAATTCCTCCTTCTACCGCTTCTGTGTAAGAAGGATATCCACCTTTATGATCATTTTTTGTAATGATACCATTACTCATTGTATCTTTAAAAACATAAAAATAATTTATTTTACCATCGCTATAAGTGGAAACTACACTAATAGTTAATCTATATTGATCTGAAATATACGTTAATTGTTCTATTAAAGACATAGTCGATAATTTCTCTTTTAATTGTTCAATTTTAAATTCGTGAGATTTATCATTATCAAAGAGATTATCAAATGCTTTATTTTCAAATTTTTTAATATGTTTCATAAAATATATAAATTTTATTATATATATTAACTATCTTTTACAGAATTTTCACACCACGTTTTAAAATCATCTACAGCATTAGCAGAACCAATTCCTATCTCTTTATAATAAAGTAGATTGCTCATATTATCAGCCTTCTTAAATTTGTTAGGTATAGGATTCCATGAATATGGTGAGTTTAATGCTAAAACCTCTTCGTGTGAATCGTTAAATTTTTTCAAATGCTTCATAACTTATATATAATTTTTTAACTATAAAAATTATATTCATAAAATAACACCTAAATTGTATGTAAAGTTTTTTGAGCAGGAGAAATGGACTTGAACCAATATATTAATACAGGATTGTATTACATTTTACTTTAAACTATCTCCGCTTGTTTATATTGTATTTAAAAAATAAAATTAGTTTTAATTTAGTTGATTGTTATATTCTTAAAATATTTTTACTTATCGTTCTAAGGTAGAGCCTCTTTTTTATCTGAAGAATAGATAATCTACTATATAATGAATGGAAACAGTAATACTACCCGTAAAAGTTGTAGCTAATAACACAATAGTTAATGAGTTTAAAATCTTATATACATCTAATCTATTAATAGCGCACGACTTATACATTCATTTTAATTTCAATGATTATCACCAAGTAAAAAAGGATATTTTAAATATTCTAAATTATAACCCAGTTGGCGCATATTTCGGTGATTGTAGTGTGAGCTATCTAATTAAACAAACCACCACAAAAGACATACACGAATATAACACATTATCAATTTTAATATTAGAATCAGTAGATGTAAGATTCTATACTGATGAATCATATGAAAAATGGTCAAGTAAGTATAAAACTTTTAAAAGAAAGAATTTTATAGATAACTTTTAAATTTATTTGTATATTTCATTTTTTATTGCTATATTTGTAGGTATGAAAAAATTCAATGATTGGATAGAATATCTAAAGGAAAATGTGGAAAATAACGCATTTTTGATACAACCATTGGAATTATACAATTTAGGCATTTATAATGAATCTGACTTAGATGATGTAATTACTAAAGAAGATAGCAATATTTTAACTTCATATACGTTTCTTAAAAAGAAGCAGATTGATAGCTTTTTAGACTAATAAGAGTACCAGGCTTCCATAAATTTTCTTCATCAATTAATCTAACTTCTATCTGTGGATAGATTTTTAAAAATTTTAAAAATTCTTCTTTCCCCAAATATGTATTTAAAGTTGTTTCATAGCAAAATTCTATAGCTATTAAATATTTACCAACATTTTTTATAGGTTTGTATATTCTCTCTTCGTATTCAATTTCAAGTCCATTCGGATCTCTTTCTAAACCAACATTATTTATTGCCAATCTTTTACTATTAGTAATATCTGCTTTATGATAACTATTTTTCTTTGGATTTAAAACATCTCCAATTGTCTTGGATATAATATTTTTGTTTTTACTTTCTTGATTTTTAGCATAGGCAACTTCATCAAATGGTTTATTTGTATATCCATCATTTTTTAGTTTATCGCTATCAAAAACAAGACGAACAGAACGCATACCATCCATAGAATAATACCTGGACCTAGTGAATGATATAGATTTAATTGTTTCACCATTATCATCAAGATATCCATATGCAGGAGTATTAAGCTTTAATAAATTAGAAGTAATAACACCTTCCAATTTAGATGTCCAATGATACAATGGTTGTTTACTACCTTTTAAATAAGATTCATTTAAATGCTCAGTAAAACTCTTAATGTGCTTCATGAACTATATATTAGAATTATTCTATACAAAACCATACTTACACTTAACTAATATCGTACCATCATAATCCATCACAGCTTTAATAAAACTAAAAGGCATAAAAATCCTACCATTAGCATTTTCTACAATATCATTGAAAATATTATTACATAATCTATCGTAAAATTTACCATTCTCTTCTAAAGTATTTTTATTTATAGTTTCTCTATATGTATTATTCACCTGAATAGATTCTAAAAAATCTTCATAGTCCAAATCATTATCTAAGTTCTCTATCGTAAACTTTCTAACAATTCCTCTATCGTAGTTATGTCTAATTTGAATACCATGCTTAATTAGCTTACTCAATACTAACCATGTTAAATGTGTACCATCAAAAGTTTTGTATGTTAAAGAAGAATCTTTGTATATAGTCGTTGAATTATCTAAAGAACTTATATACATAGATGCTTGCTCCATACATATAGAGAAATTGGTAATATCTTCTATACTTGTAGTATTTGCTAAAGGTGTCCATTTATTAATTATATTACCAATAATATTTTTATCAGCTAATATATGTCTCATTGCGCTCATAATAGTCTTTCAATTTTCTCTGCCCTAATATCAGTAGCTATATCAATAAGTATATTATAAAATTTGGGTACATTTAATGTAGAGTATATTTCATTGCATTTGTCATAATATAATGAATATAAATTGTATTCATTTTTATCACTCTCAGATATTAATCTATATGTACCACATATATTATATTTTCTATTATAATCAATAGGAATATTATATCTAACAATTGTTATAACTAATTGATGCCTAACTTCATTATTCCATATATATAATTGTGGGTATAAAATAATATCAACTTTATCATTAATTTTAATTGTAATCCCATCATTATACATTATTGTATAATCACCATTATCTAATTTATTATCAATAACTGTGCTATAAGTATCAAAAAAACTTTTTAATATTACAGTTTTATCTTTAATTTCCATTATAATAATTCGTTTATTTTCTCTATCCTAATATCAGTAGTAATATTATTGAATAAAGTAGCTGCGAGAAATGTATTCTTTTCGGGGATATTAATAGTAGTGTATATATCATTAGATTTATTATAGTATAATGAATATAAATTCCACATGTTATTATTTTCTGAACATGATAAAACATAACTGCTATAAATTTCATATTTTCTAGCATATCCTGTAACATCAGTATATCTATTAATAGATATTCCTATTGTCCCAGTATCTCCAATATATGAATATGGAATTAATCTAACATCATACCTATCATTTATTCTAATATAAATTCCAACTAAATTTAATTTATAATCACCATTATTTAACTTAGCATTTATGATACTATTATAAGCATTAAAGAAGTTCCTTATAACTTTTTTATCTTTTTCGTTCATTATATTAAATTCTCAATTTTACTTTTTCTTAAATCTGTATTAACATCATCAAAATTAATAGATATTGAAACATGTCCATTAAATGTAGAATATATTTTATTTAATATCCCATAATATAAAGTAAATAATTTAAACTTACTATTGATTTCATTGCTATAAAATCCATAAGTATCGTAAATATCATATTTCCTAGCATGACCTGTAATATCTGTATATCTAATAATAGAAACACTTAATGTCTTAGTAGAAGATGAATTAAATGGATATAATAAAACATCATATCTATCATTTATTATAATAGTAACATATCTATTTTTTAATTTATAATCACCATTATTCAATTTGTCCTGTATAATATTATTATACTCACTAAAAAATGATGCTATAATTTTTTCCTCTTTTTCACTCATTACATTAAATTCTCAATTTTAGTTACTCTATACTCAGCAGGTGTTTGAAAGTTATTTAGTATCTGCATATCAGTTTTAAATACACTATAAAAATACATATCATTTAAAGTTAATATCATTTCATCATTAGATAATAAACATGTATATCTTTCTCCCTTATTAAATAATTTATAATAAGGATAGTTAATAGTGTTAACACATATTAAGTAATCAATACCTCTATATTTAGAAAAAACTCCCATTACTCTAATAAGTTATCTATTTTTTGTAATCTAATATCATTCTTAATGTCATCGAATAACATAAACTTAAATTGGTCATTAAAAATATTATTAGATGGTATATTAAGTGTGGAATATATCTCGTTAGATTTACTATAATATAATTTATATTCATCATCACCATCATTGATCGAAAATGAATAACTATTGTGAATATCATGTAATCTAGCATATCCTGTAATATCAGTATACCTAACAATAGTTGTTTCTAACATAGATGCCATACCCTTATTTGCTTTATATGAGAATGGAAAGAACATAACATCAAATCGCTCATTAATTTTAATAATGATATGTCTCAATTTTAACTCATAATCACCACTATCTAATTTAGTATCTATTATAACATTATAAGTATCGAAGAAGTCTGCTATAGTCTTTCTATCCTTTTTTATCATATTCCCAATTCCTATTATAATAGTCTATCTATTTTCTCTACCCTAATATCACTATAAATTTCTTTGAATAAACTAAACCCATCACTTTTAGGTATATTAAGTGTAGAATATATCTCATTAGATTTATTATAGTATAAGGAATATAAATTATATTCATCATCATTTTCTCTACAATTAAATCCATAACTTCTAATAATATTATGTTTCCTAGCATACCCAGTAATATCAGCATATCTAATAATAGTTATTTCTATCAATGGTGTATCACCATTACCATACCAAATTGTTGTATGTGGATACATCTTAATATCAAATCTATCACTTACTCTAATAGTAATATCCATCTGCTTTAATTCATAATCACCATTATCCAATTTAGCATTTATTATACTATTATAAGTATTGAAGAAGCTTGCTACAATCTTTTTATCTCCCGTTAACATATTAATAATTCATATTATCATTATAGCGGAATTATATGGGAAAGTTTTATTTAAACTATTAAGAATATTTATGTATAATAAGTAAACTATAAATACATGGATATAAAGAATATTGTATGTAGTAATTGCAATTCTACAAATATAACAATTACAAAAAAAAGAAAAAGAACAAGTGGTAAATTAGTTCATGGTAGAAAAATGAGCTATGGATATTGTTACAATGAACATGTTTGTAATAACTGTCAGAATACATGGAAAAAAGAAACAAGCTTATAATGACAAAATTCGAACAATATCAAAAGTACTCAAAATCTATAGTAGATGAATTTATAGACAAATGCTCTATGAAACATGATTACCTGGATTATTGTAATGCTCTTAGAATAGATAGTAATACATATTATACTTTCTATACAGCTAATACTAAAAGCCTTTTGGAATTATCATTTGATACAAATCCACACACTTTATCCAAAGCAAATGTATATACTTCTAAAAGACGTAAGGAAGCTACTAAATGGCTAATAACAAATCATCTTAGTTATGAACAATGGTTATTGAAAAATAAAATATCACTATAATAGATTTTCTATTTTATCTATTCTAATATCATTGTTAATATCCTTAAATATCTCTTCCGATCTAAATGGAATAATGTAAGGGATATTAAGTGTAGAATATATCTCATTAAATTTTTCATAATATGAATATAAATTAAATTTATCATTATTTTCATTACAAGTAAATGCATGAATATTATGAATATTATATTTTCTAGCATATCCCGTAACATCCTTATATCTAACAATAGTTACTTCCAACAATGGTATATCGCCATTACCATTCCAATTAGCTATATACGGATAAAATTTAACATCGAATCTATCATTTATTTTAATGGTAATATACCTCTGCTTTAATTCATAATCACCATTATCTAACTTATTATCTATTATACCCTTATAGGTATCGAAGAAGTTTGCTATAACATCACCATTCGTTTTCATATACTATTATAGGGAAATTATAAGGGAAAGTTTTATATAAAACAAAAAAGAGGCTATTACACCTCTTTATTCTTCTTAATTGATTGACTCTTAGTTTTAAGCTACCATTTTTTTAGTAAAAGATATTGAAGTAATAAATCAGTTTCTTTATAACCTGTATTATTCCCACCAGGAACACCTATCCCTGTTATATATCCATGTCCTTCGACACTATTAAAAACGAAGTTGATTTTAGATTTAACTAAAATTTCTTCTGTTTCTTTTAACAAATTTTCTTTTTCTGTTTTACCGAGATTTATTATATCATTTATATTCATAATATATATATCATGAGAATTATTCTTCCTTTTTATTTCATGAAAAAATGAGCTATGGTTATCACTATTGAACATATCTGTAATAATTGCCATAATAAATGGAAATAAAAAACAAATTTATAAATAATTTGTATTTCTCATTATTTTTTAATATATTTGTATGAATAGTAAAAACCATCAAATAACATGAAATTTTATTTTATTGTACTAATATCACTGCTTATTTTTTCTATAGTAAACATTGACACCGTAGATATTGGTATAGAAGAAAATATACAACAATCTGAAAATATAGATATTTCCTCGTATAAGATATTCTATGTAAAAAATACTAAAATAGTAAATATTGAGGAATCTATGATTCTACATGATAATGATGAATTCTCAGAATATGAACATTTATATAAAGTATTGATAGCACAGAAATTCACCCCCAAACAAATTAAAACAATTAAAGAAATAGTTATAACTAATACAGAATCATTTAGTATAGATGGCGTTAGTGATATATTAGGTGTATGTCTAAATAAAAGAAGAGATGAATATAGTTCTACTATTCTAATAGCATCTAAACACGATGATCATTTATACACGCTATTACATGAATGTTGTCATGCTCTATATTTTAATAATTCTGAACTATTCGATAGTAAATATAAAAATAGATGGATTGAATTAAATCAATATGTATCTAATTATGCTCACACAAGTATAAAAGAAGATTTCGCCGAAACTGGCGCAAGTTATCTATCAAAAAGAACAGTGAGTGATGATTGTAAAGAAAAATTGAAATTATTCGAAGAATTCTATAATGAGACTAAATAAATTTGTATTATTTTGAATTTCTCTATTATTTATATTACATTAACAAAAAGACGTAAAGATGCTTAAATTCAAAATTAAAAGTGTTATAGAAGTTAGTGATTGGGATAAATTAGTTAGTGAAACCTATGGTAGACCATATAACTTTCAACAACAAGATGGCACTCAAGATAGATGAAGAGTTAATATATCTGTACCTCAACCATATACTAATGATGATCAAATGTACGATTTTATTCCTGAATTAGTTAATGGTTATTGAAAAATGAAATATCACTATAATAGATTTTCTATTTTCTCTATTCTAATATCATTAGAGATATTATCGAATATACTGAATAGGGTATTATTCATATTCTTAGGTATATTAAGTGTGGAATATATCTCTTTAGATTTGCTATAATACAGTGAATATAAATTAAATTCGTCATTATCTTTTTGAGATAAAAATCTATAATTATTATAAATATCATATTTTCTAGCATATCCAGTAATATCAGCATATCTAATAATAGTTATTTCTAGCATAGGTATTTCATCACTATTAAAATAAGCAAAAAATGGATACAACTTAATATCGAATTTATCATTTATTTTAATAGTGATATATTTATACTTTATTGTATAATCACCATTATTTAACTTAGCATCTATGATACTATTATAAGTATTGAAGAAGTTTGTTATTTTATAATTTATATTCATACTACATCAAAATATTGACTTTATTTAGTTTCGTCTTTATGATCAAATCCTAAGCTCGCTAATTTAGCGTAAAAATTTATCATCATATTTAAATAGTTTGTTTTTAATGGACCTTTTTTAACATTTTTAAGTAAATCTCTAACTCGGCTTATTTCAAGTATTAAATTATCTAGTGTTTCTATATTTTCTTTCATATCATCTCTATGAGACATTACTTCTTGTTTTTCATTAAGTGTCTCATTTATTTTAAATTTTTTTAAATGCTTCATACTAATTTAATATTTACATATATATATTAATATAAAAAGAACACTTATATACACATATAGAAATAAAATATATGCTTCAAAAAGATAATTTGGTATATGTTGTCAAAAAAAATTAAGATTTATTTGGATAGTTTAAATATTCTTTGTATCTTTGTACAAATTATTCTATATGAGGCTAACAGATTCAGTAAAAGAAAGCTTTTTTAAATATCCATCCTTATTCTATAATAAGGATTATGATAGAATTAAGCATTCTGTGTGCCATCATATGTTTATTGTATTGGGTAATGAATATGATTGGGCTGAAACTAAAGATACAAAAAAAGCAGGTTATCTAATTGAACCAAAATCAAGAAAAGTTAACGGTGATTGGGTAAGAATCATAGATAAACCCTATGGTAAGAAAACTATAGATTTGGATATTGATATGTACCTGAAAGCTGATAAAATGTATCAACTTCAAATTGTTGACCATCAACGTACAAATGAACATATTCAAAACAATATCAATATGTTTAAAGAGATGGGTAAAGAAATTGACTCTAATCTTATAGAAATACTATCAAAAAGAATCCTATCAAAAAGTTATCGTGAAGGTAGTCGCCCCTAAATACCTTATTACCTGGAGAAAAACTTACAGATAAACATGAATACTTTTTGGAAGAAATTGGTAGTAGAGTATTAGAAGGAGGTGATTCTCCATATCCTAATTTTTCTAAACAGTATAGTAAATTTTGGCAAAAAGGCTCAGAATACATTCAAGATGATTGGAGAGAAGAAGGGATAAATCATTTAAACTATTGGAGAGAATACTTCAATGATGAAGAAAGAATCAAAACTTATTCTCACTACCCATTTAGTAACGATGGTAAAAGTTTTAATAATGTATTGGATGCTATTAGAAAACAAGTTAAAGCAGGTAATAATAAAGAATCAGTATTGAAGAATTATTGGCTACCAGATTTTGACATAAATGATGATAACGCATATAAAGATGCTGTTAAACAAAGATGGGATAATAACCTCAATAAAACAAAATCATTCATTGAAGAAACTACTAATAGATTAATTACATTATAAATATAAATTTATGAAATTAAGATACATCGTAATCGGATTCTTCGCTATTGTTATTCTACACTATACAGTAGTATTAACCTTTGGTTCATATGTAAAGTCTTCTAAAGGTATAAAAGACACAGGACATACTTATATCATTACTGTAGATGATAGAAACAATTCTGCTACTCATATATCAGATTCTATATTATCACAGACAGAAAGATGTGTAGAATTTAGAAATGAGTTTGGTATGATACAAACCGAATGCGGAGATAGAATATCTAAAATTCAGATTAAATAGGCTATGAATAAAGATTTTAAATTACTTGCACCTAACGGTAGAATATGTTATTTGAGAGATATGATACCATCCGATACAAAATACATTAAAGGAATGGTGGCTATTTTTGATTTAGAAACAGATGAAATGATAATGAGACATTTCGATAATGTGTATTACAATGCTATTAAAAAAGGATATAAAGATTTAAGAAATTAAAGGTGTAGTTAATAACCTTAAAAGATAGTAGGAACAACTTCTATGGATACCAATTGTAAATAGTCATGCTAATTTTATTAAGCGAAATTGAACGATCTAAATATATCTATGATTTAGATGATAATTGGGACGATGAAGGTTCTATTGGATATACTTTTGAAACTTGGGAGAAAGCTATTAATTTTATAACCAAATTATATAACCATATAAAATCTAAGCATTCTATAATAATGGATACTCCAACAGTCTCACATGGCCCTATGGGTTCAATTGATATTCTATGGGAAAATTCTAATTATAGACTACTTATAAATGTTCCAAAAGATTCAAATACCATTAAATACTATGGTGATAATTATAAGAATAAATCGTATAAAGGAACACATAGCTTAAAAAAATTAAATTTTATATCTAATATATTGTTTAATTTGATAACTACATAACCATGAAAAAAATCCTAATTAGAGTATACTGCGGAATTATTATAGAAGATAAGTGCGGTAAACAATTACATCCATTAAATGATGTTAAAGAAGCACAGAAAATCATTATGGCTAAGAAGTCAGTAGATTGCTATAGTAATAGCCCAGACTTCGTAAGTACTATAAAATACTTAGGTGAAAAGGAAAATGTTCAAACTGAGTTCTTCCTAAATGGATTATCCTTTGGTAATAACATTGATCCAATTTTTGGAGACTTTAATAAAGCTATGGATTATATGGCTGATATGAATCTATTGTAATATGAAAAATAAGAATACTTTAACAATTGAGGAAATTATAGATGGTATTAAATCTAAGTTTTCTGACTACTACTCTAATGTATATATAGATGATAAAGATACCATAGTCTACTTTTTATTCTTTTTAAAAGAGAATACTATTGAGATTAGATCTGAGTTTTATGACTACGAAGAATACGTTAATGAGAGAACATCCAAAGAAATTTCTTTTAAGTTCATGAGTTCAAAACTTAAAGAAAGTGATTTATTAACTGCTATAAAAATAGATTAACTATGACACCAAACACAGAAAAAGAACTAAAAGAATTAGCCGAAGAAAATGGCTATGACTCTATAAGAATATTCATTGCACCCGATAAAGAAGTATCTACAGAATCAGTAATGGAAGATATGAAGGAAGCAATCAAAGAAGCTAGGACTGCTACACCTAAATATACTTTAGAATAACTTTAACGTAGAGATTCTAAGTTAAACAGGTTCTTTTTTACCTGATAGAATCTCTATTAATTTACTAATAACTTCTTCTAAGTCTTCTATATTAGAAATTTCTACATCGTAAATCTCAGCATATTCTGTAGTTTTTTCATCAGTTTTTCTATTAGTAATAAACTCACCGATAGTATTAAATATTGATAAATCTTCGGGTGCATCACCTACAGTAAATACTTTCTCAAATATCGTAATGAAATGATTATCTTCCGATATATTTATATAACCTTTACCATATCCTATAGAACCAACATAGTTTATTTTATCTGATATTAGTTTAGATATATTAGGCATTCTATGATTCTGATTATCAATAAAGCTAATATACATAACACGATTCTTATATTCAAAGTAATCCATCGTACATAATTGAGCATTCAATTTTAATGGAAACGGGGATAGCATTTTTTCTATTTCTTCTTTCATAAGAGATTACATTTTTTATTATACGATAATTGTACAGAAAGTTTATTTAAACTTATTAGAAAGTTATTCTATAATTAGAAGTATGATTTACGTAATAGGATATAGAGATAAAGTTCCTGAAGGAAGCTTAGTAATTAATACAACTTCAAGGTGTACTAATTGGAGTAGAGGGTTATCTCCTTTCTTCTTAAATCCAGGTAAACTATATGGTAATCACTCTGCTAAGAACGTAGAAAATGCGTGGCAGTATTCTAAAGTCTATAAAGAACATTTAGATGATAAAGGTAATATCACTGATGAATACTTCTATTGGGCTAAAGAAGGTTGGAACTTAGATTCAGCAGTAAGGTATCCTATGGGGAAAGATAGAAAACCTGAATTCTCTTATTGGGATGGAAATAGGTATGACTATATTACAGCAAGAAAGAAAATCTATGCTCCTCTATATTCAAATGCTGTTAAACTATACCCTGCTTATAATACCCTAAAAGATATATGTAGGAAAGCTAAAGAACAAAATGAAGATGTTTATCTATTAGACTTCGATGGCTATAATCATATCAAAGAAGGTACAGACTTTAAAGATGTAGTTAATAACCCTGATAGAAAGATGGGACACGCTTTCGTATTGTGGTATATGTTGAGTAAGGAGATTTAAAACTATTTAAAAAAAATCTCTATAATACTTAGAATGAAAGAATATTTAGAAAATATAGGGAAAAAGTTTTTTGATGCTGAGTATTTAAAAACATCAGTAAAATCTGTTGTAATTATTTTTTGTGATGGTGAGCCAATGGGAAGTGGTGTTTTTATTAACAGTAATACAATATTAACTGCTAAACATGTAGTAGAAAACTATAAAATAATTACAGCTATTCAAGAATTAAATGAAGTTAGTGAAGATGATATACTTACTATCGGAAATGAATATACTGTTCATACCTGCAATATTTCGGAAAATTCGGATTTAGCTCTTTTGTTAACAGTAGAGCCTTATAAAAATATTGTACCAAGAATAAATTTTAATTATCCTAATGTGAATGATTATTGCATGACTTATTCATATCAAAAATTTAAAAATGAGGATGATATTTTATTTAGAAATTTTGTCGGCTCAAATGGTAAAATTTTAGAATTATATCCATACAGTAGAGATTCTAAATGGATTAATTATCCTAGTTTCTGTATAAATACTAAGTTCACACCTGGTATGAGTGGTGGTCCTATTTTTGATATTGATGGATGTTTATGTGGTATTGTATGTACTGGTAGTGATGGTGATGATGAAAATGAATATGCAGTAGGTTCTTTATTACATCCATTACTTGGAATAAAATTACAGTTATCAGATGATAGAGCTTTTACTTTAATTGAAATGTTAAAAACTAGAAATCTAATTAATACTTTAAATCTTGATATAGGTATAGAATTATATAATGAATATTTAAAAATAAAATAATATAATATGATAATAATTAAAGTGAATGGTAATGAATATAAATATAATGATAATAGTAATTATACATTATTAGAAAATGGCAATAAAATACAGTTACAGTCGTCTACTAATGATATTATGAGTATATTGAGAAATGCTAATAATTATTCTAATTTTTCTATAGAATGTGAGGAAGATGCTTCATATAATGGTGTGTATAATCTTGATACACCAACATCAGAAAGTTCAAGAGATTATATTAAACAAATGATAACTTTTACAAAATGATTGATTGAATGTGTAAATGTTTTCTATGTGATAAACCTTTTAAAAAGAAAGCTGGTAAGAAGTTTTGTTCAAGTTTATGTAATGGTAGATATAACTCTAAAAAGAATAGAGAAACTATTAAAGAAGTACAATATTTTGATTGTCCTGAATGTTCTATAAAATTTATTAAGAATAAACATAATCAAAAGTTTTGTAGTAAAGAATGTAATAATATTCATCATAAGAAGTATTATATAGAGAATAAAAAAGCTACACATTTTTTAATATTTAAAAGAGATGATTTTAAGTGCATTTATTGTGGAAAGTCTTCTATAGAGGATAGTATTAAATTACATATAGATCATGTATATCCAGTTGATAAAGGCGGTAGTAATGATTTGATGAATTTGGTAACATCTTGTGAAGAATGTAATACGAGAAAATCTCATAAGTATTTATCAAAAGAAGTTCTATTTAGGATATGGAATAGAAATAAAGAACTGAATAAAATTTTATTCGATGAAAGTACCTATACTAAATTAGTTGATGAATTTAATAAAATAGTAAGATAGTATGTATGTATTTTATACACATATCATTTTTTCTTGGTTGAAAAGGATAGGTTATATTTTCTTTCAAACTCAGCTTCACCTATAGTATTAATAGTATCACTAATCCATTTAGTATCTCTCTTAGCTGGGTCATACCAATAGTAAAGTCTTAATGGATTAAAGATGTTCTTCTTTAACTCAGCTTGTCTGAATACATCATAGAATAAATTATGACCATTAGGGGCAGAGTTAATAAAAAATCTTGCATCAGATTTAGAACTTTGAACAACTGTACATAATTTAAAAAAGGTTTCAATATTATGAGGTGAACCGAAACCCATGTCCATAAATATTACGACATCTATATCATCATTGATATAAGAATACCTATGAGTCTTATACATATTTACTTCAGAACCGTTAGATAGTTGAATACCTTTTACCTTACTTTGGTTATTAGTTATTTCTATCTCAGGGAAGAATCTAAGGATTCTTTTAAAACGATAGTTCAATTCTATAAGAAGCTCTTCACAGTTTTCCCATATAGGAGAAGACACTACAATTTTTTTATTAGGATTGGTAAGTAGGTAATGAAGGATAAAGTACGTATAAGCCTTTATCATATCTGTCCCTTCCGAGTTCATTACTATGTTAAAACGATTGCTCCACGTGTCTATAATGGGGCTTAAATAGGCACTATTCTCCTCTTTAAAGTAAGATTTGATCCAATTTAACATTGATAGCGATTTTATTTTTATATATCTTAATTTCGATGTTCAATCTAAAAGTTTGAAATAGAAAACTTGAAATTAAGATTCAAAATTCCCCGTTTGAATAGTGAACTTGGGGAAATTGATTTTCCTGCGCCCCGAAAATTAGAAATAGATTCTCTATAGTAAAACTATTTGGGATAGATTAACTATAATGAAATATGAAATATAGTGTGGATGATATTCTAATTTGTAAGAAAGTAGGTTTAGATATACTATTAGGAAAGAAGTTTTCTATAGTAGATATATCTGTTGACAATTTTAATATTTGTATTTGTTCTATACAATCTGAAGATTCAATAGAATATCCTATAATGTATTTCCCTGAAACATTAGATGAATATTTCTATAATTTACAAGAACATAGAAAAGCTATCATAGACAACCTCCTTTCTTAAAATTAAACTATAATGAAAATGAAATATATTAAAGTCGGTGATTATTTATTTTGTATTAAAAGATATAAGTTTGATAATGATACGATTGATTTTTACGTTGGTGAAAAGTGTAAAGTTATAACTAAATGGATTAGTGGAATAACTATTGGTAAAGCTAAAGATTACGCTTACGGTATTCCTTTTTCTTTAGTAGGAGTTCACCTTTATTTTGAAACAGTTGAGGAACATAGAAAAAAATTAATAGCAAGTATTCTATGATAGAAATGATTAGTGAATCTGACCAAGAGTATACAAATGGTTATCGAATATCTGCTTGGATAGAATATCCTGTTAGAAGTTATCTATGTGGTGCAATAAGAATAGAATACTTTTATAACAATGTGAAAAGACATGAATGTATTTTTCCACCTATAGAAGGATATTATTTACCGTATACTGAATTATTAAAGTTGGCAAAAGATAATGCTCCTAAAAGCGTGAGTGAATTACGAAAGGAGATAATAGAAGACTTATTATAAATTCTCTATACCTCCTTTCTTTATAGATATAAGTTTATGAATGATTTTAAAACAGGTGATAAATTATACAGTAATAAACACAATATGTGGTTTACTATAATTTATATTTTTGAAGATATAACAACATCAACGAATTTACATATAAGAAGTGATGAAAAAGTAAAGGGTATTCATATTCATATAGGTAAAGGAATAAGATATAGTGATATTGGTGTAGAGTATTTAACAAAAGTTCAATATAAAGCAAAAAGAAGGAATTCTATAATACGCGATTTATTATAATATGGATAAAGAACTTTTCAATTTAAAACCAGGTGATAAGTTGTATAGTCATAAGTATGAAATATGGCTTACAATATTTTCTGTATCTACGTGTATTGGATATATTCAAAATAATATATTTACTATGGAGCTTGTTACAAAAAGTGTTCCTGATAGTGAGTTATATTTTAGTGCAAATTGTAGAGAACGTCTTAATTTAACACTTGCACATATAGGAATTAATGATATAGGATTGGATAAGAAATTCTTAACTGAGGTACAATATAAATTTAAAAAGAGGAATGCTATAATAAATGATTTACTATAATGGAAATAGGAGATATATTAATAGTTAAAAATAAAATAATTAAAGACGGTAATCTTTATGCTATACCTAAGTATACTAAGGTTATTATTTGGAGTAAATGTAATATGAATAAATTTTATAAAAATAACTCACATATAGCCTATGGAATTAAAACTAAAGATACTGCAAGGATACTTACAGATGATGAAATAGCACTTAATTTTTGGACATTAGCTGAATATAGAAAAATTAAAATAGAAGACTTGATTACAGAATGTATTTAAATACGTGATTCTCAATTTCTCTATTTTTTAGCATTTTTGTATAGTCTTTAATATCCACTGAGATTTTTTTTAATCTATAAGTATCTTCATGCATACTTTTAGGATCCTTCAATTCTTCAATGAATCTTTCTATCATATTATCGAAAGAATTGAATCTCCTTTCGCAATAAAATTCAAGTTCTTTAATATAGGCTTTTTTATCTTCTTTAATAGAATCATCATCATTGCGTAGTATTACCCAACGAACATTTTTTATAATGTCATCTTCGGTTTCTATTTTATCAAGTTCGGCTTTTGATTTGAATAGTTCATTCATAATATAAAATTTACTTAATTTTACCGTATTTTAATTTACCGTTTAAATAATCAGAAACATTAAATGTGATATTTTCGGCTTTGATAGTTGCAGACCAATGTTCTGATGTAGCAATAGTATCACCACATTGACTTATGTATTTTATGTTGATTCTTGTTGCATGAAATGGTTGAACTTCCAATACTGTTTTATAATCATAACATTTCGGACCATTACATGAATAAAATAAACATATAATTATTAGATAAATGATAGTATTTTTCATAATACAAAGATAGTGAATTTTGTATTCAAATGCAAATAATCTTATGTAAAATAATGAAACATTATGGTATATTTTTTCTATAATTAGTCTATGGATGAAGGTGATATATTAATAGTTAAAACTGATATGTTTTTAGGTATACCTAAACATAGTAAAGTTATTATACATAATCGTCATACAACTATAATTAGTAGCTATAGAATTAATAGTTATATACTTAAATATGGTGATGATTATTCAAGGGTAATTAGTGATAGCGAATTATGTAATTTTTGGACTGCTATAGAATACAGAAAATTTAAAATAGAAGAACTATTATGATAGAAGGTGATATACTAATACTTAAATGTGATATGTTTTTAGATATACCTAAGTATACTAAGGTTACTATTTATAGATGTTTAACAACAATTAATCGTTGTATAATTGATATTGATAATGGTGCTATGAAAGCTATGATACAAGAAAAAGAATTAAGTTATTTCTGGAAATTAGCAGAGTATAGACAACATAAAATAAAAGATTTAATATAATGACTAGTATAGAGCTTATAGAGAAAATGAAAGGATTTAAATATTTAGAAGAAATATTAAATCAAGAAATAGAAAAAATGAATCGTTTTTTTGCATATGTTATATTAGATAATCAATGGAATCAAATAGAGTTTAGTCATTATAATGTTGATGATAGAAATTGTAATAATTATTTAAGTATATACCTAAATTGTTTAATACAAAATGACTGTATGAATGATGACGAATTACCACATATGATTATATTATTAGATTATACTAACGAAGAATCTTTTAACGAAAAATATCATATCATGTTAATGAATAAGGAGTCTATAATAAAGGCTTATAAGAGGAAGTATATTATAGAGAATGTTTAACCTCCTTTCTATATGGAAATAAATTTACACATCTCTTACAATTTGGGTATAAACTATAACTATAAAAGAAGTGATACTATAGTAAAAGTTATTGACTATCCTTTGAATAAGGGTTTAAATGATAAAGGATATTATATAGATGTTTATAGCTATAATGTATGTAGAGAAACAATTATGGACATATTGAAGCTTGATAATATAAAATATACTACAATTAGAATTATGGCTAATAAGCTTCTAATAAACAATAAATCAACATCAATATTAAAGTATGTAACTGTTTATATTAGTAATATTGATTATTACAGAACTTGGAATAGAAAAACTATAATAGAAGAACTAATATGAATGTTGGAGATATACTAATAGCTAAAGATAATGAATTATTTATAAAAGGGTTATCGAAATATGATAAACTTATCATATTAGATAAGTATTCTACATTTTCATTATATAGACTTGATAGCATTAATATGGATGTAAGTATTTTTTCTATGATATTTACTAAAAGTGAATTAGAATTTCATTTTTGGACATTAGCAGAATATAGAAAACTTATTATAGAAGACTTAATATGAAATATGGTGATGTATTAATAGCTAAAGATACAGAATTACCTGGTATATCTAAATATGATAAAGTTGTTATTACTTATATGTATTCTGATAATACTAATTTTTATTATAAAATTGAATGTGACGTGGATACTATGATACTTCATGAGAAAGATATACCATATTATTTTTGGACATTATCAGAGTATCGAAAACTTATCATAAAAGATTTAATATAGAGAAATTATGTACAAGAAAGGAGATGTTCTATTATATAAATTGGATAGTAGAGGAATTAAGAAAGGTGAGAGATTCTATATAAAAGATGTCACTATAAGTAGTGGAGGAGGAGTATATTACCATGTTTCTGATAAAGGTAGTTATACGTATACATTTACCGATGAAAATATTCATGATAAATTTATTACATTAGAGGAGCATAGAAAACTTATTATTAAAGAGATAATAGATTAGCAGAAAACTTAATTAAATAATACAGTATAATAATAAAGATAAAAAAGATATGAGTAAGTTAAAATTTAAAAGCGACATTAATTCTATAGTTAAGAATGATAGAATTACATTTTGGGTAAATGCTGCATGTTCAGTAGTTGGTACAATTCTTTTGTTAAAAGGGCATTTCTATATTTTACCTTATATACTTGTAATGGTATTAGGTATATTTTTAGATAAAGAAAATACTGATAAAAAATATGTGAGAATGTATAATATTGCTTTATGTTTAGTAATTGGTTTAACAATGGTTTATCAATTATTATTTTAATGACTACATTAGAAAACATAGTAAATATTAGCAATACTTTATCATGGCGAGATATAGATAAATTTTACAGGTAGAATAGTTTAAGTATAAGTGATTCTAAGAAATGATATTATGATTGAAAAAGGAGATATAGTAATATCATATTCAAATGTATATGTTTATTTGAGAAGTATAGAAAATACAATGGGTGTTATTTATGATTACTTATATATTGCAGAATTTAATTCTACATTTACAGATGTTTCATTATCAACATTAAGAACGTATGAATTACGTGATGATAAGTTATCTGATACTGAAATATTAGAATTATCAAAATTTCTATTTAAAACAAAGAAATATATGGAAGTTTCGAGTGCTATAGAATATCATGATGTTCCTAATAAATTGATTAATATTAGAGAGAGAAATTTAAAATGGTTATTAGAATAAAGGTATGTTTAAAAAAGTATTCTATTTTAAGGATAATATTAAATCAGAAGTTAACTGTGAATCTATTTTTCATAGTATAATAATAAAATATTTTAATAAGGATATTGAGTTTTATGAAACATCTATAGATAGTTATCCTTTTGTATATACTGATGCTGGATTATTTGATTTGGCTTATAATAATATTCCAAGAGTTCACATAAAAAGAAAGAAAATAATAGAAGACTTGTTATGATAGAGAGAAGATTTAATTCAGGTTTTAAACCAGGTGATAGAGTTAAAGTAAACTATAAGATGGTTAGTAAAGGACAATTACTAACTGTTAGAGATAAAATTTTAACAGTGAAAGAGGTTAAGCATCACATTAGTCATTATTGGATAGTTTACTTTGTAGAGGAAAATAAATTTTATGAATTGGATAAAGGGTTATTAAATATTCTATTAATTAAAGTAGATATTAGAGATGATAGAAGATTAAGAATTAGTTCATTGAAATTATAGTTTCCAATTCTTTATTTAGTCTATCTGTTGCTCCAAGTATGTAAACCTCCTTTCTTTTTATGTGATATATATTATTTTAAATTTTTTCTATCATATTCATCTCTTTTCTTTAGTGAATATTTAATAACAAAATACTGCATAATTGGAAATATTGTAAGTTCAATACCTAGCATTATATAATTCTTCTGTGATAGCATAGGTATTGCACAGTAAATAGTTGTTAGTATTATTACTGGGTAGAAATGTTTCATATTATTAAATATTTAGATTGTTTATTTTAGATAATCTATTATTTAGAGTATTGTTTATTTGGAATATATCTTCAGAGTATTTACAAATTGACCAACCATAACCATTTGTATCTTGTATAGCGAAATGTGGTGTATAACCTTCTTTGTGAATATACTCTATATTTTTTATAGTTAGAGTATACGGATATTTGACTTTATTCATACCGTATATACCACCAGCACAATTTGACCAACTATATGGATATTTTAGTATAGTTACTCTATCACCTGCTTTTAAATCTGCAAATTTTAAATAACTCATATTAGTCAATTAATTTCCATTTTTTAATTTCGAACTGTTTGAATTCTGTAGCTGTATCTTCGGTTATATTAATTTTTCTCCATTGATAAGTACTGCTATAAATAAACCAAGCCACATCATAGTTATTACCATCAGATACAAGTACATCTATTCCTTCAGGTGGATAAGTATCATAGTTATTGATTTCAATATCAATCCATTTAACAATATCTTTTTTAAGGATTTGTTGTTTCTTGTCTTTGATGATAGAGTATGTAGTTCTATAAGGTTGATAGTTTACGTGAGCATCAACACGTTCATCATCAATATAGAATTCGGGAAGGACTTTTCTAATACCTTCAGGTAAACCAGGTGATTGTTTATAAACCTCTAATAGGATTCTATTATCAGGTAGATTATGTGTGATAGTGAAATTCATATTAGTATTCCCAAATGGTTAATATATCGTCTAATTTATCATCAATTTTGTATAGCGTTCTATTATCCAATTTTTCTTCAAATTCTTCGGATAGATATTTTTTTATTTTATCTAATTTATTGTTGATGATGAACAATTTGATTTGTTCTTCTTTAGTTAGTGCCATATTATATGTTTAAGTTCTCTATTCTATTTTTTCTATTAATTAAAATATTGTTTCTTTGAAATAAAAATACAGTTTCACTATTAATAGCCCAACCAAAACCATTAGTATCTTTTATAGCAATATGTGGCATCCAAGCATATCTATTATACGTTATATTATCTATCGTTAGTAGATATGGATATTTAACTTTATATCGTTTATCTATACCACCAGCTGCACTAGACCAACTATTTGGATAATTTAAGATAGTTACACTATCCCCAACTTTTAAGTCTTTAAAATGTAAATAGTTCATTCTTCAATATTTAAGTTGTCTATTCTATTTTTTCTATCGTTTAGAACATCGTTCTTTTCAAATAGATGATATGTTCTTCTATTAATTGACCAACAATAACCATCTGTGTCATCTATGGATATAGCTAAATGTGTACCACCACATCCTATATCACATATTTTATTTATAATAAAGGTGTATGGATATTTTAACTTTCCATTATTAAACCAATCCCATAAAGGAGGTTCACATAGAATAGTTACTCTATCGCCTACTTTTAAATCGGTGCAATTTAAATCTATCATTTATTTGAATTCTTTTGAATAATTCTTTCTAACTTTTTAAAATTTTTTACAATAGTTCTTTCTACTTGAGATAATGCGGTATCAATTTTAGAATCATCCATGTTATCTACAACTTGATGGTAGGTAAGTTCATCTATATTATCAGAAGGCTTTTTATACATTCGTTTAAATAGATTTATTTGTGGTTCTGTACATTGGAATAGTAATCTCTTTAGAGTATCCTTTCCAAATTTAGCTAATGTTTGATTCATTTAAGTTGTTTATTCTATTTTTTCTATCATTTAAAACATTATTTTTTCCAACTAGATTGTAATTAATTTCATCAATTAACCAACTACGATTATCATTATCTTTAACAAGTATTCTCGTTTCATTAAAAGTATTTACACGTAATATATATTCTATAATAAATGTATAAGGATAAACTAATACATTTCCATAGAAAGTAGGTTTGTTTGGGATAGTTACTCTATCACCAATTTTTAAATCATTAATAAAGTTTGAATATGTCATATTAAAATAGTCTAACTTCGTCTATTGGAACTTTATAGAAATCTTTTAGAATACCTTTTACAATTAAATCAAATTTTCTATTACCACCATAAAGTTCTATATCAGTTTTTTGATTTAAAGACGTAGTATCAATACCCATTCTTCTTGGATGTAAATAGAATTTCTTTTCTTGTATAAGATATTCCATAACGATAACACCATTCTTTCTATATTCTTTTACAATATAAGGCTCTTCACCTTCATCAGTTATTTCTTCATCTCTTTCTGTAATAACTAAGTCTTTGATTAATTTAATGAAATAATTTTTGAAGGATTCTTTCTCATTATCTTCAACAACAACTTCTTCTGTTTTAGGCACATCTTTAGAATTGATGTTTTGTAATTCAGATATAACTTGTTTTATTGCAAGTTTAGCAGTTTCTAAATCACCATCTTCAATTCTTTTAATAGATATATTTAATATTTTAGTTAGATGTTTCATTGTTTATATTATTTATTTTATTTTTTCTATTTTCAATAATAGAATTTCTTGTGAAGATTTCTGCATTATCATTAATTATTGCCCAACCAAAACCATTAGTATCTTGTATAGCTAAATGAGGTAAGTATTGCTTATTTCTATTTTGGTGAGATACACTTTTTATAGTTAATGTATATGGGTATTCAACTTTATCAACACCATATGTTCCACCATCAAGATGTGAATATACGTATGGTTCTTTTAGTATAGTTACTCTATCACCTGGTTTTAAGTCTATAAAACTTAAATAGCTCATATTATTTAATTAAGTTGAGTGCTTCATATAATGCTTTTTCTAATGCTTCTTCATAGCTATTAAAGCCAATTTCATTTTCTCTATTAATAAAAGCGAAGAACATTTTAGGATTAATAAAATAATGAAAATATGCTTTTGAATTTTCATCCATGCTATCTTCCGCAAACGGTATAATTACTATTTGAATATCATGGACATCTCTTAGATATGCTTGTAGTACTGATTGTACAGGTGCTAAATATCTAAAATCTATTCTATAATCTTCTTCTTGTATTTCACCATTTTTATACGTACCATTTTCTTCGTCTTCATAATATCCAGGTACATAATCCGTAGAAGGCTTACCATTTGGTTTAAAACCTTTTTCTTTAGCTAATTTAGCTGTTTGAAATGATGTTAATTTTTCACTCATAATTACATTAAATAGTCTAACAATTTGTATACACATCTTTCGTTTGCAATGATTCTCAAATCATGAATGTCTAAGATGGTAATATTATATTCTTTGGAGAGTCTTTCTTTTAGAAGAACTGTATTAGTATAGACTAATGTTTTATAGCCTCTAAGCTTACAGAAGTTAATACCACGAAGAATATTATAATGAGTCATTCTAGGTTGATTCCATGACTTAATTTGTTCTTCTTGTCGTATTCTATAACCTGCTTTAGTTAAAGCTTCTATAATTAAAGGAATAGCATCACCTTTATGATAATAGTCTAAATGTGTTTTCATAATTAATCCAACTTTTGAAATTAAATGTGGTGTAATCATAGTTTACTTATTAAGTTTTCTATATTCACAAAATTTACAATTTCCTTTATGGGTAAAAGTTGTATGAGATGATCCTGGGTCAGATAGTAAATATTCACAGCTATCATAGTCAATGACTTTAGTATCCTTGATAAAATCATTGACTATTTTTTGTTTACGTTCAATTTTTTCTTTTTCAATATCTCTTTCGACATCCTGTCCACAGGAAATTAAAGTTGTGATGATTCCTATTATTAATAGTAGTTTTTTCATAATGCTATTTGATTTATTTTTTATCAATTAACCATAGTAATACTATGAATAAGGGAACATACAAGAAAAGGAATAGATTACTTAGATGAAAAGTATCTATCATAAATGGTATTAAAAAAAGAACTAATACAAATAGAGCAACTATAGCAATAATTGCCATTGCTGTAAATAATATACCTATGGATGTTTTTGTAGAATCATAGAGTGAGTTGAGTATATTTTTCATATTTTAGTTATAGTTTATCTAATATACAAATATAAGTATTTTTTTAGTTAAATACAAATTATTTTAAATGAAAAACCACAGCTATATAGTTCTTGTTAGAATCTAAAGCTGTGGTTATTGCTGTACATGGGATAGTAGCGTGTATGGGATTCGAACCACATGTCTTTTACCTGAATAGATAATCGTCCTAAGCCCCTAGACGAACACGCCATTTAAAATTGATAGTTACCCTCTTACGTTTCTGACTGTGTTTCTGAACTCATTATCAATTGTAGCCCGTGCAGGATTCGAACCATGCGTATACGATCTGAAAAGAAAGTCGTCCTGAGCCTCTAGACGAACGGGCCATTTTATTATCAAATAATTTGTAGTAGATAACTATTTGATGATGTAAAGTTAGTAAACTTTTTTTTATTATGCAAATGTTTACTGAAATATTTTTTTATTTTTTACTATTAATTATCATTTCTTTTAATTGCTCTAATGGAAGTTTCACTATCATAGAGATCCTTTCCAATGCTACGGTATCATTTTCATTTAGATTAGATAAAATGCTTACGTTTTTCATATCTTTATATTTTAAAATTTCAAACCAATAATATTTAGATTTATTTATGTCCGTTTAGATAATAAATATTTATTACAAACATAAACAATAACTTTATTATTTCTGATAAAATAGAAAACTTTATTTTTCGTCATATTTAAATACTTTATTAATGAACTCATTACCATTCATTCGTTCATTATGTTCTAATGATATAACATTAAATGATTGTATTAATGGATAACAATGCGTTGCTATAAACAATTGACAGTTATTTTCAACTGCTTTATTAATTGCCTGTATTAGTTTATATTGATTTGTAATAGATAATCCTGATTCAGGTTCATCTAAGAATATTACACTATTTTTAGCTTTCATTAGAGGTGTTATAATAAAGTTTTCTAAAACTTCTCCATGAGATTGAAATCTACTTTTAATAGCTCCACCTAATCCGATTCCTTTACTTGTACCTGAAGGATTTGTAAACAACATAGGATCTTTTACACGAGGGTTATCCATTTCACTATCAAAGTAAAATGTATTAACTCCATTTTTTATAACATTTTCACTAAGAGTTATTTCAATATCTTTATGACTTTGTTGTAGAAGGTTTAATAGAGTACTTTTACCACAACCTTGATTTCCTACAAAAAGATTAATATTATCACATTCTATTTCAAAGTCTTTTTTTAAGACTTTTGATCCTGGATAAGTATTTCCTTTTATTTTAATTTTCTCTACGTGAATCATTTATTTAGACTTATAACACTATGTTCTTTATTAACTACATATAGAATATCTCTTTCATTAAAGCTCTTTGTTACCTTAATTATGCGATTTCAAATTTAAAATAGGATCAATCATATTGCATCCATGATGTTTACATTCTCTATAAGGGTATTGAGGATATTTTTCATCGTATGAAAGCTCTTCTTTAAATTCACATTTGTGTGAAATCATACCGTCTTTAAAAGCACTCCATGACTTTCTTGTAGGTGATACACTCATAGCCCATAATGGAGTAACTAAACATAACTGTATGTAATACCAAATACTCTTTTTACCAAGTAATATTTTTGTATCGTTCATATTTTTACTTACTTCCAATTTCCGAGTTATAAATTTTTAAAATTTCAATATCTCTCAGAGATTTATGAATTCTTCTATTACCATAATATTTCTCACACAATGCGGATTTATTCATATTAGTTGTAAGTGTAATATCAGGTAGATTATTCCACCATTGCTTAAAGTCTTCCGTTTTAAGTTTTTCTAATTCTTCGGCTAATGCTTTAAAATCTTCTTCTCTAATTCCGAATTCTGTATATGCAGAATCATTAGAAAAATCAATTCTATATTTGTACAAGAGTTCTAATATTTTTTCTTTCATATAGTTTTAAGTGTTGATGAATGAAATCCAATAAGTTCTAATTTTTTATTATGTAGTACATTTAAAAAAATAAAATAGCCTTCTATTTTAATTATTTCATATGTACCAGGATAGTCATGTTTTTTAAATTTTACTACTTTCCCAACTTTGAAATTATTTTTAGGTTTGTTCCAATTAGGAATTAAATTAGACAATATTTTAGGATTAGTTAATTCTGTCATATATTCTTCAACAGATTTTCCCGATTTGCGAATATATCTTTCAATCTTTTCACCATCTAAAATACTTAATTCACCTGATCTTTTAGAACAACTACGATATGCAGTAAAATTACCAATTGGTAATTCTAACTTAATATAGTTATTATGAATATGAAGTTTAGGTTTAGATGCTATAGTTTCCATATTTTTAGTTTAACTATCAAAGGATGTTGACTCGGCCTCCGTGAGCCTGTAAGATCATCTTTTTACGAGACTTTAATAGCTAATACAAAGATAGTTAAAAATGTATTAGAATGCAAATTTTTGTAATCAAATAACGTTTTATTCTAAATCATAATCAACAAGTTGATTTCTCATTTCTTTTATACCATCTCTTTTATAATATGTTTCAATTAAAGGATTAATCGTGTTATTAATATCTTCAATTTCAATTGGTGTGAAAGATAGTCTAATAAAACATCTTTCAATAGTGTTATTAATTTCAGGTCTTCTATGAATAATATAAGGGTCTAAACCATATAAGACTTTACTACCCATTGTTTTTATATCATCCGTATAATCAATTCTTTTTTGAAAATATTTATGAATATTATGTTTTAATGGATTAAAATCTTTGGGAATAATAAAAGACTTTTCGATATATTCCGTAGGTAAAATATCTGTCCAAATATAATTTTGTTCAGGAAGATGTGTTATTGTTTTTGAAAATCCATCCACATGCCATTCATCATCCGTAGTAGATTTAACAAAACCTTTTCTTATAGTTAAATAAACAAATGGTTGAATTATACCCATTTCTTTTTGATAAGCATCAGCTTTTTCAATTAGAGATTTACACCATGATAATTCATTTGGTATTTGATAATCATTGAACATTCTTTTGATGAGCATACGCAAAATATAGAATTCTTCTTTTGGTTGAATTAATTCTATATGTCCTACATTATCTATAGTATTAGTAGCACTATATTGTTCTATATTCAATACCTTAAACGCTCTATCTTTAAGCATAAAGGATTCTATAATTTTCATAATTTATTTTATTAGTCCAACTTTTTTTTCTGCTGAATATCTTTTTATAGCTTTTTGGATTATTGAATCAGGGTTCTTGATAAAGTCGGATTGACTAGCACATGAACACAGTACGTTATTAACAGATAAATGAAGTATGTTGCTATTTGGCGTAGATACATTAAGATTGAATATATCATTTTTATATCTATAATTAATAGTTTTATTTAGCATAAGATTATTTTTTAACCAATTCTAAACCTTTTTCAATTCCATATTTTAAAGCTTCATTATATTTAAAGCCTTTGAAATCATTATGATATGTTTTTAGATTTGTAAAACATATCATATTACCCATACCAATATGTGTTATATTATAATTATTAATTACATCAACAACATATTTATCAGGTAAAGATATTCTAACTTGCACAATTATTTTATGATTTTCTCTTAACCAAGTTTGAAGTAATGATGGAGTTGGTATTTCTCCTAAATAATCATTTTCAGATCTTTTATTTTGAAACTCAAATCCTTTTTGGACAGCTAATTTAACTATTTTATATAATGCTTTTATTTCAGATATTCTATTTGAATTTTCCATGATACAAAGATACTACAATTTGTATTAAAATACAAATTTATTATAAAAAAATTGATCGGCTAATATATCTTGACATTCGGAAATATCAAAAATCTTAGTAAATTCTTTATCATCAGTTATTATCAAAGATAAATATGAATAGTATCCATTATTAGAACCATATCCAGGTATCTTTACAGAAAATTCTTGTATAGGTATTAACTCTATACCATACCCTTCTATTCTATTGAAGAAATTATCATTTGACAAGTCAAATTCTAATCCTTTAAAATCGTCTAAAGTTAAATCTGAAAAATGAAGATAGTGATACTCACAGCAATCAGACTCATTGTATGAAGATAATTTTATACCATACTCAAACTCTACGAATTCGGCATTTACTGCAACAACTTTTACTCTTGTTACGTCATCATCCTCTTCTTCTTCATCGTCCCAATCATTGTAATCTAAATCTTTCATAAACTTTATCTGTTTTTTACATGTGATTGGTGGTGCATTAGCTGATGCTTATAACATCGAAGCTTTTCTGTTTTAGTATCACAACCAAGAGCTATGCACATAGTTAATTTAGTTCTTTCCACATGTTTTTAACTTTATCCAATGTTTCAGAATTGAGGTTGCTTCTAAATTTTACAGCTTCTTCTTTTCGTTTATCATCTTCTAATTTAGACTGAGTATCGTAGGCACTTTTAAACGCATATAGAATCTCTTGTGAAACCCCGTAAGCTTTGATACCATTTGTAACGAGTTCTATGCTTTCTCCTGCGATTATAGACATAAGAATTGTCCAAGCATTTCCTTCGGATATTTTTCTATCGTTAACTAAGAAATAGAAATACTTCTTTAATACGTTATCATCCGATTTATTAGAAAAGAATTTTGCGTAATCACTCATAGTTTATCTTTTAGAATTAGAATTACTAATAACTTCTTGTTTCTTTAACTCAGCAATATCTTTAGAAGATAAGAATTTTCTTTTTGGTTTATCTGATTGAACAATCAGATGTTTCATTTGTGACTTTCTTTTCCAATTCTTATAAAAAGATATTTCATAAACATTGTACACACCTTCCGCATTTTTACCATTCACTTTACAATAAGGAACGGATACCCACCAATCTTTACATTCATCAGGAAATGAATATCCTTCGAATTGATATTTATCCCATATAACCTCAGATACAATATTATATTCCCACACGCTATATGGAATCCATACTTTCGATTTATTAGGAACAAGTTTATCAAATTTAATACACTCGTTTAACCAATTTTCAATTTTATAACTAGTACCATCTACATTAATAGTAGGCATCACTTCTTTTAATTTTTCAAGTGTGATTCCAGTACCGCCAAAATATTTTTCTAATCCTGTCATATAATTTTTATTTAGAACACTCAATAAGTTTTGCATCAATTAACTCAATTAACTTCAAATGGGTTTTAGTAAGGTTTCTATCCTTTTTTAAACCTTCAACAATAAATTTGTTATGAGTAATTGTTTTAATTTTAAACTCGTCTGACATATTATCCATATCTGATAGATTTTCTAATCTATCAACAAGTTTTATCACGAGTGAATAACTCGATATGTTTAACATTTTTTCAAGTAAATATACTTCTTTACCTTTTTCAGCAATCAACTCTTTATCCGAAGTTAATTCTTCTACAATTGCAGCTACATGAAAGCCAAACTCTTTTGCAATTTCATCTAAAGAAGTTTCGCAATCTTCAACTACATCATGTAGAATAGCAGCAATGAATAGCAAAAGTTGATTTTTACTTTTCTTGATTTTACCTAGTGTGAACATAACAGATAGTGGATGAAGTATATAAGGGCGTTGGTCGCCTTTACGCACTTGACCAGCATGTTTATTTGTAGCGAAAACAATTGCTTTTTCTAATATGTCAGATGATAATTTCATAGTACAAAGGTACGAAAATTTGTATTTAAATGCAAATTTAAGATACATTATCTAAACAAATTATGTATTTTTTATATAATTAAAAATAATAATTTAGTTATGAAAACAATTGTATGTAAAAATACTTCTAATGGTGTAACAAAAAGTTATGGTGTTTTAAACGAAGAAGGTGATATTATTATAATGTCATATTTAATTAATGATATTAAAAATTTAATAGCCCAAAATGTAATTTTTACTACTAAACAAGGTGGTCATGTTTATGTAGAACCTGGTACAGGTATTTTAAAAACAAGAAATAATCATACACAATTAGACAATTTATCAAGTTTAAATCAATGTTCATTAAATAATAGAATTACTAAATAAAAAAAAGCCTTCCTGTTATTATAGGAAGGCTTTTTGAATTTCATATTAGGTTTATAATAATAGTATATCTTAAATCTTATTACGGTTGTCCACGAATTCTCATAAGAGCTGGGTTTAAAAGGTTATAAGGGTTATAAGGGTTATAAAATATCATTATAATCATTAAGTTAGACTACTTAAAGATGGTCCTTTTCTTTTTTGTTATTTTTAATTAATACGTTAACTGAACCATATAATGTTCGATTCGATATAACAAAGAAGTCTTTGTCTACAGGTAAGAACAATAATGTAATAGTACCTATTAAAATGAATGTGAGATATATAATCAGAACCATTGATACAAAGTTAAACAGAATCATTTAATTATCCAAATTTTCAATTAAATTTCTTAACAATTTTTTTAAATTTTTCAACCCGTTTACTTATATACTTTATTGATACACATAATAAAATTATGAATAATGCGAAAAAGAAATTATTAAACCATTTTATTTTCATAGTTAAATTTTTTCGTCAAAAAATACTTCAAGATGATCTTTGTTATAGACACCAGTAATGCCTCTAACACAGTTTATATCACCGCTACCTGATTCAATTCGTAATCTGATACTATCCTTCATGAAAGCTTTTTTCCATACGGATAAAGACGTTTTAATCCATGAACCACTTCTTTCTAATACATCAAATGGTTTAGCATCTAAGTGATGCCAAATGTTTATATCTTTTTTAACTTTAAATTCTCTGCGGATATTACCATATACTTTTTCTCTTCTTTTAGTATGAGCAGTCCAAATTTCATCACGTTCTTCTTCTGATAAACCTTTTGTAATAGGTTCTTTTGGAAAAATATATTTTTGAGTTGAACTAAGTGAGCCAATTAAAAAGAATTCTTGAGCAATTTTAGGCATAGCATAAAAGCCTCTTGGTGCAGGTGGTTGATGAAATGTAGTACGTTCCTTAGAATAGCCTTCTTGATTCTTTAAATCAAGCCCACCAAATCTTACAAAAACATCTAATGATTTACCTTTCATAATACAAAGGTAATAAATATTGTATAGAAATACAAAAAAAAGCCTCTAAAATTTTAGAGGCTTTTTTAAATATTTTTTAAAAGATGTAAACATTATTAGAAAATACAAGATACAATTATAGCAACTGTTAAAAGTGTACCACCAGCAATTGGAATTCCCATAAAATTGCGAGCTTTGCGTGAATCTTCAAGTTCTCCTGTACCATTATATACGTTAGTATAATTATGCTTACCTAACTTGGATTGTACATCATATGTAGTAGTATTTTCTTCATAGTCTACTACACGAGTAATAGATTTAACGTCATGTCCTTTTAAATCTTCGGCTACTAAAACTGGCGCATCATCAAGCTCGATGGTTTCAATTTTTAATAGCAATTCTCCAGTAGGTGACATAAGGAGAGAACCAAATGTGGTTTCAGTTTTAAAATAGGCTTCGTAGCCATGTCTATTTTTGTGCCATTTCACATCTTGTGTGGGGTATACTTTTTTCAATGACTCCATTACTTGAGTCGGAACTTTCATTGCATGTGAAGCAAAGGAAATGAATAGAAGAATAAAGATTAGCTTTTTCATATAATTTTTGGTTTAGATTGTGAATAATTTTTTTATCTCTGTGGTTTTTCCATGGTAGCTGAGATACTTCCGCTCTAGGCTTTCAAGGAGAATTTTTGATACAATCTCAACTCTCCGAGCCACTACCAATGCTATCAAATCTACTTGTAAGGCTTATTAGGCTGTGGTACATACAAGTTGTACTCTTTAGAAGTACTTGGAGATTAAATATTTTTAATTATTATTTTAGTTTATAAGTATAAAATTTATAATCATTTAAGTTAGACTACTTAAAGATGGTCCCTCTCTTTCTTATCAATCCGAGCAATAGGCATTTGATAAGTAGCGATACAATACATGTTAACACCTATGAAGGTGTTCCTCTTTGTCTTAATGCTCAACATTACTACGAGCATTAAAGTTAGAAAGATTAGATACAGTAGAATCATCAGTACAAAGTTAGTGAAATTATTTCAGATAATCAAATTTTAGAGAAACTTTATTTCATCAAATATATTCTTTAAATCTTTTTTATCTATAGAATTTTTCTTTTCGACTCTACTTCTTATATCAAGAGGATAACCATATTTAACATAATTACCTTTACCTGTAATAGAGTCGTACTTTTCAGTTCTATCTTTTCCTCGTGCCCCATCAGTATGTCCAAAGAACTTACGTGTAGTTTTTTTATTTGCTTTTTTACTTGCCATAATTTTTACTTTTACTTTGAAATAAAGCATTAATAGTTATATTTTCATAATTCTCATTTAATATTACGAAATGGGTTTCAAAAATATTGGGACCATTATCATAATATATGAGATATTTTGCTTTATTTTCATTTTTCAATTCGTTAAATATATTTAATATGTCTGATAAATGTTTTCTATATGGTAAAGATATATCAAAAAGTTTACCATAGTCTAATACAATATCATTATCATTACTACCACGAGAATCATATGTATATACATCGTAATGTAATCTATATGGAGTTATTACACCATCTTTAATACCAAATATTTTAGATGGAATTTTATTTACTTGTTTCAAAATTTTGCTATTTTTCATATTTCAGATAATCAAATTTTAGTGAAACTATTTTAGTAAATAATTTATCACAATAGCACCAAATAAAGCTATTACAAATATTGTAGGTAGCATATAATACCTCATGAATTTTTCTTGTTTTATAAGAGAAACATTAAGGTCATTAATCATACCTGTAGTTTTTCTATATCTGTCTTCTGCTTGTGTCAGTACCATATTATTGACTATTAAAGCCTCTTTTAATTCTTCTGGTATTATAGGATTTTGTATAAGTTTTAACATAGAGAAATTATTTTAGTAAATAAACTGGTAGAATAATAAAATCACCTTTTGAATAATCAGTATTTTCTAAATATTTAATAGCTTCTTCTTCATAGTCAAAATCCTCAACAATAGAAAGAGTGTTTATAGTTTCTGTTTGCCAATCATTTCCTTTACGATAAAAATCATCGGATGGAACACATACTTCTTTTTCTACGACACAATATATCCGATATACTTTTTTCATGATACAAAGGTAGTTAATTTTGTATTAAGATACAAATATTTTCTAATTTAAATTTAAAGAAATATGAATGCTTATTCCAAGACATTTGCTCAAAACTAATAAAGGTGGCTTTTATTGGAGTATTAACTATTTCAATGTTTGATATTTCATCAGGTGTATTATTCAAACAGTGTAGATGTAAAAAGAATTCATTTTCTTTTAGCCCCATACTATTATGAATATAATTTACACTATATGCTGTATTTTTAAATAAATTGAGCATACTTTTCATAGTAGCTTTTTTATTAATGAAAAATTGAATTTTTTCAGGTGAGGGTGCAAGTCTTTCCATAATACAAAATTTTTGCTATTTTATTTAGACTGTAGTTCTAAAATGATTTCTAATTCTTTTTTAGTTTTGTCTTTCGAGGAATCGATACTGTGTAATTCTTGTACAATATCTAAAACTAAAGACTTTAGTTTCTCTATAGTTTTTTCATCTTTTTCCAAAGTAGATTTGCTATATTGAATTATTTTTGATAATTTGTCTTCTATCTTTTCCATGATACAAAGTTAATCAATTTTGTATTAAGATACAAATATTTTGGTATTTTTATTTTATTAACAAGTTATCCACATATCTCCTTTCCAAATTAGTTACTCTATTTTAAAACTTTTGGTAATAGAGAATCTATAATTGGATATGGCTAATAAAAAATTTGAAATAGTAGGAGGTAATTTGGAAATATCTGATGATATTATATATGATAATGGATTTAGTATAGGTATATCATATACTAAATCTCAATTTAATATGATGGAAGATAAGTATAAAGGTGGTGTAATTTCATTAGAACAAGCTAAAGAGTTAGCCGACCATATTTATGAAAAGTTATCTAAAACTGATAAATATAAAGGTGAAATAAGAAAATATAAGATTGAATCTTTAAACAAAGAATAATATGAAAAAAGTTATAATAACATTAATAATTTGTATTAGTATATTTAGTTGCGCTAAGAGTGATAAAACTATCAATATTAATAAAGATACTGATATCAATACTGATAAGATTCAAAGTTCTAATGTTCAGTCAAATGGTGATATAATAGACACTCTTAAGATAGAGCCATATAGGCATGGTACAATAAGTATGGGTGGTAAAAACTTTGTTATTATTGGTGCAAATGTTATCACTAAGGATTCTACATATTCAGAAGATTTTATACTTATGGAAAGTATAACATTAGATATGATTAAATATGCGTACAGTATGAATAATGGACCATTTAAGGTTGTTATAATTTATGACCCTAAATTGAAAATGGATAAAGTTATATTCAATATAATCTATAAGTAATGAGTAGAGTAAAATATGTAGCTAATAAAATGATGGCAATAGTCCTTGGTGGCTGTGCGGGCGCAATGTTTAGTAACTTATTTACTAAACATACACCATCAATGGTTATATGTACTATAGTGGGAATGCTATTATACTACTTCGTAATAAGTAAAGAAAAAGTAAATGGATAGTTTTTCTAAATATAAAGATTGTACATATTTAATATGTCGTACTACATTTAAAACTGATGTGTATGGATATGATGATGGATTAACTTATACATTTGAGAAAGGAGTTAAATATAAATGTATAGTTGGGAATAGTGGTAACTATATTATTTTTAAACCTATGGATGTATTGTTTAATACACTTGATAATAATACTGTTAATCAAATTACAGAAAACTTTTTTACTATAAATGAATATAGAAAATTTAAAATAGAGAATTTATGAAAAAATTTAAAGAATATCTAATGATATTGATAATTATTTCAACAATATTTGGATTATTTGGTATTGTATTTGGTGGTGGTAGTTTTCTGTTCGGATTTATTTTTGGGTTATTTTTATTTAATGCTTTATATCTATTGGATTATTTAATAAAAACAATATTTAAATAATGAACAAGTTTTCTAAATATGTCGGTTGTAAATATTTAATCTGTCATACAACATTCACTACGAATGTATATGGTGGTACTCCAATTACATTTGAGAAAGGAGTTAAACATCTATGTGTAATAGGAGAAAGTGAGAATATTATTTTTGTATCTTTAGATATAATATTTGATAACACTGATGATAATGATGTTAAGCTTATTTATGAAAACTTCCATACACCAGTTGAGCACAGAAAATTTAAAATAGAGAACTTATGAAGAATATATTGAAAGAATTTATGATTTCCTATAATATGAAGTCTACTAAAATAGCAAGAGCGGTAGTAATGGGTGGTATTGTTGGTGCTTTAGTTGGTAGCTTAATATCTGAAACAGTTATACCAATGGCTATAGGTAGTCTATTAGGAATGGTAGGATATTATTTATTATTGATGAAAGAGAATAATTAAAATTGATGTTAATAAATTATTAATATTGTGAATAAAAAACAACAAAAAGAAGAATATTATAAAATATATGGCGGTAAAAATATCAACCCTAATCCTTTTCCTATTGGTAGTAAATTAAGACATCGTAATGGAACTGAAGAGGTTGAATTAATATCTTATAAAAATGAATTAATGATACTTATACCATTAAATGAAGCTGCTTTATATCATTATGATACAATGAATCCTGATATAATTGAATTTTCAAAAAAGAAAGGGTATAAGCCTAATATGGATAATACTACGCAATTACATTATATGTATGCTGATAGATATATTATAATAAATTAATAATGAATAAGTTTTCGGAATATAAGAATTGTAAACATTTAATTTGTTGTGAAACATTTGATACTGAAGCTAATGGTGTCGGGTTAGTGCCTAATATAAAGTTTACATTTGAAAAAGGTGCTAAGTATAGTTGTGAATATGTGAAATATAACAATGATTATTTCATAAAATTTCCAACTCAAGATATAGCTTTTTATGGTGGTGATAATAATGATGTTAAACTTATTTATGAAAACTTTATGACTCTAAATGAACACAGAAAAACTATTATAAATGAATTATTATGAATGTAGATGATTTGAAAAATTTAAATTATTTGATATGTGTAAAAACGCATATGTATAAAGAAGAACTTGAATATTTACAAGGTATAAAATATAAATGTAAATTTGAAGAAGGAAAAAATTATAATTGTATCTATATTGAATATCCTGATGGTAGTGGATGGCGTAAGATGTTATTAAGTGATAATGATATTGTTATCGAATATTGTAGAAACCATTTTATGACAAAATCAGAATATAGAAAGTATATAATAAATGAACTATTATGAAGAAAGAATATATATTACTTTGTAAAAAATCTAATGGAAATTTTATAAAAGGTAGAAAGTATAATAGTACGTTTGATGGTTATAATCTTTATATTGAATTATCTGAAGGTAAACAAACATTAATATCAATGTCGAGATATAACGACGAAAATCTTAAATATATTGAAGAACATTTTACAACAGTTAATACACATAGAAAAAATATTATAGATTCAATTGAATAATGAAACCTATTAAACATAACGATATTCCTAATGCAACTACAGACTTAGATATGTTTCTTACTTATTTAAATAAGAATAAGATAGCATATTCTAAGTATGATATTGTTAGTAATATAGGTGATATTATTTGCGTGGTATGGGAAAATAAAAAAGAAGACTATTATGTAGATATATTTGCTGGTGAAAATTACTATGATATATTTACTAATGGGAAAAGAATAGAAACTACATTCCCTAATGCAGGATGCTATAGTATGGATATAGACTCAGTAACAGAATTATTATTAAGCTTAGATTATTTATGAAATTTGATAGATTTAAAAACGTAAATACTTTAATATGTATAAAAACACATAGTAAATTTTCTATGCATGGTAAATTAGAATACTTAGCTGGTAGAAAGTATAAATGTGCATTAAGTACAGTTAATGATGTAATTAATATTTTTAATGATAATGGCCATTGTAGTATAGCAACTTATAATGAAAATTCTATTAACTACTTTAGAGAACATTTTATAACAATAGCAGAATATAGAAAGTCTATTATAGAAGAATTATTATGATTGAAATCATAGGTGAACATAGTAATGTGTATATAAATGAATTCAGGATTTCTATATGGATTGAAGAACCCATAAAACATTCAGGTACGATATCATTATATAGGGAGGCTAAAATAGAGTACTTCTACAATGGTAAAAAGAAACATGAAGTATTACACACATATAATGATGACCATGTTCTGATTTATTTAAGTATATTAGCTAATTATTTAAAAGGAATAGCTGAATACTATGTACCAAGTATCCACGATTTGAGGAAAGGTAAAATAGATGAATTATTATGAATTTAGACAAGTTTAAAAATATTAATAATGTAATATGCATAAAAACACATAAAAAATGTTTATATTGGAATAATGGTGAAGTAGAATATTTTGTTGGTAAAAAATATAAATGTGTAGTTAATAAGCATTCTGCTTATATTAACACTATAATACATTCATATGATGTTCTTCTTGTCAAAACGTCTGATGGAAATAGTAGTGGTGGTCCAATGGATAAGGAAGATATTATTAAATACTTCTTAGAACACTTTATAACAATTGATGAACATAGAAAATCTATAATAGAGAAATTGATATGATTGGATATATTGATAATGATTTAGATAAGTATATAGGTACTCTAATATGTACGAAATCACACATAAGATATTCTATGCATGGTGAATTAAAATACTTAAAAAATGTAAAGTATAAATGCGAATTTGGTGTAGTTCGTGATGTAGTTAAGGTTTTTAATGATAATGGTTGTTATATTCTATCAAGTTATAATTATAATACTATTATCTATTTAAAAGAATTCTTTATGACAGTTGTAGAATATAGAAAAACTATTATAGACAATATTGAGTATTAATTATGTGGTTAGAAAATATTAAGAAGAAATTAAATATTCAAAGCACTGAACAAAAAAATATTGTTTCAGATGAATATACTATTGTTATGAATTTTATAAATGAAACCCAAAAGAAATGGGATAAACGTACAGATGATGAATATCAAAAGGATAAGGATAGATTTGAAAAAAGTCAAAATACATGTTCTGTCTGTGGTTCAACAAAAATAGTTAATAAGATAATATCACAAATTAAAACACGTACAAATTATCCGAGGTTTGTTTTTCAACAACCTACAAAATATAGCTATTCGGTAAATGATGAAATAAGACATTGTTCTGATTGTGGTAATGAATGGTATAAAAGAAGCTGGTATGATTCATACTTCTATACAAAAAGAAGAAGTGATTTCAAATCTTTTCTAATTAAAAGAAAACATTTATTAAAAAGTTATACAGAAATTAATAAACTGCATGCAGAAAGTTTATATAAAGCATTTGATAGAGAAATACCACTTTATCAATTAAGGTGTGATTTTAAATCTGTTTTTGAATAATATGATAGAAATATTTACGAATTGAGAAAAAAGTTTATAAACGATTTATGATAAATGGATTTGATGGTATAGCAGTTTGTATAAAAACTCATAAGAAAGATACATACTTTGGTGAAATAGAATACATAGCTGGAAGTAAGTATATTATCAGTTTTGATAAAATTGGAGAATACTTATACGCTGTTATAAAAATACCAAATAGTACACAATGTGTTCATATTCGAATTGATGATGATTATGTATTAGAACACTTTATAACAATTGCAGAATATAGAAAAACTATTATAGAAAAATTAATATGATAGACATATCAAAAATTATAGAAGCATTATCACCATATCCAATATCATTGATATTCGGATATGGTAGTTCCTATGGATTTAATACTTCATTTGTTTCTTTACATTTTAAAGATAATAATGATAATAGATTAAATAATTTAATTAAATTATTTTCAAATAGTTTAAATTTTTCAAAATTTAATATTTGTTTTATATCTAATAATATGTTAGGATATAATAATGAAGATATAATTAAATATATGGATGATTTTATCACTGAAAGAAAAATAGGAACGAATAAAGTAATTATTATAAATTCTATAGAAGAATTGAACGAAATTATTAATATAATTTCTTTAATATTGACTGGTATATCTTATAAGAAAATTAAAAGAGATTTAATTATAAATGAAATATGTTAGATTATCTAGTCTAATTTAAATTAGACTCTATTTAAATAAAAGCCTATGAAAAAGATAATAGTATGCCCAAAGTTATTAGTAGATGGATTAGCAATATTTCCTTTCATATTAGTTAAAGATGAAAGTTATCTATCAGACAAGAAATTGATTAATCATGAGAAGATTCATCTAAGACAGGAGATAGAATTATTGATTATTCCGTTTTATATCATATATGGTATTAACTGGGTTATTAATTACTTTAGATATGGCTCATGGATAAAAGCATATAGTGAAATTATATTTGAAAGAGAAGCATACATTAATGATGCTGATTTAGAATATTTAGAGAATAGAAAACCTTTCTCTTTTATTAAGTATTTCTTTAATAAACCTATATAATTATGAAAGAAAGTGATTTTAAAGAATTTCTATTAATTATAGGACTTATATTAGGATTAAGTTTAGTATATTATATATGGTTAATAATATAAAATAAATAATTATGAAAAAACCAACACCACCTCCAACTCAATATATTAAAGAGGATTTTAATATGTATGGTAAAATAGTATTAATAGTAGCAGGATTACTATTAGGATATTCTATAGGATACTTTATCTTTATATTAGTTACTCTATAACTTGCTTTCTATATGAAAATAATTAAATCTATTGGTGAAATACTATTAGTTATATTAGCAATAATAGCTTGCTTATTAACGCCATTTTTAATATTTGGTCCAGTTATGCTATGTATAGAATATAAGACTTATTGGTTCTTATTAATATACCCGTCTTATTATTTAGGAATGTTTATACATATTTTTTTAAAAGAAAGATATTCTATTAATAATAGAAAACGTAAAATAAACAATTTAATTTCAGATTAGTATGATACCATTTCAAAAAGGCGACAGAATAACACTTAAAATTGAGTATAATTTATCAAACAAAAGAGAAATATGTATAGTTAGAAATTGTGAACTATATTTTCATGGTATATACGCATTAGCTATTGAAGGTAAACCATATACTACTTATGATAGTTCTTACTTTGAGAAAGTTAATGATAGAAAGGATAGAATAGATAATTTAAATCTATGATTATGTTTATAAAGGGTGATAAAATAGTTGTTAGGAAAGATATACCATTACATGTATTAAAAGATAAGGTAAGCACAGTTTTGTCTTGTTTTGAATATTATAAAGGATTATACATATTAACTATTGAGGGTAATTATAATATTTATAAACCTGATGATTTTGAGCTAGCTAATAATAGAAAATCAAGAATAGAAAACTTAAAATTGGATTAACCTCTTTTCATTACAATGAGCAACGAATTACACTATATTGATGAATTTCGTATTTGTATTACATCATTTAAAATTAATGAATTTACATTTGAAAAAGGTAATATGTATAATGTGGATTTTATTGTTGATGAAATTTATAAAAAAGAGCTTAGTAATAGAGTGGAATGTATTGTGTTTTTATCAGATAACTTTCGAACAATACATGAATATAGAAAAATTAAAATAGAAGATATAAATAATGATACCATTTAAACCAGGTGATAAAGTAGTTCTTAAAAATGGTATGTTAACACCTAGATTAACAGAAGGTATTGTATATACAGTTTCTTCTTGTACTAAATATTCATCAATAGAATATCATATAGTAATTCTTGAAAATAGATTATCATTATTTTCAAGCGGTTATTTTGACAAAGTTGATAGTAGAAAGGATAGAATAGATAAACTAAATTTATGAAAAATAAAATAGAAAGCATATTGTCTCCATATCCAATAACTCTTGTGATAAGTGCTACAAATTACGAATTTGTAAAAAATCCTGATTATTATCATACAAAATTTTATTTTTCAGATAATAAGCATAAATGGCTTAATTTAGTTAAAATATTTGAAGATATGAATATTGATAATGTGAAATATAATTGTAATGAATATAACTATAAAACAAGTGTTGAAATTAGCAATTTAACTATAATAAAAAATATAGATGATTTTATAGCTGATAAAAGATTAGAAATAATATATTATAAAAATAAATATTTAAAAAGCTACAAATATATTAAAATAACTCTTAATTCAATAGAAGAAGTAGAAGAAATTATTAATATACTTGTATTTCTATTAACAGAACCATCATACAAGAAATTAAAAAGAAATACTATTATAAACGAATTATTATGAAACCATTCGAACCAGGTGATAAAGTAGTTATTAAAACTGATATACTATCGCATAGTTTAAAAGATGTAGTATGTACAGTCATAACTTGTTATCAACTATACATGAATATAGATTATGTAGTAACTATAGATTACGATAATTTTTTATATTATGCTGATAATTTCATGAAAATTAATAATAGAAAACATAGAATTAATAGATTATATGAAAATAAATAAAAAGCTTATAGGAAATGTGTATGATGTAGTTGTAGATAGTAGAAAAGATGGTGTAAATTACTTAACTATTATTGATGTAATACGCAGTGAAAAACAAATCAAATTATTAGATAATAATAATAAAGAATTGTATATACGCTATGATATATTTTTATATTTAGAGATAAATGATTATATAATTTATTCTAAAGATAAAAATAGAATTAGAAAAATTAAATCCATTATTAATGAATAATATTAAACCATTCGAACCAGGTGATATAGTGATTGTTAGAAAAGATATACTATCCCACACACTAAAAAATAAAGTATGTACAATTAGAACTTGTTATTATCACATAACAAAAAAAGAATATGTAGTATCTATTAAGAATGGTAGTAATCTTTATTTTGGTAATCTTTACTGTGCTCGTTATTTTGAGAAGTATAACAGTAGAAAAGACAGAATTGAAAGTCTTAATTTAGATTAAATATGGCTAAACCTGATGATATTATTAAAATAGGAAATGTATATAATATAGTTAGAGATAATGATAGAGGTATATTTAAGGGGATAGAACTCTTAACTATAACTAATATTATGCATATTGATAGAGAAATTGTTGATAGAACAATTGAATCAATATTATCTAATGGTAAAGCATATGATATGAATTATGAAATGTTTCACTTTTTTCATAGAAATAAACATTTAGAATATTCAAAAGAAAAAACAAGAATTAGAAAGATAGAGTCATTAACTGAATAACTTTATGAGAAGTAAGAAAGCATGAGAGTAGAATCATATCCATCATATGAGTTTTATAAGAAGACTGGTATAGAAGGACTCTATACCGAATGGAACATTCCTAATGAAGCATTGGAGAATAATAATTTTATAGTAGATGGTAGATATTTATGTGAAGATATTATATCACCAAAAATAGAGATACTTATAGAGGCATCTTACATGATGATTATTGATAGCAATAAAGAATTGAGTAGTATTAAAGCTTCTTCATTTATAGACAAACATAACGTTGTTTACGGGGCTATATCAAAGTTTAACTATTCGGACATTAAGTTCTTTACAGAGAACTATGATAACATATTAGAATATAATAAAGGATGTAGGGATAAGTATAAGTTAATAGAAAAAATGTATGGTATTAGGCCACAATGGATAATGTCCACAGAGACATTACAATTAATTAAACTTTAATAGATAAATTTAATTTATGGATACTAAAATAGGAGTTGTTATTTCTTATAATAGAGAAAAAAGGTATGGATTTTTAATCTACAATGATGTTAACTATTTCTTTTTTAATGACTCTAAAAAAAGAAGCGTAAGACATTTTTACAGAGGTGATGAAGTAGAATTTCAATTTGAACAAATTGATGATAGCCTACAAGCAATTAATGTAAAATTTATTAAGAATTCTTTTATAGATAAAATGATTGAAGAATATGAAAATAAAGGTTTTCTAATAGGATTTTTAAATATTATTAATGATAAATATTTTGTTGTACATAAAACTAAAGTTGCTATTCCCATAGAAATATCTGAATGGGAAACTGATTTAGATAATACTTATACTAATCGTGTTAATCAATTAGTCAAATTCAGATTACATAAGGGTGGTGATATAACAAGAAGGTTTAGAGCTACTATAATAGATAGAAAATTTACTTCTGAATATTCTAAATTAATTAATATGTATATTTCACAAGAAAGTATGGATGTCAAAATTGATAGTAGAGGTAACAATAATTTTGGATATTGTGTTAAAATATTTGATAATATAAGTGGATATATTACAGATAATATTTCTATCGGTGAAATTGAAAATGATAGTATAGTCAGTGTGAAAATTTCACAAGTATGTGAAAATAAATTCGTAAATTTAAAAATAGAAAATTAACTATATGAAAATATTTAATTCAAATAGATACAAAAAAGTATCATACGGTACATTAGAAAAAGTTTTACTAAAACTTAAATATGAAAGAGTTGAATCAGAAACTAAATATAGAGTTTATGTTAATGATTCATATGATGCTGTAATAGCACTGCCCAATTATACTGATGATGTAATTTTAGATGATAGACATTATAATGGTGTTGTTACTAATATTATTGGTATGGGAGTTTTACCTAATATTGACAAATTTGAAAACCTCATTGATAAAATGGATAATCTATAATAACATGTTTTTATACACTAAACACAATACTTCTAATAATCTGAAATATTGGTATATAGAAAATTACGCTTAAAATAATGGTAAGTGTAATCAATATTAACACCAAGCTGCCATCACCAATTTTAACATCCAGTTTTAATAATTTATATGAAATAAAATATAATGGCGTATAGAATAGAAAGACTTCTATATTAAAGACGGATAAACAAAATATTAGTAATTTGTACATTTTAATTATTTTTTATATGTTAATAGAAAAATAAAGCCGAATACAAGAGTAGTAAACCCCGTAATAAATTCAACAAACATTGCATTTCTGATACCTTCTATTAGAATGCATTCAGGAAATCCAACGAATGTAACAATTAAAAAACTAAAACAACATAGAGAAATGTATAATAGCAATTTAATATTTTTCATTTTTTCATTTTCCATAATAATTATTTTAAATATGTAGGCATAATCCCTAATTTAATATACCATTTAACAATTCTATCAACACAATTACCAGCTTTTTTACTTAATAAAAGTAATGGCGATATTGGTGTAATCAATAATGTCAAAGTAATAACGAATACCAAAAATGATACAAATTTTAAAATTTCAATAGTAATATTTTTCATATGTTAATTGTTATTTATTTTTATGATAAATTCAAACAATATTATTCAAGGCTAATTTTTTCTACCACTTCTTTAAATCGAGGATTCTTCATATTAGAATACTCCTGTTCAGTTATTTGATGCTCTGTATATTCAGTAATATCAAAATGCTTTATAGTATCTTGAATATAAGTATTCAAGAAGGTATTTTCTCTATCAAGAATGGTTATACCAAATGAATATAGATTTTGCTTCTTAATAATATCATAAGAATCATTACCATAATCAACAACGTCTAAACCATCAATAAGAAACATTGATTTAATATTTCTTAGATTATTTTTAAAATCTTTGGTTTTTTCACCAACAGATATTTTGTAATGTATATACATCATACAATCTTCTATTTCGTTAATTTTTTGTAATCTATTAAACTCATTTTGAAGATCTATCATAGTCGATACTCTTCTACTGATTAACAACTGTAGCTGGTTCTGTTCTATAGTATTCAATTTGTAATCTATTTTTTGTTCCTTTTCTATTGCCTGTTTATCTTGATAGAAATTAAACCATCCATCATATGCAGTAAAATAGATATTTATAAGTTTAATTATATTATTTGCTTCTGGCTTTTTCTCAATTTCTTGTTTTAGATTCTCGTTGGTTTCATACGCCCAACTCTTAATACCAAAGAATTTAGCAATATTTTTTAATGCAATATTTCTTGCAATTTCTCTATCAGCCTGTGTAATAAATATATTGTTCATATTTTATCAATTTTATTATGGACACTGAGCAATCTCCGATTGAAACCTCGCGAGTCATCTTTGTGGAATTGTCCCGTATTTGCATAACGGGATCGAAGACTCAGTGATATATGTAAATGTACTAAATAATATAGTGATATGCAAATATTTATGAAATTATTGTATAGTAATTGAAGCAATTAATACAGTAATTGCTAAAATAAATGTTCCCACACCAGAAATAAAATATAATGGTTTCATATATTTATTATCTTTATTACAATCAGCCAATAAAAAGGTGAAAATAATTACAACCAATTTAATGAAAACAACCCCAATAAGAATATACATAGTTTTTATAGTTTAAATACTTGTATACTAATACAAAATATATTCCATTTTTAGGTATATTTTTAATCTATTGTAAATCAGTGTAATAGATTAATTATTAAAAATGTGGGAGTTTTTTATATAGAAACAAGTTCCTCATTATAAGAATTTTGTCTACAATATGTGTAATAATGGTTTAACATATTAAACATATTATTTTTTTAGCTAGACATATCATAAAAATAATACATCAAAGCTCAACGTAGTTTTTAGAAAAATATTTCTCATTCATTACACCAAATATGGTATTTTATTCTGATGAATTTAATAATTAAATCTAATTCATGTTTGATTTTATCAATTGTGTTGATTTAGTTTCTTTATAGTAGCTTTTAATTCTTCAATCTTCTTATCTTTTTTAGCAATAGTCTCATTAGCTACAGATAATTCTAATACTAAATCAATATTAATATTATCTCTATTTTCTGCTTCAATATTTTTCTCTGCTATAGTATTATTAAGTTGTAGATTTCTATCTCTTTCAACAACATATCTATTTGACCAATGTTCATGTAGTTTAGCGAACTCATTTCCCTTTCCGTCCAATTGATACTTATACCAACGTTCAGTAGCTTCTAATTCAACTTTAAGTTCTTGTTGATCACCATGACCAGTATTAAAAGCTTCTCCACCTAAATGAGATACTTTTTGAAATTCCTCCCATGAAAGTTTATGCCACTCATTACTGACTTCATTTAAGAAGTCTTCGCGTGTTAGTTCTATAGACTTTTTATTTTTTCCCATATTAAAATTACTTAATGTTTTTATTCAATAAATCAAACCATTACCCCTTTGGCATACCTAATTGTACAAAAGCCCAATATACTGAATATAGGACACCTAAACCAATCCATATCAATATGGTTAAAATGTAATTATGCATAAAGTTAGGTCCAATACAACCACTAATTATAGCGGAGAAGTTAACTATTATGAATATTGCTAATATTTTTTTTAATGTCTTCATATTATCTATTGGTATAATTTTATTTTTTATCTCTACGATTTTTAAAATCTTCGATGGTTTTATCTAACTCCTTAATAGAAGCATCAACGTCCTTATACATATCAGGTAAAGAATCTCTACCAAATTGTTTTTCTATTTCAAGAATACTATTCTTAATAGAAGTTAAACTGTCAATACAATTCTGCCAACTATTTTTCTTTTCTTCAGGTGTATTGATTACTCTAACAATTGCAAACCCTTCAGTAAAGTCACCATTATCATACTCAGTTTGTCTTACTTCAAACTCTCCTTTCCCAAGAGAATTTAAAAATTCTTGTCTTGATACAAGACTTCCTTTAGAATTTCTACCAGTATAACCTATGGTATTTAGTTCAGCTAATTCAGCATCACTTAGAAAAGGTAATGAAATTCTTTTGGTTAATTTACCCATCGAGGTTTCAATATTGTATGTCTGTATCATAGTCTTACTTTAAGTCTAATTCTATTTTTAATAATTCAATTGTTTTAGGTGATATTACCCATTCAGGTATAACCCCATATATTTGTTCTATTAACAGATAAAAATCACTATTCATGATATTATATAATATTATATTATGTGAATTTTCAGTAAAATATTTAATATCATCATAGTTAAATTTAGAAATAACTCCAGCTAAAACATATAATTTATCCATTTCGTCATTAACTATTATACCTGTTAATTCCGAGTTATCAGTAATGTGTTGCTTATAAAGTTTATTGATATTTATTTTTTTAAATTTTTTACCGCCACTATGTAAAGAATTATAATAAGATAAATTAAAAGATATAAACCATTCTTTATATAAACCTTCAATTTTTACTTTATTATAAAATTCTTTTGATGGATATCTCTCTTTTATTTTCACTATTTTTCGGTGAATTGTAATAGTTTTTTAAACTTGTATTTTTTACATAAAGACGCTGGATGACATGACTTTAGAAACTCCGAACTCACATCATGCAAATAAACAGAATTTCCATCAGGATATTCTTTATCCCCTACTTTATAGTAAGTACATACTACACTATCATTTTTATTAAGCTCTATAACCGCTGAGATAGATTTATCAGCATTGGTTATTCTTACAGGCAAACCTAAAGCGCAATATAGTTTTTTGATATTCATATTATTTTTCAGTGAACTTGTCTAAGAAATCTTTTACGTATTCTGTATAATATTCTTCTGCTTTTTCATGCGCTATATCAAGGTCATATTTATAATAAGGATAATAATTAATATTAAGTAATTCAGTAAAATATATTGTATAAGTAGCACCATCTCTTAGAAGAAAACATACTACTACATTACTTACACTACCTGTATAATCATTTCCATTTGGGTGTAATCCCCACTGTATCTTTTTTATCATAATATTAGAATTTAATCATCATATAGTTTAAGATAAGATACGTCTCATTAACAAGGCTTTTTCACACATAGTGAAATTACCATTGTAAATAAACCTATTTAGATTTTTACATTGGTCAACTGTATTACATGAACTAATCCATTTAGAAATAATATCAATATTCTCTTCCATAGTACAAAGGTAGTTAATTTTGTAGAGAAATACAAATTATATTTTATAAAAATCAGAATTTGTTCTATAATCACCTAAATTAATAGTATCAAATTCATCAAGACTATTGTTTTTCATTACACCCAAATTGAATAAAGCAACATTAATACGCTCACAATGTGAGACATTATTGTTATCTACCAATATAGCACTTTGTTCACCAAAACCACCGAAATAGTCAGTCTGTGCTATTACGTATTTAGCATTTAAATCTTCGGAAACTGGTTTTAATGTTTGATCAAAATCAAAATGTTCATCAAAATCTACAATTGGTGCATTTCTATTAAACTCTTCAATAGGAATAGCAAAAAATTCATTATGATTATTGTCAGCCAATTTTACTGAATGGACTTTAAACTTTTCAGCAATTATCTGTAAGTTTTCTTTATCTACAATTACAATGTTTATACTGTGCATATCCTTTTAATTTGTAATACAAAGATATAAAAAATTGTAATCAAATACAAATATTTATGATATTAATTAGTAGCATTTCCAAATTTACCACAGATTCCGCACCTATGTATACCACCAAAATCATACCATTGGTGTTTACATAGTTTAGGTTTGGGTATATTTGTTTTCTTATTAGATAGTTTCTCTAACACATAAATACGCTCATCATTATTTAAACTTAGTATAAAGTTGTCTAATTGATTTTTATCCATATTTATATGAGTTTAAGAGCTTCTAATAATCCTATTTCAAGTGCATCTTCATATTTGACATATGAATCACTATTAAAATCATCATAATTTGTTAATATAATTTGTAATTCTTTCCCAAAGTAATTTACAGTAGAAAAGAATTTTAATTGATTTGGATATTCCGATGTATTATATAATACTTCTACTATACAGTTATGATTCTTTCTTAACCATGTCTGTAATTCGTATTGAGTTGGTATATTTACTAATACAGTTCCTATGTATTCGAATAAAAATCCTTTTTCTTCTGCTAATTTAGCTGTTTCGAATTTTATTTGGTCATCATTCATATTACTTTATTTTATAAAATGTCTGTTTATGCTCTAATAAATAATTCCATCTTATGAAATATAGCTTTACCGTCTTCTATTTTATACAATGCAGAAGATGCTCTTCCTGATAATGGTGCTATACAACTATACACATATCTATAGATGTTTTCTTCTACATGTTCAAAGCATAGGATAGCCATAGCACCTCTTCTTTGTGGTTTATAATATAAAGCACACAATTCATCAAGAGATAAGCTATCATTTTCAATATGTTTAAAATTCAGGATAGCTCTAAAAGCCTCTGCATGTTCTTTGATTATTTCAGAATAATCATTTTCTCTTAAGCCATAGCTATTTACCACTTCTTATACGTTTATGTTATCGACTTTGTTCAATTAAGTATAATGTTCCATCAACATCTAATCTACCTGCCCACCAACCCATACTAAACCATCCACCTTTAATTGATTTTACAAAGATAATTTTCTCAATAAAATCATCATTTACTTTCAAATCACCTTTTATAAAATAATCAGTTTCTTTTGAATATAACCAATCGCAATCTTTAACTTCACCTTTCCATAAAGATAGAGTATCTGAATCTATATTATTAAAAGGAATTATCTCTGTAATAGTAACAGGACTTCTTCTGCTTTCTCTAATCTTACCATCATCGTAATAATTATACGTTTGATTAAGTTGTACTTCCATACTATTTATTTTTACCAATTATTCTAATATGTTCTATCTTTGTTTCGTATACATTACAAGTGCAATCAACTTCTTTAATGTTGTTAACATCTAATACAACATACGTATAATAATCATCATTAATAGAATACCCAATAATTTCACTCGAAGGGAAAATTCTTTTAATATGATTTATACATTTTTCTTTACATTCACTTTCTATCTCCGCTCTAAATTTGTGGATACAAGAGTCTAATGCTATTACAAATATAAATACGATTATAAATATAATCGCACCTAATATTTTTTCAATGGTTGATTTTTTCATATCTTATTTCTCTAATTCTTTTTTAATTAATAATTTCAACATAACTGGTGAAATATTAGCACTACCATGACTTCTATTCATATTGTTGATGATAGTAAGCAAATCTACTACATTAATACTTGTTTTTGCATAATCATTAGCTTCTAAAGCATTTACAATTTTTTTAGCATCTTCTAAAGTTTCAGAAGTAACTACAAAATACTTACCGTGAGGTTTAGTATCAAATGGAATGTCGCTCGTAGGTTTTTCGGTTCTGCCTAGAATTTCAAAGCTTTTTCTTTCTACAATATATTGATTAGCCATAGTATAAATGTTTAGTACCTTTGTATTACCATATAAATAATTCTGTAATTATTTAGAGAAAATAAATATTATGTTGTTCAGTATCCAATATAATAGATTCAACATTAAAGAAATTATCTCCTTCAATATAAGCATCTACTTCATCATTTACAAGTATTCTATCCACACTAATCTTAGATAGTAAATATTTTAAACGAAATTCTTTATTGTCTTCTGTTTTAATAAAGTTGAGTCTATCGTGTTCCCATTGTTTTTTATAGGTTACATGAGCAAAACGTTGAATAATATGGCACAATTTATCTTTATCCAATGGTAAACTACCATTATGTTTTAATGCAAGTAGCATCTGCATAATACTTAAGAAGATATTACCAAAATCATTATCACCGAACTTAATAGCTATTTTCATATTTCTAAATTTATTTATACAAAGGTATTACAAATTGTATTAACATACAAATAATTCTATATTATTTTATCGTTTAATATTAAAAATATCTTGAATAATCCACACAACACCCTGTACGATAGTTATTAATATAACAATAGGGAGAACTAAATAGGTTATTGGATTTTTAAAATTGGGACCATCCAAGCTATGTTTACCTTCGTAATTAACTCCGTTGGTTTTTATAACCTTAATCTTAATAAGGAATGTTTGTATCATATCTGCTACAATATCAAAGAATTTATTAAATTTTGATACACAGTTAACAATATTCCCTTCTTTATCAATATAACATTTATTACCATTTTTATCAATAAATGGTATATTATTTTCGTTTTGTTTCATAATTTATTTAGTTTATAACATGTAATAAAACATTCCTATATCTTCATTTTTGTCTACGAACTCTTCCCATATTAAATGGAAATCTTTTTGTAATTCTATATCTTCTGGATTTTCTTTTACCCAATCAAATACTCCCACATAGTCGGCTTTATCCGATTCATCTTTAGGTCCAAAATAGAATAAATTCATATGATAAATTAAACCCTTCCTATGGTCCTTATAGTCAGATTTATCACTTATAATCCAATTCCATACTCTTTTTCTAATACCCTTGCGCTTCGTTTCTAAGTAGTCTAAAGCAGGAAATAATTTGACATATTGTATAGTTCCCTTAATAGGTTTTTTCCTGTTGATATGAGATGGTAGATTTGACATACTGTATAGTTTCCTTATTAGGCTTCATATTGATTATAAATCATATTGATTCTTTCCTCGGTATATTGACATGTAAGCAAATAACTATCAACTTTCTGAGAAGGTAATTCAAACATAACATCACTCATGATTTTCTCACAAATTGCTCTAAGTCCTCTAGCACCCAATTTAAATTCCAATGCTTTTTCAGCAATACATGCAATTGCATCTTCTTCTATTTCAAGCTTAATGTTATCAAGAGCGAATAATCTCACATATTGCTTCAATATAGAATTTCTAGGTTCAGTTAAAATTAATTTCAATGTTTCATTAGTAAGAGCATCCAAATGAGTTAGTATCGGCAAACGCCCCAACAATTCAGTTATTAATCCGAATTGAATTAAATCTTGTACAGCAATACATTTCAATAGATTATCTTCGTTGATTGCTTGTGGAGTTTTGCTAGTGAATCCAACTTTACTATTCACATTCAATCTATTACGGATTATATCTTTAATACCACCAAAAGCACCACCTGAAATGAAAAGAATATTATCAGTATTCATTACCATCTCATTTTCAATGGCTTGTTTCTTACTTGGCTTTAGATTAACTATACTGCTTTCAAGTATTTTCAATAATGCTTGTTGTACACCGACACCCGCTACATCAAGCATTTGTGTTCCTTGAGTTCGTTTCTTAGCAATTTTATCAATTTCGTCAATATAGACAATACCTTTTTCTGCTTTTTTAATATCGAAATCCGATGCTTGTAATAAACGATATAAAATACTTTCAACATCTTCACCAGTATAACCTGTTTGAGTTAATGTAGTTGCATCTACAATGCAAAATGGAACATCGAGAATTTTAGCAAGAATTTTAATCAAGTACGTTTTACCTGTGCCTGATTCACCAATCATAATAACATTGGATTTTTCGATAATTACATCATCTTCATCTTTACAAGGATTGTTAATTCTCTTATAATGATTGTATGCTGCGACAGCAATAGTTTTCTTTGCTTCATCCTGACCAATAACATATTGATCCAAAAATTCTTTGATTTGTATAGGTTTTAAATCAAATGTTGGCGCTGCTTTTTTTATGAAATCTGGCTTAGAAGCCTTTTTGATAATTTTTTTAGGAAGTGGTTCAATCACTCTTTTTTTCTTCTTTTTGAATATTGTCTTCATATTACAAATATACTAATAATTGTGATAAATACAAATTTATGAGAAATATAATGTTAAAAATTCTTTATGAAGCTCTCTAACCTTATGTTTATGCTCTTCTTGTTTATCTTTCCATAAAGACATCATAAATGACTTAGATATAGAATCCATCTGCCTTTCGGGATATTTCTTATCAAGTAGTTTGATATGCCAATTAATCCAATCTTCGAAAGAATTTAACTCTTTATCTAAATCAGTTATTAGTTTATCAATATGATTTTTAGTAATATCATTCATGTTATTTACTGACAGGTTCATCTACTATAACAATTTGATTATTCTTTAAATGTGCATTTAAAATAGCAAGATGTCCGTCTGCTTGACATACCTGTTTATTATCTACCCACATATACCAATCACCATTTTTTATTTTTTTCACAGTTTATACTTTTTTAATAGTACAAAGGTACAATAAATTGTAGTTATATACAAACGTATTGAGATATACTTTCCTATAATACGTTAAAATGAGACATTATTTACCTATCAATATATATCCATTGTCCAACCATTTAATTCATCAAGTTTATTCAATTTATCTATTCTTTCAATAATACTATCTTTCAATTTCGCTGTATTATCATTAGAGCTTTCATTTGCAACATATTGAATATCACCCATTTTATCCACAGATATTACAACACTGCTAGGTATAGTCGATATACTTTTTGTACAAACATAAAGTGTAAGCTGTCTCAATATTATATTAAATAAATATTTCATAATGTTCTACTTTTAGATTTAATCCATATTATATAACAAATGTATTTCCATAATTATTTTAAAACTTTCGTCTTTAGTTTTACTATAATTAGTATATGGGTAAAATTGCGAATTAATATGAATGATGAAATAATAGGTAATATATTAAAAAGTAATGTACTCTATTGTAAAGAAAATTATTATCCTTTTATTAAAGGTAGAATATACAGATGTGTAATAACAAATTTTAGTATAGTTATTACAATAGAAAGCAACTGCGGAAATCATAGATATTTTATAATAGATATTAAAGATAGTATGAATAAACTACTAAATCATTTTACTACTGTTCAAGAACATAGAGAATCTATCATCAAAGATTTATTATGAAAATAGATAAAATAGAATTAGATTCTCTAAATAGAATGTTAAGAGTTGGTTTTGGTAAACATAATGGGAGATGGTTTTTCAGAATTGATTTATGGTTTGTCGGATATAGAATAACCAAATAAATATATGGATAAAATTACAGTAATTAAAGCATTTAAGTCTCATGGAATACAATTCAAGAAAGGTGATGTTTTCTATGGGCGATGGGTATATGCATCCAATCTTAATAAAGATAAAATACTACCATTAGTCGTAGCATGTAATTATTCGTATGGTCCCTTCCTATTACCTAAAGAAAACTTTATAAAAAATGATTAAGAAGATATTAAGATGCTTATTTATAGTACAGGAAAGAAGTAATAAAGGTAGAACACCTAAATTGGGGAAAGGTTATTTCACTGCCTATAGATTCAATCCTTACAACCCATTAAGCTATATCACTGTAGTGATAGCATTAATCATTGGAATTATTCTATATGGTATATTAGGTATTTGGAAAGAAATGGATTCTCAAAATCCTTTTAAATGGAATTAATATGAGCTATTCAAAATTCAAATCTATTTTAAATAAAAACATCTGTTATGATGGATTACAAGATTATACAGTTGAAAATGTATTAGTAGAATACTTAAAAATATTAGGCAATACAGAAGATGTAGAAAAGAGTGCTGAATTTTATTCTACACATGTATCAAATGGTATAGACGAAGATAGAGAGCGAGCTAAACAAGATTATATAGCTGGCGTTAATTATATTATTAATCAATTTTTAAATAGAGATTAACTATGATAGGAACAGAAAGAGTAGTATATAATGTAATGTCCATATGGGCGTTTGAATGGTATGTGAAAGATTATTTAGATATTAATATAGTAGATGTATTAGAAGAGTTTGGTGGTGCTAAAGATATACGTATAGGCAGTCTTATCGAACAAGGAATTTCTAAAAGTATAGCATTTGAATTTAATATCACACAGGATAAATTAGATGTACATGGAGATAATTTATCATATGATTCTAAAACAGAATACTATTTATATTCGTTATGTTCTAAAGGACTTATTCAACCAGGTAAATATCTGTTAAATTCTATAATTGAAGTATTATGAAAAAATCATTAATTATTGTAATAATAGCATCCCTATTAATATTGCTTGTTTTAGGTTCTCTATATTCTGTGTATTGGACATTTACACAACTTGATATGCCTATTTAATTTAAATAATTAATTATGAAAAACTCGTATCATAAAATTTTAATACAAAATATGAAAAATGGTTCATATGGTGAATTACCACCAAGAATAAATAGAGTAACTAATCCATCTAATTTAAAGCAAATACGAACTGATACTAAATCAGAAATTACTTGGAATACTATTATATTATATGCTGTATTATTTACAACAGCCATTATAACAATTATTAATTAATATTAAAACATATTTTAAAATTTATCGTTTAATATAGTATGCGCAAACATCGCATCATATGGTATCTCGAATATTATCATATGTTAATTTAAGGCTTTTTATTGATGGTTTACATCTTTTTGTCGCGGAAACAGTATCCCATGCAGCCTTTTTTAGTAATAAGAAAGCAGGACTATTGGAGAAATTCAATAGTCTGTTTTTATTTAAATTTGGATTTGATTGTAAAATTTTATATATTTGGTGTTATAAAAATAAACTACAAAATATGAGCGTAATAAATGAAATACTTGATGGTAATTATCAGTTAATTAAAACTCTTTTAACAGATGATGTAGAAATTCTTATCGAACATGTTAAATTAATGGAAGAAAATGATAAGTTAGACTTTATAACAAACATTGTTGATGAAGAAATTTTTGATGTTTACCCAGTTGGTTCACTTAAAAAATTTCTATTAAGCTTTAAAGATGAATTGGTAAAAATTTCAGATAGAAGTTAATGACAAGAATTAATGTGGGTATTGCGGTTTCAAAATTAACTGACCAACATCTATTAGCAGAACATAGAGAAATTACAAGGATACCTAATGTAATCAAAGGTAAGTCTATTACTAATACCATTCCTAAGCATTTTAAACTAGGTAAGGGACACGTTATGTTCTTCTATGATAAGATAGGTTATTTATATAATAGATACATAGAACTCTACAAAGAATGTCTTAACAGAGGCTTTAATATTGATAGTAAAGAATCTACATTTAATGGACACAATTTAACTATTAATTGGGAAGCCGATATAGATTGTCGTGCGATATTGATTGAAAGAATATCTAATAGAATATATGATTCTAAACAAATTCCAAGATATTACGGCAAGCCTGTTACTAAAGAAGAAGCTATAAATTTATTAAAATAAAAAATATATGAATGCTATAAATGATTCTGAAACTAATGATTTAGTTAATAATATCAAATTTAGATATATCAATGAAATACTCAATGGTAACTATAAATTGATTAATAATATTACTTCTGCTACAGTAGATACTTTTATTAACCATGTTAAAGAAATGAAGGAAGATGAAAGATTGGATTTAATTACAAATATTATTGATAATAGAGATAATATTATAGAAGGAAATCTTAAAGTAATTCTTTTAAACTTTAAATCTGAATTAGAAAAAATATCTTCAATGAGTTAATTGTTTCTAACATCTTTTAATTAAAATAGTCGGAAATCTCCCTCCTATTTCTTATAATACTTTCTTTAAATTTAATATTTAATTCATCCTTAAAATATCCCACATTTATTTCTTTAATTGTACCATCATATTCTTTAAATGATACTACGAACATTGTAGTTTCATTAACTAATAACCAACCACTATTATTAGGATTTACCTTTATTTTTTCAGAAATAAAATATTTTTCGCACATAAAAATGTATTGATTAACATTCAATGCAATATTACTTATCCCAAATAGTCTATTGTGTATTTCAGATTCTCTAGATTCTCTATCGTGTTTCATTATAAAATTCTTTAAATAGTTTTATTTTCTCAACACATTCTTTACCATATTCCTCACCACTTAAATATGCTGCACCAGTTTCGGCGAAATCTTCTTTTATATTAGTAGTTGCATAGTTAGATACAAATTGATAATCGAGACTCTCCCATCTATCTTTATATTTACTATCGAATAACTTACGATTATCAAAGTATAAAGCATGACAACATTCATGTAATAAAGTGCGTAAATGTCTATGATTTTTAGATGCTATTAAAATAGTAGATACACTTTTACCACTATTATGATGAGTAGTATAACATAAACCAATAGTAGATTCACCATCACCAGTATCAAACTCGGATGAGTTAGAAATAATAATTTCTTCTATAGCCTTTATCTGATTGAGGGTGAATTTTTGAGAAAGTAGCTTTTTATACTCTTTCTCATAATTTTCAAACTCTTTTTCATCAGTCATTAACATTTCATCACCAATAGGAATCCTCCTACTGCTCTCTACATATTTTAAACCAGTATATTGTTTATTATTGCTATGACTTATACCGTAGTATATAGAATATAAAAAGGACACAGATAGTAGTAACACTATACTCAATAAAGGTGTATATTTTCTCATATTCAAATATACACAAAAAATTTGATATATTAAAATTATTTATATAGATTATCTATTCTTTTCTTCCTTTTAGTCAAAGCATCGTCACCACCATACATCATGGTTCTATATTTTTGATATTGATATTCAAATGAATTTTCAAATATTATATTACTATAACCATACGTCTTATCAACCAAATCATTAGAATAATCTGATATAGGATCAGCAGATATTACGATTCTATCAGATGTAATTTGTTCAGTATCAGGCACAGTATAGCATATTAATTCACTTTCTCTAATAGAATTCGATAAATAATTATTAAGATATTCTACTACATCTATTCCCACTGTTGATTTATTTTTATCTTTCATATTATGTCATTTAAAATTTTAAATATTATTATCAATGATATACAACCTATGTTCTGTGATAGTCATATAGTTATTCATAATGTAATCCACTGTATGATTAAAATATGATGCAACATAATATCGTTTATTATCCTCGTTAATAAAAATGGTAATAAAATCCTTTTCTAACTTAAAAAGATAATGCGTTTCAATAGATACTTTCTTACCTGTTTTTTTAGAATAAATATGATTTAATCCTATGAACTTTTTTAACTTCTGATAATTTATAGCACAATCTTTATCATATTTTTTATTTACAGACTTTTTTCGATCAAAAAATGTGTATATAAAATCAATAATATTAAAATATAGGCTGTATATCTTTTTAATCATTACATAATTTATTTATAATAGTTTCTCTATGTTCAGATGGTGTTATATAGTTATCCAATACGTATTTCACATGTGTATCAAAACTAGAAGTATAAAAATCTCTATTAACATGATCATGAACATGAATTATATATGGTTCAAATTTATGAAAATCTCTCACTGAAACAAAAACCTTCTCACCAGTAGATTTACGATATATGTATTTTAAACCAATGAACTTTTTAAACTTATTATAACTTTCTTTACTCATAATAACTCATTTATAATAGCTTCTCTATGTTCTGTAATAGTCAAGTAATTACTTAATAGTCGTTCCACATCTTCGTTATATAAAGAATTAAAAAGATGTATTCCATCACCAACTAGTATGTGAATACTATAGTCATAAATGTTATATTTAATCGGAATTTTAATACCTCTATATTTACAATATACGAATTTATCTTTTATAAACTTTTCGAATATTGAATAATTTATAGCACGTTGTTTAGTATTAATACTATCTATCATACCGCTCATTTTTTATAAACATCTACATCTATAAAATACTTCTCATTACACTCTGCGCTATAATTACCATCCAATGATATTACAAAACATAATCCACTAAGTCTAGTAGCAAGTATTCTATACTTCTCATTCTTGATTAAACTACTATTAGTTTCACCTATATACACTCTAACCATATATCAATTTGTTTTACCTATTAAAGGTAATAACTTAATATAGTTTAACGCATACAGATGTTTAGGTACTGTATGATTCCACTCTTTTTTAATGGATATTTTATGATTAGATGTTGCTAATAAAACAACTATAATAGCAAACATTAAATACGCGATAAGTTTTAATTTCATATTTTACATTAATCTAAATTCAATTTATTTATTCTATATCGTCTATAATCACTTACCTTAATAAACAAATGACATTTCTGTATACCACCATATCCACTCGCACCACCATCAAAAGTCATATACCATGTATTATTTATTTCACCACACGCTCTAACAGTATATACAACTTCAGAATTCTTTATGGATACTACTCTATCCCCTATATTAAATGGTTTCATAATTAATCTTGAATAAATTCTGCTATTGTATGTTGTCTACACCATTGTTTATAATTTTGTATACCTAATTTATCAGCTATTAAATTAATAACATATTTCTCAATATCTTTATAGTTTTTATGTGCGCTTAATGATGCATAAATTATAGAAAGAGTATATGCATTAATATATTCTTTTGATGATACATCAACATTTGGAATATATTTAACTATAAAGTCTACATTTACTTCTCTTTTACCATCTGTCATATAATCAAGTAAAAATAGAGAATATTGATATTCTTTAGTTGATGCTATAACATCATATTTTTTATTGAAATTAGTTTCATCCCATGGTGTTCCACGCTCAATCATATGTAATCTCTCACATTCATAAGTATGATCCCAAGAAGCACCATATACACTTATAAGTTTTACTGTAGGTGTAATTGTTGTAAATAATATATTAACTTTATTATGTGTAAAATAATCAGATAATTTATCTACAATAAGTGTACCTATTATTATTTTTTCAAATTCAGAAAAAGTGGAAATGATTTGATTATATTTTTGTATTTCAGAGTCTTCTATAGATAAAATTATTGGTGGTGTATCAATTACATCATCATTTTCATAGTTCTTCACTACTTTTCTCATCCAATTAAGTACTTCTTCAAATTGTGTATGTAATTTTAATTTCATATTTTAATAATTAATCTTCTATAATATCTGCTAAAATAACTCGTCTACACCATTTTTTATAGCTATATACTTCTAATCTTTCAGCTATTAAATCTAACATATATTGGGATGCTTTATTCTTATCAATAGATATAGTATTGTAAATAACAGAAATTGCAAATAAGTTAACTATTTCATTTGCTGGTACGTCTAAATTAGATACATTAATTTCTCTATTACCATCAGTTATGTAGTCTAATAGAAATAATGAATATTGATATTCTTTAGTTGATGAAACTCTATTATATGTTTCTTCGAATGTTTCTTTTACCCATACATTTTTTTCTTCATTAAAGATTGCCTTTTCCCATGGTGTATGAGCATCTAATTTCTTTTTTTCGTATGTATCTGACCACGTATCACCATACGAAATATCTGATAGTAATTTGAGTACACTTATAACACTTTTTAATATGATTTCTATTTTATCATCATTTATATAATAATGTGAAGAATCTATTATATGTGAAGCGATTAATATTTTCTCATATTCAGAGAAATTACTTATGTTATTTGCATATTTTTGTATTATGACATCATCTACACAAAGAAGAAATGTTAAATCTGTTTCTGAATTCAGAAATATATTATTCCTTACCCAATTAAATGTTTCTTCAAATAGTGGATTTACGTTAAATTTCATATTATTTGATTTAGGTATTATATAAAATCTGATAGGTAATGTTTTAAAATAGAGATATTATTTCGATAATAATGACCTGGTTTGAGCTTCTAAAATTTTTCTTCCTTCGGAAGAGCGGGAAAGGAGGACCGAGTATTTCCCTAATATTGTGAATATTCTGTTATTAATATGTCATTTATTCGGTAATAAATGGTATATGTCCAATATTCTTAATGCTTTATTTAAACAATAAAAATGCAATATATACAATATGAAGCACTTTAAACTATTTGAGAATTATAATATAGATAAGAATCAATCTGTATACGGATATTGGGATTTAGCAAATGCTTTAGATATTACAAAATTAGTAACCTTTCTTAAAGATAATAATGTAACCTACAAATACGATAAATATTCTAATAAATTAGAAATTGAAGTTGAAACTATGGATAAAGACATTCACAGTCTTATACTAACAGAATTAGATAAAATTGAAAGTGATACAACCGAATCAACAACAGATGATGTTATCTTAATAACTCCTATAAAATATTATTAATTATGAAGTATTTAAAACTATACGAAAACTTCTCAGAGGATTGGGACGATGAAGAACCCGAAGATTGGGATAATGAAGACGAAGAAGAGGAAGAATTCTATGATATGTTTACTACATACAAAGACAAGTTTACTATCATAAATTTCAAACATTTAATAGAATTATTTAAAAATCATGGTATAAATCTTACCAAAGAAAATTTCTTTATTGATGATGATAGACTACATATTTTTAATAAGCAGTTAATATTTAATGAATCTATAATTAATATTAGTATTATTTTAAAGAGTTATGATGAAGTAAAAGAATGTGGTTTAACATCAAATAGACATTTCATAATCAATTTCTATCATCCTATAAAAATGTTAGAACATTGGTGGGGAAATCTATAGTTCCGATATAAAGGGAGTTTTTTAAGTTCCCTTTTTTATTACTGTAAAACTTTCAAATTATAAACATCTTTAATACTTTTACATGGTAAAGGTGTATATATACCATTGGGTTTAGATAAAAGGTGTTCATTTAGCTTATCCATTGCATCTTGCTTAGATGTAGCTTTTACGATAGTTTCACCATATTCATATCTATCTGTTACGAAGTATTGATGCATTATTTTATACATTCCTTCTTCTTCTATAAATTGTACCATAATGTTTTTGTTTTATAATACAAAGATAAAAAGAATTGTAGTCTAATACAAACTTTTTTAACATTTTTTCTATATAAATAGATTATGGAAGAAAATGATGATTGGTATGATATTGCCATAAGTATTAAAAGAAATAGAGAAGCGTGGCTTCATCCAGAAATAACATTAGAAAGAAAATTAGTGGAAGAGCTTACAAAAGAAATTGATAGACAAATTCTACAAGATTTAATGGCTATGGGCGATATGGATATTGAAAATTTATAAAAATTTAATTGGTAGAGATTTAAACTCTACGACAGGTCTGGGTATCCTTTGTGTACCTGAGTCAAACAGGATATATTATGGTTGATATATGGGTTAGTCTTTTTATTACTACTTCCCTACAATTAAATTCTTACAAATTATAAAGATTTGGATACTTATCTTTCATTTTTTTAGTCCATTCTAATGCTTCTCTTCTTCTCCGCGTTAAATCTATTTTAGAATACCTTCTAACAACTGTCAGATTAGTTTTAATTAATACCTTATATGGTACATCACAGTTGGATATAATCCAATGGTAAATGGTTTCATATTTCTTAGGGATAAAGAATGAACATACATCTTCATAATTTCGAGAAATATGTATTCCCGTAATTTCTTCAATTTCATCCAAAGCACAATCGTTCGCATCTGTCAAGTAAGTACGATACCATTCATCTCTTAACTTACCAGTGATTTGCTCTATCACTAACCATTTGAATTCTATGAAAGCTTTTACTCTATCATAACAATGTTTATTATAAGCTTCAATATTTCCCAATTTAAGTTTTTCATCACCACCACATTTCACTTTGATGATGAAATAATCACTACATTTTATCATAAAACAATGTTATTGTATATTTGTTTTTCTATAGAAATAATTTTTTCGTTTTTCTGTATGTTTAGTAGATATCTTACATTTCTTCATCACGATCACGTTGAGCATCCAATTTAACTTCTTCTTTAATAGATTCAATGGCTTCATCCAAAGGTATTACCTTATAATTATTGGATAACATCCACCCGTAGGCGGTTTTCATTTTTTCATTACTTTTAATACATTCAGATTCAGCAAGAGTTTTATCAGTGAATATTTCAGAAATATCATAATCACCTTGTCTGAACACTACAAATACTTCTGTATAAGCCGAAAATAATTTCTTTCCCATTATTGTAATGTGTTTATTTTAGATTTTCTATTATTCAATCTACGTAAAAGTTCACTGGATAGGATATCTATCCATTTATCTTTTCCTCCTAAATAATCAATTGGTATTCTTACGTTCCCAATACCATTAAAACAATCAATAACAGAATTGATGTGTTCATTACTCATTTGAGATACAGGTATATGATTATCGTTTGCAGTAATCCAAATTGCTCCCATTAGTTTTTAGTTTTATTTGAATTGATTCTATCTTGAATTGCTCTATGTAAACCACTTGCATATTTCTTAAAATCATCCACATTGACAGGTTTAATTTCTCTATTAAACCATTCGGATTCAGTCATTTTTTCGAGATTGACAAACTCGTCATGCTTTAAATTACTAACAATATGTTTACTATGTGTGATTACCAAAATACCACAATTTACTTCTTTGATTTTTTCATTCAAATATTGAGCTAAACCAACTTGAAGTTCTTCACCTAAGCCAATTTCAGGTTCATCAATAACAATGAAATCGGGATTCGTTTGTTTGAACACTGAATCAATTGTATGGATAGTATTATCAGAGGTAGCTAACCAATCCAAATCATGACACATAGTACTCAATGCACCCATCATAGGATTACTCTTAGTTCTAATTTCTTGGGAAGCTTGTGGAATATGAACTTTCTTTTTATTCAACACTTGCTCAAGATTAGTGCTCAAAAGCTTTCTAATCAATGATTTACCACTAGCATTTCTACCAGTAAGTATAGTAACCTTATCATGTGAGATTTTGATATTGCTGATATAGTTAATATGTTCATCGAAATTTTCCATGATACAAAGGTACTAAAACTTGTATGTAAATACAAATATATATGTAAATATATTTTTAATAATGAAATATTTAAAGATTTTCGAAGATTACAACTTTCTTTTCTATCTAAATGAAATTGAAGAAACTTACTTTTCACCATATTCAAAGATAGTTTTAGATACTAATACAGAAGGATATATAATAACTAATAAAATTGCGCATGTTGGTGCTAGAATAGCATTTATTAAGAACTCTACAGAAGCTTTAAGAGATGGCTTATTTCATGAAATGGGACATATAGTAATGTTTAAAAATTTAGAAAGATTAAAAATGAGTAATTTTGGATTTGATTATTCAACAAAGGATAATTTAGGTTATAATGTTCCAATATCATGGAATGGTATTAAAAATGAATGTAAAGCTATTATATGGCAATCAATTATATGTAAAAAATATGATATTCATTTTAACATTAATGACTTCGTTAAAGCATTAAAATATATGGAAGATTTTACAAATGTTCCTTTAAAAGGGTGTTTTAAAAATGAATATAGATGGTATTATAATATAGAATTTACAGAAGAAGTTAATTATAGAGATTCAGATAAATTGAGACTTGAAACTATTAAGGATTATGTACATAATGAATCAAATAATAGTGAATATACAATAATTAATTTTGATAAAAGATGGAGCATTAGATGTCAGTGGTTAGAAGACAACTTATGATATTTTCACAATAATATATAATTAAAAATAACATCAATTATGAAAATAGTAATAATTCAAGTTTTATTATTCTTATTGGGAGTAGTATTATTAATCGTAGATGGTAGCGGCGGACATATAGCAAATGCATCATTTATATCGGTATTGGGTATAGTATCTTGTGTGATAGGTATTGGACTTTCCCAATTATTGGGACTTATAAGTTCATTAAAGAAGAAGTAATAAAATGGAGTTTAAACTCCCTTTTATTTTTATATATAGTAAAAATAGCTATTATATGGTTTTTAATTTTAACTTACATTCTATACTCGAATCAAAAGAAGCTGATTTTGATAAAGTAATTAAACTTTCTCAAATGAATACTAACAGAGGAGCTTCCGCTGGCGAAGAAGCAAATGCTATATCTTTAGCAAAGCAATTAGTTAAAAAGAATAATTTCACACGCGAAGATTTTAAAGGTAAAATAGATGATGCAATTCTAATTTCAATTTTTGGTAAATTAAAACCATCTGCTAAAAAAGAACATCCATTCGAAAGAGATGAAAGACAATATCAAGAAGATAAATCTAAGAAAAAAGATTTTATTGATTTAGTAGATGATGAAGGTAAAAAAGTATCATTGAGAAAAATTAAATTAAACTTTGGTGATAAAAATGGTGGTATGTTAGATGTATTAATTGAAGATGAATATGATTTATTTGACCAATTTATCAATTCTCCTTTTTATACATTTATGGATTGGGGTAATAATGGTATGCCAACACGCACTACAAATTCTCGTATTGATATAGTACATACAAGTTGGTTTGAGCCCGCGGATAAAGGTGCTTTAAGTGCATGGTTTTTTGAAAAAATAACAGGTAAAACTATTGGTGGATTTGCATTGTTTCCCACTAAATGGAGATATGATGGTAAAAACTTCACATTCAAAACACCACCTTATCCAATATTATTTATAGTACCAGAAAAAATTGCAGGAAATTATATGTAATATTAAAAATGGAGTTTTTAGACTCCTTTTTTATTTTTATAAATTTTATTCCAATCAGATACTACAGCATTCCAATCGGATATTAATGCATCTTTATCAGACTTAAAAATATCACTGCTATTTATATCCATATCTTCATATGTATTATAATTACCCACTATATTAAATATAGAACCCATTCCCTTAAAGAAATTGGATATAAAGCTTTTAAATTTCATATTAATATTTTTATTCAAATAATTCACAATCATTTTTATTTATTTTAAAAAAGCTACTCTTAATTTCCACACTTTAACTTTAAAACTGTTTCTTGAAATGTCTTGAATAATTCAGGCTCATCATCAAAATATTTTAAATAGGTATCTTCCAACTCCATATCATCGAGAGCCTTCATAATATAATCACCAACATCATCAGAAAGTAAATCATATATTTTATCTATGATCTCATCAAAGTTACTATCTGTAACATCTTTATATTCTCTACCTGTAGAAAAATAACTACCTATCTCTATCTTATTTCTTCCTGAATAATATAAATTATACACAGATTCAGCAGAATAAATTGTTTTCATAGGTACATGATATAATGTTATCATACCATTAATACTTCTAACACTTAAAATGGCATCTCTTAATTTGTCTTTTGTTATATTCATATCTTATTTGAAACCTGTTCTTTTTAGATTCATTATTTGTTTATCACTTATATCAAAAAAAGTTATTTTTAATTTTATTCCAAATCGTTTTATAATATGTCTAATATAGGGTTCTAAGAAACTATTTTCTTTATTTTTAATTATAATATAAAGTATATAAACTTTTTCACCTCTTATAAAATCATATGAAAAAACATCATATCCTTTATCAATAATCTCTATCCCATCAATAGAAAATTTAGATATTAGACTTTTTGATGTCTTTTCTGCCTTATTGGTTTTTTGAAGTAAAGATACTCTATAATATTTATACATTATAAATTCAATTTTTCGATTCTTTCTTTTCTTGTTTCTATTTTGGTATCATCAAATTCTAACATACCCAATTGTAAATATTCTTTAATTTCTTTTATACTAATCATATGCATTGGAAATGATTCTATTTCACTAGTTATAGCATTTATTGTATAAATTCTACCATCATTACGTAAATAATATTTTTTCATAATTAATTAAGATGTCTATTATCTTTGTGTTCTCCTTTAGGTGCATTATTATGTGTCCATAATCTCGCAAAAGGTGTTGTGAAATTATTATTGTAAATCTGTGTATCGTCTATATGTAGAGTAATTTCATGATCTCTACAATAGTCTCCTTTAGTTCTATCCCATACATCATCATCAATTTTAGGGATATTGAATTTTACATGATGTCCAATTATTTCAGTGCCAATTTCTCTATGGTAATCAAAAATAGAGAAACTATGTGTAAATGGAATATCCAGTTCTTTTAACTTATCAATACACAAAGGTGTCCAAGTCATACCAGTAATGATATGTACTTCACCACCTTGTGCAATTACAGCTTTAGCTAAAAACGAAATGATTTCTGGTACAGCATCTAATACACCGTGCCAATCAATTCCAAGTTTAAAAGATTTGTTCATATTATCTACGATTATATCTTCTTCTTTTTGGTGTTGATAAATTTTCGTCTATTTTATAATATTTACTATTACCACTAAATAGTGATTCATATTCAGCTTTTTCGATGTTAGCTAATTCTTCATCAATTGTTCCATTCTCTCTTAATGGGTAACCTTTATTATTTCTTACTACTGACATATGCTATTAATTTTACGTTCTAAATATACAATTTTTAATTTAGTACAAGTTATTCCATGTCCTAAACAATCAGATGAATATTTGCTCCACATATTCTCAAAATTAACCAACTCTGCTTTTAAGTATGTAATTGCTTTTTCAATTGAACCATGTTCTTTCACATCGTTTTCGGCTCTTTCAACTACTTTGTATTTTTTTTCTTGTTCAGACATAACTAAATTTTTAAACCTATCATTCCTTTACATGGAGATTTTCTATTATTATGACACTCCATAAACTCTATATTCAAATTATTTTTTACTTTTTTAAGGCCATTGAGTTTAGCTTCAATAGCTTTTTGATTATTTATAGAAGATGCTGTTGAAAACGGACAGCCCGTACATGGTTTATTTTTCATTGTTAAGGATTTTGTATTTCCCATTCAGCAATTAATTTATCAATATCAAATATTATTGTATGGTAATATAGCATTTTCTCAGAAGTTTCTAAAGTGAGAATCGTATCATTTGTATTGATAAAATATTCTCTCATTATTTCTAATAATACTTCAGGTGTATCGGTGTTCATTTTTTTACAAACTAATTCTCTACATTCTGTTATTTCCATGAATTCAATTACATCATCAATAATTAATATTTCATTTCCCAACTCCCATGGTTTACTTTCATCACTAATTTTAGAAGAAATTGATATTAATTCTTCTTTAAAGTTTTTTAAAATCATTATAAAAATTGGATCCGAATCATGTACTTTATCTGGTAAATTATCTAAAATTAAACACAATAAATTCTTCCTAATATCAGAATCTAATGCTTTCATTTCTTCTATAATATCCATACCTTCTTGATATGTTATTGTATCATTTTTAAAATGCTCTTTAATTCTTTCTTCTAACATATTTTTAAATTTGTGTTCCAACTATTTATTATGCTTTAATTTTTAATCCTAATTCTTCTAAACCTTTATCATGACAATCTTTAACAGCTTTCATTCCATATTTAGTAGCTATTGATTCAAGTGCTTTTGCGTGATATGCTTCTTATGGTTCAATAATCGCAAACATATCTCTTAAATCATCAGGTGTACTTTTATCTTTAATAATAACTCTCATTCTTTTCAAAGATAATCCTTCTGCATATGCACCAATGGCTGCTGCTGTTTTTTTATCAACAATACATGGTAATGTATTTCTCCAATATCTACCATTCTTAGAAGTCTTTTCATATAAAGAAATTCCTCTATTTTTTATAACTTTCTCTACAATTTCTGCATGATTTTTTTCTTGCATAGCAATAGTGTAAAAAGTGATATATGCATCTTTATCACCTAAGCAATACGTTTCCGCAAAATGAACAAATCTTTCTTCGGCATCTTTTTCATTATTATAAAGAGATACCAACCAATGTTCCAATTTTTCTTTGTCATTAAGACATCTATTCCACCAATCTTCTGTTATACGTTTCATATATAATTGTACAAAAATACATAAATTTATAGACAAATACAAATTTATTATAAATTATTTAAATTGTCTATTTTAGACTTTCTTTCAGATAAAATATCAACTTTATCAAAAAGTCTTGGGTTTATTCCACTTATTTCACTATGATCAATATCTTCGAATCTTAAAAAACTAACACCAAAACTATAAGGTGTTATTGATTTTATAATGAGAACTTTATCACGTAATGTATCAGCTATGCGTTTAGATGATTCTCGACTTATATCACCAATTCTACTTTCAATTAATATTACTTTATCACCAATATTAAACTTACACTGATTGTACATCATCATTTTTCTTAGCTATATAATTTTTAACATGTTCATATTTCTTTCTACCTATGATAGTACAGAATAGAGATTGATATGTTTTATCTAAATCGAGTTGATAAATTCCTTTATGCTCAATTAAATATATTTCGTGAAATGTGCTTCTTTACGGAACTCGACATCAATTAAATATAGATTGTAATTCTCGTCTTTTATGGTATGATTTTGATATCTTTTAATTCTTACGTCTTTGTTTAGCTCTACTTCCATTTTAATATTTTTATATTTACAATACAAAATTAGAACCAACTATTAAAGATATGTAGTCCATGATATTTTTTTATTAACTTTTTCCATTTTTGAGAGATATAACATTTTATTTTTTATTAAAATGCATTCACACCCCACACCAAAAATAGTTATAAATGTACATACCCAATTTCCAATTAAAATGAATATTACACCACATACAATGTATCCGAATATTCTTATATAATTTGCAACAAAATACTTTCTCATATTTTTTAGTATAATTTTTCTATTCGAGATTTTCTATCTAACACTTCAACTGATAATAAATAAGAAAAAGTAATAAGTGATGGTTTACCATCACTTATATCAGGTGAAGTGAATTTGAAATATGATCTATTCGTAAGCTCTTCTATATATCCATTATATTCATTAATTACTGTTGAATTTCTTCTGTTTTGTGTTTTTATTTTAATTAATGTATTAGACGTAATATTTCTTAATAAGGTATAAGCTTCTATTCGAAATGCAACATCTTCTTTATAAAGTTTATTATTCTCGGCTATTAATTCTAAATTTTCTGTTTGACCATCCAAATATTCAGCGTATAGCATCATAGTTATACACTCTTTTCTGATTCTTATATTTTTGTTTAATTCAACTTTCATATAATTTTAGAATTAAAGAATCCTTGTTTGTTTATTTTGTTGCATTTTCATTTTTTCTTTTATCTCTCTACTTTCTGTTATCTTTCTATTATATGCCATTTTATTTTTATAGACTACCCAATAAGATTTTATATTAGGATAATTCTCAACGAAACGTTCTAATGTAATATCATGACCCGAAGCATTGTTATTAAAATAGTAACTATGCTTACTTGCATTATATCCATTATACTTATATAAATTAAAATCAAATGTTTCATCCGCAGATTTTCCACTATATGATATTTTAGGAACTGGTTTCCAATGTCCTTTATCAGTTAAATATTCCAAATATCTATACTCACCATCAGGAGAAACAATTCTATATTGAGTACAATTATTCACTTCATACTTAGACTTAGAGTCAGAGCTCATCATTTTTAAAGTGACTGATGTTATAAGTAATAAACCTAAAATAATTAATAATATAATCATAAATTTTATTTATTTACAAATATAGCAAACTTTAAACAAACATACAAATTTAAATTAAAAATGTTCACAAATTTGTATGTTTGTAAAATTTTACTTAAATTCGCCAAATTATTTAAAATATTATAAGAATAATACAACTAAGGTATCTAAAAGAGGTGATGTTAGAATGAATTTATCAGAGATTATTGAAGGTGGTGATATAGATGCTCAATTAAAAAAATCAATAGAAAAAATAATTAGTAAATAAATTTGTATTTTTCTACAATATTTATTACCTTTGTAATATTAATCAATTAAACAACCTAAAACTATGAAACTATACACAATCTTTATGGTACTAATGTCATTTATGATGATGTTATTAAGTACTATGCTTTATTATAAAGTATTTGATATGTCCGAAACAATGGATATTATCGCTAATGTTTTTTCTGCAACCATTCTAATGATACTTGGAATTGGCGCAACATTTTATAATATTTCTAAACTATATTTCTCTAAAAGTAATAAATTCAAATTGATCAAATTGAAATGGAATACAATTTTTAATATCAAAATGGTTATCCTTTGTATTTTATTTATGTCATGTTCAGATAGTAAAATGGAAACTGATTGTAGAGAAAAAACATTAAATGAGGTTAAAAGAATATTTCCCAATAGCAAAGTAATATATTACAATAATTATCGTGGTTATAATTATATAGTATCTGATACTATTAATGTAATGAAAGTATCATGTTCATGTTTGAACAATGGTAGTACGGTAATATTCCATATAGAAGTACTTGAACAAAAGTAGTCTATGAGAAATAACTTTGTTTATTATAGTCCATTGATACCAATTATTGGTATGTTGATTGTTATATTCGTACCCGTATATACAAAATTATGTATTACCGATGATACACTTTATAAAAAATCTAAACTGATTCAAAGATTATCTTCAATAATTCTTGGAATTATATCCATATCATATGTGCTATGGTAGAAAAAATTAAATCATATAATTTAATGAGAGCGTTATATTTTATATTATTATTTTTTATATTATCTAATGCTTATTCACAAGATTCGACATTTAAAGTTAAATCATCTTATTATAGTAGAATTCAAAGTTTAACTTATGATGGGGTTGGTAGTAATAGACATTTACAAATAATAGAAGGTGGTAAATCATTTTCAGTTTTGGATATAGGAATCGCAATTGCGTATAGAGGTGGAGACTCTTTGATAATTATGCCTAAACTTACTTTGGATGCTTCACAGTACCAATATTTAAGCAACGAGTACTCAATTGGATTTGGATATTATTACAACAGTCAGACACCTATGGTATTTGATATTTCGAGTACTATATTAGCACAAGTACATAAAAAAATAGCAATCGGTATAAGTGCTGGCTTTAGTGATTATAGTGGAGATGCTATAAATTATACAAAAAACTATATCGGGTTTATTGTTAGAATAGGTTTATTAAGAGACTTTAATGGAATGTTAACTAAAACAACTAGAATGAGATTTAATCATCATCGATAGTCTTAGTATATTTTTATTATTTAGCTATTTCCCAATCATTTTTTTCATCATCCCAATGACGATTGTCATATGTATAGAATATAAAAGACTGTCCCAATATAGTCAAATCAAAATTAAATCCTGCATGATCACTTCTTCTTGTCCAACATAAATCAAATGAAAATATATTCCCCAATAAATTTAAATGTATTCCAAACCATTTATTATCAGTCAATAAACGAACATTTAAATCAAACATTTGGTATACATTCAATTTATTCGGAAGCCATTGTAAACAGAATGATTTATTCTTACACCACTTAATAGGTTTCTCTATAAAATACATATTATAATATTTTTAATTCATCAACTTCGAATATATCACTACCTATAAAATTTCCCTTTATAGTAACCATTTTTCCTTCTAATTTATGTAATGGTTCGTCGTTCTTTCTCAATTTCATTTTCAACCAACCCAATACTATGAAAGCTTCTTCCTGTTCATTTTTAGAACCTTTGTCGAATATATCAACGACTACTTTTCCACTAATTTCCATATATTTTATCTATTCTTGATTTTCTATCTTGTTTAATTTCTTTTTCTCTTATTGGCATGTGCCAATCTAATTTTCTATCATTATCAAGAAATATAGTAATATAATACTTTAATTCATTATGGAATTCTATTTCTCTTATTACTGCTTTCACGTCTATTGAATTATTTATTTTTGTTGTTATCACATCACCAACTTTAAACTTAGAGTTATCAATTATATATTGATTTCTCTGATTTTTTTCTATTTGTTTTAATTTTTTGCTATACGGAATATCTAATAATACTAATGGTCCAGTAAGAATAAATATTAAATTCCACCCTCCTACAATATTAGTTTTATTTAAATATTTAGAAAAATATGTTTTGTGTTCTTTTATTTCAATAATACTTTTCATACCAATAATTATCCACAAACAAAAACCCGTTGTAGAAATAATTATCAATAAAGCTTCCATTGTAGCATCCATATTAATTATATGTTCTCAAATACTATTTGTTTTATTTGTATTGAATTAAAATAGAAAATTATGGACAATATGAGTTTTTCAATGGACGAAATTCTTTTGGTAATTCTTCGAATGTTATAATATTATAATCAAGCTCACCACCATTATAATTTCTATCTACAATAAATATTGTTTTCGCTTGTTTTAAAATTTCTAAATAGATAATAGCTTTAGATAGAAAATCTGATATTTGTGCTTTAGTTGATAACACATGGATGAATCTGACAAACTCTTGTTCAACATCATCTAATAATATAACACCAAGCACTACTGTACCATACTTATTTGTTCCATAATAAATAACATCATTTTCACCATCATTAGAAACAACAGTATAATCACTTACAATTTCATGTAAGTGTGGTATTAGATGTTTATGTTTTGCGACAATAAACATATTACTTTTTTAATGATAATAGTTTATTAATTGTATTAGACAATTCTTCGTCCAATTCAGCATCTAACCAATAACTACCATTGTTACCATCTCTAATATTAATATCCCATTTTTTACAAATTTGTTTCAATCTTAAATCATTCAATTTAACATTATGAATTTCTAAGCCATTAACATAAGATGTAAAATCTTCTCTATATAATTTGTATAATTTTTCGTTCATTTTAATTTTTATGTGTTAAATATCCAATAGAAAAATAAACATAATACAATCATTATCGGAAATAATGCTAACATCCATGCCAACAACCACTTAGATGTATTTAATATTTTTTTAATCATAACCTTTTATATTTTATTTGTAATATTAAGCAATTTAATTTATCACTTTCTGATAAATTATTATTTATTTCATTTATAATATAATTAGTTATTTTTTCATGTAATACTAACTTCTTTGCTAACTTTTCAAATGTATTCATAATTATGATATAGAATTTTCTATAATTTTAGTTCTATATTCTTTGAGTGATAAGGAAGTTTTACTATTGAATTTTATAGTAACTCTATTTCCATTAATAGAAATTTCATCAACATCATAATGATATACCCAAGCATCAGATGAACGATTTTCCATGTATAATTCTTTACTATCTCTTATTCTATTCCATATTTTAATATCAATAATATCAAATTTGGCACAACCATTTTTTGAAAAATATGTTGTATTATCTTTAAATTTAACTTTACCAAAAGAAAAAGTAAATTCTAAAGCTGCTTCCCATACTATGTTCTTATATTCTTTAATACTTATCATAATTGTAATTTTAACATCTATAGCCAAGTACCGTACCTTCTACCATTTCTTTCACTCCTTTCAGGCATATCAATTTCACGCACCTTACTTTTAAATATATTTAAATAATAGTCATTTAATCCTTTCTTAAAAATTCTTGATAGTTTTAATGATTCTTCGCTTGTTAAATCTATTGTAAATTCTTTATATTTTAAATAACATCTAACATTTTCTACAGTAGTATAATACAACTGTGGATAAAATTCTCTATGAATATCATCAGCAAAATAATAATAATCATTATTTTGAATATATTTACTAATGGTATTACTACCACATAATCTATTAAACCAATCCTTTAAATATCTCTCAGGTGTTTCTGGTTCAGGTTGTGTTGGTAATATAGGCGTTAATATATTTTCTGTATTGATAGCTTCTTCAATTTCATCCAAATCATCATCATTTAAAAAAGTAAAATCTTCTTCTACGGTTGGATCAAAATCTGTGAAATCGTCATAAATATCACCATCATTATCAATAACTTCTGATGTAAAATTACTACCATTTATATGCGAATCAACCTTCGGTGTAACTAATCTACCCTCCATATACAAATCTGATTTTGGAATAGGCGGGATGGTATGTTTTTTTACTAAATTAATTAATTTTCTCATAATATTATTTCTTTATATGTAAATTTCAAATCATTTATTTTATTAGTAAAAATATTTAAATAATAATCATTAATACCTTTATTAAATATAGCTATTAAATTATCCATTTCTGTTCTATTAAGAGAAACTTTAAATTCTTTAAAGCTTAATTTAGTGTATGTAATTGATAATATGGGATAATTATTTGATTCAACATTATTTTCACCAAAATAATAAGTCGTTGTACCACAACTATATTTATTTATATTCAAATCATTACATAATATAATAAACCATTCTTTTATTAATATTTCTGGTGTTGGCGGTAATGGTAATTGAGGAGTTAATGTATTTTGTTCTTCTTCCATTTCTATTTCTTCAATATCATCAGAATTTAAAAATATTGATTCCATTACATTCTGTTTCATATTATTTTCAATATTTTTGGATTTAAAAAACATCATAACTCTACAATTTAAACATTATAGATAAATTAATGATGAAAGTTTTAAAATGAATATTTTTTTATAAAAATTTGTTTTTTTCTTCAGTTATGCGTATATTTGTCATATATGAAGAGAAAATACAGAATCAAACACATCATAAAAAAAGGTAATACATGCTATATTCCACAAATTAGGAAGTTTTTTATGTGGTTTGATATACAAGCAGAAGGAATGTTTGGTATGTATGACGTTTATTTTAATAACCAAGAAGATGCTAAAGATTGGATTAAAAAAGACATCGAACATCGAAAAAAGATGGCAGATAATAGAACAATTGAGTGTATTCCATTTCATACAAGAACAGAAAGAATTCAAAATCTAATTGATAAAAAATGATTCTTATTAAAGAAACAAAATATCAAGATGGTATCATGAAAGTCTATGAAGTAAAAACGCAATGCTTTATTCCCGAACATGGTAAAAAAGATATGAAAGAAAGTATATGTATTGAACACATCTTTATATTTGAAAAATATGAATCTATCTGAATTATTTGATAAATTAAAAATTGGAGATATTCTAATTATAGAAAAACTACCCAGTCTTTGGTCAAATGCTGCTGGTGGAAAATGTGGTATGAATGTTATTAAATATCCATACCATTTTACTATAGAATCCATAGTACTAAGTAGAATCTCAATTCATATTGCAATAAAAGATACAAATGGATATGGTTGGTCAATTAATGATGAAAATATAAAATTGTTTACACACATAAACAGAGTTAATAGAATAAAAATTTAAACCTATAATGGAATACAACGATTTTAAAAAATTAAATGTAGGTGATAATATCACAATTAAAGAAAATCCAATTTCTTGGACATCCCACAATTATGGTAGATGTGGAACTGATAGAGTAAAGTATCCGTATACATTTACCATCGTTAAATTTGCATATTTGAAAGGATTTTTTAATCATATTTCTATTATATGTCAAAACGGTTATGGTTGGTCAATTGAAGTGTCTAATTATGAAAAATTTGAAATTAATAAAAAAAGCAGAAGAAGTAGAATCGAAAATTTGAATATATGAAAATTGAAATTGGTGATGTAATGATTTGTTTACCAGGATTTACTAATAACATTAGTAACTCTAACTATGGTGGTGCTGGGTATACAGAAAATAAAATATTTACCGTAGGGAGCATTACAGGTAACGGTAGAGTTATATGGGCTAATGATGAAAGTGGTAAAGGTGTTTACAGTTATACATTAAAACATTATACTAATAGAAAATCAAGAATTGAAAAATTACACAATGAAAATTTATAATAATAAATAAAATACCATTTTTATATTATATGATATTCTAAATAATTATGTTTCTCTATATACTCTTGTGGTGATTTATATTTTTCGGGGAAACCTTTCGACCTATCCCAACTTGGTTTTAGCATATCTATTGCATACATAGCCCTAGCAATTGTTGGCTCATATGTAGAACCTAAACCAAAACCAGTTCCCCATTTAGATGATGGTTTATGTACAGATGCGAATCTGAACTCACCATAACGATCATAATCAACTTTACCAATTTTATTATCCTTAGTAAATAAAAACCATGTCGATGGTTCTTCTGGTACTATAATATCAAATCCATTTGATTTTAGCAGTTTTGCATATTGATTTAATGCTTCGGATGTAGAGTAAATTTCATCTTCCTCTTCTTCTTCCTCATCCCAATCTTCCGAGAAATCTTCAAACAATTTTAAGTATTTCATGAACTATATATAATATATACTTTATGAATTTCTACTCAAATTTCGATGATTTTCTATTAGAGAAAAATGGATTTACACACAATGTATTATTATATAAATTAAATATTCCTGGATGGGAAAATATTATAAACAGTATTGATAAAGAAGATATTTGGAAAATAGAGAATACAGAATTACCTGGTATACCAGGTGGTTATCAATTGTATCCACATGTTACTTTATTGTATAATTTAAGAAATACAAATATAAACAAAATTGGTTCATTAATAAGCACCTTAGAACCTATTAAATTTGAAATTAATGGTATAAATATATTTAGAACATCTAAGGGATACGATGTATTAAAAATGTCTGTTAAACCAACCGAAGAACTTCTTTATATACATCAAATATTTAAGGATATTTTTCATACAAATTCTAATGATGATTATACACCACATATTACAATAGCATACTTAAAAGAAGGTACTGCTCTAAAATATGTTGATTATGAATATAAAAATATTATTTATTCCGATACTATCATATACAGTCTAAAAAGTGGTTATCAACTCGAATTTAAAATTGATGCTAAATAAGTAGCTTAATTATAAAGATTATCAATTCTCGATTTTCTATCAAGTTTTACACATCTTTCATCAAATTCTATACGCTCTAATCCTTCCAATAAATAAACAATACTAAAATTTTTAACTTTAATTTTAACTATTTTACCTTTTATATTATGATTGTATAATATGGCTATTACTCTATCATCAATTTTAAATTTGACGTTTCTCAGTAATCGTTTCTTGTGCTTTATGTTTATTATTGATGTAATTAAAATATCTATTGAAATTAATGGACCACTCAACATAAGTAATATATTATATTTACTAAATAAATCATTTGTATCAAAATATTTAGATACTAAATACGTATTACTACAGTCATATAACATGTTAGTTAAAATAACACCTATCACAAACCAAAGCACACCTATTATAATAAAAATTATTGCTGTCGTTACTATTGTTTCCATTAAATTAAAAATTATCAACTAATGTTATTTCTATTTTTAGTGCATCTTCTACTATACTTTTAATCCAATGATAACCAAATAGCGATTCTTTTGTTCCACATTTTTCTATAGCTTCTTTATGTGTTATAATATTAGAATTAACTGATTTATTTAGAATCATATTTCTAAACATATAAAAATCAACAATATCTAACATATATTGTTTACTTTTTAAATAATCTTTAATTTCTTCATCTTGTTTAATGAAATTTAACATTTCATAATTTACTCTACCCCCTGATAAGAAGTATTTCCATTTAGAACTTTTTGTTAATGATTGCATAATATAAACTATGTGGGAATATTATAAAATTTAATATGAATGATATGATATTAATCATTATTAGCTTTTTTAGCGTTTTTTACTTTATTAACAAAGAAATTTTTCATTCTTGACGATATGTGACCATCAAATCCAATATCATCAACTTTTTTTGAATATTCTTGTAAAATTAATTTGTAAATATAAATTTTATTTTTAATATCGCTTTCAAAAATATCTTTAAATATAACATTAAATGTTGCTAATAATTTTGATACCCTTTTATCAACAATAGCTTCTTTATTTAAAATATATAAGACTTTAAATTCTTTTTCGCTACCAAACGTACCAACCATCAATTTTTCCATTTTATCTTGTGGAATTTGAGGAGCAGGTTCAATATCAGGTTTTGTCGTATTGCTTACAGGCTTAACATTAGTTCTAATATTACCTTCTGTTAAATTTGATTTCTTACTCATATTAAGTGTTTTTATTATGTGTATTATAGTTAAAATAAATCTAAATGTTTCAGATTTCATACTTTTTTTCAAAAAACAATTTAATATATAACAAAAACCCATAAATAACATGATAAAAATTACAAGTACTGCTAATAAAACAATTACAGTTAGCGATAATGGAACAAATGGTACGAGTGGTACACCCATATCTTCTTTTATATGTTTAGGGATTGATTGTGAAGTTAAGGTTTTTGATGATAATGTTGATCAATTCAATTATAAATATAGAGTTTTAAGAACTGTCAATATTACAAACAAATTCACAAAACTTTTAATAGCTACTGTAAATGTAGAAACATTAGATACATCATCATCAAGCTATAGTTCAAATATGGATACGTATGCCAATAATTTAATAAGTATTTTATACGCTTAAAATAAATTTTGTCAAAAATGAAGAAATTTACTGACTACCAATTAGTTATAGAAAAAAAGGAAATAGAAAGAAAGAAATATTTAGAAGTAATTCACTTACCCGAATTATCAATAACAAAAGAATCACTTAATGAATACCTTAAACTATACAATCTAAAATTAGAAGAATTAAAATGAAATATTTAAAAACATTTGAGAATTACTATCACGATGTTCTGAATTATTATATCAAGAAGTCTGAAGTAGAAAAAGAGAAAGATGGTGGAGATGATAATGATGAAAATCTACCCGATGACTTACTCGATGATGATGAAATAGAAGTTAATGATGTAACTAAACCTTTAAAATATGATGTTAATAATTCTATAAACATCTTTAACAATTTAATGTAATAAAAAAGGGATTCAAACGAATCCCTTTTTTATTTATTTAACTATTGTCATAGATATACTATCAGGAACAAAATCATACTTAGAAAACGTCATATTAGGGACTGCTCTTCCAGATGTTAGAGTTCTTAATGATGTAATATAACCAAACAACATTGATAGTGGAACTGATGCAGTAATAAGCTGAGTATTTCCTTTATTGTCAATATTCGTAATAGAACCTCTTCTCTTATTCAAATCACCAGATACAGACCCAATAAAATCATCAGGTGTAGTTACAACTACTTCCATGATAGGTTCTAATAATTTTGGTTTAGCTTGTTTAGAAGCTACTTTAAATCCTTCTTTTGCTGCTAATTCAAATGACAATGCATCAGAATCCACATCATGATAAGAACCATGTATAAGTCTAATTTTCATAGATTCTACAGGATAGCCACCTAAAGGACCATTTTTCATAGCTTCTTCAAATCCTTTTTGAATAGGTGTGATAAATTCTTTTGGAATTACTCCACCAACTATTTCATTAACGAATTCCAAACCTAATTTTCCATCTTCACGTGGACCAATTTCAAACACAATATCAGCAAATTTACCTCTACCACCAGTTTGTTTACTGAATACTTCTCTATGTTGAAACTTATTAGTTAAGGTTTCTTTGTACGCAACTAAAGGCGCACCTTGTTTTACCTCAACACCATGATCACGTTTCAATGTTTCAAGTCTAACTTCTAAGTGAAGCTCACCCATACCCCTTATTATAGTTTGACCAGTTTCTTTATCAGTATTTACTCTAAGAGATGGATCCTCTTCAACTAATTTAGAAAGAGCAATTCCCAATTTATCAGAATCCGCTTGACTTTTTGCTTCAATCGCATAACCTATCACAGGCTCAGGAAAAGACATAGACTCTAAAACAACTTTGTTATCAATAACAAGTGTATCACCAGTTCTAATATTCTTTATACCGATAAACGCAACTATATCACCTGCTTCTGCACTTTCAATTTGAATTTGCTTATTCGAGTGCATTTGTACAATTCTTGATACTCTTTCTTTAGTACCTGTTCTCATATTAATAATATAAGAACCTGCATTAATATGACCAGAATAACATCTAACATAACACAACTTACCATATTGGTCAGTTGTTATCTTAAAAGCAAGTCCAGTAAATGGTCTACCAATCGCTGGAGTAATCTCAACTTCTTCATCAGTATCAGTATTTATACCCTTTGTGATCCTATCTTTAGGTGAAGGAAGATATGCACATACAGCATCTATTACAGACTGAACACCTTTATTTTTAAAGGCAGAACCGCAAAGAACTGGAAATATTTTCATTTCAACAGTAGCCTTTCTGATAACAGATTTCACTTCTTCTTCACTAATTTCTTGATTATCCAAATATTTTAGCATAAGTTCATCATCATATTCAGATAGAGTTTCTAATAAAGATTTTCTGTATTCATTTACAGTTTCTACTATATCTGTCGGAATTTCAATTTCTCTATAAGTTTTACCTTCATCTTCAGTATTCCATAGAATACCTTTCATTGCAATTAAATCAACTACCCCGATAAAACCATCTTCTGAACCAATTGGTATTTGTAATGGTATTGCATTCGCACCGAGTTTTTCTCTTATAGTTTTAACAGCCTTAAAGAAGTTAGCACCCGCTCTATCCATTTTATTAACAAAACATACTCTTGGAACACCATAACGATCAGCTTGTCTCCAAACAGTCTCAGACTGTGGTTCTACACCCGATACAGCGCAAAATAGAGCAACTGCACCATCCAATACTCTAAGTGAACGTTCTACCTCAACTGTAAAGTCAACATGTCCTGGTGTGTCTATAATGTTAATATTATAGGATTCACTATTTGGTATAAGTTCACCTTGTGTTGTTGGATAGTTCCAAAATACTGTAGTTGCAGCAGAAGTAATCGTAATACCTCTTTCTTTTTCTAAATCCATATGGTCCATTGTAGCACCCGCACCATCTCTATCATGTACTTCACCAATTTTGTGTGTTTTACCCGTATAATATAAAATACGCTCTGTTGTTGTAGTTTTACCAGCATCGATATGGGCCATAATTCCAACATTTCTAAGTAGTCCGAGTTCCTTACCTTTCCTACCTGTATCCGAATCTTTCATTTTCTTTTTTTTTATTTTTTGGTTAATTTTTACAAATAAAAAACCCTGAATTTTTTATGTTCAGGGTTTATATGATTGATTAAAAGTATTAGAATTTAGTCAATATATACCCTGTCGTATCTTGATACGATAATTGTTTTGATAATAAATTTTAATACTGTTTTCATAATATTCTATATATCTTTGTGTATTATACCTCTATAACGCAAAAATATCAAAAATGTTATATCTTTAAAGAAAACATTTTAAATATATATCATTATGATATTCAATTTCACCAAATTTAATGAATCAAATACTGAAAATAATAAAATATATCCATGTTATTGTTTTGCTGTTTATGATGATGAAGCACCTAAAAACTTAGAAAATATTAAAAAATTATTAAAATCAATAGATGGTATTCGAATAATATATAATCATTATAATGATGGTGAAATATACTTACACGTAATAATACAAGATAAAGATGATGAATATTTAAAAACATACGTAAAAGATACATTATACAAATTAGATAAACTTGCAGTTAATTTTTATATGTATAGCGAAAATGATATAAAATTTTTAATTGGTCATGGAAAATAATTATACTTGTTATAGACTAACTTTACCAGAATCTAAAGATATAGTATCTAAATTTAGAGGACTTAAAAATAAGCTTAATGAAATTGAAGGATTAGAAGTATATCACTATAAATTAACTGCTGTTTTACATACTATAATCATTATAATAAAAGATGAAAAAAATCTTTATTTAGTCGATTATATAACTAATTGTTTAAAGAAACTTGGAAGGAATTTTAATATGCTTTCTCTCACTGAAACCGATTTATTAAAATTGAGAAAATTAAAATAAATTATTCAACCCCATATTTACCGTAGCAATATACTTTATATTTAGAAATATTTGACTTAAGGCTATTTAAAATACTTTCAAAATTATCAAAAGTTATTCTATTATCAAAGAAACCAATTGTCTCTAAAAACTTATCATTTTCTTCCATATCATCATCTGAATTTTCATCTGAATAAACATCTTCATTAATGTAGAATACTAAATTAACTTTAAGCTTTTTTAAAGCATGAAAAATATTAACTTCTAAAACAGTATCAAATGCTCTACCGTCAAATTCTTTTGTAATTATGAAATATATCATAGTAGAATTATTACTATCTTTTACATAAACATGCTCATTGTTAAATTCTGGAATAGCTTTAAAAACCATAGATTTTATATACTTAGTATAATTTGCTACTTCTGGTTCAGGTTTTCCAAACATAAATCTGCTAAATTTCTTTGTTTTAGCCATATCCTTTATTTCCGAATCGGGCAACTTTGCCATATCAGAATAATCATAATATTCTTTTATATACTTCATATTGTATATATTTAAAACATTTCTCTTTTTTAATACATCTCAACATGTTGATTATAAACAGTTTATTTAAAATTATTAGATTTTAAAACTTTTCAATTTCTAATCAATATAATGTCTATGGAAAAGGTATTAATTATTTCTTCAATCATATTGACAGTTCTATCAATTGGTTGATTTGGTGTATACACAATCAAAACATCCGTCGGAAAATTATTGATGTGTCAAGACAACAGAGAATTTTCCGATATAATGGGAAATGAGCTTATATCAGAAATACAAAAAGATTCTGTGAAAGTATTTAAAATAGATAAAAAACAAGAATAAAAACTTTAAAATTAAATTAATATGTCAATAGTAAGAAGTAGGGAAGATGAATTAGATAGATTGGAGAAAGCACATAGCGCATTATCCGATATAGCTTTTAGTAGCGCATATAGCTCTCACCACGATACTTTAGTCAATGATATTATAAATTTTGACGAATTTACAGAAGTTTATGATAAAATTGCTAAATGGAGTATTGAATTTAGAAAGAGAGTAGATGATATTGAATATCAATAACATTTTTTTTCAATTTAACGTTATATAAATTATGTTAATATTCACCATATTACTTTCAATAATAGCAAATATTGGTATTGGCGCAATATCATGTGGGTTAGCTTCTATAACTATGAATATGTTTAATGAAGATTATGAAAACTATTTAGCCAGATTAAATTTTTTACAGACTATAATACTTTTCTCATTTGGCGTATTAGCCATTTTCACAATACCTTATGCTATAATAAAAAGTGATAAAAATATTATCAAGAGAACAAGATTTAAACTTGGTGAAAATGTAAAAATAAAAAAGAATGAGATAGAAAAACATTATTCTAAAGAAAGTGCAATTCATAGAGAAAATTGGGTTTATAAAGTAAATTCAATGTCTGTACGTAATGGTAGATTAGTATATACTATTGCACATGATGGTGGTATGATAATTCGCTTGTATTCATCGGATGTCGAAAAAGTTTTAAGTAGAAAAGAAAGAATAAAAAATTTATGTTAATTTTAATCATAGCAATTTTTTTAATATTTGGACTGGGTACATGGTATGCAGTTCATACAGATGAAACTTATGATAAAATTAATGGAGTAATTAAATATAAATACACCAATGTTATTACGGATTTAAAACCAGGTGATGATTTTTCTTGTCGCATAGATGGTGATAGATGTGTAGGCAAAATACAGATTATATCAAATCGTGTTTATTTATGTCAAGATGTTAGCTATGGTGTAGCACCTGCGTGGCATTCACATCGTGATAAAATGGGATATGCTTATAGTTGGTTTGCTGGATATATTTATTTAACTAAAGGAATTAATACAAGAGTATTACAAGAATTTTTACAGTCCATTGAAAAGTACAGTATTACCGACTTTAAGTTGAGGGATAATAGTAGGAAAGAAAGAATAAAAAGGTTGTATTAATTCTCTTTTTTATCATTAAGCTTTCTAAGTTCTTCTAATATTTCCAAAGAATTATTAAGTATTTTTCCAAATTTAGTTTCTTCAAAGCAATTCAATTCGGTGAGAGTATTTCTATCAGTTTTACTACCGTTCTCTCTCCACCAATTTTCAAATACTTCATTATTTCCCAATTCGCATGCACGTGGTTCATCGGGAGTATAAACTTTTATTTTACCTATTTTATAAAATTTACAATTTGGACAATTTTTATTTTTCATAAGAATAGGTTTTTAATATGTTCTGCTATAATTTCTTTTTCTTCTTCGGTGTAAGTACCTTTAACAATTTTTGAGAAATCTTTTAATGATTTGTAGTATTCATTCATTGTATTTGCAACTGCGCCTTGAGCTTTATGTTTCTCTGTAATTTCTGGAATTATTCTATCTACATTAATTGGGCAGATAAAATATTTCTTATCATCGTAGAATCCTTGAATAGAAACTATTTTACCATCTTTAGCTGTATTAATTTTAGTGATAGTAAATTTCATTTTGGTTTGAAATTTTGTATCGTATGTTTTACCTTCTTCTAAAGGTAGAGATACTTTAAAACTGAAGTTGTCTGTGAAGTTTTCCAAGTTATTGTAATTTTATAATTAGTTCAACATCTTTATTTAGATAAGCTAATAGCATATTTTTAATTTTAGTATCATTTGTTATGGAATCATAAATGTTAACACCTGAACCACTTTCCATTGCTTCAATATCATTTACTTCCCAACCATCTACGGAGAATTCTATTGATTTCAATTCTATTGATTCTTCTACACCACCATAAATTACAGATAATGTTTTTTTATTTTTGAAGTATAGATAACGCTTATCTGGGTCAGAAATTTTATAAATAATTTTTAGAAAGTAATCCATAATTGGTGATACTACACCATCATCCGTTAAAATAGATAACATTTCATGTTCAAATCCAATTTTAACTAATACAATCTTACCATTTATATTCATAATACAAAAATAACATAATTTATCTAAATTTCCAAATAATGAAGCATTTTATTTAAATTATTTGTATTTGTCTACAAAAAATATTACCTTTGTATCATGTCAAATATTATAGAAGATAAAGATTATATATTGGTAAACATTGAAAACGCAAAATTCAATGTTGAAGGCATTTTAGAAAAAATGCTTGATAAATCTTATTTGAAATATAAAATTTTTAATAATAGATTTACTATCTTTTTTAAAGATGGTGGATTTTTTGGGCATGGTTTGAGTGAATTGATTAAGTATGCTGAAAATGATGGTACTTGGTATTCTAATACATGGAACTGTATTCTTGGTACAGAGCCATATACAGGAAGATTGCGTTCTTTATATTATGATGAATTTGTATTTTTGCTTTCCGAAGATTTAATTCAATTTGATGATTTTGAGTTGTTGACTTCTGATGATATTTGGAAAAATTTTGATAATTATATTGAAGCTAAAGAAACTCCTTTCTTAAAATCTCTTATGGATTGTAAAAATAAAGCCGATTTAAGAAAGGAGTATAGAAAGCTTGTTATGGAATATCATCCTGATAAAACAGGTAGCGATAACGAGCAAATTAGACAAATTACAGCAACTTATTTGAGACTTGTAAAACAAGTTAATAGTCTTAAAACATTTTAATAAATATTACGAAATATATTGAAAAATTATGACATATACACCATTTATATAAAAAATATTTTATATATAGAAATATGAAGTTAAGTGAATATGCAAAGGAATTAGGAGTTAGTTATAGAACAGTTTTTAGATGGTTTCAAGAGAATAGACTACCAGATGATGTTATATCTAAACAAACACCATCAGGAACAATAATAATTGAGAAGATTGTTGATAATTCTCATTTCGAACAAAAGAATATTTTTATTTATTGTAGGGTGTCATCTTACGAAAAAAAAGATGATTTAAATAGACAAATAAAACGCTGTGAAGATTATTGTATATCTAGTGGTTATAAAATAACTAAAGTATTTAAAGAAATTGGTTCAGGTATGAATGATAATAGAACACAATTAACAAAAATGTTAAATTCGAATCCAAATATAATAGTAATTGAAAATAAAGATAGAATTACAAGATTCGGATTTAATTATCTTAATTTACTATTATCTAAAATGAATTGTAAAATAGACATTATAAATGTTGAAAATAATAATGAAAAGGATTTAAATAAAGATTTGATTTCAATTATATCATCTTTCTGTTGTAGATTGTATGGTATGAGGAAAGGTTATAATAAAGCAAAAAGTATTAAAGATAAAATTGAAAACAATAATATTTAAACACAGATGTTCAGACGATGATTTAAAAACATTAAAAATACTACAGCACCAGGGATCAATTGATTTCAGAAAATGTTATAATAATTTAGAATTATTAGATGATAAATTGTTCAAAGATAGTTTAAATATTAAATCATCAAAATTTAAAGAATATTTAAAGAAAGAAGTTATTTCTTTTTATGAAAGATATGTATCATCAAAAGAAAGAATTTTAGGAAAAATAAATGCACTAAGTAATAAAAAACTCAATGAACAAGAGTTTAAAAAATTAATTTTTCTTAAAAAGAGTTATAAATCTAAAATAGTTTTTGGTGGTAAAGTAAATATTTTAAGAAGAAATAAAAATTTAATAACCAACGAAGAATTTAAAAAATGTAGATTATACCCACTTACAATCTATGGTGAAACTAGTAGAAAGGGTAATAGATTCTTTAATTTTAAAGATATTTCAAATGGTAAAATATTGTTTAATTTAGAATCTACAAAAACAAAAATAGAATTATCTATTTCAAACAAAAAACATTTGAAAGAATTAAAACTTCTACAACAATTGTCTGTTGATAAAAAAATTCCAATATCAGTTAAATTGACATATGATAAAATTTATTTATCGTATGATGAATCGATTCTATACAATTCAAATTTTGATATAAGATTATTGACTAAATCTGCACCTATAGATAAGTTAGAAAGAAAAATATATTGGAAAAATGCATATAGAAACCATGACGAATTATTAAAAGAAGGTAAGTTGGAAAGATATTTATCAATTGATTTAAATCCTAATCAAATTGGTTTTGTGATAACCGATAAAAATTTAAACATTTTAGATAAAGGTTGTTTTGAAATAGAAAATAAGGTATCATCTAATAAAAGAAAATATGAATACTCAATTATCATAAAACAATTATTTTTAAAAATTAATCATTTTAAATGTTCATATTTAGTTATGGAAGAACTTGAAAATATAGTTAAAGAAAATTATGGAAATGTAATTTCAAATCGAAAAATAAAAAATGAATGGAAATTAAACTATTTAAAGGATTTAATAAGGAGAAAATGTAATGAAACTAAAACAATTTTAATTAATGCAGCAGCTTATTATTCTTCATTTATAGGTAATTTAAGCTATAATCTATATGATCCTATAGCATCAGCTATGGAGTTGTGTAGACGTGGTATAAATAAATATATTAAAGGATTTAAAATAATTCCAGAATTTAATTTAAACAATATTACAACTGACAAACTTTTACAGTTTAAGATAGATTATAATATAGATTTAAATTATATAAAAAATTATGTCGAATTATTTAAATCTATCCGAAACAAGAGTTATCGGAGAAAGGATAAAACCTTTTCAAGCTTTTTACTTAGTAAAAACAGTCATGTTTGTCTATTTATTTAGTAACTCTTTAAATACTATAGCTTGTAGTTATTATAAATTGCTTTCTTGAATATACAGTAATTAATATAATTTTGTGAAAATTATATTTTTCTTTAAATGATTTTATTAGAACTTTTCCGTTAAAATTATTTTTTATAAACTTTTCAAAGTCTGAAAAAGTAAAATAATAAGCATTATCCTCATACCATGGTGGTATAGCAGTTTTCATTTTTTGTTCCAATCTTGTGTGTAAAGCCTTTTTTATCTCTCTATCCATATCTAATTATACTCAAAATATTATAGAAGTTTAAAAACAGATATATAAATTGTGGAATGACTAAAAAATAATAATAAATTATGCAAGAATATGAAATAAAAATACCTTTAAGTAATGATCAAAATGCTATTGGGTTAACTAGATTAGCTGATGTTACCCATTTTATATGGTTACTTAAGTCAAACCAGGTTAAGTTATTAATCAAAAGACAATATCTTGATGTTGCTAAAAATCTTATAAAAGAAACTGATAAAGACTTAGTAGCTGAAAATATCAATGTCGTAAATTCTTTAAGTCCATCTCTTGATATGTTAATAAGTAATGGTGTAGTAGTTAATGATTTATATGGTGAAGATACATCTCTATTTCCTGGTGCAGTTGGTGAATATACATTATTTGTAAATATTAAAATAAAAGACATTGTACCTTCAGCTACAGGAGAAGTAGGCGATATGAAAGTTTCCGATTTAATTTCAATGGCTATACAACAACAAATAGCTGTTTCTGATAGTAGAGGAAATATGTAATAATATTATTTAGCTATACTTTCATATAAAGAAGAATCAATATCCTCTTTCAAAGATTTTATTATTGAAAGAGGTATTTTAAATTCCATAGATTGAACAAATTTTATTAAGTATGCTTTAAATTTACTATCAGTAAATTTACCACCACCTAAAATATATTGAGCATAAGCTTCTTTAATATGAAGATTTTCGAATTCCGATGTTCTGATATAATTTTCAATAACATGAAATTTATTAGATGGAATTATATCAAAGTGGATAACTAAAGAAGCTGTTAGTATCTCTTCTTGTTCTTTTTCGATTGAAGATAATTTAGAATTTTTATATGCTTTTTCTATTAAAGGAGTCATACCCAATTTGTTGGGCTTATCAAATAATTGGTCATATAGTATATCTAAAGGCTCTGTAAATTTCATGAGTTGTGTTGCTTTATTTCATCTTCAGTAGATTGTAGAAATTCAATAATTTGTTTTCCTTTTGTTATAGTTGATATAACAGTAATGTATACGCCTTTTTCTATAGGTGCTACATCTATAAGTAATTCATTTGGATAAATATTTATAATATTATCATTTGAAAATATACAGAGTGTAAATGATTTATCATCACAATCTTGAATTTGACCAATAGATTTAACAACTATAGGTTCAGGTTTATAAAAGCCAAATATTCTAATCTGTCTTTCACTCAATTTATCAAAAGATGTATTAGGAAACCCTTTACCCATCTTTTTATTGTGTATTTCTTCCCAACCTTCTATGTATATTTTACCATAACTACTAACTTTTTTAACTTTAGCTGGTTTTGTTATATCAACTGTTTTTGGATTAAATTTATCAACATAATATTTATGATATTTTGATTTTAATAAAATCATATCACCTTTACCAATTAAAGTATTAATCACAACTTTTTTATGTACTCTTTCGACTCTACTACTATCAGATAGATGTTGAGAATCAAAATTACTTCTTTGTACTCTTTCCACTTTATTATTAGCATAAAAAGATTCACCTTTTAATGCATCACTCCAAGCATCACTCATTTTTATATATTTATCAAATAACTAAATGTAATATAACCTACTTCCATTTTCAATTGTTTGGAAATTTCTTCGCAAATATTAAAACTTGGTTGAAGAATAATTCCAAAATAGTGTGATTCTGAGTTCTTCTTCAAATAATATTCTTTTTTATCAGTAAATTCTTCTATTGAAATTCTTGTTTCAAGAATTCTAAAATGATTAGATGATATTCGTTGACCATCAGCTTGAATTACTAATGGTGTCAACATGCCTTTAACATCAATTTCTTTTCCTCGCATCATTGCTACAACAATCTCTTTAGCAAATTCTGTTGAAGTTTGTATAGAAACATTTTTCATTTTTTTATGATTAAATATCAATTTAACCCAAATATAATTAAAAATATGATAATATGCAAAATTTTATATAAAAATATTATTTAATCAAAAAAATAATACATTTTCAGAATTATATATAACTTATGAAATATTTAAAGCTTTTTGAAGATTATTCTAACCCCATGTTAGAACAACGTAAAGATATGTTATCATTACGTAATAATTTAGATACTTATTTTAAAGAACATCATCCAGAATTAAAAATTACGTTTGATATAAGAGGTGAATATCCAGAAGAATATTTAGGTGATTATATAGAAATTACTAGTGCAGATATTAAAATGACATTATCAACGACACATGAAGGTAAAATATTTGCTGATTATGGTGATGAAGATGATAGAGAAATATTTGATAAAACTGATGTTGATAATATAATATTTATGATAGAAGAACAATTTCGTGTTAATGAAAATGTTTCAGATTGGGACGATGAAGAGGAAGAGGAAGATGATTTAAGCATTATGTTTGAAACCATAGAATTAGATGATGATGCTATAGAATATGGCTTTGAAAATGGTTATATATTTCACATTGGTAAAATCATAGATTATTTATCTAAACACGGTATAAATGGTGTACAAGTGAAAGATTTTAAAGGTAAATCTATTGATACCGCTATGGGTGGGACTGACATTATTATTACAATTAAAATTCCAACTACAGATAAAGAAACTTTAATTAAAATAAAAAATGACTTGGAAAGATTTGAATATTTTGAATCAGTAAAAATTACTAAAAATAGTATTAAAATATCGTATTCTGCGGATTCTATTTTGGTATATTTTCAACCTGAGATTTTTCTAAATGAACACGATTTATAATCCATTTTTAAGTATTCTAAGCTTTCTATTTAGAATACTAATTCTATCTTTGTTTCCAATCATTCTCCCACGAATATTTTCTCTATATCCATAAGAAGCTCCTTTAGCTATATTTAAATGAAAACTATCTGATATAAATTTTTCAGTTAATAGTTTAATCTCTTTATTAATACACTTAATTTCAGATATATTAATAATATGGTAATATAAATTAAGAATTTTTTTCATTTATTTTACTTATCCAATTTAATCTAACTTGTTCAACAAATACTCTAAATTTAGTATAATTTTCATTATATGCAAAATCAGAACCTTTTTTAACACCTTGAAATTCAAAATATTCAAAGAAGAATGAATCACACAATTTATCCAATCTTAGAAAAATTCCATGATTTGCATATGAACCATTATCAGGATTTATAAACCAATTATTAAAATTTGTCACATTAAATATCTCTTCTATACTTTTTATAGAAGTTTTATTTTGTGATTTTTTAAACAGATTTTTAAACATATTACAAATTTAACAAAAATAATAGATAAATCCAAAAATATTTCAATTAAAGTTAAACTTTGAAATCATTTTTCTATACAATAACAAATAAACTAACCTCCTTTTATGAGTAAGAAAACAGAAAAATATTATCAGTGGAAAAAATTATATTACGAAAAACGTAGAGAAAATACCAATAATGGTAGAAAGAAATGGTTAGAACAAGATATAACTTTATTATTTGAATTTAAAGGTACTGATAGTGAATTGAGCAAAGTTCTTAATAGAAGTGTTCAATCTATACAAGTTAAACGTTCTAAAATAATTAAAGCAGAAGATTCGAATAAAGATATTAAAAAGAGTGAATATATTAATACATCATGCACACCAAGAAATTTATTTGATATTGATATAACCATACCACCTGTTGTCGCATATAGAATGGCAACAGAGACAGAAGATAATACCGCAGATGTACTAACAACAGATGATGGTGAAATCGATTGGGTCCAAACTGAAGTAATTAATGAAAATGTAGATATAACAGAAGCTATAGAAGATAATAACGAATAATGTATTTAAAAAAATAATACAATGAAATTATATTGTAAAAGAGATAATACATTTAGAATTATGGAAGTAGAAAAACATGACAACGCACTTCATTTGTATGATTATTTAATTAGTGCTGATATTGTTTTTCAAAGATTGACATCTAAATTTTCTAAAGTTAATTATATAAGAATACTTAAATCGAGAGAATTTAATAGAAATGCACACATTTATGAATATGAATTTTTAGAATACCTTAAAAGTATTTTATCAAACGAACATCATCAGGAAATATTAATAGTTTTCAATAAACCAAATAGAAAAGAAAGAATTCATAATTTAAATTTATTATAATAATGGAAATATCAATAAAGAATAATTATGGTTATACATTAATTTTCAAAGCCGAAAATGTAAATGTGGAGGAAGATATTGAAGAACGAATATATTCTAAAAAAGAAGATGGTAAAACTGATTTTTCTAAAGTATCTATACGAGATATTAATACGGGTGTTTTAGAGCAGGTTACTAGAGTTTTATATGATATGATTTATTATAGAAAACGTGAGTTCGATAGTAGTTCATTGATTGAAAATCTTTTTGAAAAATTACCACAAGATGTAGCAAATAATTTAGCTATAAAATTAAAGCGTTCATATGAAATTGATTATTCAGAGGAGGAATAATTTAAGACTAAGCCTGATTAATCAAATCAGGCTTTTTATGAATGTATAATTTGTATCATTATACAAATAGATATGCAAAAAAGAATGGTTTTTAAACCATTCTTTTTTTAAAATTCCACTTTTCGTAGTGTGCTATGAAAATTTTAGCAATGTTCTTAGCATCATCTATTCCTCTGTGGTGAGTGCCTTCAAATCTCAAACCCTCCATTCTAAGTGCTTTTTGAACACCTACGCCTTTTCCAAGTTTAAACATACTACCATGTTGATGTTTTAAGCTGATATGCTCTTCACACCAATCATAAGACATGCCATGAAGTATACAATCTTTAGTTAGTTGTGATTTATCATAAAATCCCCAACTACATAGAGTGTAGCCTTCACCAATGAATTTAATAAATTCGGCACACACTACACCAAAATTCTCAGCATTGTCTACATCAATTTGTTTAATTTTTGTTAAGTCTTTACAAAATTCTGTTAATAAAGGGTTCTCTACAGGTTTAACAAATCTTTGAAATTCTTCAATGATGTTGAGATTTTTGTCTATTTTCACAGCACCAATCTCAATAATTTCGTTCCGAATTTTTTCTTTACCATCGGTACACGTAGCCTCTAAATCTATTACAATATAATTCATTTTGTTTAATTTAAGCAAATAATAATTAATACCACTCAGGGAATTCTTTTTTAATGTGTTTAAATGCAACATGATTAGAAGGTACTATTTTAACTTTACCTTTAAATCCCATATCATTTAGGTTTTGCCTAATATAAACTGGATATGCACCTGCTCTCATTAGAGTCCATATTTTCAACTCAGTGATATTAAGTCTTTTGGTATCAGTTCTTCTACTGAGTGTTCTACCATTTAATATAACTTTAGTTGTTGGTCTCATTTTTTATTTTTAAACACAAATTTAACAATAATTGTAGACAAATACAAATATTTTTAAAACTTTTTATTTCATTTTTACTATAATAAAATATGAAAGTTGTTATATTATCTGTAATATTGGGATTGTGTTTAAATGGATGTATAATATCTAGTAATTCGCAGCTGCCTAATTCGGCATATAAAGTTAAAATAAAAAGACATAAGTCAGAAGAATATAAGAGATATTATTATGGAAAAGGAGTATAAATGGTTGTGGTATAATAGAACATATGTACTTTGTCATTATGATAATTTATATAGAGAAGTTTATGTAGAAGTAACACCATGTTACTCAAATCCAAATGCTGAGTATAGCACATTATATTTCATGGGTAAAAAATATGAATTTGAATGTTATAATGATGCTATAGCTAAAGGTGAAGAGTTATTTATAATAAAGACAAAAAGAAATAGTAGAATAAAAAAAATAAATTCTATTAATAAAGAAGAAACTTCTTTGGATATAATTAAAAATAGCCTACCATTAAGTAAAAATATGATATTAATAATTTCTGGACTTTTAATAGGGTATTTTGTAGGATATATCATATTAAATTAATTTATGAATAGAAAACTTATATCTAATAATATAATTAATTCGGAACTATTCGATGATATGACTTGGGATGGAATTGATTGTGATGAATTCTGTAGTTGTAATTGTTGTGTTTACTGTATCAATGATAGAATATCATATGAAGCATTTATATATGATGATTGGTTGGATTCAAATTTAAGAAAAAGAAAAATATCTTGGTTTATTGGCGAACCAAACACATTAGAAAATATTTCTAAAATGAAAAATGATGAAAGAGAATGAAATTATTTTTTACAAAAGCGGTGATAAAACGTATCTATCGGTTGAAGTTAAATACCAAATATATAGATTAAGGCAGAGTATTGAATATTGGGTGATTGGTTTGCCTAAAAATAATAAAAAATTAATTAAAACTGATAAAGGAAATCTTTTAGCATATAAAAGCTTAATTGATATAGAAAAAGATTTTGAAACTATACATCAAAGACGTAAAAGAATATCTGATGATTTAATACAATAAAGGGACTCAATTGAGTCCCTTTATTTATTTTAAAATATCAACTGATATACAATGTGTACTGTCCGATAAATTAGTTTTTAACATAAATGTAAATTTATAAACATCATAATCCGTTTCAAACTTTACTACATTCACATCATACCTTTCAAATAGAATTTTATTTAAGTTTGAAATTCTAGACGGAACAATGAAAGTACTTTTTAAAAATTCTTTTACAGATTTAATAAGTTCAATTTCTTGATATTTTTTATCATGCATTCTTTGAACGGTTTCGCAAGTAGTTTTTTTACTGTCCATAATTATTCGATTATTTTTGATACTTTAATAAATTTTCTTTTTTCATTATCGAAAGAATATCCTCTTAATAAATCTTTCATACCTCTGTATTCATCATCGTAACCAGAGTTGTATGAAATTCTATTATCCCACCAATAATATCTAAATCCTTCTATTTCTACAAACTCTCGCCATCCCAATTTATCAAACTCTACTAGACGAGAGTTAAAACTTCTTGATGATGTTGAAATTGATACTCTAATAGGTCTAATATCAATTCTAACAACTTTAACCCAAGGTGCTGATAGATTAGGACCTGGTTTATCATCTAACCACAATTCACCTGTTATTTCATTTCTAATAATTCCTATTTGGTGAGAATCTGTATAATGAAAGCATGTTGCCCAAAAAAGTAATAAAAAACTAATTGAGCCAATTGTAATTTTTATTTTCTTTGTTAGTCGTATTCTAAACTTTAAATAGAATTCTTTAATATCCTTTATTGTATATTTTTTTACAATAAATAAATAATAAAGTAAACCGATTATAATAAGTATGTAAATCATTTTACTAAGATTTCTGTTTTAATGGTATCTGCTTTGAAAACTTTATCCGAATTGTTTTCCATAGTACCTTTTTCATCAGGTTTCAATTCTTTCGTAATAGATAAGAATGGATACTGACTTAAATCTGAACCATCGTAAGCATATGATAATAAAATATCTTTTAAATTAGTTACAGTGTTGTAATCACCTCTACCATGCCAATCAATAAATGTTTTAAAGCCAGTTGGATTAAATCGAACTAATTTACAGTTAAGAATTCTTGAGTTAGCATTAATACAAACTTGTACAGGACGTAAATCAATCGTATGAACCGATACAACAATAGGTGGTGTAATCACATAACCTGTTTTGATTTTGCCTTTTTCGGTAAGAATAGGTGTGATTTCACCTGAGCGTTTATCATATTTATATCCGAATTCGTGGCTATCAATAAATGTTACCCAACCAATTCTAAAAATTATTAAGCCGACTATAGAAACTGCAACTAGTATCATTGAAATAATTGCCAAAGGTTTTAAATTCATATTTTATGTGTGTTAATTTAAATTATAAACAAATATATAAAAAATATTTAGTAAAAACAAGAATTTAGAGTAATTTATCTATTTTTTCTTTTCTAATTTGAGATTTAGTTTTAAATTGAGTTTCTTTATATGGTGTTCCACCCCAGAAAATTGTTACAAATAAAAATTGTATATCATGATGGTAACCATCGTAATAAGCACTATATCTTTCAAATTTATGCAATTTGAACTCAAATACAATAGATAAATAATCTATGCAATACCATTTATTGTTAAAAATATATGATTGTGCTAACCAATGTGTATGCCCACCATATTTTTTATATCTTCTATTAAATACATCTATACCATGTTTAAAAAATTTCATACTTTACATTCATTTAAGAAATAATCAATCAATGCTCTTTTTTCCCATTTTTTATAAGTATTAATATTTAGATGCTCCGCAACCAAAGAAAGAAATAAAATTTTCTTTCTTTCTGATACATCTAAAATAGTTTCTTCTATAAATAAGTAATAAATACAACCAAAAAGATAATATTCCATATCACTTATTACATCTATACCAGCCGTATAGTAATTAACGTATGATGGCTTCTTCTTACTTTCACATACATAATTTAATATGTATTTAGCATAATTATAACTACTCGATTCTCTTACTTTTTTCCATTTAGCTAAATTTTCTTTATTATCTTCAATAAATCCTGTTTTTGTATTCATTGTTGATTTACCCTTTAATCTATGCAAAATATCCCATCTATCATTATTAAAATATGTATTAGATAAATCAGTTTCTATAAAAATATCAAGTAATTTTTTAATTCTTTTTGTCGAATTTTTAATTATAATTTCTACACCACCATAGATATTTTGTTGAGAAGAACAAATATCAATCATTCTAACAGAAATAATATAATTTTCAAACAAGCTCATTTTTAAAAACATCTCACTATCAAAATAAAGTAGTCCTATACCTTTAAATGAATTATTTGAGATTATATCATACAACTTTACAAACTCTTTGCTACGAGGAATACTTTTCATGACATACTAGCAATTTTTTCAAGCAACAATCTAAAATTAAGAAGAAAGTTTTTTACACTTTTATAAGAAGAGCAACAATCTATTTTATCAATTAAATGTGTTAAAAATATAATCTGTTCTTCTTCAGGCTTAGATTTAACTTCATTTAACAGCATTGATAATTGACTATTATTTAAATCTAATATTAACTTAGCATTATCTAAAATTTTAGGCATATATTCCACACGTATATCTCTCCTCTTATTTATGACTATAGTTAAGTCATTATCAAAACAGTCATTCATAGTTTATTATTTTTATATTCTATAAATGTAGATAAAACTTCACACATCTCCAAATAAAATAAATCATTTTTTAAATATAATCGTTAATAGTAATGTTAGATTGTGTAGTTCGATGTATATATGAATAGAATTATGGATTTATTGATTAATATAATAAGAGGTTTTAACAGTTTTATTTCTCCACAAAAGAAATCAAATCGTTATAATACCCCATTAAATGCTAATAATATTGTATGGTCTGTTGTACCACAATTTATTTTTAATATTAAAGAAAATAGGATAATTACAAGTTTTAATGATCCGCTATGGCTTGATAAAGATAATAATATCAAAAATGAAGTCATTACTTATAGAGTTGATGATTCTAATAGAGAAGAATTAATAAAAAAAATAAATCGTTCAAAATTTACAATTGTATATAAATTTGAGGAAACTGAATGGAAAATGCTTTTATTAGAAGATTTTACGAACCATCCTAAATACAATTCTGAAAAAAGAAGATTTTTAATTGCAAATTTTATTGAGTTGACATAACATTTTTCATTTTTATACGTTTAAAAGATATAACTTAAATAATAATATTATGAATGTGTTAGATGTATTAGGTATCAATAAGTATAAAGGATTACTTAACAAATTAAAAGAAGCTCGTATTTATAAAGAGGATGGTGTATTGAAAGCTCATGTAAAAATGAATGATGATACTGAGTTCACATCACCTTTAACAAATTATAAAGCAATTGTAGATGCAATTGCTAGAAGTAAAGATGTTGATACTGAAGTTAAAGCTAAAAAATAACATAAAGCACGTGTTAAACTTAAAAGAACTTGAATCTAAATTAGATACAGCATTATCTAAAGAGACTTCCGAAAGTTTAATATCTTGGTTAAGAATAAAACGACAAAACAAAACTAAAAAATATATGAAACTAACATTAACTAACATATTTATGGTACTCGCACTTGTATTAGTGCTCGTACTTGTTTTTAAATTAGCATTATCATTCTTACCTTATCTATTAATTGGTGGTGTGATTTATTTTGTATATAAAGGTTTTAAAAATAGGTTTTAAAAATCATAAACAATCTTATAAATGTTCGTATGCTAATGAGACACCTTACGCCTCCACTGCATACATTGACAGTTTCCTCACTCTATCCGAAAGCCCTCGAAGCAAACGGAATGTTTTAAAAGTGCTGTGGAGCAGATTTGAACCGCTCTATTCTACCATATCAGAGTAGTGTGTTAACCGAATACAACCACACAGCTTTAGGCGTCCAACCTAATTTCATTAAAAACCCTGTCAAGCAGGGTTTTTTCGTTTATAATATAAAATGTGAATTAAATTTCGCCAATTATTTTATTTCTATATTCGGCTTTACTAATAACTGTGTTAGTTTTTTCTATGGCATTTTCCATTCTTTCAATACCAAATATTTGATATGCTCTTATATTAGTTATTTTTTTAACTAATATTTTTTTTGTCTCTGTATAAAAATTATGATAGCTACTAAGACAAACAAAATTAGGACCAATATACATATAAAAATAATGTGGCGCATCATCGAAAAAATCCTCTAATGATTTATGTGAATTTTCTTGAACATACTTCTTACCAAATATGCTATAAAATAGCCATTTTGGATGTCCATATAATTCAGTTTGTGGTTGCATTTTTCCCATCAATTTTTTTCTTAATTAAATTTCTTATTTTTAACTCTTTTGATAAGTCTTTATTTTCTATTGCTCTCATTAAGAATCTAAACATAGAATAAAATGTATCAACACTTTCAATTTTAGCCATAGCATCCTCATATGCTTGTGCTGCAATTTTTCTACATTTATTTTCTTCTAAAACCAAATGTTCTATATCTAAATCACCACCACCATTTAAGTACTTAGTAACATAAGATAGCAAAGAATTAGACTTTTCTGAATAATGCTCATTTATTTTAATTAATTCTAATATTTCATTAATCTCTGACTGTTCCATAATCTAATATTCTATTTTTTAATTGCTCCGATCTTTCATAATCACCTCTTTCAATTGAATTGTATAATTGATGAAATAGAAAATATGTTTCAATTAATATTATACTTTTAATTTCTATAATAAGCATAGATTGCTTTTTTTCTATATTCATTAAATGTTTTTCGTTATTTTTATTTGATTCAATTTTCAAATCTGTAGCAATTTGTTTATATAAATTGAACACTTTTATTTTTTCTAAAACTTCGATAATTTCTTCGTTTGTTATTTTCATTGAATCTTATAGTTAAATTTACCATCAACATATTTAACTCTATACTCATCTTCACCAAATAAAACCGCAAATATTCCTTCATCACCTAATATTTCTTCACATTCTATTAATAAATCAGAACCATTTTCAATTTCTTCATTTTTAATTTTATCTAATAAATCTTTTGGAAAATTATTGGGTAATGAAATCACTTTTAAATTGTATAATCCATTGACTATATAATCTTGTAAAGCGGGGATCAACATGTTAGCATTTAAAGAATTCCATTCCACTTGCTCATTTATTATATTTGGAAATAATGTCAAATCTCCAATTTTTGATTGCTCTAATTCGGATACTAAAAATGGCATAGGTACTAAGACTAATTTGACTTTAAGCCAGAATTTATTATCAAAACTATTGACTTTTTTAATTTTCATATTAAACTTTTAATGAATCTATCAAATATACCAATAAATGTGCGAAATTACAAGAAAAATTAATAATATATAATCTATGAAATATTTTAGAACATTTGAACTATTTGATTCTGATGAATTGAAAGCTCAACACGAGATAGAATTTATTAAAGGAGAAATTGATAAAAATGAAATAACTAAAGGTGGTATACAACTATCTGATGCTATAGCATTAAATAATGCCATTATAGCTGAAGTTCCAGTATTTGCTTATGGAAGTCCCAATGTTCAGAGTGATTTCATATCATATGAATTTAAACACGATGATATTAAATTTTTAATTGGTATTTCAACAGAAGCTAAGAACGTTGATAAATTTCCTACAGTTGTTAAAATTATGGTTAATGATGTAGAAGATAAAGTGAAATCAAATGTATTCGATTTTACTGGTTTAATTGGACAATTATTAATTTTTCAAAGAGAATTTGAAGGAAATATTACAAAAATTATTCCCCAAAATAATTAATAAAAAAGGGCTTTTTTATTAATTTATTTTTTCAAATCTATCTTCAATTAAATTAATTGCTTGATTATCAGATAAGTATAAAAGTTCTTCTATACTGATTCTTAAATCACTATTTTTTAAATCCATTTCTAATTGTTCTGATGCTATTTCATATGCATCTTCAAATGGATAACCTTTTGGAAATAATGCTATATTTACTGTATCATGCTGTTTTTTTATTTGTTCTGCACGAATTTTAAGGTAAATTTGCTTATGTTTATCTTCCATATTACAAAGTTAATGAAAATATTTATTTTTTCCAAATTGAAAGGAATATTTTTAGATATATAATTTTAACTATATGTTCTGAGCTTAAAAAGCTTTGGAGTTATTACGGTAACTAAAGAATATGTAGCCTAAAAAATAAGTTTAAGGACTATGAACAAAACACACAACCAAAGTGTGCAGACTAATCCAACTGCATACATCACAGTAAGAAAAGGTAGAGTTAAAATCTACGACAAAGAAAAACAACCATCAAAAATATACCTTCAAGGTGGTCAAGAATTTGAGGTAGAATTATTTAATCCCACAACATCACATCAACTCGCAATTATTGAAATTAATGGTAAATTAATTTCTGATACTGGTATTGCATTAAAACCAGGTCAGCGTGTATATCTTGAAAGGTATTTAGATGTTGCTAAAAAATTTAAATTTGATACGTATGATGTTGAGTCAGGTAACGCTTCTGTCGAAAAAGCTATTGTACTTAATGGTAATATAAAAATTAAATTTTATGCAGAAACGTTAAAAACAAATTTAAATGTGAGTAATGGTTCATTTGGGCGTTTTAATAAGAAAAGAGTTGATGAAAAATGGTCACCAGTAATTGACACGACAACTATAGCACCATTGAATCTAACAGGAACTATTACTATTCCAACAAATACAAATACAATTAGTTGGGATAGCATTAATTTTAATAGTGCTACAACTAATATTAACTCTACATCTACTAACTATGATTGGACAAATAATTGTACATTCACAACAAACAGTACAATAAATGTAGATTCTAATTTATCAGATTTTAATTTAAATAGTACGATTGATTATTCGCCTGATAAAAAAAGTTTAGATATTGAATCTGAAAGTCCAACTAAAGAAGATGTAAAAATGAAAGAAACAGGAAGAGTTGAACAAGGTTCATCATCAAGCCAATCATTTGAATATATTGATATGGATTTCTCAACATTAGCTAATACTACAATAGAGTATCAAATACTACCTTTATCAGAAAAAATAGTAGAGGCTAAGGATTTAAAAAACTATTGTACAGAATGTGGTAGAGGATTAAAACCAGAGTTTAAATTTTGCCCATCATGTGGTACAAAAAATTAAAGTAAAAGGCTTCTTAATAGAAGCCTTTTTTTTATTATCCAAATATAATTAATTTTCTTTCTTTAGACTTCAATTCTTTGTAGTTAAGCATTAGATTTGCAACTTTAACAGTTTCATCAGCTAAACCATGTTCATCATTCTCATTGTATTTGATGGTTTTTAAATCATTCTTAAATTTAGAAAATAATGTATGGTTTTTCTCAGTCATACCCATCCACAAAGATGCTTCATCCAAAGCAATTTTCATGTGTTCTTCGGTTCTTCCAAAATCTTTCTTTAAATACCACATAACTACTGTTCTAGCACACTCGGCCAACACATTATTATTAACAAATAGTTTATCTAACCCATTCTTTGTAGGTTCGTAGAAAGTCTTCATAAAGTTCTTATTTAATATATCAATTATATATATTGAAAATTGAAATGTTTTAAAAATACACATTAATATTTTTTATCTACATAATAGTGAATATTATTTCATATTTCTTTTTACTAATTCTTATAATTCCAAATTTTAAATTCCCCCATTCAGTTTTAAATCCTGTTTCAAAGAATGGTATTGTATTTAATTCAATTTTTTCAGACTTTATTTGAACATTATTTATAAAGAGAGAACCACATTTTATCAATTCTCACATTTCTCTTTTTGATGACACTATTTCAACGCTTTCAAGAATTTCGAATAATTCTGGATAAATTGTAAATATACCATCATCGGTATAAATGTCTTCATCTATAATCCTTTTAGTGAATTCTAAAGAATTTAAATGTAAGTGTGATGCTATACACAAAAATTCATATTTTTCAATATCTCGTGGCTTATTGAAAAATATGAATAGTTCATTTATTGGTAATTTACAATCAAAATGATTCATGTGGATAAATATAGATAAATAAAATAAGAAAACCAAAAATTATAGAAAAGATTCATTTTTATATATAAACTACTTAAAAATTGTATAATTTAATGATTGGTAGCAAATTTACTGGCCCTATATTACCCTTTAATTTAAATGATCCCACACATATTTCGGGATATGGTAAAGGTGGTATTTATACATCAATAGATACTCTAACTGATAGAGATGCTATACCTATTGGTAAAAGAGAGCATGGTATGGTTGTAGCCGTTGGTAATGCAAGCACTGCTGGTGGTGTGTTTGATAATTATCAATTAATTATACCAAATTGGTATCTTTTAAATAGTGTAGATAGACTTACATCATTAGCTGACAATAATAATTGGAGAAAATTAGTAAATATTACAATAAATGGTTCTAGTGGTACTAATTTCACTTTAACAACATCTAATATTAATGAAGGAACTAACTTTTATTATACCGATGTAAGAGTAAATGCAAATTCAAATGTTATTAATGGTGC